GGGCCCGCGCGCACTCAGACGGCCGGGGGGGATAAAAAGTGGTACTGAGCTAGGTCCCTACGAAAAAAAGAAGTATGTGCCGCGGCGCCCTCGGCGGCAAAAAAGTGCAGCCCGCCCATGCAAGTGAATGGCGTGGAGTGGGTGTTGGGCTGCTAGTTGTTGCTGAGGATGAGGTGTGCGGTCACATTTTTATCTAAACCTCATATGTGTGTGGAGGAGTCGTTAAAAAAACATGTGCTCGGTTAACGAGTTGGCCTTCGTCCGGCTGTCCGGCACGACTACCGCGGGAGTGTACTGGGAACTGTGCGCGCGCCCGCGAGACGTGTACGGCGTGGGTGACTTAGATCGCCGAGCGGACGCGCGCCCCGACGCCCACCTGCCACTGCCGCCGGCCGGGATGGCGCACGAGACGGTGTTTTTCCGCGCCCGGGGGGTGAACCCCCTGGAGCCGCCCTCGCGGCGTAACGTCCGGGGACCCTGGGCGTCATTTTATACGCGAACGGTGGACAGCCGTTTTCTGGGAGTCTACTACGCGGTGGCGCGCCCCCTGTGCGAGCGCCCCCTGTTCGCGCAACGGGGCTGGCGGCAGCGCCACCCCGTGGTGGCAGACCAGTTACGCGCTCAGGCTCGTCAGGCGGCGGATGTGGGTGAGTGCGTCCGGCCGCGCGTAGCGAGCACCCGCTCGCTGGTCGAGCGACCGCCCGGGTTTCGAGATGCCCGTCGTAACGCGACGCCGGTGACGCAACGCGACCAGCGTGCCGCGTCGCGGGTTCGCGCTCGACCTTCGAGCGTTCCTCCGCTGTTCGAGTGTTGCCACGTACCGCGCTCCGGAGAACGTCGTTCACGGAGGTGTTACGCGGAGCGCATGACTGCCGGGCGAGGGCGCCCCGCCGGCATGCTACAGGCGTTACGGGTTGACCGCCGCGCAGGTACCAGGTAATAACGATGTTCGTGTGTTCTGTCTTTCCAGCCGAGTTCGTGATCGGTCAACTTTCCCTGTGAGCGCTGCGGGAGGCCGAGTGCGCGATCTCGCTCCGCGCGCTCCCTCGCCGTTCGTGTCGCGGATCGCTGTCCGTTCCCGCTCATCGGTCTGACTTCTCGGAAATCCCCGCTCTTTTGTCTCCTCCCCCGCGCGGGTGCGCTTGAAGTGTATAAAAGCTGAGTGTGGAGCGGTCGCAGTCGACAGCTTCACATCCCGGTGACCTGTCGCTTTCGGTGGTCTCTCTCTGCCTGTCTGTGGTGAGCTGTGCTCCGGCGGTTCCCGCGTCCGTCATGAGGTCCAGGTCGTGTGACACGCTAAATATGGCCATCGATAACGGTGCATGTATCACACAAACCCTCCGTTCCAGTGAACACTGCCTGCATACCTCTGTCGCTAACGCCGAAGAAGATTTCTGCGAAAATCAGCTGCTGCGTCGTCTGGCCCACACCGTGTGCAGTGGAATGACCATGCGTAAGACCGAAACCAAGTCCTGCTGGTCTGTCAGCTTCGCGCGCGACGAAGTTGCGATGGATACGTGTATCAACACCATCTAATCAGCTTTTCGCTCCCCGCGACGCCGGACTCGCGATGAGCAACGCGGTCCCGTTCGTCCCCTACGCGGGTATCGGCCACAACCTTCGTCGCTGGGAGCTGCAATGTCGTCCGACCGACACCGAGCTTGCTACTTTCTCCGCCACTTCATCGTTCATGTCACCGAAAGTGTTCGGTGACGATAGCCGTTGCCGTCTTTTCTGTTGCTGTCCCTACGATCCCCGCGAACCCTACGGGCCTCACCCGCTGGGTGTCGCATTCTACCTCCCTGACCTGGATTCACGTCGCATCGCCGTGTACTACACGAACGTCCGTCCGATCAGCGAGCGTCCTCTGTTCGCCCAGCGCGGTTGGAGACGTCGTTATCAGACGTTCGCCAAGATCTTGGATACGCAGGAGCGGCGGGCCACCGAAAGAGGTAGGTGCCCCCCGTGATGAGGGAGGCCCGACGCTAGATCTGGCTCGGATGATAATTATTAACGTTGTTTTTGTCTGACAGGTGACAACCTCTCCGGCTGGCTCTCGGTCCTCGACGTGAATCCTCCTTCCCCTCCGTCCTGAAACATCCGACCGACTGCCCGTCTCCTTCGGAGTAGAAACGCTATCCTCGGAGCGATCCTCGTCCGCCGTCTCCCCCCGTCCGTGATCTCCCCCAGACGACGATCTGCGGAATAATAAGCTGTGAAAAGAAGTCCCTTCGGATGTCTGCCTGAGAACGGTCTCCTCATCGGGAGATGCTACTTGAATGCAATACGCTTTTTGTTTTTTACGAGAACGTGTTCTTTCACGCACATACATCCTTCCCTCGTGTGTCCGTCCTCGCATGCTCCCTAGTTCGTAGATGACCCGTCCTTAGGTTTCGTTTCTGTGTAAACGGCTCGTGAAGTTTCGTCTTCTCGGTCGCCCCGCTATAGCTCCGTCCGAGACCCTCATCGTGGTTCCCTATATGTTCTAAGACCTCCGGGTCGCGGTGCTAACATGCCACTAAATCCTCACCGTCAACCGTCGGCTGGTCCGATCGGTCGACGGCCGTCCGTCTTCCGTGTTATCCACTTAGCATTAAGATCCCTGACCTGTCCCGACCTTTTTCCTCGTAACCTTGACCGTTCCATGACCCCAGCTCCCGAATGACCTTTTGTCCTTCCCCGATGTTTTTCCCCTCGCCCTTCGTCACATCGAACGGTCAGTTCGTTCCCGGGGTTGTTTTTCTGTTCCGAGCGGACGTCGGGGGGTCGGTCTCATCCGGGACGACCTCTCATCTCCTTCCCGCTTGAGCTTTCGCCAGTTCGAATCAATAAAAGCTATTCAATGATTTGACATCTCGTCTGGTACATCGTGTTTTTCTGGGTGCTTACCCGCGTCACATGGAGGGGTGGGTTCGGCAGGCCATCCTGTGGGTACAAGGTTCCTGGCACCGGGCTCGGCTCTCGAGAGCCAAGACCTCCTGGGAAAGCGACCTCTCTGGCGCCGACGAACCATCGGGAGGACAATAACTTGGCGTGAGTAACGGTCGAACGACGACGGTTTCCCGTCTCGTTCCGGAAAGTGGTATTAGTTTTGGATCACTTGCATCGAAACTGACCTTTGAGTGTGGAAAGTTTGGGGACTTTCCGCGGTCCCGGGCCAAGTTTCTACCTCAAGTGGCATGAGACATCATGCTCACGTGGCAGAGTGTGGAAACTTTGACAGCGGATGTTGCGACCCGACGTGGTTTGTGGTGGTTGGTCCTGCGTGTAACCATTCTGGGGTGGTGTTGTGACTCGAGCAACGGTGATTGGAGCGTCGATAGCGTTCCACCGTGGGTGGAAACAAAGGTTCCGTATATAACAACGTCGTTTCGGGGCGGTAGAACAGTTGCAGAGTGCGTGTGGCACGGTTCGGCTCCTCGGATCAACGGGACCTGGTGGCAGATCGAAGGTTCGACTCGGACGGAGATCGCGAAGTTCAACGGCTCGTGGTTCCAATGGATCACCCTGCTCAGAGACGGAGGGGCCTTCGCCTGGGAGAGCGAGACCTCGAAAGAATCGCAGCGGCGCTGGCAGAAGGCGAGCCCGGTCTCGATCGGCGAGGACTCTCCTGGAGACGGCCGCCCAGATTCTTCGTCCCGACCTCCGCGCTCTCCGAGTGGCTCGAGGCGAGGTGTCAGCAACAGCAGAAGAAGTGGTGGCAACCCTCAAAAACAGACTCAGACTCCGAAGCCTCCGAGGAAGACGAAGGAGTACTGGGTACATTCGTGGATCGAGTTGACAGAAAATTTCGCGGGCAGCCTGGCGTGTGCCGTGTTCAACTCGTCTTCCGAGGTCTCCGTGGAGCCCGCGCCCTCGTTAAGCTGGGAAGAAGCGTCGCCAGAAAGCTGGGCTGTGCGATGCCAGCCTCCACGCGGCGACCCCCGCCTGCTTTCGAATCGTTCGGCTCCGTACGGCTTGGCCTGGTGGTTAAACGGGTCAGTGGCGGCTACTGTATCGTATCCGCCCGAGTCCTCGGGACCTCAGACCCTGTCGATCTACAGAACGGCGATGGAGACCTCGGGACCTGGTTCAAGCAGCTTCTCGTACGAGCAACACCCGCCGCGGGAGACGACGGGAAGCGGCAACAGCAGAACAACCACCGTCCCTCAGACCCGAAGACCAAGTCCGGACCTCCGCCCGTGGTTCGAGATCGAAACGGTGTCAGATCGGATGGTGCTTCAGGACCAGGCCTGGGCCGCGGGGACCCTCTGCGTTTCATGCACGGTCATCCAACCGAGACTGCTGGGGGTAGCCACGACGGCGTGTCGTTCTCATCCTCCTTCCAGGAGACTCCCCGTCGTTTCCAAACGGTCGACCCCAAACGGCTGCGCGTGGAGCGCGACGGCGGCGGCGGGAGCCGGAGTGCTGTTCGGAGCGGTGGCCACGGCGGGCCTGACGCTGACCCTCGGGCCTCGAGCTCGTCGCGGGTCGGTCAGGTTCCGCAACAGTCGCCATTGAGGGCCAGCAGCTGCGCGTGCGGAAGAGGGTGTTTGGATCGACGTTCGCTCTGTCAGGGCGCCTCCCCCTCAGGAGATCTAGAAAAGAGCGAGGTCTGGAAGTTTTTAGCCAGCATTCGCCACGACCCTTCGAGAGGGAGCGGCACCATCAGCGCCAGCGCCCCCGCCGCGGGCGTCCAGAGACAGAGGACTCCGGCGGCGGACACTAACGATCCGGGATGGCGCTTCCAGCAATTCCTCAACAGCTATCGCCAGTCGCCAGGCTACGTGCGGCCAGCTTCTCTGTCCTCCTCTGCCTCTGGTGTCTCGCGTGGCTCGTCAGCCGCCCCGCGCTCGTAGACTGTAGCAAACCGAAGAAAACCACCACCACCGCCGCCCTCGGCTCGGTCACCCAGGAGGAGCGTCCGCGTCCCGAGCCCATCAAGATCTTCCTGTACGATACCCAAGACCAGAACGTGATCCAGTTCTCCTGGAGCGGCCGCCATCACGACGTGCGCTCGGGCTTCAACGTCTCCTATCGCAACCACGACGACCAGACGGTGTACTTGGGTCAGCTCGACTGGAGAGGCTTCGTGAGGTACCGAGATAACAGCGACCTCTACGTCGGAGACGCCTTGATCTTTCACGGGCCTCCGCTCACCGACGACACCGTGGACGTGTACGCGTCCGGATGGCTCAAACTGCCACCGCAGACCGTCGGGGAAATCGTGATCAAGGGCTACGGACAGACGGCGGTCGTGACCGTGCTGCCGCCCGCTCAGGTGGCGCTGTTGCAGAGCACCGACAGAGACACGCTCGCTCCGTTCCTGTTTCGTTGCCTGGCCAACATCCGTGGGTCGACACCCCTGCAGCCTACCCTGATGCGCTGGTGGCACGGTCCCTATCCCCTGGTGAGCATCGAGTGGAGCGAGAACAACCCCGTGGAGGGCCGCGTGCGTTGGGAACAACTCCCCGACGGCGATCGGACGTACTACGTGAACGCCTACACGGGCGACATCCACGTCTTCGCCCGCAGCACGATCCAGCGCCTGGCATGTCTGCAGTGCACGATGCAGGCGGACAAGGTAGCTACCAGCTCCCGGTTGAGCTGCCCGGCCCGGGCGAAAACTATAGCGCTGCCGTTCGACTTCGGGCAGGATACCACGGTGACGCCGACGGAACGCCGCCACATGGACATCCTGCACACCGTGCTGATCGTCATCACGTGGTTCGTGGCGGGACTCGGGATCCTGGCCCTGGGGATCGTGCTGATCGGCAACGCGCTAGCGCTGCTCCGCAGCTGTTGCTTCCCCTCCCGCTCGCCGGGCGCAGGAGGAAAAAAAGGCGGACCGGCCTATGAGATACTCGTGAACGAGGAGACGGCGTGAGGACTGTGACCCGATTTCCTTTTCTATTATTAAACCGTTGATATGTTACAACCTCCCCCAATAAAGTTCTCTTTCTGCTTTCAACTTTCAACGTCTGTGCGTTCTCTTCCTTTTTCTCGCGGCCACCGGCCGTCATGGCCCTCGGGCCTACGATGCTGACCCTGCTCCTGACGTGGCTGTTGATGTCCCCTACACGAGCGGGACGGCCATCCGTCCTGGTGACCCTGCCGCTGACGAGACCCGGTCTCCTCCTGGGCTGCCGCTGGTCTCGGCCTTCGCGAGCGGACTACATCTCGATCCGGCCGAGATGGCCGGGCCGGGCGGCCGAGTACGAGTTGTCGCTCGCGTCCTCCGACAGGGTCGTGTTCTATCTGCCGCACCGGCTGGAGGTAGTCCTGTCGTGCGGCGGGGACGAGAGGGAGCCGACGAAGTACTCGGTCGTCGCCGGTCCCAGGCTGAGACGGCTAGCGAATCGCGGTTCTGACTTTTCTCGCGTGCGGTGTGAGCAGTATCTGGGTGACGGGGGTAGTGTGGGAGGGGTGGAAGGGATATATACAGTGAGGTGGTGGATAGATACAGGTTTAGTCGGGAGCGTGCAGCGTGTGCGAGAGGGTCTCGCTCGCGTTGTCGCGAACCGCACGGTCGGGTCGCGGCCGGCACTAGATCCCCTGACCGGCGATCTGCTGGTCCCGAGACGGTCTCGGGACCGGTGCTTCTCCTGCCAGATCTTGGGGCCTCGGGTCGCCACACACGTGGGAAGGCGATGTTTCTCCGCGGCTGTCGGAGGGGGAGACGCGCAGCTACCGTCTCCCTGGCAGGATGCGGGGAACCCGAGTTGCCGATGTGCCGACGACGCGTTGCGTGTAGCCATTTCGATCGGGGTAGCCGCGGCGGCACTCGGGTCGGTCCTCGTGGTCCTCGCTGTGTACCGACCTCTTCCAGAAGACCGCGTCGCCGCTACCGCCGACGACTCCCGTTCTGTATCCCCTGGACCGAGGAGGACCGTCGATCCCGACGACTCTTCAAGGCCGGGATGCTCGCCCTCATCTACGCGGCGGCTTCAGCTGCGGGCACGGCCTCGGCGTCCGCCGTCGGAAGCTGCGTCGACGGAGTCCTCTCAGATAACTGCATGAACAAGATCTATCCCGACCAGGACAAAGCCGCCGTGATCTGCCACGTGAAACCCGGTTCGGTGAAGAAGTTTGTCGGGAGCTGGTCGTTCGCGCTGCCCGAAGGCCGTGATTTCCAGACGACGACGATCGCCACGTTCGATGCCGAGAGCTTTCACATCCACGTCGCCGGTTTCACGGGGATGGCGGACGCGCTGTCAATGACGACCGAGCTGTGGCCGCCTAGCGGCTTCTCGGGCCTCGTCGTGTGCGACATCGACCATGTGAGCCAGGCTATGTGTCTGATTCCGCCTCCCCTCCTACGTTGGGTCCCGGGCGAGGAGCTCCTGACGATCGAGCCGGTGGTACCGGACGCGGCGGAGCCGTTCGGAAAGGACTACTGTCGGACGTGGGGCGCTGACGCGGGCCCTCCTCGGTACTCGCGCATCTTCTGGGCCGTCAACAACCAGGCCATCGTGGCAGCGGGCGAGGAGACCTTGGGCACCACCGACTTCTTGTGGATGTCGAACCGGCTCGAGGGTTTTACCGTCAACGCATCCGACCTGGCCCTCAGTTTTCCGATCCGCTCCGACCTCCCCGTCTGCGTATCGTGCGTCGTCGGGTCCGGCGGTAACCTGCTATCCTTGCCGACGATCGAATGTCGACCCGTCCACGTGGCGCGCAGTTCAACCGGATCGAAGAGCTGCGACTGTCAGTTGGAGCGTTTCCTCGCCGCCTTCGTGGTGATGCTGTGTATTACCATCGTCACGATCGTCGTGTACATCTACCTGGTCTCGGACGTCAGGCCGTCGCTGTTCCCGACGTTCGAAATCCGGTATTTTACTGGTGGCGTGCCGGTGAATGGGGTCGTGTCGCGCAACCATCAGCCATGGAGGGCCGCAACGAACGCTTCGTCGCGCGTCGGACGTTCGTCATGATTCTGACTCTTCTCCTCGTCGATCGCGCGACAAGCAGTGTATCGGGAACGCCTTCGTACCCGACGGAGGGTGCCGGTGACGGACCGACCATAAGCGAACAACCCGACGTTCAAGAGGCGCTGCAGTCCCACGCGGTATCGTCTTCGGGTCCCGACGTCGCCTACCTCACGGAGATGATAGATATACTAGGTCGCGAGGAAGAAACCCAACAAGTCGCCCCAGAGCCGGGCGCCGTCGAGGTCGACGCAGAAGGCCATCTGAAGAACGATTCCCACCAGCACCACCCACCCGACGCCCCAACCTCGCTTCTGATAAACGACGATCTCAACACGAGCATCGGAAAAGGTCCTTTCGTCGCGGCCGTGACCTTTCTGCTCATCGGACTGATCGGGGCCGCGGTGTTAGCGGTCGTGTACCTCAGACGGCCGAACGGATCGCGATCCGGCGGTGACAAAGAGAGACTGGGTCCCGTTCCCTATAACCGGGTATAATTTTTATTAACGTGTTTCTAATAAAACACTGGTGATGTGCGTACGTTTGTTCGTTTCCGTGTTCTCCTTTCTTCCCCCGCTCGCGACCTTAAGTGTCACTCGTTAGGCACCCGGCCGTTCACTGTCGGGTGGCTTTCGACCGGCTCGAACGGTGGATCGCGGCGCGAAGACACAGACGTATAGCGCTGTACGTCCTACCGAATCGCGGTATGTATCTCTATAATAACACCACCTACGTCCCTGCCGACAATTATTCCGATCACACCGTCTTGGCTACCACGTCGCAGATTTTAACGTCGACGGTGGTCGCCAGTAGCGCGTTAGGGGGGCCTGTTATCGAAAACGTGACGACCGGAGGCCGTGGTGGCGGCGGCAGGGTTCATATCCTGGCATATCCTTCGAACGGTTTGGGAGGTCCGCCGATCACCACAACCAACGGTCTCGGCTCGGTGATTTACACGAGCGGTAGTTACACGGCACTGGCCGTGGCCCTGAGTCTTGTGATCCTCTGCCTGGCAGCCAGCCTACTGTTCGCGCTTATCTACGCGCACGGTACGTTTGACCTCAGACGAAGTCAGTCTGAGACTCTGAACAGGGACAGTGGCGAGTTCGACCCGGGTACCCCCTTGCAACTGCGGGCGGTCCTTCGCACCATTCCCGAATCTGAGATGGTGGAATCTAACGAGTAGGGCCCTCTCTTGAACCGTAGTGTGTTTCCGATAGACATGGGGCTTTCCTATCACCTCACGATGATACACATCATCGCCTTTATGCTTTTCATGCATACACAATCGAGACACGTCTGTTCCCGGAGCGACGACATGTCCTTAAGATGTATAGAACAGTCTCCGTCGGGGTCGGAGCCTGGGTTTTCCTTAACCGCACGCGTCATCATCGCTAGTTCTCAAAACTTGAGCGATCTCGTAGTCGCCTGCCATTGTCCTTTTGGCAATCGCCTAGATCATACCATCTCTTGGTATGTGGACTCTGAACACGTAGCTACTGTCGACGGTCGACCGGACGGCATAGTGCAAGATACGGTGGAGATCAGCGGCACGTGGCGAAACACGTCTCGTTGGCGAGGAGACCGGCTCTACTTTTCTCGCGGTTTACGGATATCGGGACGCCGCACGCACTGTACGTGTAGATCGCTTCACAAGATCGCCGTCTCTCCCGAGATCCGTTTCGACGATCCCGTCTTTGACGTTTACGTGCCAGCTGATCCCAGAGATTGGAAAATCTCGTCGACCGTGGTTCTTTTTGTCATCAGCTTATATTTTTTTTCATATATCTATCTGCTTGGAACTCTTGCTTCGGCCCCGATAACATCAAACGACGATCGCTTCGACCATGCGTCTCATAACGAAGCTCTGTTTGCTTCTAGGATACCTGATACAAATTAACAACGCGGACTACCAAGTTCATCTCACAGCTAAAGACCCCGATGTCAATTCACTCGAATATACCTGTACGTCATCTGGTTCTGATGGCTTTGAAAATGTTCAAGGATTTTGGAAGATACTATGTACCGGTAATAAGACCGAGACTATTCTAGCTACTTTTGGTGGCTATAGTGGCGGATTTCAAAGAAAACATCCATATGTTCTTAGTGGATCATCGACTACAACTATGGATATACATCTTCCTTCACGTAGCGCTAACCGCGATTCAGAATCGTCAGAGGAAGATGAAGAGGAAGAGGATGAAGACGACACCACTTCAAAATCAGGCCCATCTTCAACACTTAAAATGAAACCTTTGTGTGACGGACTTATCTCATGCAAACTTGGTTACAACAGTACCGATGTTACCGGTCGTTCTTCCGCGCTTCCGGTGTTGGGACCTTTGATCACAACACATACACGCAACCGAACGCGGACCGGACAAACGCTCGGAGTACAGATGTCATGCAGACCACAGAGGATGTGTGGCACGTACAATGTAACCTGGTATCATTCATCTAATACGATTACAACGATAGGTCGGGCAACGTATTGGAATGAATCTTATTCAGATGGATGTAACACAACGTGGGGCAGTGAGAAACTTAAATGGGACCATGACGGATCTGTCCAAGTTAACAGATCGCTGTGGACCGACGAATTTGAGTACGCGTACTGTGTATCCTGTAAAGTAGAAACATGTGGAGCTGCGGTATGGAGTATGGTTTGTGATTCAGGTTACACCGCTTATTACTCATCAGGCCATCGCATCCAGCCATCATCGTGGCAACAGATGCTATTAGTATTCCTGGGAGTCTTCCTAATAACACGCTAACTCAAATGGCTGGAGAAGATAAAGTTGCCTGTTCCTGTCAGATCGAACCTTCAATCGATCTGCGAGCTTATTGCAATACCCCCATGCTTTCTATACGAAACATTGTCCGTTATATGTAATAAACTTTTGTAAAACATACTGTATTTGTCATTGTTTTGGCTCGCTTCTATACAGATAAGGGCGGGTGTGTCGGTCGCTGTCATTATCTCGTGATTCTCCGCAGGAGCGACCATGTGGACGACGTCGTATTTTTTAATCGGACTGGGTACGTTAGTTCTCTCAACGTTCAGTCAGGAGTGTCTATACATGCCTCAGATAAATCTATATATAATTGGAGAATATACAAATTGTTCTTTTTCTACCGCGGCTCCTACGGTAGCATCGGTGATGTCTACTGCGGCAATTAGTACACCGCTCGTCACGACACCTGGTTCTGCGAACGTTTCAACGACCGCGTCGATACACAATAGTACCTTGCAGAATCTAACCACTCTGCCGTCTACGACACCAGAGCTCATAACCGCCGTTCCTTCGTGTCGAACCTTTTATAATTTCAGTTGGGGTGCATCCATCAATGAGAGGGATGCCCTCTTACTCAGCGTGAACGATAATTCGACCACGACGTGGACGTACGGCTACGATGTCGGCAACACGTCCCAAGAGGTGACCTTTCTCCAACAACATCGAGACTTTATGCGAGATACCGCTCAGAACAGGTCTTCGAACTACCTCGACGAGACGGGCATGATCTCCGTTCAGATCACGTACGACTGTTGTCGGATGCTGGGCAATGGGACCGTCTGCTGGGTTCGACAGAGGATAAACGGTAATCTGACCGATGATTTTAAGTTTAACAACACTTATGTCAGCGTCTCCGATGATAACGGTACTTTTTCCGTGTGGATCAACAACACGGCCATGACTAGTTTATGGCCGCACATGAATACCATCGGGGGGCGTTGGAGTAGCTTCGTGAACTATATCCGAAGACTCAATACTCTCGGTCGCGCTGTCGGCTACACGAAGGTCATCAACGCGACCGAAAGAAATTCTACGGTCAAGTGTTTTGTCAGGACTTCCAGCCCTTTCGACATCCAGATGTCATGGTTACTGGATGGGTACGAGATTAAACCTAGGGGTTTTTATTGGATGCCGGACGGAGTCGGTGGCGGGGTCGGACGGATCAAGATCACCCTTCCCACGGATGATGTTCACCGTCTGAGCTGTCTAGTGTCTTCGCCCGGAAAGTGGGCGTCTTTCATGGTGGTGCCCTATCCTTACGGACCGCTACCCATGGGCAGCGAGGTTCCGGTGATGCTGGTGGCCGCGATCGTCGCGGTCTTAGTGGTCTTCTTGATGATAGGGTGCATCGGCTTTTGCTCGTTCGTCTGCGAGCGGCGATTGAAAACTATGTGCTCTGATCTCTGATCGAAATCTGTCGCCCTCTCTAACGGTGCTAACTATATTTTCCAGTTTGTCAGTATTAACAATGGAGTTTCTATCGAAATCTCTGTCGAGGATAATAAAGTTTACATTCTCATCGAGTCGTGTGCCGCTATTTCTATCGCGCGTTCGGGGAATAGTCAGGTTGTGACATGTTGTCGAGGTGGGGAACGCTGGGCTGCCTTCTGGTCTCCGCAGCTCTCTTCTCTGCTCAAGAATTCATTCTCAGCAAACTGCCGCTGAGTATCCAGATCATCGGATACCTCGACAGGAACGTTCAGTTCGCGGCGAGTCTCTCGATCAACGGTAGCTACCGTCTCCTCGAATGGCAGAGAGGCGATCTCGTACCTCTAACCTGGGTCGTACCCAACGATACCGACGAGTTGTCGACCGAGATACTCTTTTTCGAGACCGAAGGACTTTATCTAGCGAACCTGCGTGATCTTGAACGTGGTGCTCAAGTGATCGATGTCTCGTACACGTGTACGTTCGGAGACGACGTGCGATGCGATGTTTCACGTACGGGAGATGATAGGCCGCTCCTATCCCCGCTCCTCGCTGATGCTTCTGATCCGGACATCAGATTGGATCATACAAAACCTGGATATGATGTACTACTCCAAAATTCCGAGCGTATCAAAAGAGTCTGGTCCCCTGTGCTTGATAAATTAATACAATTCGGGAAACCGCCGCATACCGAGGTAGAATTCTGTAATGTGACCGGCGGCTTTCGCTGCACTGCGATCTCGAGGTCGTTTCTGCGGCTCACGGTAATATTATACGTCGACCGCACAAACTTTCTCGTTGATACGATTCCCGTGTTACATTACGCGAAGGCCAGCGTGACGGCGGCTGGAAACTTCTCGGCAACGCCCGTCTGTAAGATCTACTCTGCTACCGGCTGGTTGGCGTCAGTGAAGTACGAGGGCGATCTCCAACACGGTTGTATCCGTAGACCGCTGACTTACGAGGACGTCGTCCCGGGTGTCGCGTCCGAGGACGAAGTCTTGGAGCATCTTCTTCTCTTCTCGCACCTCGCGCCGCCGCGAACGACCGTCAAACCGGTGAGAAACCGTACAGCGGCGTCCGTCTCTGTAGAGGATAATGATACAACCCTGCGGACTCCGTGGTTAGACGTGTTAGTGGTGTCACTCTTGTTAGTGCCGGTGTCTGTGGGTGCTTATTTCTTTTGGAGGTGGCGTGTGAAACGCAGGAGAATCTGAACCCCGATATTTGAGAAAGTGTACCCCGATATTCAGTACCTCTTGACATGGTCATCGTCCCCCTAGTAAAATTACTCTTGATTGTGTTTATCTCGGAACGTGCTGTAACAATTTTCAATCCTGATCCTGATGACACATATATTGTGAATATGGACGACTTTCAATTTACATTCACTATGGAATTCGAAGTTACCGTTACAAGAGGTGGCGTCCATAAGCGTACGATTTCTGTAGACAACGGACGTCCAGTCGTCGTGTGGGACGTTGGAGATAGAGACCCCAAGATATGTAAAATCTGTCCGGATGTCAGTTCGACTGATATTGAGTACGTCTTTCTAGACATACAAAAAATGCGTCTAAATAACCTATTGACACAAAGTCTCTGGGACACACAAAGGATCTGCGTACGATATGCATGTCTGTTTTTGGGATTCGACGTTATATGTGATGTCTATCATACTACCGATACGGTCAGGGTAGCGTATACAGGACAGACTGGTAAGATTAATATTCAAGGATCAGGAAAATTTTCAACTTCCGACGCAAAAGAAATTGGTACCTATATGATAAAAAGCAACGTTCGGGAAATCAAGAACAGATGGCGGTCAACAGTCCAAAAGTTAAAGCAACTCGCATACATGAACGCGACCGAAGTCGAGTTCTGGTACAACACGACCGGCTTGACCACGTGTGTGGTCACATCGAGGTCGAACGTGCCGTTCACCGTAGAATTATCCTTGAACACTAACAGCTCTGCGATCGTTACTGACGAATCGACGGTCGACTGTCAGATCCTTACCGTGAAGGCCCCGGGTAGTCACGCTCAAAGATGTTACGTGACTTCGTCCTTGGGATGGAAGGGCGTCGTGACGCCTCCGTCACAATATCGCACGAAACGCGTGCCTGTCAATATCAGCTCTTCGAAATGGACGGGGATCGTCAACTGGAAAGGGAATGTCAACCGTTCTACCGCTTCTCATTTACCGAACTTACCGATACTCATCCTATGTGTGGTATTTATGCGTCTGGTCGTTTGACGACTCTAGTGACGATGGGAATTATGGTGGGAACTATCTTGGTGATAATGGTCACGATCTCACTGACGGTCGTGACTTCGGAGTATCTGCGTTTGTGTACCATGTTCTACGTGAGATGAGCTACCCTAATTCAATACCGACCGATGTAGTCCCCGGTATGACGTGTATTGTGACATCGCATATATTGAACTTCAATGACCCGTCTGGTCCATTCAGTGCCAGAAAGATCTTTGGCACACAGCCCCCTCATTGTCCGACTACGTATCATCGACAGCTCGCGTCTCGCGCGACTAAAATTTACTTTTGTCTTACAGACTTTCGTCGAAAATGTCTGTACGAGTATGTGCTCTCCTGCTCTTGATCGCTTGTGCCTACGCCTACATCGATTTACAAGACTATGATGATGACAACGACGATTACTGCGATGGTCTGACCGTCCTGACAATCTACCTGAATTCAGAGAATTCGACCGATTACGTCGCTCGTATCAGATCTATAATGACCTTCGATCTCATGACCATCCAAGACGGACAGATCACGATGTCATGTAACGGCTGCCCTAACGCTACGGATCTAGGGTCCGAACTGGCTCTGATCGCGAATCAGAGCACGTACCTGCAGACCGTGAGGGAGCTCGTGGGTGACGGCCCTCTGGAATTGGAATATACGTTTCGCCTGAGACCCAACAACATGTCGGATTACTACATCGGTCTTTGGTCTGACACCTGTCGTCTGTACTATAACTCCATCAAGAATCGTACCATAACCTACGGAGAACCAAAGCCTAATAACTGTTCGTTGAACGATACGCTGTGGGACGCGGACAACGCGAGGCGTTTACGTGAGTTTCTCGAACACGCGGATGATGTGAGAGAGCGTTGGAACGCAACGTGCCTGTGGAACGTCAGGTCGGCTAAGTTCTCGAGACTTGAGATAGATTTCTGGTACGAAGTGGAAGACGGTCGGAATCTCACAAAATGCGGCGTGAAGTCAGAAGGACGAAGGAGGATGCACGTCGCCATCACGGACGAATGCGGTAACATAGGATACGCCGGCGGTCGGCTCAATTACACGGGAGGCGGCTTTTATCTGGAAGCCGTGACGGAGAGTGCACCCGGTCTCGTATGCACGGTGCGAACGACCTGGCTGGGCTCGGTGAGGAATGCCACTTCGGGACGCGTGCGTCGTAAGTCGGTGCAGGGATATCCCAGATGCCCGCTCAACAGGAGGGTTCGCTCGGAACCATCATCCGTCAAGGTCACCTCGACGCCGAAGAATCATACCAAAGTGGTTCCGTACCTAAACGACGCCGAACTCATCATCAACGTCACGTACACCCTACTGGTCGTGCTCTGCGTACTCCTCGTCGTGATGTGCTGGATGCTGCGGAGAAACATCCGTTCGTGCTTCGCCGCCTCCTGTGAAGGGGAGAAGAAGAGCGTCCCGCCCGTCTACAAATGATCACCCCGGTCCCCCCGCTCCCGTCGATTAATAAAACAATTATGACACTCGCTATCCCAAACGTGTATCGCGTCCTTTTATTGTCGGCGCGTGCGACCGGCCGCACGAGTCAGATTTCTCTCGCGGATCGTGGTCTTATATATAAGGGCCTAAAAAAACATCGAGTTAAACACATGATGTCCTGACAGATTATCGTGGTGTAGTCGATCTGTCGAGAAATCATGTGATATGACTACGATTGTCAGGGGGACCGTAGATATCTGGGTGTGGCCACTCAAACATGAAAGGCAATATCTTGACGATAGGATAGACCCAGACCAGAACCCCGCGTCTGCCCGCCAATCACATTCACGAGGGGGTGCTCCGAGATACGGTCTCGACCACGATGCGGGCGATGTTACGGATATATGCGCTAAGCTCGCTGGTCTGCTGCTTATTCCATCCCGTCGTCGCATTGGGTCGTTTAGAGCTTTTGGCGTTAGTCTCCTCGGTAGGAATGGAACTTTCTGTCGGTGCCACTTCTACCACGGTATCTCTCGACGCTACTAGCGAGACTACCCTAGAGATGACGGGGTCCGGGGATCTTATGACATCCGAAGATCCTACGACGCCCGAGCCCACTAGCGAGCCCGGTACCACGTTCGCTACGACCGAACTGCTGACTACGCTTGTCAGCAGCGAGATCAGTACGTTAGATGTGTCAACTTTCGTGGCGTCGACGGTCGCGGCGACCGCTCCGACTACACCTCAGCCCGAGACTACGGAGCCCGATACCTCTACCGCTGCGGACGCGATCTCTTCGGCGGCAACCCCTAGTGCAGGTGCCGTTGTTACTACTCCAAGCCCTGTTACCACGAAGGGACAAAATACCACCACCACCGCCACTACTACTGCGCTACCGACGACCGAACCGTCGTCCACGGTCACCACTACCACTACCACCACCACCACCACTTCTACTGTGCTACCGACGACCGAACCATCGTCCACGGCCGCCGTCGTTCATACATCTTCGAAACCTAGCACGACACCGATGATCACTTCGAGTATGAGCTCCAGCCCCAACGCCACTACGGTGACCACGCAGGGATACACGACTAGCATGAAGTTGGCGTCCAGTATCGCGACTACGATGCCGATGAATAGCACGACGGCCGTTTCGAGGAGGTCTACCGGGAGCACACCGTCTAAGACATCCATCCCGACCACGACCTTGAGTACGACCAGGCTGAGAACAGGGACTACCGCCTCTCCGACCGCCACCTCCGACGAGGGTGACACGATCACCACCCTCACGACGCTGATCGACCGGGATGAGGATACGGAAAACCAGATAGGCCCGAATCGGCTCGACACGATACTCGCTATCCTGATCACCGTTGTGATTTTATCTGGGATCGCCGCGGGAGTACTCCTGATCACACACCGTTGGGAAGACGATAAGGGTGGGGAGGTGGCACTCGGGGAAGGTTATGACGAGTCTTATGTGTGACTCATCAGCTCAATAAAACTGCTTTATACTTGGTCTCTGGTGCGGTGTTTATACGGGCATTCGAACCATAAGGGCGTGATTTATCGGCGCGCTTATTTATTTTGGCCCCACACACAAAGCTGGGTACCGGGAGAACGATGATTCCCCTTCTCCTTCTGCCGTTGGTTCTCATCTCAGGAGGGTTCTGGGCGTGCGGCTCAGCGGAGGTCGTGCGGCCCGAAGTTAACAGGACGGGAACGGTCGATATCTGCCAGGGACCTATGGAGCTCATCTTTTCCGTCTCCAGAACATCGAGCGGGGCGACGGGAGAGAGGATCTCGCTCAAAAACACCCTCTCGATTGTCAGCATGGAGAACGGGGGGAAGCCTGGCACGTATGAGTGGTCGTTTCCCGCGAACGAGTCGTGGCCCGAGATACAGTTTCTACTACAGAACCGCGAGTTCGTCTCGAAGTACTACGCGGATGTGGTCCAGACCCCCGGGGAGCTGGTCGTAGAGTATAGATGTCCGGTCCCTCAGTTCAACTGTACGATTACACATCGGTGGAAAGGAGAGACGATCATGTCGTTCGACGGTGCTATACAGACGATACGATCGGTGACATCGGAATACACGACGAAGAACGAGGATACCTTGGTGAAGTATATCAGAGGTCTGAACGTGACACTGCTGACGGACAACGCGAAGTCGATCGAACACCGGTGGACTGAGATATGTAAGAAGCTCAAGGATGCCGACCGTCCGGACGACAACCAGTATACTCTAGAAGATGACATTCTAGAAGATGACATCGAGATGGATATCGTACAGTGTCAGATGACGACCCAGGTCCCTTTGAAATACCATATGACCGTGTGGAGCGCCGGCCGGGACTCCCGTGCGATAGCCTTGTCCGCGGACTACTACACGGACATCGAAGTGGCTTCCTATCTGCCGGTCAACAGAAGTCAGATCTTGAATACGACCTGCGAGATCACCTCGTCGAGCGGCTGGACGGTCCGTCTTCGGTTCTCCGAGGAGATGGTAGCGGCCTCGAAAGCGAGGCAGGCTCAAAAGAGGCCGCTGCTCCCCGTAGAACCGCACGGATTCATGTCCGATGAACACGGTCCGGCCTTCGTCCAGAGGACGATCAACGATTCGAGACTGACCACGGTGACCATCGCGATCACCGTCGCCGCATTCGTCGCGTTATTCGTGGTCGTCGGACTCCTGGTGCACGGGATCGTCACCGGGCGCCTGGCTCGCATGGCCGAACGGCTGCGATATTCGATCCGTTACACGCGCGAGGATGAAACGGTCTCGATGTTGGGGTTACAAGAGAACGAGTGCTCGGATACGGAGGAGAATGTGGTGTGATCGACGCACGAGTCCGCCTCGGTCGGCTCAGGCCTTTGGGAAAGTCCGGACTTTCGCTTTCGATGTTAGGTAAACATGGACACATAGTATAAAAAGAGCAGAGGCGCTCACAGAGAACTCAGACGCGGGCTACTCCCGAAAGAGTAACATCACAAGCCGTGTCACCGCTCCACGTTTCACCGTCGGTCTCCCGATCGCTAGCCTGTACAATGCTGGGCGCTATCACCTACTTGCTCCTCTCGGTTCTCATAAACCGAGGCGAGACGGCGGGCAGCAGCTATATGGACGTGCGCATATTCGAGGATGAGCGGGTGGACATCTGTCAAGACCTGACGGCGACGTTCATCTCGTACAGAGAAGGTCCGGAGATGTTCCGCCACAGTATCAATCTAGAGCAGTCGTCTGATATCTTTCGGATCGAAGCCTCCGGAGAGGTGAAACATTTTCCTTGGATGAACGTGAGCGAGCTGGCGCAGGAGAGTGCGTTCTTCGTGGAGCAGGAGAGGTTCGTATACGAGTACATTATGAATGTCTTCAAAGCCGGACGGCCGGTAGTCTTCGAATATAGATGCAAGTTCGTTCCATTCGAATGTACCGTACTTCAGATGATGGACGGCAATACGTTGACACGTTACACCGTAGACAAAGGCGTCGAAACGCTCGGGTCTCCGCCGTACTCTCCCGACGTATCCGAGGATGACATCGCGCGCTACGGACAAGGGTCCGGAATCTCTATCTTGAGGGACAACGCTGCTCTACTCCAGAAACGCTGGACGTCCTTCTGTCGGAAGATCGTCGCCATGGACAACCCCAGACACAACGAATACTCGCTGTACAGTAATCGAGGCAACGGCTACGTGTCCTGTACGATGCGCACTCAGGTTCCGTTGGCGTACAACATCAGTCTCGCGAACGGAGTGGACATCTACAAGTACATGCGCATGTATTCTGGTGGACGATTGAAGGTGGAAGCGTGGCTCGATCTCAGAGACCTGAACGGTAGTACCGACTTCGCGTTCGTGATTTCTTCCCCGACGGGATGGTACGCTACGGTCAAGTATTCTGAGTACCCTCAACAGAGTCCCGGCATGCTGTTGTCGTCGATCGATGGGCAGTTCGAGTCGTCCGCGGTCGTCTCGTGGCACAGGGGACACGGTCTCAAGCACGCTCCTCCCGTCTCCGCGGAGTACTCCATCTTCTTCATGGACGTGTGGTCCTTGATCGCGATCGGAGTCGTGTTCGTGATCGTCTTCATGTATCTGGTGAAGTTACGGGTGGTGTGGATCAATCGGGTCTGGCCTCGTATGCGGTATCGCCTGGTCTACATCAACTGCCGCGTGTGGTGATGTTCGTGCGACCGGCACACTGGACAATGTCAGATCGTCGGGTGCTCTCGCTCGAGCCGCCCGTCGGGCCACATACACTAACTGGACAATGATCAACCTCGGTGGGGAATCTGGGGCGGGTTGACCTGGGAATGGGCTCAGGGATAACACACAACACTTGTACAATAAAGATAACTTATTAGTCAACTCTTTATTCCGCTGTGGTGACTCATTGAACGAACATATTCGCGCATGGAGGGACGGGGGCTCGTTGAGGTATGATTGGCGTGATACGTGCGCTCGTGTGGTGGACTTTGGTGAAGACGACCGCAGCCTCTGTGTGTGAGTCGCCGGTCCTCGTTCTTACGGCGTCGACGGCCGGGCTTCATGATGCGGTCACAAAGACCGTCGGTCTAAAGCAGACAGTGCCGCTGTTGACGGTGTACGATAACGGCACCGTCTGTGGTACAGGGTGGGTCATGTTGACGAAGGACGATCCTGAATTCATTTTCATGCAAGGACAGAAGCAACATCTGTCCCAAGTCCGAGGACTGCTTTCCGAGGCTGGTGAGATAAGTGTGGTGTACGAGTGCCATCTATCGGTGAATTTCTACTGCAGCGTCAAGCACAGTCTAAACGCCACGGATGTGTTATATTATAATGTCGGGAGAGCCAACTTAATATCCTCGCCTTTCGACAGTGATGATGGTGATGGAATAACGAGTCTTGTGAATGCATTCAGATCCATGGCTTCAGGGTATGGGGTATTCGACCTAACCACACACAGTGGTGATATTCGACGCAGATGGCAGAGCATATGTACGCTCATCATGGAGAAAGCGACCAAAGAACGGTCGGTGTCCAGTTTCTCTAGTATGACGAACGGAGTCGTATGCGAAGCAACAGTCTCGTCACCGGTGATACTGTGGATGACTATCGTCGGTTCCGATGTTCAGCTGAATGCATCATCTGTGTTCGATAACACTAATAACATCTCTTCGGTAAGAGCTTTTTCTTCTGTCTCCCCGAACAACTCACCGCGGTGCGAGATAATATGCTCCGCGGGCTGGAACGTCACCATCCGGCAGCCGAACAGTTCGGCCGCCACGACGGAGAGACGTGTGGCACTTTCTGCTGCGCCCGGAGAACTCAGTCCGTCACCGCGCACCGTCCTCTCCGTCTCGAACGGCTCAGAACTGGATGATCTTCCCATATACACCAATCGGTCGATCGTCGTGAGCTACGCCGAAGAGGCGACATCGCATGTCGGTCGCAAAAGATCTTGTTCCTTGCTCTATCTGCTCGCCGTTCCCGCGGTTCTACTCGTCGTGCTATCCTCCGTGGTCATCTTCCGACACAAGATACGACTGCTGCTCATGGATAGGACGGTCACCAGGTTCCGCAAGAGAACGCAATCGACGTCCCACAGCGAGCTCAGCTTTCGATAACTGATTGTCGGCGGTCTAATAAAAATGTGTATTGTCGCGGTTCTCTCTCACTCACTCTCCACGTCTGTCGTGATGGCGGTGGTCCGTGTGCGAACGTGGGGGGTTATCCTGGTGTGTTATTTCATCGTGCGTAACGCGAGCGCAGTCGCGTTAGTCTTCTCGGCTTCGATTTTCAGCGATAGCTTCGTTGCGGGGACAATCTCCCTGAACGATAGCTTTCCCCTCGTAAGAATAGACGGTCGCGGTCAGATACGCGACCGCGATCCCTCTGTATCCGACCTGAAGGTCGATGATCCCGAAGTACATTTTCTGTGGGATCAGCGGTTCCACCTGACCGCGTTCCGTCGGCTCCTCGGTCAAAGCGCGGCTGTTCACAACGTGACATACGAGTGCGATTTCGCACCGCAGTTGGTCGGATGCCTCGTTGTACACACCGCGGACGGTACGAACGTTAGATCGGCGATCGTAACGGTACGAGATAAGAAGAAGGTGGTGATCGCGGATCACTCATCGGACAACCTGACAAAGTTCACCACCGACCTCGATCTGAGCGTGCTGCGTCGTAACGAGGTCTCGATTCACGGTCGTTGGTCGAGCACGCGTTTGAAGATCATGAAGCTGGCGGCTCCCGAGCACTTGGAGGTTAGTTTTCACGTTTCCGTGGGAAGACACGGATTCTTCTGCTGTTCGGTGTGGAGCCCGGCCCCGCTACCCTTCGACGTGACGGTGAGGGGCGGTGGGTTGAGATCGGTCTCTCTGAACGCGTCCCGCCGGTTCTTTTCGGATACGGTGGCGCTGTTAAACGATTTCACGACCTCGAGCTTCGAGCCCTCGGATCTGGTCTGTGTCATTCGATCGTCGGTGGGGTGGACGGTGACGTTGACGACCCCGTCGCACGACGAGGCCAAGATCTTGAGAACGGCAACGACGACAGAGAGGGAGCCGGCCGCGTGCGGCATGGAGCTGTCCCTGGTCACCGTCGTGGCGATCGTATCGACGTTTACGGTGTTGAAGGGGGTCTTGTGTGCCTATGTGTTTCTCAGGCGCGACGACGCGGAGCGCGCGGCGAGGAGGACCGACGACCGCTATCGCGCCGCGAGTCTGGACGAGCTGACTCCGACGCGGCACAGACAGATCAGCGCACGCTATGTCTTCGGCAGACCGCCTGGCGAGTCGAGCACGGACGTGTGATCGACCGGTCGATTGACACGAGGAAGCATCACCGGATGCCGCGTGACACCCGCTCCGCTTAGACTTTGTATATAAAGCGGTTTTTGGCAAGCTTTCCACCTCAGACCTTTCAGATGGCTCATGAGTGATCACCCCGGAGGATGCGTCTTCTTGATGGTGGGTACCGTGCGGCTCTGTGGGGGTGGTTGGACATTTCCGCTCGTGTACGTCACCGACGACGGAGTCTGGGACGGTGTCGAAGGTGGCGGTAAATTCAGCGAGAAGAATTCGGAGGTCTCTGAAGAACGAGACGGTCATCCTGCTGGGTAGATATCTAGAACATCATGTTTGCTAATCTATATGTTAATTTTCACATACAGACTGATTTGTGGAATAAGATGCAACGAAGACCGGGATCGGAAACAAAAAGTTATCTGAAGGGACACTACCTGACGTTCAGAGTGAAGGATCGGAGAGACGCGGACCGAGAGGAGGACGAGGTACCGAAAAGGCCGGACTGGTCCACCGCGATAGTCTTGAAATGGATTCCGCCCATCTGCATCCTCATCTACTTTGTGATCGCCTTTCGGCTGGTGTATCTGACCGTGCAGGCGCACGGACTCTGGACGCGACACGAGCGGCATCAGAGGGGGACCGACGCGGTACGACTGGCGCCCGTAGCCGCGGCCTTCGTTATCGGCGTGTTGACCGTGCATGCATATTCCCTCCGTGGGATAGCTAACAGATATGTAGCGGAACCCTGCGGTCCCGACGATGAATAAAAAAATTCAACCTTTCCGGTCCCATCTCAATAAACTTGTGTGATGTTGTCTTTAGTCTCTATCCGTATCGCGCGCGGCTCGCGACGATGACGACGCCGAGTCCGATTCGCGTCCGCGCTATCGCCGTCTGGTGCGTGGTCTCGCTTTGGGTGGGCTACGTGACGAACGCCCAGGATGTCTCTTTCGTCGTACGCAGCAGGTTATTGTCGAATAGTTACACGTTCGAGTCCGATATTTCTTTTCCTTATTCTTTTCCTATAGCGTCTCTGAACTCGCGGTCAGGAAAGGATACGACGGATTACGTACGTAATATCACTGATACGAATGCGTTTGATCCGGTTCTCCGTTTACATAGGGAAGATCTCACGAGCATTCGAGAAAGACTCTACACACAAGCTTCGGTCTCAGCACAGCACGAATGTATCGGAACGCCTGATACGCTCGAGTGCGTATCTTCGTTCGCGAAAGACAATAAAGTTATGATTTCTGTGATCTCGATAGCCGGCGTTACAGATGGTCGACTCATATCTGAAAGATTTGAGAAGAACCCTGAAAACGGAGACGGACAGAGTTTGATTGATGTGATAAACGTGTTAACTGGAGTTCTACGCATCTCCGATTATTCTACAGTTTACAGCCGGCTATCGAGCATACACCGAAACATTCTCAATAATTGTGTAGTTGGGATACTAGACACTAAGTTTTCGGCATATAAACGGGACGAGATGATTCATTTGACGTGTACGGTAAAGATATCGTGTCCTTTAACTTTAAATGTATGTTTCACTGTAAATGGTGGGAGCGACGCACGAGCAGACAACAGGGCACAACCGACATCATCCGGGGAGGACGTTGTACAATCGTTAGACGATCGCGTCTTTGTCGCATATGCGACGCAGCAAATACCTAAGTTTGGTCATAATCCCGTATGGCTAAGTTGTGATGTTGAATCGAAGGTCGGGTGGAAAGCTGAATATACGTTCAGTTTCAATCGAACTGACATAGCAGATGATAACGCAAAACAACACGAGATGCGACCAACATTGCTGCGCGTGTCACAGATTGCCACGCGGTCGTATTACCACAGATCGAGAAGATCGAAACCTTTCGATCCGAGGGCGGTCATCGTGGGCATTATCGCAGGTTTGTTATTTATTCTCACTGTACTGGCACTCATCTACATGCAACGAAAGTCGCCAATGCCTTGCGTGTGCGTGTAAGAGTCAGATGGCCAATGCAATAAAAATAAACCCCGTGTTTTCTTTGATGAACTGCGTCAAATTGAAAGGGTTATGTAAACGAGCTCATCGGGTTAAAACCGCACACAGATGTAGGGGCAGACTCTGAGGACCGGTGTTTCAACTCCGCGATGGACCGTCGGGTGGTCTCATACCTAATGTGCGCCTTGGCGGTTTCGTTCGCTAGCTACGATCAACGTACCCCCGGCGACGTAGATCCCGAATGTGCTCGCGGGTTCGAAGAGATGCATCACGACCGCGTGAACCTGACACTGGTTTTATCGATGCTAAGCTTCGACGTGTATCCTCACTTCCTAGCTACGATCGCGTTGGATGACACTACCAGTTTTCTGACGGTCAAATGGAACAATACTCCGAGATGGGATCATACTGATGAGGGAACCGTCACTGACAGTTACGGATGGGCTAACGACAGTGATATACCAACAGAATATGATTTTTTTAAAAACCAGCGAGAATTTCTCAAAACGGTTCGGGCGGTTCTGATGGAACTGAGATCACGGTGTGGTGTACGATACGAATGTACCTTCAACGCTACATTCTGGTACGGGTGTGTTGTGACCATCGTACTGAACGAAACCGTTTTGTTGAAATATAATCCGGCTTTTGTGAATGGGACAGAACACACATTGATATACAATAAAACTGCAGAAAAATTGAAGAACTACGCTGAGGGACGGGACACCGATCTACTGAAAAACAAGGTCACAAGTCTCTACCCCAGGTGGTTGAAAGTCTACAAAGCCGCTGCCAAACTCGGCGGTCCGAACAGCCTGAAAACCCGATTCCGCACGTCGAACAACACAACGATCTGCGAGGTGTGGACGTACGCGCCGCTCTATTTTTCTATAGAGATAGAGGTCGCCGGACTCCCTCCCGTAAAAGGCGAAGTATCCAAGAGCTGGTTCACTATATATATGCGCGTACAAAACCAAACATCAGACTCCGATCTGTCTAAGAGCATCTGTAAGATCCGGTCTTCGGTTCGCGGAGCTTGTAAGGACGTGAGACATCCTCGCTACGTGCCTCCCCCCATCACGACGTCCCCGACTACCACGGCGCTCTCGACTACTACGTTATTTACTGACACTACACCGTTTCATACTACGCCAGAAACACCGTTCTCGAGTATGAACACGACACTCTTGACCGTCAGTACTCTAGGACCGACAAGGCCGACTATCATCCCGACGGTCTCGAGTACCGCGCTTGACATGATATCGAGTGTCAGGTCTACCGCTACCAAGACCGCGACCGTTGAGGTCTCTACGAACATCGAGGTCTCGGAAACCACGTCCTCCTCGGACGACATCAGTTTAATGATCGATGTCTTGACGGGTATCGTAACTGGCGAGCAAGGAAAATATTACTCGGGCTATTCGGTAGATACGCCGACTTTAGTCGCCATGTTCGTCGCGGTAACGGCCCTGTGCATCTGTGCAATGGTATTTTGTTATTATTGCTATTACGCGAGCCGCACAAAACTACGTTCGGGAGAACTCGACATCGAAAAGGCTCGCGCTAAAAACAGATTGTCTACTGTGGTGTCTTGGTATAAGACGATAGAGGCGTGACTGTCCGAATCTCTGTATGTCTGTCGTGAGACAATAAACAGGACATAATCCCCTCACCCCGTGTCATCGTAATATTTCTTCGTACCGACATGAATGTGAGATGTCGCATGGTGTGCGTATGTGTGATGTGTAATTATGAGGGCTCTGGCGCTGATATGCGTGGTGTGGGTGTGTTGGCGAGAGAGTTGCGCTCGCCACGGGACAGAGGACTCGTCCGAGTCCGGACTGCGGTACGCATACACGTTGGTGGTCGACGGCACCGCAAATACGCGCCGTTGTTTTGGGACCGGACACGTCGACGGGGAAGCCTTTGTGGGATACTCCAATAACAAGACACACGGGATCGGTAGATGGGTGAACGCATCTCACGTAGAGGAAGAGAACAAAGAGTTCGTGAGGCAGTGTAAGGAACTGCAAGCCGAGCTAGATAAAATGCAAAACAACTCAAAGGTGATCGGCGTCAAGACCGTACAACTAGACGTCGGTTGTACATCTAAGATCGAGAAACATTACGCGTATGACGGCAACGAAACCGAGGATGATACGGCTACGTCCGCCAGTGAACGAGACCGTGACTGTCAGAAAAAACTAACTGAATATAGGAAACTCGTACTCGCGTCCGCCGTATCACCACAGCTGGAAGTCGAGAGACGGTCCTCGGGTCGCGAGGGCGGCATGAGACTACGGTGTTTCGCTAGGGACTACTATCCCGCCGATTTAGAGATTCGGTGGTGGAAAGATGATGGCGGTGGTGGTGCGCTGCCTCAAACGTCAAAACAACACCACGACCCGCTACCGTCCGGTAACGGGCTCTACCAAAAACATATCGACGTCTATGTGGACGGAGGCTTGGAGCACGTGTACTCGTGTCGAGTCAAGGGTATCGCGACCGGGCTCGAACTGCAGATCGTGAGGTGGAAGGGCTACGCGAGAGGCGCGGGGAACTCGGTCGTCCTGTTGGCCCTGTTCATACCCGCGAGCGTCATGGCGGCGGTCGTGGTCGGCAGCGTGTTGATACGAAAGAAGAGCAAGGAACAGAGGAAGACGCGTAGGAGGTTCGGACGGCGCTCGGGACACGAGCCGAAACGGCCGTCCTACCAGGTGAAGAGACGCGCGGAACCGCCATGCGACCTACCGATGACCATCTGGTTCCGCGGCGACAACGTGATGAGCACTCAGGTCGAGGCCTGTCCGGCGTATGCCGTCACGATGTCCGCCCGCGAGTTGTCGGACGCCTGGTCGAACGGGGACGGTCCGATCGTCACGGTCCCGGATCCCAGCATTTGAGCGCGCCTCTGATCTGTCTGGGTGTGGTCACCCGGATGGTGTAAAAGAGGGCCGCGTAACTCCAGAAACGGTATACAGATCTCTGTTTCCACAGCAGAGAGGTGGTTGCCTCGGCTCCGCTCCGCTTCGTCCGCCCGTCTCGTGCGCGATGTCTTGGGTGACCGGAGATCCGGCCTGGAGGCCGGAGGCTCTGATCCGCCCGGCGGACCGAGAGCAGATCCTGAGAGACTTCAAGAGTTTTTTCCTCACGCAGACGTCGGAACGTTCTCTGAAAAAGACAGTCAAGCGGGAGAGCGGCACCAAGCTCTGTGTCGGGTACCCCCCGGGGTGGTGGCTGGCCGTGGTGCCGCGGGGCGAACTGGTCGAGATGGACGGCCGGGACCTCCGTCCGATCCTGCCGACGGGCGAGTGGGTGGTCGTGTTGGGGGAGATCAGGTCGCCGATGGTGCAGCACACGTCCCTGTACCTCGCCATGGGCAAGGAGTCGAGGATGTTCGTCTACAGCGCCGAGGAGGACGCCATCGCGTTGGCGGCCAACGACCTCGACGAGTTCTCGCGGATAGGTCTGCTGACGGTGGAGTTCATCTACAGGGTGCCGCTGTCGATACCGTTGAAGAAAGACCCGGTCTGGGACGCCATCGGCCTCTGCGTGACCGGCTACGACCTGAACCGCCATCTGTCCACGTACCGCAACTCGGTGATCGAGCTGCGGACGCCCGGCAAGCAGGAGACCAACCCCCTGATCCTACTGGACCGGCTCGAACTCTGCTGCAAGTACTGGCCGCTCGTGGCGATGGACAAATCTCGGATCGACGGCCTCATCCGATACGCGTCTCGAAAGATGTCCTCGCGCTGGTACACGCTCGGACTCGTCGGCGTCTACCGGGACACCGGGGTGTTCCACGGGGCGCAGCTCCTGGTCTTCGACGACTCGGGCAGCATCTTCTATCTATCGCTGATCAGCGGCGAGTTGTGGCGTCTGGCCGACAGCGCCGCGGAGCTCCGTCGCATGGGACTGCTGAAGATCTTCACCGCGGGCCGTCGGGTCGACCGGGATCTCGCGGGGAGCGTCCGGCTCGAGCCCCCACCCGACCAGGAGCTGTGGTTCCACTCCCGACCCGCCGCGACGCATCTGTGCGTCGACGTGGCACCCCCCGGCGAGGCGCAGCTCGCGCAGCAGTTCGCGTGGATCTCACGTCCCGGCAGGGCGGAGATCCTGTCCGAGGAGGAGACCGCGGTGGCGGACGCCTTCCTGCGCCTGTCGAGGCTCAAGGTGACGGTGACGGAGGAGAACAGCTCGCGGGTCCTCTGCACGCACGTCGCCGCGCCGCCCGAGCCGGGACGCGCCGCTTGGTGTCGGCGCTGCTGCGTGACGAGGACTGCTGGCGCCCCGAGTCGGCGGACAAGGCGGACATCGTGCCTCGGTTCAAGGAGAAGCCGCCGCCTCCGTCGCCGGAGGCGGGGCGCTACGACACGGATCAGTCTCCGGCGGCGGTGGCGAGGCGCCGCGCGCACGCGGCCTCGAGTCAGACCGGCGTCGCGACCCGTCACCACGCACCGATCCTGGAGCCGCCGCGCTCCCTGCGCTCCGAGGCGGAGGGAGATTGTCACGAATGCCTCCGAGAGCGGCAGTACCGCTACACGACCGACGATTCGCCACCGCCCGCGCCCCCGTCGACGCCGAACTCCACCGGGTCGTCCCCGTCGCCCCGTCCGATCCCCGCGCCGAGACGCCGTCGCCCGCCACCGCCGCGCGACGAGAGAGCGACCGACGCGTGAGCCGCCTCGTCGAGGTCCACGACGGGGCGGTTTTCCCCTGTGACGACATGTCATCTCTCATGTCACCCGCCCCTCTCTCACACTTGGGCGATAAAACGCCGATCTCGCCTCGAGCGCGACGCCATCGGTATTCGGAGTGTGTGAGTGATAGGTCAAGAACGCCCGCGACCACCCTTCTCCACCCGTGTTCCCGCTGCCGCCCGTCGCCCTCGCCATGGACGCCCTGTGCGCGGCGATCCGATCGGATCACTTCAGAGACCAGAGGCCTGTCGGCATCAGGCCGCGCTCCCGCTATCTGACGGCGGCCGCGGTGACCGCGGTCCTGCAGGACTTCGCGGACATCTTCCTGGCGCAGAACGACCACACGTCCGTCGAGAACGTGGTCAGGAAAGAGTCCGGCAGGTTGCTGAGCCTCGGCGCCCCGACGGGCTGGTACCTCTGCCTGCGTTCCGCCGATCAGGTCGAGAGCTTCCCCGGCTATCCCGTCTGGGAGACGTACGGGGGCGCTCCGGCGGGCCGTTACACGCTGCTCGGCCAGGTCGTCCGGAGATTCCGAGGCGTCGTTCCGACCGAGGAGCTGAGATGGTTCGTGTACCTGGGTCCCCAGGGCCAGCTGCTCTGTCACCAGGAGCGGACCGACGCCGTCTTCGTCATGAGTCTGAGCATCGACGAGCTGGCGAGGAGAGGCCTGGTGAACTTCGAACCCCTGTACGCGGAACGGCACCTGCCCCTGACGACCGCGGTGCCCGTCAAGCTGGTGGCGGAGTTCTCGGCGCTCGATCCCAGAGACGGGACCGCCGTGGCGGAGCGCGCGCTGATGTGTCAGGGACGGACGATCCTGCTACACACCCCCGGGGAGGGCGACCGGCCGCTCGTGCTGTGCGGCACCGACGAGTGCCTGCGGCGGTGGTGGCCGTTCTGCAGGATGTCCGACGGAGAGTTCGCCAAGTTCACCGACCGCGTCACCCGAAACCTCAAGACGAGCCACTGGAAGCACTTCGGGGTCGTGGGCCTGCGGGTCGGGCAGGATCCTTTTCGCGTCGAGTCGGTGCTGAGCGTGATCGGAAACGGGGCGATCTTCCACACGGACCCGGACATGGACGTGACCTGGCGGATCGCGGACAACGTGGACGAGCTGTTTCGTATGGGACTGACCAAGCTGTACCTGCCGAAGCGGCGTCTGGACCGCGGCACGATGGGGCGCGCCCGGCTGGAGGCGCCCGGCTGCGCGCACGTGGCGGCCGCCGCGTGGGAAGAGACGTACGTGATCTTCGGCTGCCGCATCGTCCGCGACTTCGCGTCCCAGCTGGGGTGGCTGATGAGAGAAGGTCGGTTCGACGAGTCGAGCGGCACCTGGGACGAGATGGACGACGCCATGAGGAAGACGTTCGACGCGGAGAGCAAGGAGCTGGTCCGTCGCGACGTCGAGGTGGCGGACGCGTTGAACGACGTGGACGCCACCTTCAGAGGCTGCCCTCGGAATCCGAGGTCGGCGGACGCGGACGCCGACGATGACGACTGACGGACGGACGGTACATCGCCTCGCCATCACATAAACCCCTCCCCTCCCCGCTCCAGTATTGATAAATAAACAATAAAGTTTCCATCTTCTCAGATCACTTCTGGCTCTGGTCTCTCTGTGTCGCGTTATCGTCTGTCATTCATCCTCTCGGGTGTCCTAGGCAGAGGAGAGGAAGGGTGGTTGGTGTGTGTGTGCGCCGGGGTGGCGAGATGGAGAGGCCGGTGACGGCGAACGCCATCTCCGCGTACAAGCGGGTGATAGACGCCTTCTCGCGGCTGGTGGCCACGGGCGGCGATCAGAACGCCCGGCGGCGCGCGATCGAGAGGCTGGACGGGAAGGTGATCCCCCTGGGGTTTCCGCAGGACTGGTACGTGGTGTGCGGATCGGGCAAGAGTTGCTGGTCCGTTCTGACGGACAGGGCGAACGCGCTCCTGTGTTGCGAAGAGGCCCTGATCCCGTTGGGTCTGTGCGGACGGACCTCCGACCCGTACGACACGCGAGGGTTGCGAGGATACGGGGTGTCCCTCGTGCTGTCGGGCGAGTACGGACGGGTGTACGTGTACACGGCGTCGGACGACACGCTGCACCTGGTGGCGCGCAACCTGGAGGAGCTCGGCCGTTTCGGGATCTCCCGACGATCGTTCGCCTACAAAGAAGACATGCAGCGGTCCGTGCCGCGCGCGGACCTGGTGCGGCTGAGGTACATCGCCTCGTGCGACGTGCCGCGGGGCTACCCCGGCATGGAGCTGCTGGTGGTGTTCTCCGACCCGAACGCGGACGCGGCGACGTCGGTGGGCTACACTCGCTTCGTGGACGGCAAGTTCGTGCGGCTGACGACGCCGGGCTACGGGACGTCGGCGCTGTTCCTGGCGAAGGACCCCGGCGAGCTGAGGGGGATCTGGCCGTTCCGCGGCATGTGCGACCCCGAGTTCAAGCGGTGCTGGAACGCGGTGTCGGACGCGTTGCACTGCTCGTGGTCGTTGATCGGGGTGCTGGGCTACAGGCCGGGGGGCCTGCCGGACGCGGAGTTCAGGGCCGACCACGTGATCGTGGCCGACAAGTTCGGGGCCGTGTACAGCCTGCTGGTGTACTCGAGAGCGGGCCTGACGCGGCGCGTCGCCGACAGCGTGGCCGAATTCTTCCAGATGGGCATGCTGAAGAGGGTGTTCTCTTCGAGCTTCGAGTTCAGACAGAGAGAGCGCCGCAAGGAGCGTCTGGAGAGCATGCCCAGGTGCCCGCACTGGCCCGAGCAGAAGTTCAAGTACATCGAGGAGAACTGCCGCGACCGCTTCGACTCGCCGACCGACGATGAGGACTACGTGCCCGCCGATTGCATGGCCGAGCACTACGCCTGGCTGGTGCAGTCCACCGTCAAGGTGCACTCCTGCCGCCCCTGGGACCTGGACGACCCCAACGTGGCGCCGCGGGCGCTGGTGACCAACGCGGACACCGGCGATCCGATGAAGACCTACTGGGACCGCCTGGAGTCGGCGATCGCCAAGGTGAAGCTCACGGCGGCCGCGACGGCGTCGGACGTCGAGTCGAGCGGCGGTCGGTACGGCGAGGGTCCCTACGTGTACAAGCTGAGCCCGGTGCCGCCGACGTACTTCGCGTTGACCTGCCACGAGACGGAGTCTATGACGATGGAGGAGGTGTACGCGTGCCGCCGACGGCAGTTTTTCTGCGATACGATCGTCCCCTTCTACCGCGCGCGGCCGGGTCCCTCGGAGACCTAGCCACACCCCCACCATCACCCCCCCCCACCCCACCAGCGGCATTATCATCTCCACCTAGCTCACTAACAGCATCAGATCTAATAACCCTCGGCCGTCACCGGGACTGCCTGTCAACATCGCCACGGCCCGCGGCGGAGAATCGGCCCGTTTTTCTCTAGACCATTATCACCATCATCTCATCCGGCGAGATGGACAGCACACTGTGGGAGTCGCTCCCCGTGACCGATGATCCGGCACCCTATCGGCACGCCACCCGCTCATCGTTTCTCCGCGTGATGCTCGCGTTCCGCGACTTCTACCGCCACCAGTCGAACCGCGGGGAGCTGGCGTCCCTGGTCGAGAGGCGCGCCGGCGAGCGTCTGCCGCTGGGCATCCCCCACAACTGGTTCGTGGAGCTGACCCCCGCGAGCCGCTACGAGGAACTGAAAGGCGTCGACATCAACGGCATCGTGTGTTGCGACGAACCCCTGACGGTCGTCGGTCGGATCGTCATCCGCAACAACGACGGATACGAGGATGCGGGCGCCGCCTTGTGTCTGGGAGCGTGGACCCGGGTCTTCGTCTACGAGATTCAGGAGGACGCCATGATCCTGGTGGCCCCGGACCTGGATAAACTGGCGCGTTTCGGACTGCTGCACTGCGAGACGCTGTACCGTCGCCCGCACCTGCCGCAGGTGACCACGACCCCCCACCGCCTCGTCGTGGGGCTGATCATGTGCCAGGACGATCTCGACCGGGTGTCCGATTACTGCCAGGAGAACAGCGGGCGCGACGTCGCGCTGTACACCCCCGGATTCAAGTACCAGCCGATGAAACTGCTGGGTGGCGTGAGAGACGCCGCGCGCTACTGGCCCCTGGATATCATGAACCCGTCGAACCTGAAGGCCTGCCTGGACGAGATCACGGGGCGACTGTGCTGCTTCTGGCACGCGTTCGCGGCCGTGGGCGCCTACGCGCCGGCAGGCGTCTTCAGCATCCACCACCTGCTCGTCATCGACACGTTCGGCGCGATCTACACGCTGGACATGCAGCGCGAGAAGTTCTACCGCGTGGCGGACGGCATCACGATGCTGCTGCGGGCCGGCATGGCCAAGGCCATCGCGTTCGGGGCGCGCTTCGACCGTCCGGCGCGCGGGGAGGGCCGCTGCGAGATGCGAGTCATCTGTCCCCACCTGCCCGATCACCGCAAGTCGGAGCGCAGCGAGGTCGATTACGCCAACGAACACGAGTGGCTGTGTCGCCGGGACCGCTTTCGGCCCGACATGCGGACGTGGGACGACGCGGACAAGCTGGCCATCAACCACGCCGTGCGCGCCATGAAGAGAAAGGCCGGGGAGATGTACACGAACGAGGAGGAGGACTGGACGGATACCAACGAGTGGGAACAGGAGGACGACGACAACAGGGGATTCGACGGACACGCGATGGACATCACGGGCCCCGACGATGGCTCGCGCTCATGCACGTGGTGGCCCGAGAGCGTGCTAACGACACGCCCGGATCGCAACCGAGACACCCGAACCCTGTTGCGTTACATGTCAGAGAAAAAGGTCACGTTTCAAGAGGTGGCGACCAGAAGGCTCTTGGAGAGGCAAGAGAGTCACTACTCTCTGAGCTTTCCGCTCAGACTCTGCAGACCGTGAGTTGACGGCGCCGGCGCCAGACGGAGCAGACAGAGAGAGAGAAGGATGTGGTCTCTCCGCGGCGCCCAGAGACGCGACCTGCGTTTCGATGGTCAGGACGACGAGTGGTGTTTGGCGTACGAGGATTGCATGGACCAGAAGTTCGGAGAATACGGCGGCGTGGACGAGAGGAGCCTTCCCCCGATCAGGTCACCAGTTTACCCCCCAAGAAGCTTTATAAATGACCAGTTTTCCTTCGGCCTGCCATTGGACTCCACGGATCGCACGGCCGGGGGACGCGAATCCTGCGGCGCGATGGCGGAGTCTGACCTGTTCATAGATCGCGCCGCGCTGGACGGGACCGGGCGCTCTGACGCGGGCTCCCGCGACAGCGAGAGCGACTCAGACTTCGACATGGAGTCGGACTCGGACCTGTCCGACGACGGCGACGCGGCGGGAGCGTACGTGTACGGCTCGCCGTGGAAGACCTCGGCCGTCACGGTGTCCAGGAAGGCCGTCGAGAAATACGAGAAGAAGAAGCTGGCGCAGCGACTCTACTCGCTGACGATGCGCGACTTCAAGAGCTTCCACCTGGCCCTCAGTTTCCCGCCGGGCCAGATCGCGGCCGCGGTGGTGCACTACCTCGGCAAGCCCCTCGTGCTCCGCTACCCGGAGAACTGGTACCTGATCCCGCAGAGACGCTCCGAGATCCGCGTGCTGCGCGGCGTGGACCTGTCCAAGTATCTGTGCTGCGGCGACACCGCCGGCGAGCTGACGCCCCTGGGGGTCTGCGCCGCGCGCTCGCCCGACCTGCACTTCAGAGAGACGCCGTGCGCCCTGGTCATGGACGAGCGCGGCCGCTTCTTCCTGTACGACGCCGAGTCCGACGGGCTGTACTACGCGGCCAGGAACATCGACCAGCTGGCGAGACGGGGGCTGTCTCTGTGCGAGCCGGTGTATCGAGACGGCGGCGCCGTGGTCTCGATGCCGAAGCCCAAGACCCTGGTCAGGAAGATCGTGTCCGCCGCCGTGGTCGGCCTGGAGAACGTGGCGGCCACCGCCACGGCGTTCAGGGGCTCGACGATCGCCCTGCGCGACCCGGTCTCGGGACGGCGCGAGACGTTTCAGGTGTTCGGGGCGTCAGACCTGAAGAGGAAGCCGCCCTTCTCGCGGATGGACGACACGACGTACACACTCGTGCGGGAGTACATCACCTTTCGGCTGGCCGAGGCGTGGACCGTCATCGGCGCCGTGGGAGAGTACCGGGACGACGGCTTCGTCTTCGAGGTGTCCACCGTCGTGCTGGTCGGAGCCCGCGGAACGGTGTACGGTTTCTGCCTGCTGAGTAACGACGTCTTCAGGATCGCCGAGGACATCTCGGTCTTCTTCAAGAGAGGAGGCGTGAGCGGCGGCGCCGCCGTGCCCAACCGCTTCGACCGAGGCGCCCGGGGAGAACTCCGTCTGGAACGCCCGCCGCTCTGTCCCCACAGGGACGAAGACCGGCCGCCGATCGCCACGTCGCTCGCGAGCCAGGAGATCGCGCGTCGCGACCTGGAAGACTGGTACCGCTGGCGACTCGGCGCCAGATCGCGGTTGCAGGACGGCGTGGCCCTGTCGAACGTGAGCGAGGCGAAGAGGCAGCTGACCCATCCCGCCAAAGGGATCCCCGTCTCCATCGTGACGGCGGAGTCTTACCACCCCCGGGGGGATCCCGAGGAAGCCTTCGAATCCCTGTCGGGACAGACGAGGCCGTACCGATACCCGCGGGTCTGCGACGCCTCCCTGTCGTGCTCCGACCGCGACTTCTATCGTCGTTACGTCCGCGCCATGGACATGTTCGACGGCGGCAAGGAGAAGAGCGAGCGCGAGATTATGTTCATCAGGGCCGAGAGGGTCGGCTCGCTCCAGAAGACGGGAACCCCATTGAAACTGCCACCTCTGGTCCGCGCGACTCAGGCGGGATCGACGAGCAACAACATGGAAACCGGCTCCGATCGCTAGTCCAGCGGCGCTGTGTCAGCCGCTCGCGGGGGGGCGCGCAGCAACCATCAGTCTATAAAAGCCGTGCCGCATCACAGAAACTCTGTCACAGAGCGCGAGCTCAAGTCGCCATCATCTCTCGGTCGGCAGAGCCGAGGCGATGGCGCCTTCGACGCTGATCGCACTCTGCCTCCTCGCGGCCGTGACGGCGCATCAATTACCTGCGTGCCAGTGGCGCTTGCCCACAGAGACCTCCGTCCCGTTCAATATCTCCTGCGACCTGGTGAACGGCTCCACGGTCAAGGTCTGGCGAGACCTCTGCGGCGAAGGCAATGCTACCGAGGGATGGATCGGGATGGCCCGGCGCGGAGACAAATTACATTTCTCCGCCAGGTGGAACTACTCGACCGCCGACATCGGGGTCTACTACGTCAACGTGACCGAGCGTAACCTGACGACTCCCCTGACGCAACTGATCACCCCACCGATGACGATCTGGGGCATGAGGCAGGGCGGCAGAAGCAGAGACTTTGTCCTCTGCACCGTGACGGGCATCTTCTCGAAGGGTGAATTCACACTCGAGGCGAACGGCGCGACGGTTCTCTCTGTCAACTTCACAAAACCCGGACGATATGCAGTGAAAAAAGCGCGCGTCTCTCTAGACCTCTCACATCGCAACGGTACCATGCGATTTCTCGTCTCGATCAGAGGGGGGCCCATGACGCACGTGAAATATCAGTGCATCATGACTCCTCTCTCGTGCGTTCCTTTTGCGGTCAGCAAGCCTCTGATGTTGGAATACAGACAGACCATGCCATCGGGAGTGAAAAGGTACACCAAGGACTCCACCGGGACTGAAGTCGCCAACAGAGTCTGCTGTAAGCTCGATGATTACCATAACTGGGATTTCGCCAAGCGCGTCACCGTGACCAGAACGACCGTCCAGTGCGCAGAACCCCAGTTCTTGTTTGCCTTCGACATCCCGCCGTACATGTTCTACATAGCCGCGGTGGAAAAGCCGCTGGAATCGGTCTTGATGCTGTACGACGTCGACACATGGAACTACGCTTTCACCTCCAGTGGCGTATGCATACAAACATCTAAAAAGACGGGTGTAGGCCTCCCCCCGGGTGAGTACCAGTGTATCTTCGAGAGAGAGAGTGGATCGTTATACGGCCGGTCGCTGATGGTACACGGCAGCATAACGATCGAGGCGAAGACGACACACGACTTCGTGAGTAGAGTCGAGATCCAAATAACGTGTACCTTCGACGCGGTGTCCGACGGCGCGTTCACGCTGGAGCGCGTGGAAGACGGACAGCCGGTGTATCAGAGCCGTGTCGGCACTAACGAGTCCTTCGTCTCCGACGACTCCATCTCGATCAACGGCTCGCGGCTGTCCGAGGGCAAGATCTCGGTGTCCGTGTACCTGAGAGAAGACGATGGCGTGATCGGCCGGTTTAGGTGCCGCGTCCGCTCGGGATGCTTGAATCTGGTATCCCGAGCGATCACCGTGACGAAGCCCACCAGGATGGAATACGCCCTCGTGACAGAGGAGCCCGTCACGTCCCCTCAGACCACCACCACTACTACTACGACGACCACAACACCATCACCCCCCTCACCCGCCAAGAAACTAGAAGAGATCAGAATAAAGGTCGACGGAACCGACGACGATGACTTTCTGTTGGAGACGCAAGAACCGCTCAAAAGCTACCCCTACTATCCTCTATTCGCTCGCGTCAGCGCGGAAGGCCGTCTGGCGGCCGTCGCTTGTTTCTTCCTAGCCGCGATCCTCGTGTTGGTCCACATCTCGTTCTGGATCTCGTCGCCGCCGTGTAACCTGCCGGGTTGCGTACGTCACACGTAACTCAAGTCATCGACTACTAACACTTACTAATGACTGACCCCCAGCATATATAAATAAAAGCTCTCAAACTAGACACGGTTCCTTCATTACTCTGTTATTTTCGGTCTCCGACGGGTCACGGCTCTCTTGCCTCTCTCTCCATGTGGCGATACTGGTATCGGGGCGCCATCGCGGCGATAGTCGCGGCCGTCACCACGACGGCACTGATAGCCCCGGGGGGGTGGGATCCCTCCGGCTTGTCGTTCGAACAGCCCGAGTTCGTGAGGAACATGTACGACACCCAGCCCACCGTGTTGAACTGTTCTCTGACGACCCGATTCTCCCGCGGGGTGGTGGGCTGGGTCAAATGTTCGGGCGGTCAACCCAAGAAGAGATGTCGTTCGATGTGGGTGGAATACGTCGGGGACACGGACTTCGCGGGAGAGGGCGTCTACGACGACGGTTTTCGCGCGCCGATCACCGCACGCGTGCGGAAGAGTGAGCCGCCCTTGCTGGACGTGGACCTCGGGATCGAGCTGGAGCCGAGGCACGAGAACCTGGGGGGACACGCGTGCGTGGTGGTGCCGCACCTCGGCGTCGAGGACTCCTCGGTCGTCACCGAGCACATCTCGCGCGCGACCTTCATACTCACGGCGAGGGTGCGCCGAGTCTTCGTCGTGAAAGACTCCATCCTGTCGGCCAAATTCCACATGTCGAGCGCGATGGTGTCACGCGCGGCCGGCACCATCCTGCTCCGCCTCAGAGAGGGCCCCGAAGTGCACTTCGAGACGAGGCTGGATCACATCAAGTCGGCGATCAGCAACCCCGGGCTGAACTTCTCGAAAACGACGGAGAAGGAGAACGTCACGACGTTCGCGCTGACGGCCAAGATCGACCCGTTCGATCTGGGTTTCAGCATGGAGGTCGACGACGGTCAGGGCGGTTTCGTCGGCAGGTCGGGTGTCGAGCTCGAGCGACCGGCGCGGGGGTTCTGGTGGAAGGTGACGCAGATGACCACGATCGTCGCGACCGTGCTACTGGCCCTGCTGGGCGAACAGTACTTCGTGACCCCGCACACGGAGAAGGCATTCATCGCCTGGTGCGCGATGTTCATCGGATGGGTGCTCCGAGGCCTGATAGACCGTGAAGATTTACAAGAACTGTGACGGGGATCGCAATAAAATGTTTTTACCGACGGCGGCGGCGTGGTTATTTCTCGCGCACGGTGTCGCGTCGCAGATCACCACTACCGTCTCGCAGACGCGAGGTTACACTACCGCACGTAACAAAACCTACATCGAGTGGTGCTTTCGTACGAACGAAAGGTTCGCTTCCCTAAACGTAACGTGGAACAGGACGTTGTACGACACAGAGATCCTCTTCGAGACCTCGTGGACTACATTCACGACAGAGAGATGCGTCGCACGCAAGTTGGTCGGGGCCGAGGACGCCATGATACAGATACTCAGATTTGATCCTGACAACAAAAAGATGGAAGAGTTGCGTGTGAAATTTGAGGGGACCATAAACCACGATTCAACGGGGTCATTCGTTTCCTACATCAACACACAATCAGGTAGATGGTCGGTGGAGAAGGTTATGAAGGTAGAGATCTCTTTTGTGTGTGAATTGAAAGTCAGTGAGGATGCAGCCAGATACAGCTGCGAGCCTGAAGGCTACGGGTGGCTGACCAAAGGATACTTGACCGCGACCGTTCGTGTGAATGGAAGCGAACACAGCATCCACCTACCAGAGCCAGGGGGCGCGTATATCGAGTACGAACGGGGGAGTTTCCTATCGGGTTACTTAGGACCCGGCGGGCCGCTCGTCACTGTCACAGTGCTGCAACCGTGTCCACCGAGGGAGATCGATCTGATCATCGAACTGCACCCGCGTTACAAGCTGTATCAGAGTTTTGTAATTCCGGAGCGCCGGGGGGAATAAAAACTTCGCGATCCTCCGGTGCCGCGGCTCATTGTCGGACAGAACAGAACTCTCTGTGAGAGAGGGGACAGGAGAATCGCGGCGAGGCATGGCTATTAACACCACAGAATGTCCCTCTCCCTCTGAGACCGTGTCCGCTCAGACCATCGTGCTGACCTGCGCCGCCCTGACTTCGGTGTTGTTGGCGGCCGCTATATTGGTGGTGGCGATCTCCGCGCTCGTGAGACGCTGCCGACGGCAGCAAACCCCTCGCGGCGACGAGCAGGTCCCGATCGAATGTAGCGTCTATTTGGTACAGAACAACGGGGTGGACGACGACGACATCCCCCCGGGGTTTCTGGGGCGCCCCGCCGGGTACGAAGACATGAGCCCGCACTCCTTCCCGCTGGACGAGATTTACGAGAGTATCGATTGAACGGCTGTTCGTGACGTCGACTGCCATCCCCCAAACCCGGTGTATAAAGAGTAGATATCAACCTCCCGCATCTACACACTTTCGCACCCGACAGGAAGAATGTCACCACCGCTGCTGTTCACGATTTCTCTCTTTTTCGCGCTGGGGTCCAGGCCGCTCGCGGGCTATAGCAATTTGGCAGTGTGGTACTCCGATTATGAAAACGGAACCTACAGCTGTGAATTCGTATTGCCGAGACCCAACAACATGCCGCTGCCGTTTACCAACTGCTACCTTCCCGAGAAAATCAAATCCTCGGCGACGGTGACGCCGAACGGCACGATCTTGCTTCACGACAACTACCTGACCACCAAGTTGGTGGAGGATAGTTCGACCGGCAAGCGGCATCGCCGGCTGTCGTTCAGAGACCCGGAGTTTGAGAAACGTCACCCGTGTCTTTACTGCGAGAGACCGGGCGATTCGATGGATATGGAGAGATGTCTGATGTGCAAGGACACGACAATGGCGGTCTTACTAAAGGATTTACACACGCCCAAACGGCGCGATTTTTCGCCTATGTTGGTCCGGGCCACGGTGGAGACCGTCAATCACCGGCCTTATTTCACGTGCCGGTTTCGCGTAACTCCGGACACCCAGAAGATCGAGACGGCGTGGTTGAACGACGACTGCACCTTCGGCGCCAAAACGAAAGATCCGATCGAGGCCTGCGCCAAAACGGCCAGCTACAAGAAATCCATACGCGAGGGAAGATACGTGACCATGAGCGCCAAGGTGAAACCCGGAGACCCGCGCACCTGCCGCGTATGCCTGCTGAAGACGGACAACAAGTACGTGCTGATGGCGCGTCCATGCCTGACGGACAAGCGGCACCAGGAATACATCCGAAACGTGCGCATCGTGCACGCGTTGGTGATCAGCGTGTGGGCGGTCGCGATCGCCCTGGTGGGCTTCGCCGCCGTGCGCCTGCTATTAAGCCTGGACAGCGTCGCCCGGCTGGTGAAAAAAATGTTCGCGGTACGTATACTGCCGTTACCGTTACCGCTGGTCGTGGTGTGGTACGTGCTCGCCGCCGGCGACACGGTCGCCGTGACGGACCGAGACGGGGTGCTGGCCGTGGAGAGCGTCCTGCTCTCCGGGCTCGAGCTGGGGTTCAACCATCGATCCCTGAACGCGTCCCAAATGAAACTGGCGCTGGAGAGGTAGCTCTTCCGAGAAACGGTCGGGTTCCGAGAAGGGCTCTCTCTCTGACTAATCACCCCCCGGCTCTGACGTGTGCCCGTTTTTGTCTTTCAGGCTGGATATAGGAGGCTATCTTAAGACTATCGATGTGTTGGTCGGCTCATCTGACGCACGGGAGGTGAGACAGGGAAGAGAAAACAGGACCGTCGTACGCCCCGTGCTGGGAAGTTACAACGCGAGGGTGGCCAAGATGACCGCCGACCTGTCCGCCTCGACACAACCCGGGAAAAAGGTGTTGAATGCTAGAGTATTCATCAGCGTGCAGGATGACGTGTGACGATGAAGGTGTCGTTACTGCCTATGGGAAGCTGGAGACCCCACGGCCTATGTATATTTATGTTTTTGCTTAACGTTTCACTGATTCACAATAAAATCTCATCTGAAATGGGAACGCTCCTCGTGTGCTGCCTCGTCTGTTGCGTCGTGTTGGTCGTGTCTACCGTCGCGGACCTCCGCGAGCCATGTTGCGCGCGGCCGCAGCTGCACCCTCTCCCGCTGTACGCGGTACAGAGCGCCGAATACACTAACACTTCGTGCGGACGAGAGGTGGTTTTCACTACCTTCTCTGGGATGAGGGTGTGCGCTAAGCGGGCCTGGTGGTCGGACAGACTCTTGTGTCTGGTCAGGTGAGTGTTTTGATCTGAAAGGAGAGGGATCGGCGGGGGGCGCGATAGGGGGTGTCTGATCTGTTTGTCTGTGTGTATATAGATCTCGGTCAGATTCCAGACTGCGTGTCCTGCTTATCTTTGGTGCGCTACTGAAAGCTTTCAACACCACCATCAGGCTCGTGCCCGTGGACCCCGCCGACATGATGTACGTGGCCGATGTGATGACGGAATCGCCACGCATCACGGTGGGCAAGTACCCCTACGAGGTGAAGGACGGTGAAAACTGGATAGAGTGTGTCTGTGAGATCACCTGGGTCGGGAACGGTACGAACTGGCCGCTCGGCATACATCCGTTCAAACCCACGGTGTGGATACAGTACACGTTGCAGATGACGTTCTCCGGCAAGGATAACGACCCCTCCTCACGCTGCATCAACAGCTCGCACGTGTCCGAGAGACGGTGGACCGTGGATCCCCCCGAGAGATTGTTAGACTTCAACCAGTACGTAGCAACTTTATTATCCTCGGCCTCCCCCCCTACCGGCGCAGCAAAAACTTTATTAACCCCCACGGCGGTAGAGTGCGAGTTCAAGAACGCATCCGAGACACTCAGGACACCATACTACTGCATGCCCCTCACATCGGGGGAACCCCCTCCGGGGCGAGTCTTTTACAGGCTACAACGACTGTCCGATGAATAAAACCTCTTTATTTATTGATTAAAAACCATGACATACCTCGTGTCCTCTCACTGAATCTTCTTCCTGACGGTCACCAGGTCTCTGGTCAAGAGAAAGAACCCGTGGTTCTTGGTCCCAAACGAGGTCTCCTCGTACTCGGTGTTGAGACTATCTCCCTTAACCATCTGGAAATTGAAATAAGCCCTCCGGGTGCCCATCCGCATGAACTGGTCAAAGTTATCAGCTAGCCTCCTCACCTTCCCGCTATCTAACATGTGCCCGTAGATGGCCCCCCCGGCGTCCACCATGATAAACATCTCACACTCGGGATCCTCGGGGGAACGGGTCACCCTACCGATGGGTAGAAACCTATGTCCAAAGAGTTCCAGGTTCACGTGGCGGACGAAGGGGGGGATGTCCGGCGTGGCGACGAACACCCTGTCCTTCAGCATGCCGGGGCAACCGTTCAGGTACCAGGTGTGTCCCTTGATCTTACAGATCTGCTGGTGGAGCGCCTTCCCGCCGAGATGGGGCGTGAACACGATGTTCTTGAGCACGGGGTCCTCGGGAGTAGCGTACGGAGCGCCGCCGTCCTCGGTGTAGACGTTGTCGCACCTGCAGAGTCCTTCCCTACCGAAGGACTGCAGGGACTCGGCGGCCAGGAAGAGTCGATCGGCGTCCCGCTCCGGATCGTAGTCGGGACTCCAGACGGGCCTGCCTCTGGCGTGGAGGAAGATGGTCCCGGTGAGGCCCATCAAGAGGACGGGGTGCTGGTCGCTGTAGAGGGACTGTCCGGGTCCGAGGATCACGCCGAGAACCTCGAGGGGACCGTTGCACATGGGGTATTCCTTGCGCAGCTTCTCCGCCACGTCGAGATAACCCAGCTTTCTGCCCGACGTCAGGCGAAGGTACCTGTTCGGGGGCCAGGCCAGGGGCAGCATCGCTCCATCGTGGTCCTCCAAGAACTTGGTCAGCTGGCCGGACAGAGCGGAGACGCCGTGGAGTTCGGTGGCGGCCTCCACGGCCACCCTCAGGGTTCTTCTGTATTCGGGGAAGCTCGTGAGACATTCGACCGGCCGCAGCACGTCGTTGATGTCGTGACAGACCCGCTGCATAAAGATATCGTCCACGGTCGCGGGGTCCCTGTGCTCCAGGATACTTACAACCCCCCGGGTCCGAGCCGAAGTGCAATCCAGCTTGAAGGTCGCCATGCAGTGGTAGTTGTGATCGCCGTGGAGGGTCGCCACCGAGTCTGAGGAGGAAGCTCCCCGAACACGCTCCATATCTACAGACAAACAGAACCGTGAGCAGTCGCGTCCCTCACGCCCCCGGACCCGAGAGACTCTCACTACAGCTGCTACCCCGACCTCCGTGCTGCAATCAGAAAGAAGAATGGATCGAGCGAGCGAGCGAACGACCGGGCGGGCGGGCGAGAGCAAGAGTCCCTTCACCAAGAAATGACCGGTCACCAGCATCCGTGCAGAGAACACCGCCGTCTTACCTGCTCCGTGCTCGGACGCTCTGCTCTGAGCTTTATCTCACCTGTGCAGCCTAGGTTACCTTGCAAATCTCCCACAATGCTATTCTGTCAGGACACAAGAACTATTGTATAAGATCCGCAGGGACACGTCAGCCAGCCACTGTACTCACTAGTAACAACAGGTCAGCAGCACCTGTCCCGGTGTCCTCATCTCCCCGAGGAAGTCCTCTAGCGGCGTCAGTCTGAAGAACAAAGGTATCTCAGTAGCGAGTCCGGAGCAGGGGCGTAGCTGACCTATGGAGAACAAGAGAGATCAGTCTCGAAAGGTGCGCTCATGTACTCGAGTCATTCAAAGATCAGGAAGACTGCGGTCGTTCGCGATGTCCGCACGTCAATCTACCTGGATCAGGAAGAAGGAAGCCCGGGCCAGGGTCGTCCGAGGCCTGGGCCGCACACCGTCCACAATGAACAAGAAGGTGACCTTCCCTCCCAGACAATGCACCTCAGTGAGGAACGGTGTTTGTGGAAGCGTGTGTCCTTCCAAAGAGGACATCTGCTATCAATTGAGCTCTGTCAGTGGGCGGGGGTCTGGCAGAGATGAGCAGGAAAACGTTTTAGAGCTGCTTTTCAACAGGAGTGTCTCTTGGCAGTCTCGGACACTGGGAGGATCTCGGACCCCTTCCCCTGGGTCATTATAAGATCCAGTATTTTTCCCAACTGTTCAGTGTCAGGACACGCAGCTCTGGAGCTCTGCAGACCGTCTCCCGGCCGCTCCCGAGCCACCCGGGCGCCCGCTCCCGATCCTCTCTCGTTCCCGGCGTCCCGCCGCCCGCTCGACTCGATCCCTCGGCCGAACCCAGCAACGGAGACTACGCTGGCCCTCCCGGGATGATCCGAACAACGCGTTTCGGCAGGTGAGCGCAGCTTTCTAGCCCTTTTTCTGCTCGGAATCCGAGCCGAGCGGCGACCGAGAAAACGAAAGTAAAAACCCGGGCGGTCCGCGGATTTCGATCGCTCGAATAAAATTATAGAGGGGAGCTAAAATTTTTCCTGCGTCCTGGGGGGCATCTATAGGGTCTAAGGCACATACCCCGGGGGTGGGTTGCGTTTCGGAAGCAGGATCGAGGGAAGAAAAAGCGATCGAAAGTAGCGGTCGCCATCTTGTATAGCCCTGACAGCTGTTACGGGCGGCTGTGATTTTCGATCTCTGATATAAAAATACAAGCAGCCGCTAGGGGTCGCCCACCTATCCAGGCACGTACCCTGGGGTCTAAGGCACAGATCATGGGGGTCGGATGCTTTCCAGCTATAGAAATGAGACCCCCGGGAGCGATCGAAAACCGCGGTAGCCATCTTGTATAGAACCGAAAGTACCGCTATGGGCGGGCGCCAATGGCGTGGTAGGGGGCTTCTAATTACGTGACGCAATATGTATGGGTAGGGGGCGTTATATTAATAAGCCCCCTACCCATAAGACCCCACCCATATTAAAGTACCGGGCCAAATCCCCGTCCCATAGCCGAGCCCAATGCAACCTTACCCGGCCTGGGGGGCTCCGTTCACCCGCTCGTTAACGTAGATAGGGTCGTATCGAGCCGCGGTCCGTCCTGCTCTGGGCTCGAATGGCATGGGGGACAGCTTTTATATGGTTAACTCCGCCCGTTTTATGACTAGAACCAATAGTTTTTAATGCCAAATGCACTGAAATCCCCTAATTTGCAAAGCCAAACGCCCCCTATGTGAGTAATACGGGGACTTTTTACCCAATTTCCCAAGCGGAAAGCCCCCTAATACACTCATATGGCATATGAATCAGCACGGTCATGCACTCTAATGGCGGCCCATAGGGACTTTCCACATAGGGGGCGTTCACCATTTCCCAGCATAGGGGTGGTGACTCAATGGCCTTTACCCAAGTACATTGGGTCAATGGGAGGTAAGCCAATGGGTTTTTCCCATTACTGGCAAGCACACTGAGTCAAATGGGACTTTCCACTGGGTTTTGCCCAAGTACATTGGGTCAATGGGAGGTGAGCCAATGGGAAAAACCCATTGCTGCCAAGTACACTGACTCAATAGGGACTTTCCAATGGGTTTTTCCATTGTTGGCAAGCATATAAGGTCAATGTGGGTGAGTCAATAGGGACTTTCCATTGTATTCTGCCCAGTACATAAGGTCAATAGGGGGTGAATCAACAGGAAAGTCCCATTGGAGCCAAGTACACTGCGTCAATAGGGACTTTCCATTGGGTTTTGCCCAGTACATAAGGTCAATAGGGGATGAGTCAATGGGAAAAACCCATTGGAGCCAAGTACACTGACTCAATAGGGACTTTCCATTGGGTTTTGCCCAGTACATAAGGTCAATAGGGGGTGAGTCAACAGGAAAGTCCCATTGGAGCCAAGTACATTGAGTCAATAGGGACTTTCCAATGGGTTTTGCCCAGTACATAAGGTCAATGGGAGGTAAGCCAATGGGTTTTTCCCATTACTGGCACGTATACTGAGTCATTAGGGACTTTCCAATGGGTTTTGCCCAGTACATAAGGTCAATAGGGGTGAATCAACAGGAAAGTCCCATTGGAGCCAAGTACACTGAGTCAATAGGGACTTTCCATTGGGTTTTGCCCAGTACAAAAGGTCAATAGGGGGTGAGTCAATGGGTTTTTCCCATTATTGGCACGTACATAAGGTCAATAGGGGTGAGTCATTGGGTTTTTCCAGCCAATTTAATTAAAACGCCATGTACTTTCCCACCATTGACGTCAATGGGCTATTGAAACTAATGCAACGTGACCTTTAAACGGTACTTTCCCATAGCTGATTAATGGGAAAGTACCGTTCTCGAGCCAATACACGTCAATGGGAAGTGAAAGGGCAGCCAAAACGTAACACCGCCCCGGTTTTCCCCTGGAAATTCCATATTGGCACGCATTCTATTGGCTGAGCTGCGTTCTACGTGGGTATAAGAGGCGCGACCAGCGTCGGTACCGTCGCAGTCTTCGGTCTGACCACCGTAGAACGCAGAGCTCCTCGCTGCAGTATCCTGCCCAGGAAAGAGCGACCTTCCCCGGCTACTGAAGCGCATCGGACCCGCTCGGTTCTATTGGGACCACGCCCATCCGCCATATTGGAACAGCCGCCATATTGGTAACGCCGCCATCTTGATTGGGACCACCGCCCCTATTGGGACCACCGCCCAATTGGGACCACCGCCCACCCAGCGACCCAGGCCCAGAGGCTACGTCACCAGGACCCCCGGCTGCCCAGCGCCCCCTCGAGGACACACAATGTAAGTAGACCAAGGCCTTTTATTGGCTGCGGTGTTAAGGCAAGCTGCCTGTCTATCCCTATCTATCTACTATCCACCTGGCTCTCTAGCTCCATACTGCGTACGGTGTTTGTTAGCTTAGGGTGATAGCAAGTAGAACGCTGGTGATGGTTGCTCTCTATCAGTTTAGCGCTGGTGATGGTGGCCTCCTTCTCCATTTCTTATATATATATGCTGGTGATGGTCCCTCTTCCATGGCCGCGGTGTGCTTCGGTGCCGGGTACCGTAACGTGGTACAGAAAAAGGCCTGACACGTACGCGTCTCTCCCCAGGATGCTATGTGTCTGTAGCACCGGCGGAGCTTGCGAGCTCGATGTCCAAGATAGAGTCTCCATGACTGCTCAGATCGTCTCCTGTGTTCACACACCAGATATTACAAGCGACGGCCGCCATGATAAGTCCAAAAATGAGCAGAATACAGAATATTGTACTCAGAGGCTGCAGCCATCTTGGTGGCCTGCTGTGGTGCTCTTTTCCCGTGGAGGACTCCGTCAGTTCCTGCGTGTTGTTGCTCGTACTGCGAAGATCTCTCTTGCCCCGTCCTGAAAACCTAGGCCCTGACAGAAAAAAGGGAGAGTTAGGAGAGGGCACAGAGGATTCTGTCTGTGTCAAGGGGGCTTCCATGTTGTTTCTTTACCTGAGATCTCTTCCACCAGTTGTTTTTTATCAGCAACTGACAGGTAGTATATCAAAATGAGTGCACTGATGATTATTAGCACTGTATACTTTAGATATCTTCTGGTCTCTGTGGACATCTGTTGATGATAAAAAATTATATTTTTTTAGAGAGATGGAGCCCGCCGCACCCAGTTGCAACATGATCATGATCGCCGATCAGGCATCCGTCAACGCCCACGGCCGTCACTTGGATGAGAACCGTGTCTACCCATCAGACAAGTAAGTTTCTGTTTCCATTTCCTCTCTTGTGACACATTTCATGACTCTGCATTTACATAACCCCTGACTCATGGTCTTCCCACTCTTGTTCTCTCAGGGTGCCAGCTCATGTCGCCAACAAGATCCTCGAGTCTGGAACCGAAACCGTCCGCTGTGACCTGACTCTGGAGGACATGTTGGGAGACTATGAGTATGATGATCCCACTGAGGAAGAGAAGATCCTCATGGACCGCATCGCTGACCACGTGGGGAATGATAACAGCGACATGGCCATCAAGCATGCTGCAGGTGAGTGTCTCAGTTATTCACATCATGACTCTTCTAACTATCTTATCTCCTCTACCTGTCTCTGTCTTTCATATTCACCCACACAGAACACTTGAGTTATACAAACCACTCTTATATTCCAGTGAGGAGCGTTCTGTTGTCCTGTAAGATTGCACACCTCATGATAAAACAGAACTATCAATCAGCCATCAACTCTGCTACCAACATTCTCTGTCAGCTAGCCAATGATATCTTCGAGCGCATCGAAAGACAACGCAAGATGATATACGGCTGTTTCAGATCTGAGTTTGATAATGTCCAGCTAGGGAGGCTCATGTATGACATGTACCCACACTTCATGCCCACTAATCTAGGGCCCTCAGAAAAGAGAGTCTGGATGAGCTACGTAGGTGAGGCCATAGTGGCAGCCACCAACATTGACCACGCACTAGATGAGCGTGCCGCATGGGCCAAGACTGATTGTTCATTGCCTGGGGAGTTTAAGTCAGAGATGTGTGTCCTGGTTGGGGCCATCAGGAGGCTTCATGATCCACCCTGTTACACCAAGCCTTTCCTGGATGCCAGGTCTCAGCTGGCAGTATGGCAGCAGATGAAGGCTATAGAGAGTGAGAGCGTATCCACACATGTGGTAGTGGTGGAAGCTTTGAAGCTCAGGGAGAATCTGGCTAAGGCAGTGCAGGAAACGATTGCCTATGAGAGACACCAATATCACAGGGTGTGTCAGATGATGTGTAATAACATGAAAGACCATCTAGAGACCACCTGTATGCTGGCCAGAGGCAGAACCTTGGCTACCTTAGCTGATCTGAGGAGCACCAGATACAATCTAGCACTTTTTCTTCTGAGTGAGATGCACATCTTTGATAGCTTCACCATGCCTAGGATCAGAGGTGCTATGAAACAAGCAAGGTGTATGAGTTATGTGGAGAGGACCATCTCTCTGGCCAAGTTCAGAGAGCTAGCTGATAGAGTCCATAACAGGAGTGCACCATCACCCCAGGGAGTGATAGAAGAACAGCAGCAGGCAGGGGAGGAAGAACAGCAACAGCAGCAGGAGATAGAGTATGATCCTGAGATGCCCCCTCTGGAAAGAGAGGAAGAGCAGGAGGATGAGCAGGTAGAGGAGGAGCCCCCTGCAGATGAGGAGGAAGGAGGAGCTGTTGGTGGTGTCACTCAAGAGGAACCTGCTGGTGAAGCCACTGAGGAAGCTGAAGAAGATGAGTCCCAGCCTGGACCAAGTGACAACCAGGTGGTACCTGAGTCTTCAGAGACACCAACACCTGCTGAGGATGAGGAGACCCAAAGTGCTGATGAAGGAGAATCTCAGGAGCTGGAAGGATCACAGCAACTCATCCTATCCAGACCTGCTGCCCCTCTGACTGACAGCGAAACTGATTCTGATTCTGAAGATGATGATGAGGTGACCCGCATCCCAGTGGGATTCAGTCTCATGACATCTCCTGTCCTGCAACCTACGACCAGATCTGCAACAGCGGCAGCTTCTTCTGGCACTGCTCCTCGCCCAGCTCTCAAGAGGCAGTACGCCATGGTGCATACCAGATCCAAGTCTTCTGAGAATCAACAGCAGCCCAAGAAGAAGAGCAAGAAGTGAATCCACAAGCCCAGCTCCCCACCCATCACCATGGACAATGTTTTTTTACTAACACTTGGACAATGATGGATACTTTTTTACTAACACTTGGACAATGATGATGATACACTCCTCACCTGCCCACTTAGACACAATTACTAACACCACACCCCCTCTTTTATTCTCTGTACTTAATGTTTTCTGAATAAAGTGATCCTATTGTACCCACATTAAAGACTTCTTTAACTCTTTATGGTTCACAGGACCCGAGATGAACATAGATATTGTTACAGCAGCGGCCTCCATGTCAGGTATAACTACTGCCTCACACAGCGCCCTGCCAATCAGAAGACCAAACACCCCAGACTTCAGAAGACACTCAGAAAAGAAAGCTAAGAAGCATAAGAACAAGCAGCGCCAGAGACTTGATGAAGTAGTTGCTAAGTTACATAAGCCCTCTGAGAGTGAGGCAGATGAGGACTTTATTTTTCAGCAGCCTCAGGAGGAGGAGTATCAGGAGGAGCAGGAGCCCCAGGTGATCTCCTCCTCTCCTCAACACTTTGATGAGAGGAGCCCCAGCAGGTCTTCCTCAGATCATGGTGGGCACAGTGGGGGAAACAGTAGAGATGGACAGTTCTATCTGTCTAGTGGTTCTGAGGATGAAGATGATGAGGATGATGAGCGGGTAGATAGTGGCTACAGGGGGAGCAGTAGGAGTGAAGACAGCAGCAGGTACAGGCCACACGGAGGCTCCCACTCATCAAGGTCCTCCATTAAATCATCAGGGAGCGGGTCCTCTAGACACCACCACAAGAGGAAGGCGGTACCTGAACGCCACCATCCTTTCACACCTCCCTCTGCGAAGAGGTATGCCGCCGCTGCCCCCAGCAGCAGATATGAGTGTCCTGTGCGTGTGGATTCCTCAGACAGTGATGATGCCCCTACCATGGTACAGAGGGGGACCCTGAAGATCAAGTCCTTCAGGCCCCCTAGCTCTGGTTCCAACTCCAACAAACACAGCAGCAGCTCTGGTGGGTCTACTAGTAGTAGCCACAAGAAGCAACAGCAGCAGCAGGCCCCTAGCAAGAAGCCTGTGATGAGTAGTGGGAGTGATAAGATCAGAGACATGGTAGACAGGACAGCCGGAGGCTACGTGGCCCCCAACGCCCACAAGAAGTGCAGGGAAGATAAGTCCAGGAAGTACCCAGCCAGGGCCTTGGAGTACAAGAACCTGCCCTTCAGACCTCAGTCCCCACAGTATCTACTGGGTAAGGCCATCCAGTTCTGTAAGGAGGAGACCGTGCATGACAAGTTCATCATGCTGTTCTACACCAGGAGTCAGGATGTGAGGAAGGCAGTGGATGAGACACGCGCCCGCATGGGGATGCGCCCCAACCTGTCCATCTCCTGCCCCTTCATGACAGAGCACACCAAGCCCATTAACCACAGCAGGGAGACCATAGATAGAACCTCAGCGGCCTGCACCGCAGGTACTCAGGCAGTGTGGGACATGGAGGAGAGACGAGGTCAGAAGTGTGTGCCCAGGACCTCAGACTACAGGAGCATGATAATTCAGGCAGCCAACCCTCCAGACTTCTTGGGAGCGGTGAAGACCTGTCTGCATTTGAGTCAGGTCTTCCCCAAGCAGGTGTGCATGAGGCTCTGCAGCATAACAGGCGGGTTGAATCCTCTTCCCATCTATGAGGAGACTGTCAGCAGTTATGTGAACGCCCAGTTTGAGGCAGATGATATAAGCCATCATGAGGATGAGTCTGGGGAGTATGAGTCTGACTGCGAGTGATCTGTACTGTGGACTTGGTATTAAAGATGAACCCTGTTTTGTAAAATATGTAGATACATAACTAACTAACTAACTGTCTGTGTATATATTTGATTGAGACCTGAGACCCCCAATCTTAACTCATGTCGAACCCTATTAAATAAATCCTTTTTGATATATATTGAGCACTTGTGTCTTGTCCCTCTTTGTCTCTGAGACATCATCATGCGCGTGCCAGTAGACACCGTCCTCCTTTTGGCGGTGGGGTGTTGGGCGCTGTTGGCGCGCGGTGGCGGTGGTGCAGAGAGTGCCGCTCAAGTGACTAACACCTGGTGCCTCTTCATTGAAGAAGGAGGCACTACTTTTGTGGGGGAGGAGGGAACAGGAGAGTATTCCAGACGTGATATATCAGTCAGCGTCGGGAACACCGGCTGCACATCCGACGCTAGCAACGTGACGTGCGAGACCGCCGAGAACGGAGACCTCATCGTCAACTATGAGAACGGTACTCTGTTCTGTGAGGCCGGGCCTCACGTTGTGAATATCACCGTCCTACGTATGTTATTCCCCAGTCAGGGAGAGGCTCTCTTCTGTGACAAGAACGGCACCGTCAGCACGCTCGAGTGGTTCAACATAGACTCTGGCCAGGACGCTCCTCCGATCGAGGCGCAGTTCCTCCCCAGGATCATCTTCTTCTTACAGACAGACACCGAGGGTGCCACCCCGTGCGCGCTCTGCACCTCAGAGTCTGACACTCTGCTGTGTGTCTACGGTGTCCTCGATCCGGAGGAGTTCGCTGACACGCGGGATATATACAGCGCCCTGAGGAGCGTCGCTGGTCGGGGGACTTCGAGAGAACAGAGACCGACGCCACGCTATGGCGCACCAACCTCAGGAGCAGAGAGAGATGACAGTCTCTCCCTTCCCAGAGCCTCGACGGGAGCCGTCCGCCCGACCCAAGAACAAGAAAAAGTCCAAAAAGAACAAGAATTCTCCCTTTCATCGGTCTGGCGCACGCGCCTCGCCTCAAACCTTGGGGCGCGAGGAGTCTCCCGCGTCACTGATTCGCCACAACACCGCGGTCCAACACACGATGACGTTCTCCAACCCGCTACGCGCGGGACCGGTGAGGTATCAATACCCGCCGACCTTGATCTACAGACAGAGATCGTACGTGGAGGCGCCGGGCGCCCGCTATCATCCTCGTCTGCCTCTAATTCCACACTTCCGCTATCCCAGCGTGGGAATGATGGCTCACCAGCCTCCGTTCTCGGGCGTTCACCCGACAATCTTCACGCTGAGCCCCTTCCCAACAACAACAACACCTCAGATCCTAAGGTTCCTGGGACCCCAGATCTTAGTCAGAGACATGTTCTACATCCCCAGAATGGCACCGGGCGCGGCGCCCTATCATCCGTGGTGCGAGCAGATGGTGGCGCCTCGTCCGCAAGGACACCATCTCTCCCTGTATCATCAGATTTTGCAAGAGAGGGCAGAGTACATCACCAATCCTCAGTACCAACTAGAGCAGCGCATGCAAGGACTCAGGCTGGAGGATCCGCGAGCCCAGCAGGTCTGCGCGGTCCGCCGAGAGCCGGTGAACCGTCAGACTCTGAAACAGCTGCCTCCGCCGCCGTCGCCATCGTCTCAGCAGACGGACGCTCCTCTGTCCGAAGAAGGAGACGACGCGAGGAGCGCCCGTCAGGATACCGCTTGCGGCGGCTTCTCGAGGCAGCAGCAACAACAACATCAAATTCCACCGGGCCCGCGACAGTTACGTCGAAAGAAGTACGGTCACAATCAGTTTCAGAAGCGAACGGGTCCCCATCAACCCCTACCAGCGTGCAGGAAAGACAATCTACCTCCGTACGGGTCGTCGCAACCGGCAGTGTTAACAGTTCAGCAGCGGGGACCAATGGAACAGGTGCCACAACCGCATCCGGAACAGTGAGCTCGAAGGAAACCAGCAGAAAGAGCGATGCGGTAGGGACATCGGCGAAGTCATCCTCGCCACCGAGGTCTCATTCGGCGACCGTTCAGGCCTCTCACTCGAACACACCTATAGGGCGTCCTGCTACTCGCACGCAGACTATAAGCGTGGTCGACCTTCTCCCCGTGGTCTCAGGTGAACCGGAAATCGATACGCATGATTACCCGTTGTCTGTCACCGACGGACAGGTAGTAACGCCTCAGGTGGGGACGTGGTTTGTGACGCACCCACTCCAGGTGCTATTAATTAGCCTCGCAGGTGCGGTGTTGTTGGTGTGGATACTGACATCGTTGGCGGCGTTACTCTTTCGGCGGACGCGTTCTGTCTACTGACGGTCCGTGGACGATGGGGCGTGCTCGCAGCCTCCTGTGCTTCGCCGTGATCTTGTGCGTAATCTACCTGAGTCGCGTGCAATGTAAGATCGACTGGAAAGTGACCTCGACCTGGAAAACGACTAACATGACCTGTATAGGCCACGGTGATACAGGATCGTGGTCTAGAGTCTACAACAAGACAGACTATCTGATCGGGAGCTTTCGAAACACGACCGTCGTCATGGAACCTTACGGTCTCGACGGAGGATACGGCGTGTATGTGAAAGTATCGAAATCGGGTGAAACAATTACCACGTTAACTATGAACACCACACGACACGGGGGTTACAAGTGTAGGATAGGCACTTCATCAAAGCTATTATTTCTCGAGATGCCTCTGACAGTGAGTTCAACGACGGGTCTGGGCTCTATTCAGATGGACTGTAGGCCACATAACCAAACTCCACCATACACCATCTTATGGATGCTAAACTCGACGCTCGGTGCACGTTCTACAATTTACGCAAAGGATAACGTTACGGTCAAAATGGAGAACGGTACCGGATTTTTCGGTACAGATCTGTTCGGGGTGAACGGTGGAGTAGGTTCGTATTACAGTCCGAGGAGACCACCTCAACCGGCTTGTCTAATATGCATAGTATCGAAAAACGATTCGTACGGTAGTGCCACCAGATGCACGACGGGGATGAAAGACATGGGCTCTTCGAAAACGAAGCAATCTCCAGGGTTTGAAACGATCTTTTTGCATAGCGAGTTTATGAGAGCCACGGGCGAGAGACCGAGCGGCGGAAACGGACACGGACCCGACGGAGAACGAGGTCCCGGCGACGACCCCAGTCCTCCGGCACCCGCGCAACCGACGGGAGTGTTTCTCGTCGTGGTGGTGGCGTGCTTCCTAGCGGGGGTCGCCGCCGCGATATTCACGATTCACCACAAAGGAAAACACGCGCGCCTATCTCGCGGTCCTTCCGATATGAAGGTATATAAACCGTGCAACAGGACCGAGAGTCAAAGGTCCGCCGAGATCACCGAGTTGTGATCCCAAAAGACACGTACGAGTCCGTGACCGCGTCCCTCCCGCTCTTTCTCGTCTACCCGACCATGAACGACACCGTCACCACTACCACCATCTCCTCCGGCGGACCTGACTACGTTATCTCCCTGATCGCATTCGCGGGGACCCTGATCATCCTACTGGCCGCGTTAGTGTTCGCTGTCGCGTATAAATGGTCCAAGAGGAATTCGTTACCACACAAGCTGGTAGATGATCACCGTCCCTTCCACAGACCATCGTCCCGCGTGTTCCCCTCGAGGGGACACATCTATCCCCTCGCCGTATCATGCCAGAATTTCCACAAGACCCCGCTGCCCCGCTAAGGAGCAATCGAACCGAGCCCGACTTTCCGACGTTTCTACCACACATGGTCTCGGGATACATTGACAGCTCCCTCTGGTCACCCATCGTCCGGTTCGTCGTCATGCTGCCGGAGCTCCTGTTCGTCATCGTCGCCGTCGCGATCATCGCGTTGGCGGTGATCTTTCGGATCGTGCGGATGAAGATCCGCGCGGTGTATAGGATCTACCGAGTGTTGAGGCGGCGGCGGCCCACACACACGGCGTGACGGCGCCTCATCTTACCGTGTTTTCGAGAAACGTCTCCGATTTCCGAGAAACCCATAGGATCCTAGGCAGTTTCCCTCGGTCGACCGGATCGTCGAAAAACTAGGCTATTTAAGGAGCCGTCATTCGGACGAAAGGGTTACCCCCACTCGTCGACAGGATTATGTCATCGAGATCTCGGCATCATCCGGAGACCATCTCTTCCGTCGAGATGAGACCATCCGACACAATTCGGTCGGACGCGCGGCGACATAGGAGGTGGACGAGGACGAATTCGTGCCATCTATTTAACGAAACGACGTGATCGACCGACCTCCCCGCCGAAGATACGGTGATGCGGGTCGCTATACCGTTGGTCTTCTGTATGGTGTGGCTGATCTACCTCCTGCATCCCGCTTCGGTGCTGGCGTCGAGCGCCGCCACCGGTACGTCGAACGTCACCCCTAAGCCCAGCCCATCATCAACATCATCCTCTACTGCTTCGAACCAGACTATAAACAGTCACCAAAGTTACAGCAACTCCACTACTACTAAGAACTCTGCCACCTCACCCTCGTCGCCGACCGACACCTCGAAGAAGAACCTCCTGTTCCGACTAGCGTTCTCCTCGACGGCCATCGCCGTCCTAGCTAACCGATTCGTGTGAAAAAGAAGAGAACAACCTCATGGAATCATCTTTGAAAAGCAACGACACGATAAGAACCCCCCAACCGAGCTCAATCGCTATTTTCAACCTCGTCATGGAACTGACGTCTACCGATCTCCTCACGTACGGCCTCATCTCGTGCATACTGCTAGCGCTCGGATTCCTCTCCGGGATCCTGATGGCCGTGGCCGCCATGAGAGCACCGCATCCGAACCTATTCCTGCACAAGCTAAAAAAGCTTCTGGGACTGACCAGCTATCAGCTCTATACTATATGTGATCATGCGCCGCAGACACCTGAAGAAAAAAAGAAGAATAAGAAAAGCAACGATCACGGCGACGGCACGGAATCTGCCGAGGATGACTTCATGTACATCCCAACGAAGTGACGGAACCCACTGAGTCTACTGGCTTAACGCATGGTTTATTCTCTGCTTCACTGTCATGACATTACCACACACTATAAACCGATTAAGCATCCTTCCTACCCGCCCAGCTCATTCGCATACGCCTCACATCATCGCATAAATAACACGTTAGTTATATATTACTGCACGCTTTGCTTTTTTTATTTTGCTCCACGGACATCGTCATTAAAAATGTCAATTGATTTGCTACTCCATCTCGTGGTCTGTGTCTCTTTTCTTAGCGTCGGCGGGCCGATCCCGTGTAACGTGTCGTTGTCGTACTCTTACTATGAATACGATCTGCGCATCAATTGCACCGTCCGGTGCGAGGTGCCCGAGCTCTCTGAGATACACTTTCGGGACTATGGATCGACGGACTTGGTAGATTTCGATAACCCGAGGCTGCCGAGGCACAAGGAGTCGAGTTATACGATCTCCGCCACGGGTTCGTTCTGGGGAGAGATGATCCACTGTCAGGTGAGGGCCGCGCTGATCTGCACCGTCGTCATCCAAGTCAACGCGACCGTGTACTTTGTCTGTAACGGCACGAGCGCCAGGTGGCCGCCTTACGAGGGGCCGTTCGTGACGGGAGGACCCGACGGGGACGACGAGATCAGCGTCCCTCCGGAGACGACCGACGACGGTTCGCCCAGACTTCTGAAAAGCGGACGGGGAAAGAAATGCGTCGAGTACGGGGAACTGCATAAGCTGCGGAGGAGCCGCGCTACGTCCCCCGCTCGAACCGCGGCGGCCACGGAGGACCGCGACGAGGACTCTGAACGATCGAACATCAGTCTCGCCATCGGAATGATCTTCCTCTCGTGCGTGATCCTCGCGACGATCTGCATGTGGACGTGCGTGCGCTGCAATGACATCAGTGTCCGTCCGCGATCGTATCGATCTCGGTGGTTCCTCCGAGAAGGCTGCCGCCCTGTCGTGCGACTCTGATGATACTATGACGGCCGAGATGTTACCGCCTACAGCCGTAGCAATAAACTTATTTAAATCTTAAGCCGCGTGCGCCCGTCTCGTGTTTCAGAAGGCTAGATCGGCAGGTCATGTTACGTTTGGTTCTGTTCGCGGCCGCATTTCACACAGCGCACGGGGTTAGTTCCGTGTCGTGTCACGATGCGGAGACGTACTGGAACTATGGGGCCAACGTGAATTGTAGCGTGACGCTATACCCTAAGAACGGCGGCATGTTCGCCGTCGATTGTTTCTGGAAAGCTCACGAACACAAACCGTGGCACAAGATCTCGAGGCTGGACGCCTACGGATGGACTCATTTCGAGTCCGACCGCAGATCCAAGTACTACAACAGTAAGTGCGCTCGCGTGCTGCGTCCGTCCGTCCGTCCGTAGTTAAGCTAACCGCGTACGGGGTTCTACCCTAATCGACTGTCTTTGTCTTTCTCTCCCACAGCCTCGCTGAAACTCAGTTATGACAACAAGAACCATATATTGAACGCTAGTCACAGCGCCGTCGCTCCGGGTGTCACGTTCTTCAAGTGTCATTTTTACCACATCGCCAGGACTAGAGACGGCGGGCCCGATTGGAAAGAGGCGACGTGGAAGGTCACGGCGTACCCGCTCATCTCTCTGACGACCGGGTTTCAGGTCAAGGATCTGTTCGTGCGAGTCACGTACAAAAACAGGACGGACTTGAAGCCCAAACCAAAAAAATCTCCGAACCCCATGTCGATCTCGGTGTACCACGAGAAGAACAGTCCATTCACGCCGACCTCCAACACGTCGATCCAGAACGAGAACGGAACCATCACCTATCTGATGACGTTCAGTGTCCCGTGGGCAGACAGTCAGGGGAACGCGACCGTAGACGTCATGGTCGACAACCATAACTACAAGAAACTCTTCTTGTTCCGCAGACACTCGACCCGATACTATGCCGCCCTGACCGTCCTGCTGGTCTTGGCCGCTCTTGTGATCATCGCGTACATCGTTCATCGTCATCGGGGGACGTTGAAGGCCCGCCTCGCTTTCCGCTACACCAGAGATTTCGAATAAAGTGTGTCTTGTGTGTCCTTCGCTTACTTAGCCGCGTCGTGCTGCTTAGCGTTTTTACTCGCGCGAACGATGATGTTTTGGAGCGGCAATCGCGCCGCGGGCGGCGTGCGATTTCCAGCTCCGAGTGCGTGGTCGACCATCACGTACGCTAAGGTGTCTCGGCCTCTGGTCACGTCCCTGACGCCGGCCAATGTCTCCGACGACAAAGTCGTCGTGATCCGCGCGAACGAGACCACGTTCGCCAGGATACCTCCGGGAGAATCTCCCTGGGAGACTCGAGTTCGTATCATAGGGTCCGACGTGACAGACGAAGAGCTCGCCGAGCGGTCTGCGGCGGCAGCGAAGGCGCCTCCGGCGGCGTCCTTCGTCGATCCGCCGCAGCTACACTTCTTGCCGTTGTTGCAGAATCCGCCTCCGCTACCTCTGCCTTTCATGCCCACGGTCGACATCCCGACCACGTTCGCGGCAGCGGCATCGATGCTGCCGATGTTTACCGACCCGGCGGCGATGGTGCCGACCGCGTGGCCGATGGTGGCGGCGGCGGCCACGGCCACGATACCGGGGCAACGACCAATACTACCCAAACTCCCGATGATAGAGGAACCGATCCCCATCTCCTCCGATCCCCTCACATTTCCCGACCCCGACGCGTTTCCAGAGCCCATCTCGATACCCGATCCCGGCAGGTTCACCGAGCCCATCGCGTTCCCGGAGCCCATCACACCACCCGAACTCATCGTCTTTACAGACGCACCCACCAAACCTACTACTACCGATCCCGATACCATAGAGCTCATCCTCGAGCCCGTCACCGTCCCCGAATCCGAACCCGTCGGTACTTCTTCTCCCGCCGAGCCCGTCCCCGAACCCGTTATCATCCCCCAACCCGTCCCCGAGCCTGAGCCTGAGCCTGAGCCTGATTCCGAGCCCGTCACCGTCCCCGAACCCGTCGCGGTTCCCGAGCCCGTTAAGATCCCAGAGCCCGTCAAGCTCCCAGAGCCCGTTCCCGTTCCCGCTCCCAAACCCGTCGCGGATTCCGAGCTCATCATACTAAAAAGGAAAGAGCTCTCTCCCGTCCCGCAGCCGACGGACGCTAGGCCCGCGAAAGTGCCCAAGGTACCGAAACTCATCATCAAGAAGGTACCACGCGCACCGATCGTGGTGAGGCCGGTTCCGACGAGGTTAAGCGACGTGACGGCCCCCGCGAACCGGCCGGAGCCGCGACAGCGGCAACAGCGCGCAGAAACCGAGACGGCGGCGGCGTCTTCTTGCACGACGGAACCAAAGAAACACAAGAAGATACCGAAGATCGTGGTACCCGCCACGATCACGGCGAAGAGAAAGACCGCGGAAGGCGCCCCGGACGAAGAGTTCGGAAACGATTTATTGAAGAGGCTCGCGGACCTGTGCAGCGACAGGCATACCGACGTCTCGGACATACGGATCCACTTCTCGTGTCAGAAGTTTCGAACGGCGCGCGGGACTTACAACGCGCTGGCGAAGATCCCCAACCTGAAGATCGTGATGGGCGCGCAGATGCTGACGGAGAAATGCCGCTGTCACGAGAAACCCAAGTTCGACGAGATCAACTACCAACCGAGGACGGCGGCGAACACTCACATCGAGACCGGCCCGTACGAAGTGATCGTGCGCTCGCGAGCGTCTCGGGAACTGCTGGCCGCGGCCCGCGTCTGTCAGGACGTGGCCAAGAAGACGGGTATCAAATGCGAATTCAGTTTCTCTACGATCAGGTACACGTGTTCGTAGCGAGTTTTTCCCCGTCACCCCCATCAACTATTTAACCTCTCGGACACGCTCGCCGTGAGGGCACGACATCATGTTTCGTGTCGGCGCGCTGCTCTGCGTCGCGTACGCCGTGACGGCCGTATACATAACACCGGATGTCAAGCACCTCCAGACTCATTCGCCTGGTGGAGGGCGAGCTCAAAACTCCGTGACCTCCAAGCAGCCGAGCATACCCAAACAGCCCAAGCTGGATAGAGGACTGAGAGAAGTTCAATCGGATCCAGGCACCTCTCAACCGGCCGCGAACGCCAATTCTTCAGACGCAGCGCCCGAAAAGAGCACGATGTCGTCGCCGAACCCTGCACAAACCGCACAAGCGGGCAAGAACGGCAACGAGACGACGGTCGCCGCGCCGGCTCCGCCCGCGGCACCAGCGCCAGCAGCCGCTTCTGCCTCCGCAGCTAGCACTCGGGCCGAGACGCCCGCTGTCGCCGCCGCCGCCGCTGCCACCACCGCCGCTAAAAAACGGGTTTCGACCATACTATCTCGAGCGAGCGACGGGACGAAGATCTTAACCCCCACCGACGGGACGAAGATCTTAATCTACGCCTCTTCGTCATCGGACTCTTCGGATATCTCCTCAGACGACTCGGATAGCGAAACGAACTCGTCGTCAAGCGAACCGTCTAACTCGTCCTTACCACCGGGATCGGAGACCGAACCCTCTTCATCATCCTCATATTCATCTTCATCATCTTCATCATCCTCTCCATCCTCCTCCGACTCAGAGGATGAACCATCATCATCATCATCATCGTCATCTACCAGCTCGGACGGCGCTTCATCGGATTCGGAGGCGCCATCTTCGGATTCTGGATCCGAATCCATAGGCTCGACGTCGCCCAAATCGGAATCGGAGTCCTCAGACTCAGAAAAAGATCAAGAGAAGAATAAGAAAACATCGACACCCGCATCTACTCGCGCGAGTTCGCCGCAACCAGGAGCAGCACCAGCAGCCCCCGCGAACACAGAACCGGCCCGAGACGCGTCGACGGAGCTGTCGTCGAAGATGTTATCCGCCTCGATCGTGGACAAGCCGACGAAGCTCGCCGACGCTGCCAAGACTACTCCTCAGCAGGTAACTAACGCCACTGGCGGCGATGATGCGTTGGTAGTATTGACTGTCGGATCCATCACTAACTCTCCGCTCTCCGATAACAGGTCAACACAGAGTGCGACAACGGTCCAGACGGAAAGCGGTCACGCCGGTCTACAGAAAGAGACGCCGAAGAAATCGACGTCCCTATCGACCTTGAAGAGAGCGGGTCGACAGACCAGAGAACTGCAGCAGAGCTCGGAGACGGCGACGATCACTGACGCGTCGCGGGTTCCGAGCACGGTCACGGCCGTCCCGCCGACGAGCATCCCGTACCTGACCACACTAACGACAGCCCCGCCAGCACCCACATCAGACGTCGACAACAACACCAACACAATCATCACCGCCATCACCACCAAGGACCCCGCTACCACAGCCGTACCTTCGAGAGCATCTCTGACCGTCACTCCTCTCCTCAGCAGCAGCAGTAGTACCATATCCTTCTCCTCCTTCCCGTCGAAGCCCCAGACACAACTGAGTGTCACACAGAATGCTACTAATAAAGATAATGAATGGATAAACTCTACCGAGTCTGTGTCTTCTCCTAGCGCCGCGTTCCGCACGCAGGTCGTCACCACCACCACTACCACGAATCCCACCATCACCACATTCCCCGGAGACCTATGCACTCGCAGGTACTGCCCCGCGAAATACGGGCCGTTCGTCCTGAGCGCCTTCACCCGAGTGACTTTCAGTCGCGCGGAGTGCGCTAGCGACGTCGCCATATTTAACGACTCGCTCATTATCGATCCGGGCCTGGGCGCTTCGGTGTTTCTCACGATATATAAAAGACTCAGTCTCTCAAACAGGATGATACGGCTCGCGAGCGAGCTGACCGAATACACGTACACACCCGCAGACTTCATATGATGCCTTTATTATTGCTCATACTGCTGTCCACACGTAACCTGCTGGGGGCGGCGCAGTCGCAGGAGTCGCCGGTCGCCGGCGAGCGACGGGCGTTGGACCTCACCACCGTATACGTGTTACCGCGCAGCGAGCCCATCAACGCCACCGTCGAACACAAGTGCCGCGAGGCCCTGGCGAGCTGCTACAACGGGAGCGAGTTCCAACCGCTGCACGATGACGGCCCCATCCGTCCGGACCCGTATAGGTTCTCGACGATGATCAGGTTCAAGAGGAGCTACGGCGAGCTCCCGCTGCCCATCGAGCTCAACGACGAGTTCCTGGAGCAGCTGTCCCTGCTCCACAACAACACGGACCAGCTCCGAGTTCTGCTGACGCTGATGCGGACCAGCCGCGCCAGCGACTGGATGAGCTTCTTGGGGGGTTACACCCAGTGCGACGCGCCGAAGTCGGTGGTGTTCACCTGCGTGGAGAGCGTGTGCTACGAGCACGACCTGATGCGGTTGAACTACACGACCGACCTGTTCACGGAGAACGTGTTGGGCCTCGACGTGTCACCGCCCGTGCTGTCCGTGCTCGTGCTGCTACGTAACAACCACACCAAGGCGGAGTCGGTGGTCCGAGTCCCGACCAGCAGCATGTCCCTGCTCGACGGCACATATAACCTCCTCCGTACCATCTTAGGCCATATGTCCCTAGACACGGACCTGATAGGAGTCCTCCGCAGTTACAGGGATCGCTTCCCCGCCGTGTTTTCAGTCAGCGACCAGATCAAGATCACCCGACAACACTATCGCCCTCAATATCAACGAAAGAGACCGTGATGGCTCTCCGGCAGTGGATGCTCAGACACATCGCGGTGCACGACGTCGGCGCCGCTGCCGCCGGCGCCGACGTCTCTGCCGACGTGATTCATCAACAGGCGGAGGCGCTGGGCATCCACGAAGCCTGGATGAGCTTTCTGAAACTATCCGCCACGCAGGCGTCACAGCTGGTCCGCATCACCGACAGGGTAGATCAGGAGAGACGCATGTGTACCATCTACCCCGAGAAGAGCGACGTCCACCGTTGGAGCAGACTCTGTTTCCCGTACGACGTGCGAGTGGTGATCCTAGGACAAGATCCGTACCACGACGGCAGCGCGTGCGGCCTCGCCTTCGGGACCGTGAGAGACCGTCCGGCCCCGCCGTCCCTAGTGACGGTCTTCAAGGAACTCCGGCGGAGCATCCCGGAGTTTTCGATGCCGAAGTGCGGGTGCCTGGACGCGTGGTGCCGCGAGGGTGTGCTGCTAATCAATACGGTGTTCACCGTGGTCAAGGGACAGCCGGGCTCACACGAGGCCCTGGGATGGCAGATCCTCTCGGATCGCGTCCTGCAGGCTCTGTCCGAGCAGAGAGAAGGACTGGTTTTCTTGTTGTGGGGGCTGCAGGCTCAGAAGAAGGAATACCTGATCGACCCGAGGAAACATCTGATCCTCCGATCCAGCCACCCGTCCCCACGCGCTCAAGGAGCACGCAACCCCTTCGTGGGGAACAACCACTTCGTCCTGGCGAACGAGTATCTGAGCCGCCGCGGGGAGCGCGTCGACTGGAACGTGCTGTGTTCGAAGTAACCACCGATGAGAATAATATTATTATCTCCCCCACAACCTCCTCCAACTCCACCACCAAACACAAAAAATAAAGGCGAGCTGCGTGTTTATTGTAACAAATGTGTGGTTTTTATTGATAAAATATTAAAAATATTAATTTTATTTACATGGATGTTATGTTGTTAGCACAGACAGAGGGGGACCAGGGATAATATCTCCATCGGCCCGGTAGACAGAGACACACACAGTTAGAAGAGTATACTTATCATCAATAACGGTGGTCAAAAGTATAAAAAGACATACACAATTTTTTCAGTGGTAAGTATCATGAATACAAGTTTTATATAGGTGATAATAGTAAGTGAACAACAACAGTAAGTATATCATCCATACATATTCTACTGCTATAGAGCGAGTGCTTGCTTGCGTGCTTACAGACGGCAGCATCGGCAGAAGACCCGAGCGAGACGAGGCGATCGATAACAACAGTCAGTTAGAGTTTACAGAGCATCATTTCTTTATCCATCTTTCATGAGATCAATTAAGATCATCGAACACATTGTCCAAGTCGACCATATCCTCTAACATAGCGGCGGCCATCGCGGTTTCCTCCTCGGAAACGGCCAGAGTGCCGGCGGTGGCGCCCGTCTCGACAATCTCCAACCCGTCCTCCGTGAGGTCTGGGCCTCGTCTTCCCCTCCTACTCCTGCTCCTTCCCCGCGTGGTGGGACCGGCGGCGGCGGCGGCAGCAGCTGCGGGTGGGTCGGTCGGATCGACCTGGGCGACGCGCGCCGCGACCCGACTGTTCCTCCGAGGCTGCGAGCCTCTTCCCCGCCTGCGAGCGGCGGCCGTGGTGGCTCTGGAGCGCGAAGCGGTCGGCGCCGCCGCCGGCTCGACACAGCGAGCTATGTCGATGAAGGGCCGTATCTCACATACAGGTTTCTGCTGAGCGGCGGATGTGTCCCTGTCGAAGATACCCCTGTGGTGAGGCATCCCCTCTGTCTGCGTGGTGCCTGTACAACTGGATCCCGGTACGGCGGCGGAACTCGAGCTGGTGCTCTTGTCTTTATACTCGTCTAAGAGTCTCATCAGGGAATTAAAGACGCCTTCAAAACGCGGGTTGTTGTCCTCCTGTGAATTCGGAGGAAGATTGCAGTTAGAAAGCCTCTGTTCCCCAGGACAGGTGTTGCCCGCTCCCTCAGATCCCGACTTCACCGCCGTCATGCGGCTCGTAAAGGCGAGATCCATGAGGGCCCGCGAGTCAATTAAGGACCTCATGCATGCTAGCCCACCGTCGGTGAACGTTTGCTCGATCTCGGCAGACGCCCCGGTCTCGGTTACCGTCGCCGTACCATCGGCAGACGAACACCGAGTTCCATCGTCTTCCTCCTCGGATTCTATCAAGTCATTAAACCCTGGTGTCTCTATAGTCACCGGAGAGGAGGGTGGTAACGCACCATCGCTGACGGCGGACAGCGAACTAGCAGCATAACTGTTCAAAAAGGAGACCGCTCCAGCTTCGTCTGCATTACCATCGACAGTGGTACTGCTCCTAGGCGGTTCCAGATCCCTCTCCGGTCTCGGATCGTGGTGGGTCTTCTGGCGCTTGGGCTCCCCCCCGCTGCGTGGAGAACCTTTCCGAACAGAGTAACATCATTAGTCCCGTGACGGTTCACCGAAGGTCGAGGGGGAAAGCGACCAGTAAAACCCCGATCAGAACTACTTACATTCCTCTTCGAGCCTCCTGCTGCGCTCCTTCTGCTTTGTACTGAGGCCGCTGCTGCCTCCGCTGCCGCTGCCGCCGCCGCCGCCGCTCGATCCGGAGCTACCCGAGGTCCGCTCCCTATGAAGGGTACCGTTGGAGAGTTCGAATCTCTTACGTCGGTCGTCATCGTGAGATTTGGACGAGTCTTTATCGCGGCGACGTTCTTCCGAAGAATTGAAGCCGCCGCCACCGGCGCCGCCGACGGAGCTCGAGCTACCCATCGAAGTGGCCGACTGCACGGCGGCGGCCACCGCGGCGTTGCCGACGCTCTCGGCGACATCGTCGGCTTCGGCGCGGTGGGCGCCCGGCGAGTGTTCGACCAGGATGACTTGCAGCAAGCTGCCGTCCGCCACCAGAGTCAAGAGGCTGGCGCCCGTGCCGTCGGACCCCGGCGGCGTCGCGACCGAAGAGACGGTCTTGTTACAGACGATGCTCCCGCGGTGGAACATGTTCATGACCTTCTCCGGTCCGTCGTCCGAGGTGATGTCCAGAGACATGCATCCCTGGGCCGCCGATCCGGACGACGAGCCGCTGTCCGGAGACTGCATGATGGTCGCGCACAGCCAGCCGGGCCCCCAGTTCTCGGTGCGGCCCTCGCCGTTCGTGCAGTCCAAAACGCGGGCGCTCTCGTAGGTCCACTGACGGAGGTCGAACATGCGGGTGACATTCTGATGCAGCGTCCGACTCGAGTTCCGGAAGGTGAAGTAACGTCGTCTCGAAACGATGGGCGATCCGCGTCGATCTGGCGCGGCCATGGTCCGAACGAAGGTCTTTTCACCGGTCGCGACGAGAAAAGTGGGCACGTAATCTACCGCGACGCAGGAACTATCAGCATTTGGTCTGCTAAATGCGAAGATCGCAGAAGAAATGAGCCTAGGATCCGCTCCGGCTTGCGATTTATAAAGTCTGCATCACGCCCATTCTTAATTTATGCATGACGTTGTTATAACCTGCGGTCTCCGGCGTTCTTCTCGCTACCCGCCGGTCGAATGGCGCTCCGGACGCGCGGTCGAGCTCTAGACACGCCTAGGCTGGGCGCCGAGGCCAGTAATGTGCCTGTCTCCCCGGACCCGCCTAGCAGATGGTCTATAACCTCACCGCGGACCGCCGACATGCACGAGATCGAGTCTCGAGAGCCCGTCCGAGACCTGGCCCGGCGGCTCGTGCGGATGTTCAACCTAGTGGCGCTCCTCGTCCTGGCCGGCCGCGCGAGGCCTTCGCCGAAGCGCAGGGGCCTCGGCTCGAGATAGCGCGGCGTCCGTCGCACCGTACGGCGTTCGAGATGCCGGTGGCGTCGAGCGGGTGTCCGAAGAGGGGTTTTCCCGGTCCGATCGGCTCGATGAGGGGGTCGAGCACCGTCGGTATCGCCGTGACGAGCGACCGCTCGTTCACGAGCAACCGCCCGAAATGTGGGTCTTCCGCCTCGTTACGCACGTGTAAGTATACGGCGTACGGAGCTCCGTTCGTTTCTAACGGTAGCTCGTGTCGAGCGGTCGTCCGATCCTCCGATCCTCCGAGGGCTGACGGACCTTCCCCGTTTTCAGGTCCGCTTCGGTTACTTGATCGCATCGGACACGCGGACGTGGTACGAGCACCCGTTCGCTTCGATCGAGCGGTCGTGGCGTTCGCGGCAATCAAATAACACGGACGAGCGGGTAATCGAAGCGAGCGGTCGGTCGCTACGAGGGGTCGGTCGAAGCGAGAGATCACTCGTCGCGAGCGGTCACTCGACGCGAGCACCGAGTCGCTACGGACGGTGACTCGAGACGAGTGACCGGTCGACGAGCGTCGGTCAGGCCGCCGATGGAGCACCTCCCTACGTACTCCCTCCGAACCCGTCCCCGTCCGCCCGCCCGTCCGTCCGTCCATGCGCCCATCCAGCCCCCGGGTTAAAAAGAAAGTCCGTGACCGGGTCGGCCGAAGGAACCCCACCGGCACGGGGAAATAAAATGATCACGCTACCACCGTGTGTCTCCGTACTCCGCTATTATACTTTGCGGCGTCGGACGTGACCGCGCTAGGTAGGATACCTGGAGTGTAGGTATTCACCGTCAGACGCAACCTGACGCATCCCGGCTAGAATATATAAACGTACGGTGTTACTGAAAGGTGCATTATCACACCTGAGCGAACGGCCGAGCAGGCTCAGGTGAGGCGGCGGACGCATCTCCCGGAGGCCGAGGAGGCGGCGGCGGAGGTGACGGCGTCCCGAAGGCCCGGAGCTCTCAGGTAGGAACAACGTGTGTACACTAAATCAATCTTTATCTACTGTCCTCTTTTATCGTTCCTTTAGATGGTAATTCATAAAAACCCGAAAAACAGAATACTTTTTTTTCTATGTTAGAGGTACTATATCTTCCATAAAGCTATAAAAAGACTTTTTTTTTCACTCGGCCTCGGTCGAGCGTAGATCTCATTTTTTCTCCAATCGGCCTAGGAATCCTGGCTAGGTAGAGTCTGAAAAAATTAAAGAAACTAATTCCAAACCAAACTACATCAAACTTCTTTCTGTTCTGTTGCAGATATATATAATAATCACAATATTATACAATAGACTAATATGCAAACATGAAACTAGATACTAGGTAAATCATTTTCGCTCTATTCTCTCTAGATAAAAAATGCCGATAGATAGCGTCGACCGGCCCCTGCACGTCGATGCCGCCTCGTACTGCTTTACTTAGAGAATAACACTTAAAGATCAAACAAAAACACATCACGGCAGGGCAGTGTGCTTGAGTCCTCACCTACATCAACGAGATTACTCACTATCAACACACATTTTGGCCACTAAAAATCTATATCAACAACACTAAACTGTATGTAAACTCGGGACTGTTGTTAACACGATACAAACAGAAATGTGTCCCAATCTCATCACAAAACAACAAACACATCCGGGGAGCGCGTTTTGAACAACACACAGACGCCGCCAACTCGATAGATGTCCAACCGACCGACGACACAGAGCATCGTGTTCGTCGGCGGGAAACCCGTCTTGGGTTCTCGAGAGAGAGCCGAGACTTTTTGTTAGTTACTACCATTAGAAACTACATGCAATGCAAAGTACGATCATAATAGATTCCTTAGCTTAGTTGTTACCCACCATTCCCAGGGTGATCCGGTTTTCTGTATTTTCAGAACCGTCTGCTCACCGAAAAATAAAAAAAATAAAAAAAAAGAAAGGCTTTATTAGCTAATATTCTCACAATATCCATTATAATCAAAGATCTTGTCTATCATCTCCTCCTCTCCTCCTCTTCGTTGGTTTTCTTTTTATCTCTTTTACGTTATCATAGTTGCGTATATATCCTTACAGACAGAACTCTATCTGATGCGCCGATACAGTGTACGACTAACATCTGTATAGGACGTTAGACAGCAAAATCCTTTCTCTGTATATCTTATATGCGTGAAGCTCTCTGTTGCAGTTGGACTAAGCACGCATAGAGCACTGGACAAATAACCAGATCTATGTAATCACAAATGCAGATGTAACTGCAGATGTAACAACATTCCATTCAATACATCAGTGACCAAATTAGCAGAAAAACTACAAAGGCAAAAAATGAAATTAAAAAACAAATCGCAAAAAGGAGGAATGAGGGCAATTACGGTGTATTGTCAACATAATGTACAACAAGAAGATATTCATCCATTCGATCTATAACTGCGACCCTCTGTGACTGTTCGCACGGCCGCAGCAGAACAGTTAAAAATCAATCTTTGTCAATCTTTGTCAATCTTCATCGACCTTATCAAATGAACGTCTCGCCACCGACGAACGAACTAACGTTACGACCCACGTACGTACCCACACGACGAGAGAGATCTATAGAGGGAAGAACTGATTTCACTCGCTCTCTAACGTGACGAACCGTTCGGTGAGAACGCGAGCTCTCTCTTCCAAGCTGTGTGTGTCAACACATTGTGCCAGCTGACTGGCCCCTGGTATCATCTCCGTGGTCGTCGTTCTATCGGCGGCGACGGCGGCGAGGAGCGCCTCGGGTATGCTATATGTCCCCCTTTTTGTACCTGTGTCATTAATTTTCTCCGGAGAAAGACTCAACAAGACAACGAAAAATTGCACCCAAAAAAAAGCAGTCTCCGGTCTCCTAGTTTTTCCACCGCTACGATACACTCCCCCTTGTGTTTTTGTGTGTTCAACCCTGACCCCCCAAATGAATCCGCGCCATCCGTCTCCGCCGAACGCGCCGACGTCTCGCAAACAACGACGACGTCGATCGGAGGTGTGACCGACGGTTATATGTGACTTTTATCTCTTCTTCTGCTATAACCTATCTACCAATCTATCTATCTCTATATATATAAAAAAAACACATAATCAACTTTACATGGACACTCTGTTAAAATTTCATCATCAATCTAGTAAGTAATAATATCAAATCTATTACAATGTCTTTTGTTCCTTCAACTGATTTTTGTCTCTATAACATATGAACGTTACCAGACAATATATATCATCCTGCCGCAACGGGCTCTACAATACGAAATATTTGTTTTACTCTCTCTGAGTCAATGTTCATCCAGGACTTTTTCTTCAACGCTTAACGATTCGGCTATTTGTAATACACGCCGGGTCGCGGCGGTCGGTCCAGATCGCGATTCTGACCACATGGGTCGCCGCGACCCGAGGTCTCTGGAGGGATGGTAATTCCCCTCACGGGACAAGGAAGAAGCCTCTCGCCGACGGCTGTCGACGAAGAAGAAAATTAAACAAAACGTACACACACGCTAGCTATACAACTACTCTCTCCACAAGAAGAACGATCAGCAATCAGACCCTTATTTCGGTAACGTGACCGCGTCGGTCAGCAGCCTGCACGCGATTTTCGTTTCGAAATAAGGATTGAGAGATCCAGCAACTTGACCCCCTTCCTCGCAGCAAGGGAAGGTGTGTAAGGACCGTGCCGTGCTCCCGATGGCCGCGCTGGTCGCACGTCGGGCGCGCAGACCATTCTTTCAAAAGCATTCACTTTTGTCTAAATCCTTTTCAGTGGAAAAAAACCGTTTGTTTTTTTTTGTTGTTCGAAACTAATAGATTCTGTCCCCAGACACACGGGTTCCCATGGAGAACCTCCCTTTTTTCGAAGTTTCTGCCTCGCGATGAGCGTGCGAGAGATGCGCCGGTCGCGCTCGCAGTCTGCGATTCTCGAAGATACATGAAAACCAAAGAAAATAACTTTAACTTGAGCTCTTTTTATTATTTTTGTTATTGATATCATTTAATCATTTATAAACAATTCACGGTAGCAAAAGTAGTCATGGTAGCCATAGATTTTCTTTTATTATTTAGTTAAGATAAGATAAGTTAGCAATAAGTTCACCATAGAACACATACGAATCAATCAGTAGTTAACCAAGGTAGGTAAATAAGTTAGATAACAAATAGTGATAAGGTGTTTAGTGATTAAGCAGTTATATTCCATATAGCACATAAAGGATTAAACATGTATTTATTTTACTCCAACTTAGGGCTTTCGTTCTACTTCCAATCAGTTAGTTAATAATTACATACATACTTCTCTCGTGTTTTAACGAACGAAGAATATAATTGCTCAACTTTTATTGGTTTTGTAGGTCTCTAGATTCCCACTCAATTCGTGGTCTTATCGATATGCTTTCTTTCGTTTTTACTTCTCATCTACCCTTTTCCATATACGATTTTCCATAATTTTAGGCAATAGGGGTGTAAGAGATATGCTAGATAGTAACATAAATTCTTAAAAACTCTTAAAACTACTCTTTTTTATTCACTTTGTAATATTATCTATCACAAACAAAACAATTATCACATTAAGTAACCCAGTGCTCAACGTGTTAATCGCTCAAAACGACCCATCCTATACACACCATTTCATCACTTTGCGACAACAGATCTAATGTTTCAGAACGGCATCATCGTAGAAGAACGAGAAAAGAACACGTTGACATCGCCGCGACCGCGGTCCCGACGGTGATCACCTGCGGAAAACAACAGAAATGATCGCTAAGCACCCTATCTATCCTTCGTATGCACCATACGGGATGCAGTTTGTTTTCTGACGTCGCCCACGTAAAAAAAAAAAATCCGATAATCTTAATGATGAATACAAAGTCACAAAGTTCGCTGGAGAGCAGCGAGACCAAACACCTTTAATCAAAGCCAGCTAATCGAAATATACTACTCACTGCTTGCATACGTTCGTACGACGACGTACGTAGGTGTTTCATCATCTTTTTACCTGTGTATCAATTAAATCAATGGAAATTCAGATCAGACTTACTTGTTTTAAAGTCCTCTTGGAATACGGACATGTGACAAGAAAAATACATAAAAATAGACGGAAATGACAATATGACTTACTTCTGATACATTGTACCCAGAAATCCAGATATGTTATACCTAGTTTTGTCAAGGAATCGAGCTCTTCTTTTTACATTACATAGTCACCCCCACCGAAACGGAATAAAAGAGATACCTACGATGATATTATCTATACCCACTCGCACCGCCCCGCAGATCCTCACCATCGATCAATGTATCTCGACTCGACCTCGTTCGCGAGTCGCGCCTCCGCGGCCGGCCAACCGATAATCACTCGATCTTTTCGTCCGCGACACGTAGACCAACCGAGTCAGTTCTAACCCATCACGTCGGGAAGAACATCAATCAGCAATCCATAACCGAGTCATCCACCAAAACACACTACTTACTACTTTACCCTTACCCGTTTTACCCGTTCGTTCACACTACGTACTATAGTAACTTACTAATGTTAATACCCGTTCAACTTTCGAGCTGCTAGTCCTCGCTACTAGTTATAGTTCTCGCTTATTCTCTTCATGTTGTTCGAATTTACCACACGGAAAAAGTATCATCATCAACATCTTCTTCTTTTTTTATAAAGAATCACAGTCAACTCTCAGCTAATTCCATCCGCGATAAATAAAGAAAGACAAAATTTAGTTAGCTACGCAAGGCTGCTATTAAATTCGATAAGAATCCATCAAATCGTCCGTAATCTCATACCGAACCATATGCAGTTTTGATAGTTCTATTTCTCTCTTAAACCCTCTTCTAACTACTAGGTAGCTTGTTAACGTTGTTACGTTCACGTTTCATAGCTCTTTACGACTAATATACAGAAAATGATAGAAGTTGTAGCACTTTTCTAAACAAAAGAAAGATGATAGAAGTTGTAGCACTTTTCTAAGCAAAAGAAAGACGACAGGTTGAGAGAAAGATAACATCTAAGAGTAGATGGTAACGAAAGCGTTTCGTTTTGAGTGTTCACGAAAACATAAAATCAAAGCATATTCAAAAAGGTTAGATTTTATTTTATTCTTCTACGTCTATGAGAAAATCGTTATGTTATCAGATCTCCTACTAACTAGCACGACATGTAAAAAAATGCAGTTTTTCTTCTTCAATTCGTTGATTTATCCGAACCGTAACAAAGCGTGTGAGGGGACAACCACAGATTCGGCATCCTCACTCACGATACACAAAACATTTATTAAGATCTAAGGAAAAACATGGACAAAACGTAACAAAATCATTCAGAAACTAGTTCGTGCGTAAAAAAAATTTGAATGTGCAACCATATACAATACAAAATCAACCTACAGTTGTGCGAAACTGTTAACAATTGTATGAAACTGTTATCTCAAGATTCTTATGTCTAGATCTTCCTAAGAATGATATTTAGCCAATATCCATGCATGTATAGAGAGGTTACTCTCAAATCGAAATGGGTTTCAATCTAATTCTCTGTTTCGACCTTCTTTCTTATCAGCATCTCTAGAAATCTGTTCACGCTTCTGTGAAAATGCTTTTATTTCCTTCTATGTAAACTACTATGGGTTCTAGGAAAAATTATAAAAACATTTATACACAATATTCTTCAATAAACTGATTATTTACTTGTAAACTTTAGAAAACTCTCAAACAATAAGAAAAAAAAAAGACTGGATCTCTCCACGAGAAACCAAGAGCACCATTTTTAATATTTTTTCTTTCTGTTTGTTAAGCAACATCCAACCAAACCCGCTCGTCAGTTTGGGTTTGTAAGAGGAATTATATCTTTGTCATCATTTTATTTCATTTTTTTTGTCACATAAGGCTTTATTTTTTTCATGACAATGTCTTATAAGTAGTAGGTTTATCAAAATAGGAGTAGGAAGAACTAACTATATAATAAGTTTTGTTATTAATCATTTAAGTTTCCGATATATCAGTAGTCATAGAGATGATAAGGTTTGTCCATTGTATAAACGTTAGCCTGTATGATCGCAGTAGCAATTTAGAACTTATTCATTTCTATATTTTTTCTTTTACATCATTAGATTTCTTCGTTCTGTTCCGAATCACAATCTCCTTTAGGAATACAGATAGGAATTAAATGCAAAATACCTGGCAATAGTAATGTTCTTATACTTTTTTAGTTTAAATTTACTCTCTAAGATAAATTAAATCACACACTTAGATCAGATCGGCATCGTTGATGACGTGACACGACGTTCGTCTCCGATGTGAGAACAGATGTATAAAAGGCGAATTTGTTAGTTTGAAAGATCTGAAAATCTTGCATTAAATTTCATCATCTTCTTGATCTCATTTATAGCTTTTTTTATCATTTTGTTTATTATCTTTAGACATGAGAAAATACATTGTTATCTTATTATCTCATCACAGATTTCGAGCGATGTCTGCGATTATTCCATCACAGGCACCGGCCAGAATACACAATTTTCATCATATTCACGATCCGGCGGCTTCGATCGCGCGATCGTCGACCCCGTCTATAATGTTGTCTACAATTTACACACCTCATAAAATGTAATGTTAGTTTAATCGCCACCATCACATTTCCAGTGTATAGTCTACGCGACCGCATTCGCGCCCGAGAATGATATCCACTCCATAATTTTTTAGGTAGATATAATATAAATCAACCATATCATTTTAGATAAATAGATAGATTTGTGTTACATTCATTTTATTCTGACTATTTTCAACCCCATGCCGCTGCGTTGTAGTAGATCTTATTATATCTAGCTGTAGTTAGTTTTTTGAGATCTTCACATCATATTTGTCATTTTATTCGTAGAAGCCATCAACACGAAGCGGCTCGGGAGGAGCCACACATAGATTACAAATAACAAGTTAAAAAACTTTATCTCGCTTCACCATACCCCCCATTCGCCTCTGGGTCGGCGAAAATACCATCAACATATACATATATCCCTTGCATTTTCATCAAGAATGAACCAATCAATCATCTTAAACTTCCCTAGATGTATGAACTGAGATAAAATATATACACGTCTAAAACTGTCTATCTGAAAAGTATACCTATTTTTCTGCAAAAATAAGGATTACTATATTCTAACCACCCGCATCTGTACGCAATTTTCTGGTCTCACGGGAGTCGAGGTCTCACGGCGGCCTCGGCTCCCACCCGTTCTCTCCTTTCTTTTTCAGGATGCGAGATGGCGACGGCGAGCCAGCAACAGCCGCCGCCGCCGCCGCCGCCACCGCCCGGGGCGATCGTCCCATGTGGACACACGATCCCCATGCTGCGAGGAGGCGGACACATCGAACTCTGCGCGATCCAGGGACACGGATGCCTCCATCCTCCACTACCTCTCGATGACAACGTCGCCGCCGCCGCCGCGAACACGACAGAGACGACAACGATCACGACGACCGCGACGGCGCAGACAAGTCGCAGGCTCCGCGGTAACGCTAGAATTCGCTTGAATCCCCGTCCTATACCCAGACCGCCAGCGGGTCCCCACGAACACCACCGTCGTCGTCGCGATCAGCGTCGATCGACGCAACAGATCAGTTTTATGCCGTTACAGTCCAATGACCAACAATCCACCAACACGATCCCCGAGATACCCAGAATCGTGGTCGAGGTGGTAGACTGAACTGACAGATAATTAATAAATAAACACACAGACTCATGTCAGAAAACCAGAGTGGTATCTTTATTCTGTAACGCGCGTCGTATAAAGGGGGTGATGAAGGTATTGTTCTCGTACGTGTTGCGTACGGGGTTAGTATTGAGAACTAGGCGGTCGGGGTCCACCACCCGGGAGATACCTACGTAGATCTGGCTCATCTTCAGGTTTTTAGGGTTGTCTCCGAAATCGATGGCCACGCTCTCCAGACCGATGCCCTGACTCTTGGCGATGGTCATGGCCATGCGCGAGGTCACCCCGTAATCCACCATGGTGCAGATGTGCACGCTCTTACCGTCTATCACGTCGGAGAACTTGGACACGTTGTAGTCCAGGATGAGCAGGAAGCCGCAGGCGTCCCTGACGATCAGCCTGGGGAGGCCCTTCTCCAGGATCCGCCGATGTATACGGTTCCGTTCGGCGTCCATGATGAAGACGTTGTGGTTGGTGAAGCCCTCCAGCACGTAGTTGTTGCTGGGGGAGACGAAGGTCAGCATCCCCACGAAGGATCCCGTCTGGGACTCGATCTCGCAGTTCTTCCTGCGCCACACGTTCCTCCTGTTGTAGGTGACGAGCCGGGTCTTGCCGAAGGCGCCCTTGGTGTGCTTCTGCATGATCCGATACCTGGCGAGAAAGATGTCTCGGAAGATCGTGTAGATGTGAACGATCTCCTCGAAACTGATGGAGCTAACGGGCGGAGGTATAGAATATTTCAGAAAGAACTTATCTGTGTAGATGTCGGAATAGCAGAGCATCTCCACGTCGGAGATCTCCTCGTCGATTTGCCGCGGCGGCAGCGCCGCCGACATCGTCAGACGGGGCTGCGGTTGGGGTTGGGGTGGAGGTTGAAGCTGCGGTGGCTCTGGCTGCCGACCTCGATCGACGTAGGACAGGTCGTAGAAATCGTCCTCGTCGTCGGAGGTCAGTCGACGTCGATACTTCTCACCGCCACCGTTACCGCTACCACCCCCCGAAACACCGTCAAAGCACCCGCCACCCTCCAGATCCTCCTCATACTCATCGTTATCATCGCTGTCCCTCGCGCCGTCGCCGCCGTTGGCTCCGATGACGAGCGTCGGGATGTCGGGCAAGGGGATCTCGGAGAGGTCGCGCAGGATCTCCGGGGTGGTGAGGGGGGAGCTGTAAAAGAGATACATGGCTGAAAAGAGCAGTCCCGAGATGAGGGAATAGGCGTAGACGGCCTGCTCGCAGGGGGTCCTCTCGATGAAGAGGTCCTTTTGCAGGATCTCGGCGAAATCGTCGAAAGTGCCGGTGTACCCGACGACGCAGGCCTTGGTTTTGGCCGTGACGCCGACGGCGCTGTCCCTGATGAAGGTGATGCGGCAGGTGAGCAGGGTCTCGTTGATCATCTCCTCCTCGAGGTCGAAGCCGTCATCGTCCCCGCCGGCACCGCCGCCGCCGCAGGACTGGGCGAGCTCCTCGACCTGGATGTCCTCCGACAGGTTATGGTCGGTGAACTGCGAGTAGTTGCTGATGCGGGCCAGGTTCTTGCGGAACCAGGTCTCCGGACGCGGCGTGGGCTCCCCGGTGCACATGCTGGCACAGTACTCGTGGAAGGCCGAGTTGTTGAGGACGCAGTAGACCGGCACCTCGAAGATGAGGTGCTGGCTGTAGATGCGGACGCGGTCGTGGAGCGCCGTGAAGTACCTCTTGACCTCGGCGTGCGAGATGAAGAGGCGGGTGACATCGATGGCGTGCGCCGGGTCCCTGATGAGGCCGGCGGGGCGCACGAACCTGTCGAGGTACTCGACGTGCTCGGACTTGAGGGGCAGCCCGAACTCGATGTGCTTGAGCAGGTCGCCGAACTCGAGGTCGAGGCAGCGCTTGTTGTTGATGAACATGACCCAGTTGTGGGCGACGTCGCAGTACTCGGAGAGGACCGGGTCGCTGATGAGCGCGGAGAGGACGTCCATGCCGCGCTGCACGTCCCGATTCTGCGTGCGGTGGTCGTAGCGGCTCTCGAGGGCCTCGGACTGCGTGGGCGACCCGACGCAGACGATGCAGGGCGCCGCGCGCTGGCGGTAGAGCTCGCTGTCGTTGAGGGCGTTGTAGAAGTAGTAGAAGAAGACGACGACGTGCAGCATGTGTCGGAGGATGACGCCGCACTCGTCGATGACGATGATGTTGCTGCGGCAGAGGTCGTCGGTGTCCTTGCGGCCCTTGCCGCCGTCCAGGGCGCGGATGGCGATGTCGGAGACGACCGGCCAGTAGGTCGAGAGATCGCGCCACTGCTGCTGGCAGATGGGGTCGACGTCGCCGTCGAACGCGACGTCGTCGCGCCGCCTGAGGTGAACGCGGTCGGCGAGGGCGACGTGCCGACTATTAAACCCAAAAGTCCTGAAGATGGTCTTGATCTGAGCGGATCTGCTGCGGTTGAGCGCGGAACTGAGCGCCTGGGAGGAGATCACGGTGCTGCCCGTGATCACGCAGTCGAGGTTAGCGGCCAGGACCTGGACGCTCGAGGTCTTCCCCGCGCCGGCGGTACCGGTGATCAGGAGGCAGGAGAAGGGTAGGAAGGGCGGCCGGCGCGCCAGCTCGCGGTCGCCGACGATCATCGCGGCGTTGCCGCCGCCTTCGCTGCTGCCGTCGTCGCCGAGCTCGGGCGCCACCAGGCCCGCGCAGGGATCCAACATGTGGCGGAACCAGTCCTTGTACAGAGATTCGCGGGAGAACCGCTTCAAGGCCAGCGACTTGACGCGGTCAACGATCCGCTCGATCTTCGAGGCGGACGACATATTCAGGACGAAGATGTTGTCGTACCTCGACAACCCGCCGGAGCCGCCGTCGGACCCCTTGTTCCCGACGGACTCGTCGCTGGACCTCTTCTCCATGATCAACGGCACGGAGGGCGCGTGTATCGGGCAGACGATCCACCAGATCCTGCGAGACCCGAGCGTGTTCCGCAAGCAGATCTTCTACGCGATGATGCGGTTCCTGCTGAACGGCATCAGCGTGGGCGAGCTGTCGACGGCCTGGGCCTCCCACCGGCGGCGGTTCGTGCGCGCGGAGGACGAGGGCGGCGCGGCGCTGGAACAGTTCGAGATCTGGGCGGACGCGCTGAAACACACGATCGTGGACAGCATAGCCGCGCTGCTGGAGAAGCTTATATACACGTACGCGGCGGACGACAGGTACTGTCGCTACGTAGACTGGATCGTGTCGGTGGGGGTGGTTCCCATCGCCGAGGTACGCACGGCCGAGCGGGAGAAGGCGGTCGATGCGGCGCAGCGGCGCTTCCTGGCCGAGGTGGCCGAGTGTCACCTGTTGGACAGGCCGGACCCGCTGCGCGCGCGGACGCTGCGGGCGTGCGTGTCGGCGCTGATGACCCGGGAGGTGCCGAACGTGCCCGACATCCGCATCCACCGGCTGAAGAGCAACGGGCACATCGAGTGCTTCTCGGGCAAGCGGCGGCTGAAGCGTTTCATCTACGCGGAGCCCACGATCCTCGAGGAGGAGCGGCTGATCCTGACGACGCCGCTGGCCCGGATCCGCTACGAGCGCAAACGACACAACGAGCTGCGCATCCACAAGAAGATCTGCCAGCTGCTGAACACCAACCCGATCAAGGTGGTGACCACGAGCCGGCACGAGATGAACACGAAGCGCATCGTGGAGCTGATGGAGAAGCGGGACCGGCAGGTGGACGCCAAGACGTCCATCGTCAAGTTCCTGCTGAACGTGTCCGACAGCAAGTCGAAGATCGGACTGGAGGACTCGGTGGAGTCTTTCCTGCAGGACCTGACGCCGTCTGTGGATCAAGCCCGCCTCCTGCCGAGCCGCGCGCCCCTCATCCAACCGGCACCCTCGGGTTCGGGCGCGCAGGACATCCGAGAGCTCTTTAGGCGACAGGTCATCAGGTGCCTGGAGGACCAGATCCAAGACCATGTCGAGGAGATAGAGAATCTGAAGCTGCTGAACAAGACGTGGGAGAGCAAGACGCGCGAGCTGCGCGACGCGCTGGACCGCTATGAGTCCGAGGGCCGGCGCGGCCGCGGCCCCCCGGCGTTCGACCTGCAGACCCTGGACACGGTCAACGCGCTGCGGCGCGTGCAGGGCCTGCCGACGGCGCCGGTGACGGTGGACGACAACCGGGTCGTCTGCAACAGCTTCTTCTCGCAGTTCGTACCCGACGAGCGCGAGTCGGACGAGCGCCTGTCGCGTCTCTGGGAGCAAGAGTACTTTCGATGTTTCAAGTTCCGACGGAACGTGACGAACCAGGGCGCCGAGGACAGCATCTCGTACTCGAACTACACGATCGAGCGCGTGCTGCTCCCGTTCCTCACGGCGGTCATCGAGTTCCCCATGTTGGATGCCATCCCAGAAGAGTATTTATTTCTGTCGCTCAGCGAGTTGGCGAACGTCATCTACGAGACGAGCAAGCTGCAGAGATATACCGACTACATCCGCTACCGTGAGACCATTCGCGTCCAAGCCTTTTTAGAGAGGGAGCAGGCGACGGCGGCGGCGGCGGCGGCAGCGGGAGCAGCGACAGCAGCAGCGCCGAGCGAGCGGATCGGACGAGCGCCAGGCCAGGTCTCCGGCCCCCCGACGAAGATCAGGCGACTCGACGAAACGACACCAGGCACGGCGAATTACCGTCCCCAGCAGAAGACGATCGTGACGACGACCCCGATCGGCCTGCCGCCGCCGTCGTCGCCCGCTCCCGAGGTCAGCCCGAGGTTCCGATCGCCGCAGCAGAAGCTCGAGACGCTGCGCGATCGCAATGTCCAGCACCTTAATGGTTAGGGGCGCCATGGAGGTGCACAACGACCGGGACTACGTCCGACTGATGGCGCCGGAGATCGTGAGCATCACGGTGTCGGACAGGCAGATCTGGTTCCACACCGAGTCGGGAGAGCTGATCCCCAACGCGCAGTACCGCGCGGACTCGGACTGCCGGTCGTCGTTCCTGGGATTCTGCCTGTTCTTCATCCTGGACGCCGAGGACGCCCTGTCGGAGCTGCGGCTGTCCTCGATCCGGACCAAGCACCGGATCGCCGTGTTCCGCCCGAAGACCAACACGGACTTCACCCTGTGCATGCTGCTGTTCGCCATCGAGTCGCTGCCGCTGTCCAGACAGACGCTGGAGCACCTGGTGACCTTCCTGACCGGCACCAGGCCCCGCACGGGGCTGACCCGGATGATCTGCAAGAGCTGCATCAAGCTGGTGTGCACGTCCCTGTACCTGTTCTTCGACGAGACGGACCCGAGGATCACGCGCCACGTCCCCGAGATCTGCATGCTGTACAAGGAGACCCAACGCGCCCAGGCGACCATGCTGGCCGAGACGTACTTCGGCGTCCAGGACATCAGCAGCATGTCTCTGGTGTCGCTGACGCTGACGGACCGGGTGACCAAGGACGGCGACACCGTGGGCGACCTGGCGGCCGAGGTGCTGAACACCGTGTGTAACGTGTTTTACGTGCCACTGGGGACCAACGGTTCCGGTGTCGTGACCCGCTGGTTATCGAACGACAACAACCCCAAGCAGCGCATGTATCCAGACACTACTACTACCGATACCACCATCACTACTCCTCCCACCACTAAGAAGAATATGACGACTACTACTGCTAATAGTCACATAGCACTACTAAGCACTAACAATAATACTAATACCACCACCACTACTCCCGGCGCCGACACTAAGAAAAGCGCCTCGAACAATAAAAAATGATATGCAACACAGACCGTTGATCGTCTTTTGCAGTGTGTCTTTATTTATTGAAAATGAAGCATATACAGTGGTAGTTAGTTATAGTTAGTTATGGTTATTTATGTTATTTATTATCCTGTCCATCACCCTCCTGATTCCCCAACTCAGTCAGTTCATAGAAAAGAAGGCCGAGTAGCGTTCCACGACAAAGTCCATAGTCTGTTGAAAGACATCGTTAAACTCTTCGATCAGGTTGTGCGTGTCGGTGCGTTCCACCACCATGCCGACGGTGTTGGCCGTGGTCTCCCTGAGGGCCCGTAGCGCGGCGTCCAGCTCATCCGAGCCGGTGGTGTCGCTGACGATCGCGTCGTCAGTGACCTCCTGCTTGATGGCGACGCAGTCGATCTCGCCCGTGCTGTTGTTGACGACCGCGGTGTTGGTCTGGTCCTGCGAGAGGACGATGATGACCTTCTCGAGGGTCACCCTGAGCACCTCGAAGGTCTTCTTGACGTAGTCGTTGTAGCAGATGTTGTCGTGCAGGGCCCCGTCCAGGGGCTGGACGGCCACCATGCGGCCGCAGACGTGGATCCCGCAGAACTCGTTGGCGTCCATGACGCCGTCGTGCTGCTGGACGCGGTTGCGTCCGGGGGCGAACCTCTGCGCCCAGAAGCGGGTCTCGTGCCTCCTGGCCGAGAGGCGCAGCATGTGCGTGGCCATGAAGCGGATGATCTTGTCTTTGGCGCCCCAATCGGGGGACTGGAAGGCGCAGAAGACGGCCTCGGAGAGCAGGCGTCCGGTGGCGCCGACCCATCCGGGGGTGGGGAAGTACTTCTGCTCGTCGGGGAAGCCGGAGAGCAGGTACTTGCCGGTGGCGAAGAGCACGCCGCTCATGGCCACGGTGATGCGGCAGACGGGGCAGAGGTACTGGAGGCCGAAGAGCTCGGCCCAGACCCTGGCCAGGTTGGCCCTGACGATGGTGTCGAAGTTGACCTGGTCGCAGTCGACGGGGCGTCGCACGAAGATCTCGCAGTCGTCCCGGACCAGGATCCAGGGGTAACCCTCGTCTTCGCAGGCGTCCATGACGCGCTTGCAGATGTAGTTTTCGAGAGAGCGCACGCGGCGGAAGATGCGCGGGGAGCTGTGGGCGAGGCGTTGGAGGAAAGCGTCGATCATCATGCGGTCGACACGGCGCGCGACGTCGCTGAGCACGAAGGGAAATTCGGGCCCGGGCAGGCACATCCGCAGGACGGCGAACCTGAGATCGACGATGGAGATGCGGCAGACGCCGCCGACGCCCACATAGATGTGGGCGACGGAGCTCTCGTCGTCGAGCGCGGCGTCGCCCATGTCGTGGGTAACGCAGAGCCTGGCGTTGATGCGAAAGTGCCTCATGTCGGCGTAGTGCAGGTCGATATCGTACATCCTGACGGCGTCCAGGGTGTCGACGGCGTTGCCGGGCTCCGGCACGAGCGGCACCTTACCCGCGACGCCGACGATGTCGGGCAGGCCGACCAAGGACCTGATCTCGTTGATGGCGTCGGCACCGTTCTCCGTATTCATGTCGTAGCGCCAGGGCACGGAGTAGACGGCGACGGCGGGGAAGCCGGGGAAGAAGACGGAGCGCGGGCCCCCGGAGCGCAGCATATTGGGCCCGAAGAAGTCGAAGACGGGGTAGAGGCCGGAGAATCCGCCGTAGACCTCCTTGAAGAGGCGCTGCATGGCATCGCGCAGTAAGACGAGGCACTGGTCGTCCGAGAAGACGAAGGCCAGGAACTCGCGCGGAAAGCACAGGCGCAGCTTCTTGCCGCGCCACTTGACATCCTGGATCACGAAGACGTCGGAGACGGAGAACTTGGCGCCCACGGCGGAGGGCTCGCTGAGCATGAACTTTTTGTTACCGATGCGGATGGAGAAGGTGATGTCGCGTGAGACGAAGCCGCGGCGGAGCTTCCTGTAGGCGTGCGTGTTGCGGTAGCGGCACTCGTCCTCGGCATCCTCGGTCGTGGCGCCTTCGGCGATGATGGACTGGATCGCCGTACTGGTCTCGATCGAGACGGCGTCCGCCATCTGGTGATAGGAGCCGATGGCTCGGATCCTGCCGACCGTCAGGGCGGCCAGGGTCTGCAGGATGCTGTTGTAGATGCCGCGCACATTCTCCCATCTCCGGGAGCCAAGGATCTCGACGCCGTCGGAGAAGATCTCGACGGGCGTGAAAAACCTAGTCAGGGGCTCGAAGTCCGGCCCGACGTGCATGAGGATCTGTGCGAGCGCCCGCGACCGGCGCGCGACGCGATCGGCGCACTCATCACCGCTCCCGCCTCCTCCACCGACCTCTCCTCCTACCCCCGACCCGTTAGCGGCGGTCGTCGAATCCGGGATCGTGTCGAGGGAAGAAGACACGATCGCCGACGTGTAATTAGCGAGCAGGTAGGTGCGAAGCTCCCCTTCGGCGGGGATATTGACCGGGAAAACGAAGAGTCTGGTCACGACGCGATCTCCGTCGGCCACTTCGCAGAAGAAACACTGCAGGATGGCCTGGTTCTCCTCGGGCAGGAAAGCATAGATGGACAGATGGACCGGCAGCCCCCGACGCCATCGCCTCTCCATCGCGATTCCCTAAGCGCCGCCGCCGAGAGTCTGAGACAATGTGTGGTGTGATCCCAGCAGGAGCCCTGGGATTTATAGTACCGGGGGCAGCCGAGATGAGGCGCCCTGTGTCGAGTGTCGCTCGGCACCCGAAGCGGCGACGTTACCCCGTCGTCTCGGCGAGGCTCGGACGGTCTCTCTAAGGATGCTCTCACTATTTGACCCGCCCCGTCGACCGCGGACACGAGACACCTGCACGATGGCGAAAGCGGGCGTCATGACGCTCTCCCACGTGGACCGCATGAACCTGCGGACGTGGACGATGGCCATCGCGTGCTGCCTGCTGTCGTTCGTGAACATCGTGGTGTTCTCGGTGGCGGCGCACTTCCCCGGCATCGGTTTTCCGTGCTATTACCCGCGCATCATCGACTTCGACAACATGAACCTGACGATGTACAACGCGATCCACCATCTGACGCCGCAGCTGTTCCTGGACCCCGTGCAGCTCATCGTGTACGTGATCTTCACGGAGCTGATCTTCTTCTGCGTGCTGAGCTACTACATCGTGTGCTGGGTGCAGATCTACTTCCGCAGCGAGCACGGCACGCAGGTGAACCAGTCGACCCGCGACATCAACTTCATGGGCGACTCGGCGACGTGCTTCACCTTCGTGCTGACGATGGACACCTTTCAGATCTTCCTGCTGAGCCTGTCGTTCCGCCTACCGTCCATGGTCGCGTTCAGCAAGTGCATGTACTTTATGTGCCTGACGGCCTTCGTGGTGACGCTCGTGACCCACTACGAGTCGCGCGAGCGCAGCGCTTTCGCGCTGTCGAAGATCCACCCGAAGCTGCAGGGGACCATCCGCTATCGGACGGCGGTGGTGAACCTGACCCAGCTGATCTTGGGCTTCGCGACCATGGTGCTGGCCATGTCGCTGGCGCTCGGCTTCGGCAACAGCTTTTTCGTGAAGACGGCGCACGTCGTGTTCGGCGCCATGGTCGCCTTCGCGATCGTGGCGTGCGTGTACTTCTCGATCATCGAGTCGGTGCTGTCGCGCTACATGAAGGTGCAGTTCGGCTACCACATCGGGACGATACTGGGCGTCTGCGGCGCCATGTACCCCATCATCCGCTACGAGGCGCTGAACGCCTCGAGCTACGCGAGGGACATCAACATCGGCATCACGGTGCTGCTACTGCTCTGCGTGGCGTTCTCGGTCATCCGTACGGTGAGGTTCTTGCTGCGCCGCAACAAGCGATATCGAGCCCTGGCCCTGGACAACGAAGAGATACGCGCCCTGCGAAGCGACGCAGAGTGAGAGAGAAAAAAAGAAAGAGATATCTTACTTCTTCTTATTTTATTATCATTCTGTATCATATCTGTATATTTCTTTCCCCTTTTTCCCCTAGATGCCATTTATAATAAAGATCAATCAATAAAAAACACAGACACACACGAGAACATGTTGTTGTCACCATGTCGTTTTTTTTAATAAATCTCCTCCACTCTTTCTCCCTTTCTCCCCCCCTCACGGTCGATCGATAGATAGATATCACAAGGCCCTGACTTTTTTCTTCACGCCGGCGCCGTTCTTGGCGGATTTCAAAGACGACGTCCGCTTTCCGCCTCCCTTGTTCGCCCCGAGCTGTATCGGAGTGACCACGGTCAGGGGTATAGCGCTATTCTTGTCGGAAAGTAAGGGGGTCGTGAGCTGTTTCTGCACGAAGTCGTCTCGCTCGCCGGCGCCGACCTGGTCTTCGTCGTCAGACGTATCCGTCAGCACAGAGAATTCGGTCCCGAGGTCCACGCGTCGCCCCGAGGAATCCTTCAGGGAGTCCGCGGCGTAGGGATGCAGGCTGCGACATAGCTGTTTACAGCACTCTGCACCCATAGCGCGAGACCCGTCTTCTTACCGATGTCCCCCTCCCAGACGTCGAGGACGCTGCTCACAGCATCCCGGGCGAAGTGGGGATCCAGACGCACGGGCGTCACGACGACGCAGAGCGGCACCTCGTCGCAGTCGGAACGGTGCCCGTTGATTCTGATCACTCTCCCGCGTTCGCTCTCGTCCCGTTTTCTCAGTATGGCCGAGACCAGGTACACGGAGGGTAGTTCGTCGGGAGACATACGTTCGGGATCGCGATGCGCGTTTATATAGTACTGACTCAACACATAGTGCTGGACCAGGGTCTGACAGTAGTACGGGTGACGCGGGTTAGCGAAGACGGGCGCGGCGAACGCGGCCTTGAGGAACAGATCTAGGTAGAGCGGGGGCCGCTCGGCGGACAGGATGAAGTCCTCGTCGTCATCACCGACGCAGGTCGCGGCGCCGGTCTCGCCCTCGGCGGCGCGCGCGTCGAAAACGAAGACGGTGGAGAGGACCTCCGAGTTCTCCTTGATGAGGCCGTCGATCCAGAGGCGCAGGGACTCCGAAACGACGCCGGTGCGACGTCGTTTGCACGACTGCCGAAAGACGCGGTCGTAGGACACCAGACACTCGCGCGAGGTGGGCAGCTGGCCCTGGTGCCGGAACTCGACGGCCGGCGTGTGGTGGTCCAGGATGAAATCGGCGAAGCTCTGGAGACCGGGGTCGTCCAGGAGCCCCTGCACCGCGCGGTCGTCGCGCGACCGCAGGTACTTGAAGCGGCATTTGATCTCGAAGATGGCCGCCCCCGGCGCCACCACCAGCAGGCCGTCGTCGTCGCGGGAGAGACCGCTACAGAAGTCGAGCGAGGCGCCCAGGACCCCCGACGCCGGGTCCAGGAGCAGCCCGATATCGCTCACTCCCCCTCGCCCCTCGGCCACGAACTCCCTGAGCACCTGCGCGATCGCGGATTCGCACTGCATGCCGAAGCGCACCGCTTCGCTGCTGTGGCGAACATCCAGATCCTTCCTGAAGGCGATCTTACGCGTCGCGAGGACGTCGTGAAACCGCGTCGCTGACACGGTGTCGACGCGCAGCGCGTGCCAGACGGGGTTAGCCGCCTGTCCCCGCGAATCCCTCTCGATCGCCTTCATGACCCTGAGGAGCCGGCGCGCCGGCAGGCGAAAGATGGCCCGCGCGAGCGCGAACTGCGCGCCTTCGACACCCCCGACCGCATCTCTGACGGTGCTCTCGCCGCCGGCGTTCGAGACCTCGCGGTCGACGATCGACAAGAAATTAGTAGCCAACCCGGGCCCATCGTGTGTCAGGTTGATTTTATTGAATACCGACCGAAAATACGCCAGGCGCAACGCGCACACGGGGACGCTGGAAACACGCTCCTTGATATCTAGGAGGTTATACAGGCAGTAAATATCAAAAGATTCGCTGGAGAGCCCGTCGAACACCCGAGCGAGACACTGCTCGCTCTGATCGAAGACGAGGCACTCGTTCCGTTCGGACCCGCCGAACGCGCTGTCGATATTATGGGTGACGAATCCCCCACCGTCGTCGACGACGACGTCGTCGACGATCCGCCGCGGTATCGTCGTCATCGCCGTCGCCTCCGGAGGGAGGACCGTCGTCGCCATATCTGGATTTCGCCGACCCGGAGGACGATCAGGGAAAGATCTTGTACGGATCTACGTCGAGATCCTCGCTATCCACCATTAAACACGTCGCACGTATGTTATCGAGAAGGTACCTACCGTCCTCCGTCTCCGACGCGGCTAACAGGAGCCGGACCATGTATGACCCGTCTATCTCGCGTCTAGCTCTTTTATAGACGCTCCGAAAACGGTCGGGAGCGTCCTTGTCGCTAACCGTTTCGAAATAGTCACACAACCGCGCCATAGGCTCCCGCATGTCGTCGCTGCCCAGCAAGGTGGCGGTGTAGGCCAGCTGGCGCGTGATGAGCAGCGAGCAAAAGTTCGCCACCTCGTCCACCGAGTGCCGGGCGAGGGCGTCGCAGGTCTTGCGCGCGACGCCGAAGAGCGCGTCCTCGGAGGTGCTCCTGACCTTGAGCTGTCCGCGCTCGTCCAGGACCCTGACCAGGCAGAAAGCGGCCACGTGTCCCAGGGCGCAGAGGTCCGAGACGCAGAAGCGGTTCGCCGAGGGCTTGGGGAACTGCTTGCGCGGCTCGATGGCGCAGAGTTTCTGCAGCATGAGCGGCTTGAAGGCGGGATGGTAGATGTCCGTGAGGTAGTAGGCGCTCTTGGGCAGCGCCCTGACGGTCTTGGTCTGCTGGAAGACCACGACGCAGTGTCCGGTAGTACCCTCGGTGTGACACTGCGACAGGCTGAAATCGCAGATGACCGCACGCGCGATCTGCCTGTCGTCGGCGCGGTCATAGTTGATGAGCACGTTCATAGGCGTCACGTCGAAGTGACCGACGCCGCAACGCAGGTTGAGGAACCTGAGCGCGTCGGCGATGCCGCTGAAGGCGCGGCGGTAGCTGGCCAGGCCCGCGTAGTGCCAGCCCCGGTAGTTGTAGAGGTCCCGATCGAAACTGGCGAACGACACGAGGTTGTGTCTCAGGCAGCTGCCGGTGGCCACCAGGATGTTGCAGTAGACGCTATCGTCCAGTTCTCCCCGGTAGCCGGCGTCCTGGGCTCGGGAACGTACTACGCCCGAGATCCAGACGGTCAACAGGGTCTCGTTGATGGACTCGCTGGCGGCGGCCTTCAGGGCCGTCTTCTTGTCGGAGAGTCTCCACACCTGTCCGAAAGACCCCTTCCCGATGAGCGTCGCGTCTCTCTCGTCATCGTCGTCCCCACCACGTTCCAGACACCTGTTCCGACAGAAACTCTCGTCATACGGCGCGTACACGGGGAGGTACGCACTACCCGTCTCGAGCAGCACGGGCTGTCGGATGTCCTCGAATGTCGTGACATAACATTTCAACCCGGGAAACGGGGAGATTATGATATTCTCATCCGACCAACTGAGCGCGCTATTACTATCGTCACTCCACTCCAGCCCGCCGCTAGAGGAAGCCGACGCCGCCTCCTCCTCATCCCTATCCTCATCCTGACTATTCTCCTCCTCATCCTCATCCTCCTCGTCCTCATCTCCCCCCGTCACCTTACTTCGGCCGCGGCAACAGCCGCGGCTCAGATACGTAGTGCTAATTCCTAAAGAACACAGGGGACACCGGGCGACCGACACGGAATCCCCAATGGAGACGAGCTCGCAGCAGAGCAAGTGTCTCTCACCGGGGGTACAGGCGCAGGAATGGACGCAATGTGTGTATCCATCCTCGCCCGCGGTGGAAGAATCATCAGTGCGTTTGGGACTATCGGATACGACATCGGCGGCCGTCTTGCGCCGCGACCTGCTGGTGGTGCTGCTACTGCCGCTGTTGTTGTTACTGGTATCGTTGTCGACGGCGCCATCGTCGGCCCCGAACACCAATCTCCTCTTGACTTTATACAGTTTTTCCAGATCGCTCACGGCGCGTCGCCTCAACGGCTTTCTGGGAGCCGGAGGGACGACGACGGGAGCGAACCCGACGGAGCCGTCGCTTCTCGGCGGCGTCAGCTCCACGCTCATGGCGACGGCGGGGTTTTTTTCTCGCGGACGAAGCGTGCGCGCGTGAGTGCGTGTACCCGTCCGTTCGTCGACCGACCCCTCGGGGGATGCGATCACCCTCACCCGGACCACCGTCACGGACCCTGCTCACTTAATAATAAAAAGTCACACACCAGAGTGATCCGAGCGCGCAACACAGCGGCAGCTTTTATTCATGACAGAGCGCATCACCGTCAGTCACACCTCCTCACTGTCTGATGACGTGAACACACTACGAAGTTCCTCGGCCACGTCCCTCATCTCGGCAAGCGCGTCCGCGAACTCGTCCGCGTCGCGATGAACGCGATCCCAAGACGACGAGTCCTTCCCCGTCGTCGACACGCCACCGCTCCGCATCTGCGCCTTGCCAACGGCGATCGCCGCGGCCACCTCCCGAGTGCTCTGCGCGCATTCTCGGATACTCGCTCGCGTCTTGGCGTCCGACGTCCTGATCCCCTGAATACGCACCAGGGGATGATCAGGACCGAACGCCTCGACGAAAAATCGCTTCTGCCGTTTCTCCAGGTCCGCCCGCATAGCGTCCTTGAGCAGCGCACTCTCGCTGCGCGCGGGCCGTCGCGACCCCATCAGACCGCGTCGTCGGTGGTGGAGAGCGCCGAATCGATGGTCTCCCGCATGCGTTTCCTGCGCTCCTCGCCGTCGTTGGAGTCGCAGAGCGCTCGGAGCAGCGTCCCGATGTCGTAGACGGGAAACAGGGAGGCGACGCGCTGTCCCGGCAGGACGTGACTGAGGGTCACGTTCGTCGCCGCATCCCGACAGTCCTTGATGATGATCGGGCTGTAGGACGTCACGTCGACATCGCTCTTAGCGAGGTCCAGACACACACGGTTCTGATTATATAAAGCACAAAACACGCAGGTGCGAGACGAGACGGGCCAGACGGGCACGCTGCGGTCGGAAAACCTCTGGCGGACGGACTGCAGCGTCTTCTTGACGCGGTCCATGGCCACCGTCCCGAGCTCGTAGCACCGCGTGGGCTCGGAATCGAAATCATAGTTCCTATACCACACGTACACGTAGAGCTCGGCCAGGTTGATGTAGGCCGAGTAGTCGGTGATGGGGTCGTAGAAGACGGGGGGCAGGAGCACGGGGTAAGACACCTCACACTCTCGGTCGCGCCCGAAACAGGTAGGGTTCTGACACACGCTCTGCGGTCCGCAGAACAGCAGCCAGAGCACGGCCTCGACATCCTGCACGTTATTGTGGTCTAAGATCCCCGGCGTGTCCACGAACCTGAGGATCCGCTCCACGATCGCCCGCTTATCGGGAGAGAGCGACTTCCTCAGCTGTTCCTTAGTGTAAAGCACGTAGGAGTTACTCAGCAGTCGCCCGTCGTAAGACAGCGTGTTCACCGATTTCGCTACATATCCCGGAGCGGACGGCACCGTCGCCGTCAGTCCGCCGCCGCTCGTGCCGCGTTCGAGCGCCAACAGCCCGTCGAACGCGTTACCGCTACCTGCGGACGGCGTTCCTATCCCTTCGTAGTTGTTGTTGCTGCTCGCCCGCCCCGACCCCTCGAGGACGCACGGCGGTTGTTGTTCCGTCCGGTCCTTGGGCAGCGCGTTGGTGACGAGCAAGAAGTTGCCCCCGGCCGTCTCGATCAGGCGAAACCTGTCCCTGGGTGAGGAGGCCTCGCACGCGATCAGGGCCGCGTCCACGGCCTCCCTGTACCTGTTGACGTCCGCCTCGGACACCCGACCCTCCTCGACGGCGGCGAGCGCCTCGACATCGCAGAGCGCGGTCGAGACGTCGGTCGCCCGTGGCCGTTGTTGTTGTTGATCCTCGCCACCAGCGTAAACACCGCCGGCCGCTGTAGCCATGCTCACCGACGCGATCGCCGTCGCGGTCCGACGTCGCTATGATGAAATTGCAAACAAGCGACACAAGCCCACGACCGTGATCACCACGGAGTTTCCCGACGTGGGTATCTTCTGTCGCAAGCGATATCAGACCGTACACCCGGAGCTGGGCCTGACGAACGCGTGCAACGAGACGTTCACCCCCCTGACCAAGTTCTGCGTGCAATACCGGGACTACAACGAGAGCAGCCCGAAGACGAGCGCGCTGAAGATCACCCCGACGCTGTCGGCGGCGATCGACGCGGTCAAGTTTCAGCCGTGTACCCCGGAACAGCTGGAGTACCGCAGCAAGATGAACGCGTTCTCCGACTTATATAGAGATCCGGAGTTCGTGCAGATAGTGAACTTCCTACAGGACTTCGAGAACTGGATCGCAACCGGTCGTGACGAGAACTGCCCAAGCGAACGACGGAACAAGATCTACCTAGAGCCCTTCCAACGCAACCTGCTAGCCCACGTGCTCTTCTTCCTCGCCACTACCAAGAACCCCACGCTGGCCAACCGCGTGACGGAGTACCTGACGCACGCCTTCGACCTGCATTTTCTGTCCTCGCAGTCGATAGACCTGTTCAAGCAGAAGGCCACGGTGTTCCTCGTGCCCCGGCGGCACGGGAAGACCTGGTTCACCATCCCCGTGATCTGCTTCCTACTGAAGAACATCATCGGGATCAGCATCGGCTACGTGGCCCACCAGAAGCACGTCTCCCAGTACGTGCTCAAAGAGGTCGAGTTTCGCTGCAAGCGGATGTTCTCGGGCCGGTTCATGGTCGAGAACAAGGATAATGTCATCAGCGTGGACCACAAGATCGCCAAGAGCACGGCCCTGTTCGCCAGCTGCTACAACACTAACGTGAGTATATCTCAGACGGTAAAAAAACCAGACAAGAGATGCGGGAGGGAGGAAAACAATTTTTTTTTTATTATTCATTGTGCCATGGATGGGTTGGTTGATTTGTATGTCTGTTGGCTACTCACATGTGCTCGAGAACGATCTTTTTGAGTAAGGGACAGGCCATGATGATCATGGCGGACAGCGTCGGTTCTATCTTCAAGAGCTGCCAGGGCTCGGTCCTCAGCGGGATCTCGTCGCCCTCGCTGTTCCTGGCGCCGAGGTAGTCAGATATCGTGGCCGGCAGTCCTTTCCTGCCGTCGTAGCGCCGCACGAAGAGGCTGTGCGTGTTCGCACCGTCTTCCAGTTCCAGGTAAGGTAACCAGCTTCTGACGCTGACCGCGGCATCCGTCCCGCGACACGGCGAGTAACAGAGACACACGCCACTGTCGGGGACGCAGCCGACGAAGCGGCCGGTGGGATCGACGTGCCGACCGGAATCTCGACAGAATCCGCACTTGTCGGCCTCGCAGGACACAGTTTCGCTGTAGATCTTGGCCAGGGACGGGAAGGCGAGCCGATCGCAGCAGGCGGTAAAGACGTCGAAGCAGAGGGCGAAGACGAAGAGCTTCATGTTCCCACCATCCTTGATCTGCACCCAGGAGCCAACGCCACTGAGCCCCACGGTCACGATGCCGGAACCCTGCATAGTGACGGTGGCGGCCTCTTCGGGCGTGACCACACTCGCGTTCTGGTAGATGACGCTGGGGTCCAGACCGCCGGAGCCGCCGATGCTCTTAGGCGGCAACATGTAGGGCGAGAATCCTAGCTTGACGGGGATGAGGGGGGCCAGGAGACGCATCACGTAGACGGGCTCCTGGAGTCCATCGATGACCATCTTCTCGCGCCGCATGCCACTGCAGCCGAACTGACCCACCGGCTCCTTATTGACGACCAGACAGAGGACAAAATTACCGTCACGTCTGAAAAGCATCATGGAGGCGGCGAGACATCTCCCGTCGTCGGTGGAGGAGACCTTCCCCAGCCCCGGCGACTGGCTGGTGACGGCGCGGAACTCTCGGTAGCGCGCGCTCTTGTTGACGAGCATCCAACAACACTCCCACTGGACGAACCTACTGATGCTTCTCAAACTTTTCACGGATAGTCTGGACGTCGCCATGGTCTACCTGCAGCTGGAAGGTCGCGCAGAAGCCGCCGGGAAGCACCCAGAAGAGGCTGCGGTCCTCGAAGGCGTAGAGGACACAGACGTCGGTGTTGAGTTCCCAGTCCGTCAGTTTTCCGCTGTCGAGAAAAGATCGCCAGAGGCCATCCCCACCGACCCTCATGAGCTTTATGGGTATCCCAGACGCGACGCGTGCCTGCGCGTACCAGATCACATCGGCCCAACCGACACGACACCCATCGACGAGGTCGCCAGATCGCCGACGCCGATGAAGATCGGAGGAGAGCGCCTTAATAATGCAGCCCCCTCCGGTGCCGTTCACGAGCCAGGCGTCGCGCGAAAGCAGCAACAGCTCCACCAGATCCCCCGCCCGCAGCCCGGCGTAGAGATTCACGTAGAACCTCTGCGCGAGCCCCCCGACGCGCGTTACGGCCGCGGCGAGCTGTCGGCTGGTGGCGCCGTAGACCCGCGTGACGGCCGTCTCCCAGCGGCGCGTGTGTTCGAAGGAGGTGACGGCCGCCTCCCCGTCGTCCGCCCGTCCGACGTCGACGTCGACGGTCGATCCGATGGACTCGGAGTACCAGATCACGGCGAACCTGCGCGAGCCGGTGACCTCCTGGGCGTACGAGATGCGAATGGCGTTGTCGCAGCCGAACCAGCGGTCCGATCGGCTCCTGACGGGGTCGGGCGCGGCCGGCGCGTCACCGTCCCTGAAGAACTCGCCGCGTCTGGCCTTGATCTCGCGGCCCCTGACCTTGGAGGGCGGCTCGAGCGGGCCGAAGTCGGCGGCGGAGACGCGTTTCAGCGCGAACCTGGCCAGCCGGTCCTCCATCTCCTCGGACATCTTGCGATTATCGCCGAGATCGAAGAAACCCGGGCCGTCGGCGGCGGCGCCCAACAGTCCCTCGGGCAGTCCCTCGTCGTCATCGACGTCCCCGTCGTCATCACCCGCCGCGCCCGCCCGGTGATGGTGAGGATGATGATGCAGCAGCCGACTACTGGCGCTGCGGGGCCCGCTCCGCGGCTGCCGCGTACGCCTGACCTCTCCGAAAAAGCGGAGCCCTTCGCGCAGAAGTCTGACGAAGGTGCAGTCGATGTCGACCGTCTCGTCGTCTCCGATGAACAACCTGAACTTGATCACGTCCTTCCACCACTCGACGTCGCGGAGGTGCAGCACCACGCTGAAGGCGAGTCCGTAGCGACAGTTCTCGTCGCCGCCGCCGTGCAGGGTCCAGGGCCCGTCTCCGGGGGAGGCCGAGAGGTGCCTGCACTTGTCGTGGAAGAGACTCTTGAGCACGAACTCGCGGTCCAGACGCTCGAAGTAGGGGATGTGCTCCCAGCGCGCGTCGGGTCTGGAGATGATCTTGAAGCACAGCGTGTGCAGGCCCTCGAACTCCCGGTAGGAGAGCGCATCCTCAGCGAAAACGACGTGTACCGGCACGAGCCTGTCGCGGTCGTCCTCGCTAGCGGCCTGTTCGAAACGAAGGTGCGTTTCCATATTCGAAACGCATCCGTTTCAGGAGCCCGTCCTCCCTCTTCCTCCGACTGACTTTGATCACGGTCGAGTCGTATTTGGTCACCCTGGCATGCACTCCGATGACCAGCTGCACGAACAGCTGACCTATGACGCTGATGGGCACCTTCTGCAGCGCGTTATGCTGCTTGAAGACGCGGTTGAACGTAAAATAGATCGCATTCTCCGTGGGTTTGTTAAACCAACCCCCCTCGATCACGCTCCCTATGACATCCGCGTAGTGGTCAGCGTTCCTGGTGAGATAGGTGTAGACGTAGGACATAATGACGCCGACCACATTGATCTCGTCGACGTGCGGCTCGGTGACGGGTTCCAGGGCGCTCACGCAGCCCCCGGGGAAAACGGAGCCGTAGGTGAGGCCCGTCTTGATGCAGACGGAGCCGTCCTGCGTGTGGACCACCACACAGTCGTGCCGTAGATCGCAGAGGTGAGTGCGGTGACAGCGCACGCACACGTACATATTCCTGAGGTTGAGCTCCTGCGTCAGCGGGTTGCACAAGTTCCTCATATCGCAGCCTCCGCCGCCATCGCACTTCCCACTACCGCCCCCGCGTGCGTGGGCACGGGCCCCGGCCGCCGATATAGGCTTGCCCGTCCGCGGGTCTCGGCCGTGTGAGAACATAGTCAGTCCTTCGAGGCGGTCGCTCCGCGAGGGTGGCCCGTCGTTCCGCCCGGCGCGCCGTCTTGCGACTCGACGAAGCCCAGCGAAACCACGTCTCCTATACACTCCGCCGCAACGTGATCAAATAAGGACACCGCGAGATCCAAGACCCGCAGTCGGGATTCCCCGGGTTGCCTGAAGAAGTCGCACGCCTCCCCGATGGACTCGGCGAGACGAAACACGTCTTCCAGGGTCTCGTGCTCGATGCCGGCCTTCCTGAGCTCGCCGAGGATCACATTCATGCTGCTGGGAGTGCTGCTGTGTTTTGCGCTCGCGAGCGGCGGCACGGCGGACTTATATACCTGGATACAGGCGACCCCGAGCAACATCACGTCGCCCTCGGACGTGTTTACCATGAACGTCACCATCTCGGCGACCGACTCGGACCGTAGCGGACGTATCAACGCCAGCACTTTCGCCTACGTGACCGAGGCGGAACAATCGCAGAACGAGGCCGACGCGCCCGAATACGACACGGCGTCCAAACAAATCCACACCACGTTCGCGCCCGTACTCTTCAACTGGTTTCGCGTCACCGGCAAGAACAACACCGCCAGGTTCAGGACGGTGCTCTTTATCCTGACGTGCAACGAGACCCACAGCTCGCTCCTGATGAACTCACCACCGAGATTCACCGCCATGAGAATCGACCTCGACAACACTAACGCCACACAACCGCTCTACCTCCAGATGTTTTCAAAACGACAGTGCATGCAAAAGATCGAGCCCATCATCACAAAGCGTTCTCACGTGGGCATACGCCGTATCCTGAGCAAAACCTGCCTCACTTACCGTCGCGCGGCCGATCCCGAGGTCCAGCTCGCCGAGGGAACCGTGGGCAGAGAACCCCAGGAGGCTTACACCTTCCTGCACGTGCTGATCGCCTTCCTCTTCTGCATCGGCACGGGCCTGATCGTGTGCCTGTACGCCATACTGCGCCCGTACTACCAGAAGAAGTCGGCGAACGCATTTCCCAAGAAGAAAAAGAACAGAGACGACAAGGCGACCCTCTGGCCGCGCAAGCCGATCTTTACGGAAGAATATTACGACTCGCCGCCCGGGAGCATCAAGAAGCCCTACGCCGTGGTCAACCCGGGGTTCATGTACAAAGACTGAGGGGAACAAACCGCCGATTTCGATGTTTTATGTCGTTTCCCTGTGTGTATGTATATACGTAACCAGCCGCCCCGACCCCGTCGGGTTCTTCTACCTCTCGTATACCGTACGCTGTTTTATATGTGTTGTGTCGTCTCTTCCTCACGCAGAGCATCCGCGGGCAGAACTTCAACCTCTTGATCGTGGACGAGGCACACTTCATCAAGAAGGAGGCCTTTAACACGATCCTGGGCTTCCTGGCCCAGAACACGACGAAGATCATCTTCATCTCGTCGACCAACACGACGAGCGACAGCACCTGCTTCCTGACGAAGCTGACCTCGGCGCCCTTCGACATGCTGAACGTGGTATCCTACGTGTGCGAGGAGCACATCCAGGCGTTCTCGGAGAAGGGCGACGCGACGGCCTGCCCGTGCTACCGCCTCCACAAGCCGACCTTCATCACGCTGAACTCGGACGTGCGGAAGACGGCGAACATGTTTATGCCCGGCTCGTTCATGGACGAGATCATGGGCGGCACGAACAAGATCAACGAGGAGACGGTGCTGATCACCGACGAGAGCCGCGAGGAGTTCGACCTGTTCCGCTACAGTACGACGAACCCGCAGTTCCACCCTCACCTGGGCGCGATCCTGAGCGTCTACGTGGACCCGGCGTTCACCTCGAACCGCCGCGCGTCCGGCACCGGCGTGGCAGCGGTGGGGACCTACCGCGACCAGTTTATCGTGTACGGGTTGGAGCACTACTTCCTGAAGGACCTGCTGGACAGCTCGGAGACGTCGATCGCGGACTGCGTGTCCCACATGCTGCTGTCGATCTTGCGCCTGCACCCGTTCCTGTCACAGGTGCGGGTGACGATCGAAGGCAACTCGAACCAGGCGGCGGCGGTGCGCATCGCGTGCAACATCAAACACAACCTGCTGTCGGCGCACGCCGAGACGCTGTTCTACCACAGCCCGGACCAGAACGAGATCCAACAACCGTTCTACCTCATGAACAGAGACAAGAGACTCGCGGTCGAGGATTTCATAGCCAAGTTTAATTCGTCGTACATCAAGGCCTCCCAGGAGCTGATCTCGCACACCATCAAGCTGAGTTACGACCCGGTCGAGTACCTGCTCGACCAGCTCCGCCACATCCAGCGCATCACCCTGAACGAGTACGTGACATACAGCGCGAAACGGAACAACCAGTCGGACGACCTGGTGGTCGCCCTGATCATGGCCGTGTACATGTGCTCGCCGGAGAGGAGTTTCAACTTCAAACCGATCTAATCAATCGATCGATCGATCGAAGGGACTCACTCACTCACACACAACACCCGCCAACTCGTACCTACTTCTTCCTTCCTCCCTCTCTTGTCTGTCTAACTGACTAACTAGCTAATTAGTACCCTTTAAAGCTGTAACACCCTGATCACGTCGTCCCGATCGACGGGACCCGTCATGGGGACGCCCAGCTTCTCGACCACCTTGACGCCGTCGCTCACCAACCCCCGGAGGGAGAAGGCGCGCAGAACGTCCGCCGCCACGGAGACGACCGAGACCCCGACATCGACTTCTGCGGCATAAAAATCTCGCGCCGCCGATGTCAGGGGGTCGGTCATATCCAGACGCCGCTCTACGGGCGGCAGGTAGGCCGAGTACTCCTGAATCCTCCTGAGGATCAGGGCGAGCTGCGTACCGTTGGCCAGAGCGACGTTGTGCAAGTTAAAGACCGCGCCGCTCTTAGTATCCCGGCGCCGCCAGAGCACCCCCACTATCTCATTGGCGTAACTGTCCTCCCCGAGTCCACAGAGGCAGACCTCCGAGGCGAACATGTTGCCGATGGGGGTGCCGTCGACCAACAAGAGTCTCTTCCTGGCGGCGAGCTCCACACACCTCATGAGGACCTCACGCCGGCGCCCGAGGCTGGTCTCCAGTTCGCGCTCGATGGCGAGCAGTCGCAGGTAGACGGCCGAGGCGCGCTCCAGGAAGATGGACGTCTCGCAGTCGAGCCGTAGCCTCTCGTCGGTGTACTGCTCGCGGTCGCCCACGACGAGGGGCACATAGGCCCCGATGTCGATGTTGGTGGGCTCGCCGAAGAGTCTGACGCAAGGGAAGCCGATCATGCCGACGTTGGGCATGACGGGCGTGGGCTGCCTGGCGGCGGGCGCGTTGCTGGAGATCTTGACAAGCTTGATGCCGACGTCCTTCGGCCAGATGCCCGGAGTCTTGGACCAGGAGACGTGCGAGATGCCGCCGTTGGGGTCCCTGGCGCGCACGAGGAGGACGCGCGGCTCGATGAGCATCTCCATGGTGCCGTCCGGCGCCATCCTCCCGCACTCGACGTAGATCTGCGCGCAGTAGGTGACGCCGGTGAGGACGAAGATGAGGTCACTGTGGCTGTGCCAGTAGATGGAGAAGCCGGCGGCGCGGCGCCGACAGCGTCCGGTGACAAAGAGCGAGAGCTCCCGGGAGCTGACGAAGGCGGTTCCCCTCTCGTCGTCCTCCTCGCGCTCCACCCTGATCTTCCTTCTGATCAGAGAGACCAGGGGTTTGGAGTAGAACTCGTGTTCCATGATGGTCCCGTCGCTCATGAGCACGGCCCCGTCGCACCAGATGGCGCCGGGGTCGCGGATAGCGACGGCCTCGTCCTTCCTCTCGCCGTTGATGCTGCCGGCGTCTTCTTCGTCCATGACGCCGGACCGCCGCGGCGGCGGCTGCTGCTGCGAAACGCCGTCCGCCAAGTGAGCGTGAGTGAGTGACAGTCTATCTCTATCGCCGGCTCGTCGCTGCCTCGGGGCGGTATCCTCCGCAGAGCCTGACCCTCGCTCGCGTGAGCGCCTCTTTGGTCCTGTCGATGGACGTGAGCTTCTCTAGACAATCGAGCACCCCGATCAGCGCCTCCAGCCGATGAGCATCGACGCAGGCGTGATCAACGTGGCGACAGAGGGTCAAGAGGTTGGCATTCCTCCCTAAGTAGTCCAGTTTGATTTTTTTGTTCTTGACGAGGACTTTTGGGACGTTATTGGCCAATCTTGTGCCGACCAGAGCGCATGTGTGTTTGATCTTGGTGTGCGCGACCGTATTCTTGTGATAATCGAAGACGCCCTGGCGTATAGCGCGGAAGATGAGCCGGTCGACGGCCAGTCTGTGTTCCAGACCGCAGATGCGGAGCATCATGATCCGCACGAATAAAATAAACTGCTTACTCAAAAACGGTATCTGGTAGCAATTTCTGGTCTCGAGCACGGTAAAGACGCGGTGCAGGGTGTAGTCGACGCAGAGCTGGTCGATGCTGGTCACGTAGGCCAGCTCTTTGAGCAGCACGTTCTCGAGCGCGACGCCGGAGACCTTAGGTATGATGGCGGTCGCGGCCTTGAACCAGCCGACGTTAATGTTGTCGGTGTTCGAGATCATGCAGGGGAAGTTGGTGGTCCAGTAGACCTTATCCCGCTCGGATCGGATGACCCCCTGGTCCTCGATCCCGTGTACGTCTAGCGAGGAGTTACTATTGCACACGGACGCGGGCAGAAAGAAGTTCTCGATATTAACATATAGCTTATAGACACTGAGGGCGTAGAGGAACTCCTGGTAGGAGCCCCTGATATTCACGTTTAGAGAGTTTGTGTGGGCCGCGTCGTTAGAGACGAATGTGCTGACCGTATATGGGGGTTCTTTGAAGGTGTGCTTGTACATCACGAAGCTGTGAGTCATGTTTCGAGGGACATAAAACGCAGACAACCTGGGCGTCTGCACGATGGTCGCTTTGAGGTTGATGACGCGGTTGGTGTTGAAGGCATTGACGGCCACCCGATTGAGCGAGACGGCAGTCATCTCCGAGAACTCGCGCCCGCCGATGATCTTACGTGCGCCGTAAACGGAGCCCTCGCCCTCGCGTCGCACGCCCTCGGCCGCACGATGTCTGACGAGGCATCGGTACGGGTCGAAATCGAAACTCGGCACGGCTACTGGCTCGTCCGCCTTCACGTCGGTCTGAACGCCAGAGGTGCCGCCGGCGACGGCGCCCTCAACGCTGCCGCTGCCGCTGCCGACGGCTGCCTCGGCGGCCAGCCGCCTCTCCCTGAAGCGGAGCCGAACCAGAGCCAGGCGATCTACGATCTTTACGTACTTCTGAGTCGCTGTACTGCTGACGGCGGTCCCCTGACCTCCGCCAACGACCGTGGGGGCGGCTGGCGCGTGCGGATGCGCCTTCGCCGCCGACGTCGCTGCCGCTGCGGGCGCAGACACAGCCACACCACTCTCCGTCGACGCCGCGGAGGCATCGTCGTCGGTGGAGGCGGCAGCAGCAGCGGCGCTGGCAGTGGTAGCCTGATCGCGCCCGCGGACGCCTCCGCCGCGCTCAGACTCGGTGGCGGCGCCGCCGCCGCTGCCGCTCGGCCCCCACAGCCGGCTCTCGCCGCCGAAGCCCCGATGGGCGCACCAGGCATAGTAGGTGTAGAACAGGTTCCTCCAGATCACGTCGTGGTCCGCGAACAGAACGCTGGTCTTCCTGAAAATCAACGCATTTTTGAGTTCGTCCTTCCGGCTCTTAGTACATCGGACTTCGAGCTCGAAGTAAAGGACCTGTTTCTTGAACCGCGACATCGATATCCATCGCGGAAACAGCGGCTGGCGGCCCGGCGAGCGTAACGCCAGCATGACCTTACCTGTCTCGTGGTGGAAGGCGGAGAAGACGGTCTCGAAGAAGTCGCGGGTGACCGCATTACGGTAGGAGACGTTGAGCCAGAGCTTCTGCAGCTCGAGCAGGAAGAGGTCGTAGTTGGCGCGGCGGGCCACCTCGGTGACCCGCGGCGGCCGGGCGTTAGCGCCGAAGAGCATCTTGTAGTGCACGCCGACGCGGGCGGCGATGGCCGGACCGAGGTGCGCGGTCATGGAGTTGGCGCAGTCGTCGATCTCGGGCACGGTGAGGTACCTGGCGAGGCAGACGAGGAAATAGGGGTAGTACTCGATAAAGACGGACTGGTGCTTGGGCAGCACGGCCATGACATACCGGTCGGAGCGAAAGGCGTTACAGGCGCAGAAGACGTCGGTCAGGCGCACGTTCCACTCGGAGAGCGAGAGCAGCCCCCGAAACACGTGCGTGGTGTAGTGGTCGTGCAACAACGTGAACATGGTCCCGCCGCCCTCGGCGCCGCAGCGGCAGCGCGAGCGGTGCACGTAGAGCGCCGGTCCCGAGCAGCGGTAGGCGCACTTGGCGAGGTAGTCGTCGACGTCCCACTCGTCGCAGTAGCAGGGCACGGCGACGGGGCCCATGAGCAGGCGGCAGAGGACGACGCGCGCCTTGTCCTCGTCGGTGGCGCCGGGGTCGGGTCCCGCGGCCATCAGCGTCCTGAAGATCGAGGAGATGTGCTCCTCGTCGACGGTGACGGCCTGGGAGAGGCGGGAGTCCTCGAACGGCGAGATCTCTCGGGTGAGATTGTAGGAGTTGACGCAGACCGGAGCGCTCTTGACGCGCGCAGTCGGCGACTTAACTATTAAAGCCGGATCGAGACAGGACAGAGACGCCGGCGACCCATCGCTCGCGCTCATCATCCCCGCCACCGCGCCCGATCCTCGCGGCCGCCGCTCCCGAACCACGTCCCCGAGGGCCCGCCTGAAAGAGCGAGAGAGAGACCGAGAGGGCGATCGCCGCCGCCGGTAGCGCCGCCGCCGCGATGGGGGAGAACTGGACGGCGACGGAGCTGCTGCCTAAGCTCGATGTGCCGATCGATCTGCTGACGCACATCAAACTGAGCGTGGGGGAGGAGATGTTCAACAACTTTCGCCTGTACTACGGGGACGACCCCGAACGGTACAACCTGAGCTTCGAGGCGATCTTCGGCACGTACTGCAACAAGATCGAGTGGGTGACCTTCCTGGGAACGGCGTTGGCGACGGCGGCTCACGCGATCATGTTCCACGACCTGAACAAAATGACTACGGGCAAGATGCTTTTTTATATACAGGTCCCTCGAGTGGCCACCGGGGCCGGGATCCCCACCTCGCGACAGACGACGGTGATGGTGTCCAAGTACAGCGAGAAGAGCCCCATCACCATCCCTTTCGAGATCAGCGCCGCCTGTCTGACCCACCTGAAGGAGACCTTCGAGGACACGCTGCTGGACAAGCTGCTGAACGCCGACGCCGTCAACACGGTGTTGCGTGCGGTGAAAAACACGGCCGACGCGATGGAGCGCGGCCTGATCGACACCTTCCTGCGCGTGCTGCTGCGCCACGCGCCCCCGTGCTTCGTGTTGCGTACGCTGATGGAGCACGGGACGATCGCGCGGCGCATGGCGACGCGGGTGCAGCGCGCCAACATCGCGCAGGGCTTCAAGAGCAAGATGCTGGCCACCATCTTCCTGCTGGACCGCAGCCGGGACCGCGGGCAGCTGACGCGTTACCTGGACATGCTGACGGACTGCGTGACGGAGAGCATCCTGGACAACCCGGAGACCTACACGGTGGGCGGCGGGGAGCGCCTGGCGGGCGTGATCGTGAGCACGCACACCGTGGTGCAGGCGCTGCTGAACGCGCTGGGCGGCTCGATCCGCCGCACGGGCGTGAAGACGCCCGCCTCGTACGGCAAGTTCGTGCTGAGCAAGGAGAACGCCGTGACGGCGATCGCGCACCACGCGATCATGGCGGACTTCTCGCAGCACGCCGACCGCATCCAGCAGAGCTCGCAGAAGGACTTACCCGAGTCGCAGTTCCTGGACCAGCGGCTGACCTTCACCGAGACGCAGATGGACGTGCTGAAGGTGGGCGAGCGGCTCGTGGCGCTGGAGCACCTGCGAAAGGTGTACAAGAACACAGACGTGCAGGACCCGCTGGAGCGGGACGTCGAGCTCACCTTCTACTTTCCGGTCGGCCTGCACGTGCCGAGCGGCCGGGCCTACAGCACGGCGGAGAACAAGATCAAACTGGTGGACACGGCCGAGAACCAGCTGCCCACGACCGTGTACTTCTACAACAAGGACAGGATCCCCCAGCGCATCTCGCACGCCGAGGCGCTCAAGACTCTCTGCCACCCCGCGATACACGACGCCGGGCCCTGTCTGGAGGCGTTCGCGCAGGCGGGCCCGCCCCAGGGGGATGATCGGGTCAGGGCGCTCTGCCGGCGAGAGTTCGTCAGGGAGCACATGGCACACGCCACGCGGCGGCTCGTGCACTTCTACCAGGCGCGCATCGACCCGCCGCGCACGGCCAACGAGGCGAAGCACGATTTCAGCACCAAGGAGTTCGCCAAGGTGGACAACTACCTGCTCTTCACCGAGCTGCACCCCTTCTTCGACTTCTGCTTCCACACGGAGAACGGGCAGGTGCGGCCGCTGTGCACGCCGCGCATCATGGTGGGTAACCTGCCCGAGGCGCTGGCGCCGGCCGACTTCCACGACCTGCGGGCGAAGCAGGCGCTGGAGCTGACCAAGGTGCGCGCGCCGGAGGGTCACGAGGCGACGCTGCAGGTGCTGCGGGCCTCGCTGACGGACCACCAGTACCCGGAGCTGTTCTACCTGATAGAGTCTCTGATCCACGGCGACCCGGCGGCCTTCGAGACGGGCATCGAGCTGGTGACGCGCTGCGTGAACAACTACTGGCGTCAGCGGGGCCTGCTGGCGTTCGCCAACAGCTACGACATGGTGCGGCTGATCGCCACGCGGCTGGGCGACGGCGCGGTGGTGCCGGCGGCGTACACGCACTACCGCAACCTGCTGTCCATCACACGGTTCGTGGCGCGGACCTGCGAACTGACGGGCCTGAACGGGCGGCTGTGTGACGAGCCGCTGCTGGCGTACGTGAGCGCGCTGCACGACCCGCGCCTCTGGCCGCCCTTCGTGCAGGCGCTGCCGCGCAACGCGAACCTGGTGCGCGTGGTGGCCGACGACGTGCCGCTGGACGCGGCGCACATCGAGGAGCGCAACCCGGGCACCTCGGACGTGGCGCGGATGATCGCGATGGACCAGGCGGAGCCGCTGTTCGTGGACGCCCGGCGGACGTCGGACGAGGAGATGGTGGCGCAGAAGGTATACTACCTGTGCCTGGTGCCCGCCGTGCTGAACAACCACGCGTGCGGCGCGGGCCTGAACCTGAAGCACCTGCTGGTGAAGCTGTTCTACACCAAGTTCTTCCTGACGGCGGACCCGGACTCGCTGACGGCCGGCGAGGAGGCGCTGACCAACAACCCGCTGCTGGCCGCGCTGGTGCGGGACGTGGCGACGGACGAGAACGTGACGGCGAACCAGGCGGCCGAGGAGCTGTTCCACCTGGTGGCGCACGTGCCCGAGAACGCGCAGATGCTGGAGATCCGCGCGGCCCTGGACCCGGCGCAGCGGCACGGCGCGCCGTCGGCGGGCTTCGAGTCGCTGCAGCACGTCCTGTACAACGGGTTCTGCATGACGACCGTGCCGAAGCTGCTGCAGGAGTACCTGACGGTGATCCCCTTCCACCGGTTCTACTCGGACCCGGGACTGGCGGCGACGGCGAACCACGACATCCGCGTGTTCCTGAACGACTTCCCGCAGTACCAGCGGTGCGACGGCGGCTTCCCGCTGTCGCCCATCTTCGCGCACGAGTACCACCACTGGCACCGCACGCCGTTCTCGTGCTACTCGGCGGCCTGCGCGCACACCCTGGAGTCGGTGTTGACGCTGGCGATCATGCATCACAAGATGTCCCCGGTGTCGATCGCGGCGCTGAGCCGGATGGGCCTGCACCCGGGCTTCGCGCTGACCGTGGTGCGGACGGACACGTTCGAGACGGACACGCTGCTGTACAGCACCAAGGCGTCGACGGCGGTGATCATCAACACGCCGATCGTGACCAAGGAGGACCGGGACATCAACACGGTGTTCCACGTGAGCCAGAACATCAACACGGTGGAGATGGGCCTGGGGTACGGGGCGACGACGTGCACGGCGCACCTGCGGCGCGTGCGGAGCGACATGGGCTCGCGGATGCAGGACCTGTTCCAGGTCTTCCCGATGAACGTGTATCTCAACGAGGACGTGGACGCCTGGGTCCGACAGGCGACCGGCGCGCGGCGCACCGAGGTGCTGGACTCGGAGGCCATCTCGATCCTGACCTTCGGGCGCAAGACGGACAAGGGCGGCCCGGCGCTGCTGCACGGGCAGCGCGCCACGTGCGAGGTGATCCTGACGCCGGTGTCGGCCGACCTGGAGTTCTTCCGCTACCCGAACAACCCGCGCGGGCGCTCGTCGTCGATGCTGGGCGTCGACCCGTACGACGAGGACGCGGCGCTGGCCACCCTGTACGACCACACCAGCCCGGACCCGCAGACGTTCGTGTCGACCAACAACCCGTGGGGCTCGCAGCGCGGGTCGCTGGGCGACGTGATCTACAACACCCGCAACCGCGAGAAGCTGGGCCACAACCCGAGCTTCTACAGCCCGTGCGCGCAGTTCTTCACGACGGACGACATCATCAACGCGAACAAGACCCTGTTCAAGACGGTGGAGGAGTACCTGAACCGCTCTCAGGACTGCATCCACGGCGAGACGGACCTGCAGTACATCTGCGTGGAGGGCACCAACTCGATCGTGGAGAAGCCCTGTCGCTTCCTCCAGGAAGCCCTCACGCAACACACGGGCACGACGCAGGCCCTGATGGAGAGCCAGCTGAAGGGCACGAGCAAACTGGGACTGGACGAAACCCACTACGGCAACTACAGCATCGGCGAGACCATTCCCCTCCAGCAAAGCATCTTATTTAACTCGTGATCGAGCGGGTCCTCCCGAGCGGAAGGCGCAGCGCCGTCGGACGTCACGCTCGCCGGAGACCGACACCCACGACCATGGAAACGACGGTTTTGGTCACGTTCGAGCAGCGCCTCACGACCGGGGACGTGGGGAAGCTGTCGCGGCTGATCGGCGCGGTGATCCCCATCCCCTACCGCCACCATCTGCTGGGCAGCTCGCAGGTGGGGCTGGACGCGGTCGTCAAGGACAAGACGCGCGACTACTCGCGCATGCGAGCGCGGATGCGCGAGATGACTCTCACCATCATGCGGCGCGTCGAGGGTAACCAGATGATCCTGGGCGTCCCGACGCACGGCCAGTGCTACACCATCCGCAACACGGGTCCCGTGAGCTGGGAGAAGGGAGACGTGCTCACCACCCTGCCGCCCGTCTTCTCGGGAGAGGTGACGGGCCTCGTCTCCGTCTCGGACTGGGACCTCGTGCTGCCCTGGATCGTGCCCATGGCGCTGGCGACCGAGATCAACCAGCGCATGATGATGCTGGCCCTGCTGTCGCTCGACCGCTCGCACGAGGAGGTGCGCGCGGCGACCGCCCAGCTGCGGGTCGTGCGCTACCGGGACGCCACCCTGACCCTGCCCGAGATCACGATCGACGACACGGTGCTGATCGACATGCGCAACGTCTGCATCTCGCTCTCCATGATCGCCAACCTCTCCTCCGAGGTGACGCTGGCCTACGTGCGGAAGCTGGCCCTGGAGGACAGCAACATGCTCCTCATGAAATGTCAGGAGATCCTCGGCCGGCGGATGCCCCAGGTCGGTGTCGGCGCGGGCAGCAGCGGCGACAGGAACGACCCGCCGGCCCGCTCGAGGACCAACTACAACATCACCCCCACCGAGGAGCTCAACAAACTCACCGCCCTGTTCGTCATGATCCGGCAGATCACGGACGTGATCTCCGAGCAGCCCGCGTTCCTGGTCTGCGACGTGTCCCCCGACGACAAATCGGCCCTGTGCATCTACAAGGGTTGAGACCGGCAGCGGACGGACAGACAGAGAAGAGCGCCCCCTCCCGACCTCCCGACCTTCGACAACACCGCGAGGAAAAACGACGTCGTATCCCAACCCCCGAGCGGACCGTCTACGTTTTCCTCATGCACCTATATCTATGTATGTCTGAGACACAACTCCCGCCCAGCGTAGCGCTAACCACTTATAAGAGAAAGTGCGCGGCACGACCGAAACCCCAGACATCCCCGCCACCTCCGTCCGCAGAAGGAGAGAGGGATAGAGGGTGAAAAAGATAGCAGCTAATAAATTTTTTTTTGACACACTTTCACGGCGCCGTCCGTCCTTCCTTCTTCCTTCGTTCGACATGTCGGTCAACGTTTACTTGCCGAGCGGCACGAGCTCCTTGTTCGCGGGGAGTCTGTCTTACCTGCTGGAGCTACACGTCCCCGTGACTGTAGATTTCGGCCCCTACGAGACCAAATTCCTCCAGACCGGGATCCGGCTGAGTCCGCAGGCGCCCTGCGTCCTGTGTGTGGGGAAGATGTACCGGCACCCGGACAACCACCCACACCTGGTGAACTTCGCCACCTTCACGCCCGCGGACGCGCCGACCGACCTGGTCGTCGAAGTGTCGAACCCGAGCGCCCATCCGCTGAAGCCGCCGTCCGGCGGGCAGCTGGTGCTGATCGTGTTCTGCGTGCCGCTGGCGCCCGTGCGGATGGACCTGCTGTGCGTGCAGAGGAGACTAGACGAGCCCCGAGTGCGGGGCCGCTGCCCGGTGAGCATCCTGGCGATGCGGACGAGCAAGAGCACGCTGGACCTAGAGGTGGCGGCGTCGAACCTGGCGTGGCGGCCGTTCAGCCGCGGCAACAGGCTGACGGCCTCGGTGAGCCTGGACGTGTCGTCGACGAACATGCGGCGTTTCCACATAGCGCACGTCCTCTCCTGCTCGCACTCGGACATCTACGTGGACCAGGTGACGGTGGTCCAGAGCTCGGGAGTGGTGTACGTGTCGTTCGCGACCAAGTACGCGACGATCGCGGCCCCGAGCAACATCGCCTTCAAGATCCTGTTCCGCGAGGAGGACGACGCGCAGCTAGAAGACAAGCGGATCACGTTCCCCCGCTACCCGGACCCGACCGTGTGCACGCCGCACAAGTACGGACTGCGGGTGCTGTCGCCGCGAGACGCCGCCCTGACCCCGGGCAAGCCGGTGCGCATGTACGTGTCAATCAGCTACTTCTCGAGGGCCGCGTACGCGGGCCTGTTCACGCCGCTGTACCGTCCGGGGTTGAGCTGCCAGATCGTACCGTGGAAGGAGCGGCAGGTGCTGAGCATGACGGTGCGGTCGTCGTTTACGACGGAGCTGAAAGCGGGCGAGCCGCTGGGAGACATGTACTTCGTCTCGCGCGACACGCTGCGCGTGAAGAAGACAAGCCCGTCGGCCGCGGCGGACGCCACGAGCTACTCGATCCTCGTGCACCCGGCCGAGACCGGCGCCGGAGGTCCCGCCCGCTCGCGCCGACCGCCGCCGGCACACCGGAGACCCTCGACATCGTCGAGCGGCGCCAAGAGGGGGTCGATGAACCCCGGATTTAGCGAGTTCTGGTCTGAGTTCCCGCCGCCCGACAGCAAGAGGGCCCGGACGAGGTCGGAGAGCGAGAAGAACGCGGCGAAGGAGCAGCGTCCGCCCGATCCGCCGGAGAGCGAACGTCAGGCGCCGACGTACCCCGAGGTGGAGAGATTCTCGGAGCACGACGAGGCCCTAGAGATCGTGCCGACGGGAGCTGTATTTAAGCTGAAACAGTTGATCCCGATCCTGCTCCACTGCAAGAACCGAGACTCGCCGATCACGCGCGGTCCGCCCAAGAAGATCGGCAGGGCGAGCGCGGCGTCGCTCCCCTCACCCAGGTGGCACTCGGAATTGTGCGTCGGAACGCTGGTAGGGACGGCGCCGGCGAGTCAAGCGCCGTACGGACATTCGCCTCCGTTCTCCAACATCCTGGCGTTGCAGGCACAGCGCACCAAGCATTACCAATCGCCTCCTCAGCTCCAGCTTCAGCCGGCACCGCCCGCCGTGTTCTTCCACCCGCTCGGCGCGCTCCAGAGGCTGCAGCAGAACATCTGAGGACATAGACAAACAGACAGAGCCCGATCGGAATCAAGATGAACGCCATGAACAACAGGACCGAAGTGATCAATCCCTTGGACTCCCGCACCTCGTCGATGGTGGGCTCGACGAAGATCCTGCTGGCGAGTTTCCTCCAGCGGGTCTTCTTCGAGCCCGAGGAGCTGAAAGTGTTCTCGACGGGTATCAAGATCCTCCTGAAACGACCCTCCGTCCTGTGCGTGTGTCGCGACGAGGGCATGATGGTACCCTTCCAGGAGAACAAGAAGCGATTCCTGCACACGATGTTTTACGCCGTGAACACCCAGTTCGGTATCGGCTCGCTCCCCGTCCCGGCACAGAACTCCCAGCCGCGGAAACAGACTCGGATGCTGAGATCCAACAAGTACCTGGGTTTCTGCGTGTTCGCCCTGGCCCTCGACCACGTCCCCGCGCCGCCCATGCTGATCGCCAGGGTGAACTCGGTGAAGGTGGACGCTTCGGCGGTCCGCCAGGCGTCGGTCTCGGCGACCACCACGCGCACGGGGATGAAGACCGTCAGGATGACGGTCCACAAGGTGCGCTGGGCCAACGATCCGGACTCCAAACGCTTCAAGAAGGCCATCGTGTCTCTGGAGCTGCCCAGGGCGAGAGCCGCCACCCTCGACCCGAAGACCTGCTCGGATCCACACGTCAATTTCTACCAGATGACGGCGCAGAGAAACTCGCCGACGATCTACCTGACGCTGCGGTACGCGAAGGCCAACGGCACGCCTCCAGACTCGCTCACGGCCATCCTGGCGGTGGGTAACCGCGCGAAGAAGGTGAACCTGAAGCGTAGCCTGGACCCTTTTCTGAAACCGCTCCCGGTGAACGGGTTCCGCGTGGTCATGCCGCGCACCGTGCAGCTGAGGACGGGTCAGAGCGTCGTGTTGACGAGCACGGCCATGTACCACGCGTCCAACCACGCGGCCCTCTTCATCCCTTACCTGATCCCGGGTCTGGACATCCACCCGAGCGTGTGGATGCCGAACAGCAACCTGTCGTTCACGATCACCGGCATGAAGGACATGGAGGTCTCGGTGGAGACCGCCATCGGAGAGCTGCGCTTCGTGTCGCGGTCGTGGATGACGGTGGAAACCAACAGTCGACACGCTCGCCACACGTGTTCGCAGACCGAGGTGATCAACTACGGGCCGGAGGTCTTCAGAAAACACAAAGGCACCCCGAGCCGACTGCGAGACCTGCCGGACACGACGCTCCCCCTCCCCATACAGGACCTAGAGCAGGACAACGCGTCGTCCCAGGACGAGGCGTCGTCGTCCGACGCCGAGGAGGAGGAAGAAGACGAGGAGGACGACGAGGATGATGATGACGACGATGATGACGACGAGGACGACGGGACAGAAAACCCAAACGGGATGGACGATGAGAACGAGTCCTCGAACGAAGATGCCGAACCCGAGCGACAGGCCCCACCGCAGCAACAGCGGCAACTATCACCGAGAGCCAACCGCCCGGCCGAGGAAGACGAGGACGCCGCCGTGTTCGCCGGCGAGATCGATCCCGACGCCGAAGATGATGACGCCGCTGTATTCGCAGGTGAAATCGATCCAGACGCCGACGCCGACGCCATGGACGTCGGCGGTCCCGCTGGCGACGAGAACGCCGATGAGGACGATGATGAAGAGGAGGACGAGGACGACGACGAGGATGATGATGACGACGAAGACGGCAGTAACAATGAAGAAGACGACGACGGAATGCGTCAGCCGCGCCAACCGAACGGCGGCAGCCGTGACGGCCGCCGCCGCGGTCTCGGTGACAATCCATTCTACCGCAACCTCGTCCGCGCGGCGACGAGAGACGCCATGGGCGCCGCCGTCGCGGTGGACGATTACGGGGTGGAGGACGAAGACGTGTACGACGAGCAGGGCCGCCTGATCCTCCGTCGGGAGGAGGACGAGGAGCCCGAACCGCGGCCGAATCGGCCGACGGAGTTCGGTAACCGCAGAGACGAAGACGCGGAAGAAGAGCGCACACCGGATCCCGAGGCGATATCCCTCTTTCTGCAGCGGGAACCGGTCAGGATCTCTTTTCAGGAACATTACTACAGCCACGGACGACAGGTGAACCCGCTGGTGTCGCCCTCGACGGCGCTAAACATGAACTGCACGAAAACAGGACTGTCGAAACGAGAGATGGTCATGCAACACAAGAAAGACCTGCAGCAGTTCAATCTGGACAAAGAACTGAAACTGATCCTCTTTCCCCTGTCGGTGTGCCTGGACGAAACGGTCCTGGCTCCGTTCCTGTTCATCATCCCCCCGGCCCAATTCTACCCGTCCAAAGAACCGTTCAACTTCACGTTCCTGGCGAAAACGCGCCCGACTTACCGCCTGAGCCAGCTGACGGGACAGGAGATCCCAGGAGCGGGATTCAAACACGAAGAAAAATCGGATCGCGTCCGGAGACTGCTGCGTTCATGAAACACCGGTGGCGGCGAGCGGCCGCGGAGCCGGACGACGCAGTATTTGACTCGCGATCGGCTGCCACTCCGCGCCGCGAGCCCAGCGCGCGCGGCCGAGCGTCGATATGGCCGAGGAATTTAACTTCCTGACGGCGGACCCCGACAAGCCGGGGTCCACGTTCGTTCACGGATGGTGCACGAACCTGAGTCTCCGGGTGACCAAGGGCCCGCTCTTCAGAGGACAGGAGACGAAGTACCTGAACACCGGTCTGTCGCTCGCGACGTCCGTCCCCGCCATCACCTGCCTGGCGCAACGCCTGCCCCAGGGGCGGACCCCGTCGGCGCTGTCGGTGCCGTTCACCGTCCTGAGCGATCCCGAGGACTTCATCAACGTGGTTCTGCCTGTGAGAAACATGTCAACCTTCACGAGAAACTCGGCCGAGACGCAAGATCAGATCTTCGTGACGGCGTTCGCGATCCCCCTGCCGATCGTGCCGATCAACGAATATCCGCTGTTCCGCCAGCACCCCAACTTCAAAACGGATTTCGAGCAGGAGGCCCACCAGACCACCGCCGAAGAACTGAACGACAGCCACCTGATTAAGATCACCCACCGCCGCATGCGGTGGGTGCATAGCAAGAGGATCCAGTTCGGCACCCACTGCACCACCATCACGGCCACGCTGCCCCGGTCGGTACCGGCCAACACGTACGTGGCCGCGCAACCGAAGGCGATCTCGGACCCGATGGTACGCCTCGATTCCTCCATCCTCATCCCGCGACCCAGCGAGACGGCGCACCACAAGCTGAGGATCCAGCTGGTGTTCGACGGGCACGCGGAGAACAACGGCAAGAAAGTCAACAAGCCGCCGACCTCGCTGACGGTGCACATCCTCCTCCACAAAGACGCGATCACGTTCGCCCTGCGACATTCCCCCTACAAGTCGTTGCAGCGCTTCGACGCGTTCGACAACGGCTACAAGGTCTTCTGCCCGAGAAAGATCGAGAGCAGGAAAGGCCTGACCTGGACGATCACCATCGACAACGGCTATTCGTGCGACGGGCGCTACACCGCCCTGTTCTTCCCCAAGTACTCCCCTCAGCTCGACATCCACGTATGCCGATGGATCGAAACCAGGACGCTCAACATCTGCATCACGGCCATGGCCAACGTGACCATTCCCGTAGGAATGGAGCTCGGCCGAGTGCACTTCTTCCCCAACCGACTGACACAAGAGCTCGTCGACCTGCTGACCCCCGTCGGCATCATCAATAAAGAGTCTATGGCACTCTCCACCTCACAGTACGAATGCAAACTCTTCGTCCCCGTTGGATCCGAGACCTACCGACCCGGCCCCGAGCCGCCGCAGGACGCCGACCAGCTACCTCCGGCGACCACCCCTCGCCGGATGAGCTCGGCCGACGAGCAGCTACCCGAGGACCAATTCGCTCAACTCTCCTTGAACACACCGAGACCCGTCGGCAGAGAGCTGCCCCCGCGGCGCACGTCGGCGGACGAGCGCCTCTTCGCCCAGATGGACGCCGACAACGTGCCGTCGGACCAGGAAGAGGATGATAGCGACGAAGGAGAGGTGTTCATCGACGACCAAGATTTCGACGAAGACCGAAACTGGGTCTACAACGCCGTCCCCGACTCGTACGAGGAGGAGGCGGCCGCTCAGAGACAGCTCCTGACGCTGCAGCCCCACGATCTGATACGGATCCGGGCCGGGAGACTGGCCACCCTGACGTTCACCATGTACACTCCGTTCATCAACGAAGGCGTGTATTTCAACGAAGCCATGGGAGTCGACAAGGTCGCCGTGCAGTTGACCACGAAAGGTAGATACGGCGCGAGACCCATGCCGTCCAGCCTACCCCGCCTGAAGACAGCCATCATCCCCCCACATCTACAACCCTGATTTCCCCGACTGAGACAAACAGACAGACAGAGACAGACGCTCGCCCGCCCGCATCACGGTGACAGACAGGTTTTTTTATTCTTATTTTACTGGTTAGTGTGTATATTCTGTGAATCAATATGAAAAATCTCTGTATAAAGAATGAAAGAATGAAAGAATAAATAAATCACACGTTCACTCCGTTAGTCCGGTGTCTGAATCACTCATTCCATTTTATTGAGGAGGGACACGAACATCCGTTTGTTCACCTCCAACATGCTGGCCTCACCCCCCTTCCTCGAGGTTCCTCCTCCCGAGGGTTCTCCCACTTCCATGGGAGTCGGTTCGCACGAAGCATTCACCAATTTCCCGGCGGTAAGCAGCCCGGCGGTATGCCCCGTCGCGGCGGCCACGGCCGGATCCAGGGCCATCCTGGCGACGACGGTGCCGCCGGCCGGCGGTTCCGAGGCCATCATCTCGGTGGCTCCGGGGGGTGGGGCGGCACATTTCTGGTCAGAAGAGCCGACCGAGGCCGCGTCCTCGCGCGCGCCGTTGCCCTCGGCCCTGGCGGCCGCGCGGATCTGCGAGATGTCTTTGCGGATCTCGTTGAGAGTCGCCCTCACCTCTCCGAACTCATCGGTTCTGGAGGCCGGCGGCGCCGACTGATGATGATCACCGGCGGTGCGCTTGGGATATCCCCGCTCTCCGGGTAGGGAGAGGTCACCGCCATCGTCGTCGGGCGCCGCGCCCCGACGTCTCCTCTTCCTGCCGGAGTCGGCGCTCCCTCTCTGCCGCGTTCTCTTGCCCCCCGTACGCTCGCCGGCTTCGAGATCCTCGTCGTCATCGTCATCGTCGTCGTCCGAATCGGGAGGGCTCCGCCGCCTATTCCTCTCTCCCCTGTAGAGGGGCTGCTGCTGAGGCGGGCGATCGGCCCGATAGCGGTCTCCCCGCCTGTTGTTGTAGGAGGGATGATCGTCCCCGGCGGGGTCGTAGCGAGGGCGATACCAGCCCTCGTAGGGCACTCCGCCGCGCGGGTCGCGATCCGGATGATGGTATCCCCCCCGATAGGCGTCCGGGTGATGATAGGGAGGACCGTATCCCCCGTGTGGGAGAGGGGGATCGAAAGTACCGCCACCGCCGCGATGGTGAGACGGCGGTGGTGGTGGCGGCGGGAGATGATACTGAACACCGTCCGGCGGCATTCCGTAATAAGAGGGCACCTGAGGCAAGGCCTGCTGCGGCGACGTTAAAGCGCCGGGTACGGCGTTCTGTTTCGCGGCGGCCGCCAGGATGGACATCAGCGCATCCCGACTGAGGTAGACGCAGTCGGCCGGGAAAGCGGAGGCGGCAGGGTTGGCGGTCCCGGGCACGGAAACTGCGGCCGGTGTCAGACCGTGAGACGACTGAGCCATCTCCTCGCGGCCGGCGGCGCGCTCCTCAGAGTCCCGGGAAGCGTCGCGTCTAATACTCTGCGGCTCGGGGCCGTCGTCGGCCTCGGCCGGCAGCTCGCTGGCTTTGACGTAGGTCTCCTTGGACTGCAAACCCAGCAGCCGCTTGTCGTATCTGAGGCGACAGAGGCGCTCCGCGATGTAACCGTCGTCGACCGTGCTGGCGAGGAGGCCGTATGAGTCCGAACCGAAGGGATCGGCGTCTCCGTCCCAGCCCCCGAGCGCCGCGTCGTCGACACGCGCGATCTCCGCCCTCTCGTCCGGCGTAAGAGCCGCGAACCTCCCCACTATCCAGTCGCGATCTCGTCCGTAGACCGCCAAGGTACCCCTCCGCCTCCCCAACCCGCAGAGCGAAACGTGTCTGAAGAAGCCGCCCGAGTCGGTCGTCTGCCGCCGCGGCTGTCCCTCGGCCTCCTCGCCGGAGTTCTCCGAGGTGTCGGCGTCGGCGGCGGCAGCGGCGACGGCGTCGGGAGAGAAGCTGGAGAGCGAGAGGGCGGGGAACCCGGCGCTGAGATACTCGACGACGGGGTCCGCTTCCAGCCCCTTGGCGGGACCGCGGGCGACGAGTTTGGATTTGCCCGCGGCCTTCTCGACGATCCCCAGAAAGGCGGGCGAGCTGAGCCGGCCCAGACAGAAGAGTCCGGCCTCGGCGTCAAAGAGACGTACGGTGCCGACCGTGGAGGATTCGTCGTGATTGATATTGAGGGGCACGGCGGGCCCCCCGGCCGCCGCTCTGCGCAGCTCCCTGGCCACGACGTCGCGAGGGAGCCGCAGGCGTTCGTCCTGAGGGTCCTCGTCATACAGAGTGAGGAAGCCCCCGACGTAGATCATCGATCCCGCGTCCGGCGCGCGAGCGGCGTCGCCCGTCATGGTGAAGACGATCCGCGTCGGGCGGTTTCTGCACCTGTCGGACGACAATCATCTAATATTACACATCACGACGAAGCTGCTGTCGGGGCAGCCGCTGTCGTCCATGCGCCTGGAGGAGTTGAAGATCATCAGGCTGGCGTGCCTGCTGACGCTGGGGCGCGGGATCGAGCTGCTGATCCTGAGGGAGACGGTGGCGAACAACGGGGTGTCGGACAACACGATCCTGAACCGCAAGATCTCGCCCGAGTTCTGGCGCAAGATGTACGAGGCGATGCGCGCTCACGTGCCGACCGAGACGCTGCACCGCGCCTTCAGCGAACGTTCGGCCGCGGCGCTGTCGGTGGAGATAACGGGTTCGCGAGCGTGCCGCGCCCTGGTGTCGCACCTGATCCGGACGGAGACGGGCCTGGCCCTGAGTCTGCCGGACGAGCTGCTGTCCGACGGCAACATCTTCTTCTCGCTGGGAACGGTGTACGGGCACCGTCTGTTCCGGCTGCTGCGCTTCTTCAACCGGCACTGGGGCAAGGAGGCGCACGAGCCGGCGATCAGGACGATCTGTCAGAAGGTGTGGTTCTTCTACCTGATCGCCTGGAAAAAGCTGACGGTGTCGCCCGAGGCGTTCAGCGTGCAGCGCTCTGACCACGAGCTGGGGATCTTTTCCTTCCTGATCCAGGACTACCTGACCTTCACGGGCACGTTGCGACGCAGCACGCCGCCCATGGACAAGAAGGAGGAAGGTGTGATCGCCGACCTGCTGAGCGGAGCGCTCGAATGATTGATTTTATGAATAAAAAAAAAAACGACCCACACACGGTATATCTCGTTTTCCGTTTTCTTTTTATTACTGAAATGTTGATTTATCGAGAGTTGTGTGCGTGTGTTATTCATCATCCACCGTCGTTACGACGGACCGACAACAACACCTTGCATGCTTTATCGATTGAGAGAGAGATTCAGTAGTAGCTACACCCGTCACCCTCGCGTCTCTCGCGCGCGCACCGTTTTTATTTCAGACAACAGAGGAGGAGGTAGGCAGTAGGGCCGAGACATCATCGGTCACCCCGTCGGACGGCGGTATCGGTATGATATGTCCTCCTTCATCGCCCTGCACACCCTCCTTCTCCCCGCCGTCCGAGTAAAAAACAGACATGGGTAGGGACGTCATCTTCTGCTGGCTGTCCACCACAGGGGTCATGGCGATCTCGGTGAGGGATGGAGGGGGTCCGGTCTTCTCACAGACGGTGGGGATCTTGTCGTCGTCGTCCTCGTCGGGCGAGAAACTCTTGTTGTCGTAGGCGGCCCCCTCGAGCGCCTTCATCGCGGCCGGTGACTTGAGGGCGTCCTTCTGGATCCCGAAAGGCGAGACCCTCCGACACAGCCTCAGCATCGTCTTGGCGCCCTTGAAGAAGAAACCGAAAGTGCTCTTGACGAGGGTGGTTCCGACCGGGTAGATGCAGGAGGGGAGATCCGCGCACAAAGACCGGCGGTCATCGGAGCCGTCGACGGACGCGTGGAGCTCGCCGGCGGCCTCGACGTACTTGACGACCACGTCGCAGGCGAAGGCGACGGCGATGCCCCTTCCCTGCCAGCCGGCGGTAGAGATGAGATCGACGTACTGCAGCGTGGTCTGGCTCAGCGAGTGTCCGATCTCCCCGAAGGAGATGACGACCCGACAGATGATGATGGGCACGACGATGATCATGTACATGACGTAGTAGATGGAGGCGCCGCTCACGAAGTGCCAGGTGCCGTCCCGGGCCGAGTACCGCATCTCGAAGAGCCTGGAGATGATGATGAGGAAAGGCACGACGTAGACGGCGGTGACATGCATGAGCACGTAGGGCATATCGTCGGGGCCCTGCATCTCACAGACGGGGAGGAATCCGGCCCGGTCGCGCATGACCTGGCTGGTGAGAGCGGGAGCGCCGACGATGAAGGCGGAGATCCAGGCGACCACGGTGACCCAGATGACGCCGACGAGATCCTTGCCGGCGGAGGTGTTGAAGATGGTCTTCTTCTCGGTCACGGCGCCGACGAGGCAGAGGCGATCGAGCGTGAGGTACAGGTAGAAGAAGGAGACGGCGCCTTCGGACATGCCGTTGACCATGATGGCCAGGCGGCAGTAGGGTTCGGTGACCTTAGAGGGGCAGACGACGCGCACGAGCCAGATGGCGACGAAGCTGGCGACGTACATGAACTCGGCCAAGAAGAGGCTGAAAACGTAGATACGCGCGCCTCCGTTACGGCGGTGCCAGACCTTCCTCCACATCGAGAGGATGAGGCTCCCTAGGATGAGAACGATCGAGATCAGGCTGACGACGGCGAAGGTGGAGGTGACGAGGATGTTGTAGGTCTGGATGAAGCTGAGATGCTCGGCGTCGACCTCCGGGTAGGAGTAATCGACGGCGCACGATGAAGTCGGCATGGCGACGGTTCGACGCGGGCGGCCCGCGCCCCGCACTGGTGCCTGGCACTGTGTGAAGGACCAGTATGAGACTGTGCGCTCCGAAACGGGCCGCGCGCCTTATATGTCAGGCGGCGCCAGAAGGGGACGTCCGCCAATCCATAAAATACTCGGCCGAGTCGCGGCGGCGGCTCACGTCACACTCACCACAGGCAAGAAACCGAGCACAAAAAAATACATGGAATCGTACACGTTCTGCAGGTTGAAAAACTGCTGACCGAGGGTCAGGACCCTGTGCTTGGGCAGCGTGATGGACAACAGCCTGCCGATCCCGTTCTCGCAGTGGAAGAGAGCGAAGTCGTGCGCGGCGAGCCTGTCGACATCCTTGTCCGGGGCGGCCGTCTGCTGCAGCAGCATGTAGTCGACGAGGGGGTTGAAACGGCTGGCCTGGACGTGCAGGACGCCGGCGGCGGAGGAGACGCCGTCGGCCGTGGCGTGTTCGAACGGCCTGCGCGAGAGGTCCCAGCCGCTGCGGTGGCTCTCGCAGTAGAGGAGGAGCACGAGCCCCGGCCAGAGCTGCGAGACCGTGACGGCCGGGTCGCGCGAGTACCACGGGACGACGTAGCGCTCCATCATGAACTCGAAGTTCTTGACGCAGCCGCCGGCGAAGCCCTCTTCCCTCTCGACGGGCGGCGGCGCGTCGCGGCCGCCGCAGAGGTCGGGGAAGACGTCCCTGAGCGAGAACTTGCCGGCGCGGCCGGAGAAGACGCTCTCGGAGTTGAGGAGTTTCCAGAGGAACAGCAGGCAGAGGACGGCCGTGAGCCCCGACCTGAGGTAGTGCTGCTCCTGGAGGAGGTTGGGGACGACGCCGCTGAGGCGCTTGCCGAAGAGGCGCAGCGTCCAGAGCGCCAGGACGTCGTCGGAGACCGCGCCGGAGAGGCGACTCATGACCTCCCGGGACGCGACGGCGGCCGCGGCGGACGAGCCGGGACCCCCCGACGCGGCCGCGGCGACGCCGGTGGCACCGCCCGGCACCTGCGCGATGGCCCCCCGCCGCAGCAGGACGGCGACGAGGGCGTTCTCGTCGAACGTGCCCGCGGCGTAGCGCCTGCCCTGCTGGACCGGCGCGTAGAAACGCAAGCCCGGCGGGTCCTTGTAGGCGAAAGCGTTGCCCCCCGAGGGTCGCCGCGCGATCTCGGCGGCGATGTCGTCGGAGAGCGCCCGGAGGACCCTGCCGGAGTCGCGCAGGACGCCCTCGACGGTGGTGGGCACCGCGGCCCGGGGGTCGAGCGCGGCCTGATACGCCGCCAGGAGACAGGCGGCCACCTCGAGGTCGCTGACGACGGTGTCGTGCCCGGGGTAGACGGTGACCTGCTCCACGGCGTTGAGGACGCCCATGAGGAGCTCCTGCGAGACGGACAGGCTCTCGATCTGCGTGAGGCGATACACGCGCCGCCAGCGCGGCTGGTTGTAGAGCCACCTCTTGAGGCGGTAGTACCAGGAGCCGAAGGAGAAAGTCCAGGCCTGACTCACGTTGAAGATGGTCTCGACCAGCTCCCCGCGGAAATCGGTGGAGTAGGAGATGGGGGGATCGTTCGGCGTGACCCAGAGACACTGCTGCCGCGAGTCGTCATCGTCACCGACGCCGCTACCGCCGCCGTCTCCCGTCGCCGAGCAGGAAGAGGCCGAGGCGCCGCCGCCGGCCTTCTTTCTCTTGTTCTTCTGGCTAGCGTTGTCGACGGAACCGCCGTCACCCGCCGTCCCCGCCACCTCCGTCCCCTCTCCTCCGCCCAGAATGTCCGACATGGGCCCGGACAGCAGCTGTTCCGCCTGATCGATCCTGCCGCGGAAGCGCTCGCACTCATTTCGCAGCTCTTTTCCGAGAGACTCTAGGTCTTCGCCCGCCCTTCGTCGGAGCCTGGCGTCGTGCCCCAGGTCGTCGGCGTACTGCCGCAGGCGCAGCGCGCTTTCGTCGCGGAGGCGCGCGAGTTTTTCTCGGGGGAAGACCAGGACGTTTTCCCGATGCGCCTCGAAGGCCACTATACACGGCACATCGTGAAAGGTTTTTAACCGACTCATCCTGGTGCAGGCGCAGGAAATCCAAGACGACGGAGGAGAGGACGCGATACTCCCTGGGCTTGAAGACCCGCGTGAGGGCGACGCGCGCCCCCTTCTGGCGAAAGAAAGAGATGACGGGAAAGACCTTCCAACAGACACCGTCGGCGACCGTGAACTGCGAGAAGATGCGCGTGGAGTCGCGCAGCTGGCGCAGACCCTGCAGGTACTGGAGGCGATGCGTGCGGTTGGAGCGGATGGTGCCGGTGTCGGCGCAGCGCATAGTGGTCTTGAACTCGATCACATAGCACTCGGCCGAGCCGTCGCGGTCGTCGACGAGGACCACGATGCAGTCGGGGATGCGCTTCTTGAAGTCGATCTCGTAGAAGACGTATCGACGGCCCGGGACCCCCCGGTAGGGCAGGATGCCCCCGAGGATGGCGTTGAGCGCGTCGTCGTCCTCGAACACGGCAGTGATTTTCTTGTAGATCTGCAGATGCCCCCGTCGCCCCGCACGCTTGCGGGCGTCAGGTAAATACGATAACAAATCCGTGTCCGCGGACGTCCCCATGACGGGTCGGACGGAAAGCGCCGACGAGCGTAATTAAGATATTTAAACAGGATCGACGAGATAGGGCCCTGCGACGTCCGCACCCCGACCCGCGACATGAAGTTGTCATTAATACTCTCCATCGCGCTATGTTCGACGCGCGTCGTTTACGCGGCTGGGGCCGAGGCACCGCGGATCTCCAGAAACACCGTCAAGTTGCACTCGTACAACGAGAGCCGGGTGTGCCGGCACGACGAATCCTCTAACCAGACGGTGTCTCACGCGGCCATGTTCACGTTCAACTTCCAGGACGGGGACGGCTACCGCGTCTACCAGGTGCCCCGCTGTCTCTTCAACACGCACGCGGCGAGAGAGGTCCTGTCGAGCGTCGACATGACCGAGACGCTAGAGTCGTATCGCAAACGGTTTCGGGTGTACTTCGTCGTGCCCATCTACGGCGCCTACAGGCTGGTGGCCCGCTCGCCCACGGCCAAGTATCCGGGCGGCGTCCTGAACCCCCCGCCGGCCAGCTCAGTGACCATGCAGGACCTGATCGTCGACGCGACGAACATCCACACGGTCGTTCCGGATAAACTCTGCGTCATCACCGAGCACCCGGTGATCTTCTCCATGAAGGTACCGTGCAGCCATCAGGTCATCACCTGGACGGGATATACCGTGACGGTGAGCCTCGCGCAGAAGTTCTTCGTCCTCACCATCAAACCTACCCGCGACCACACCTCGGAGAACACGTTGGCCATGTTCTTCGGAGACGTGAGAGAGGTGGATCTGAAGGCGCCGTACACCGTCGGAGCCTTCCTCCTGCGGCAGACGCCCGACCACGACCTCCTGGTGGTGGTCAAACAGACAGCGTTCATCCAACGCTACATGTTCCTCACCGATGTGGTGTTCCTGCAACGCACGCTGTCGGCCGACTACGCGGACACGAGCGTGTGTCTGCGGGTGCTGAGCGTTCTGGCGTCGGTAGTGGCCAGAGGCAAGCAGTGCGGCCTCATCACGCGCGACACGGTCGAGTTCTTCTTCACCTATTCTCTGTGTCAGCTCATGGCGAACGGGACGAGGTATCAGTCGACGGCTCCCGTCTCGACCGCCCTCTGGCGGCAGAGCGAGTTGGAGCTGTTCGGCGAATTCATCGTCCACTGTTTCAAAACCACGACACCGAACCCGACGCCGGCGTTCCAGACGAGGATGCAGCTCACCGAAAAACACAAACCCGCACATTCCAGCAACGCGATCGACGTCCGGGTATTGGCGGCCACGTACTCGTCAGGGATGCACGCGGCGAGCATGGCCGACCTCGCTTTTTTGCTCCGTTCGACTCGCATCCCGCCGAATGTCAACACGGACGCCCTGCTACAGAAGTTACTGTTCACCACGGACGCGTACTACCGTATGAGCTTGAAGATCCCGCTATCCGGATCGATGAGACGCATCTTGATCCGCGTCGACCTAACGGTCCGTACGCAACTGAACGAGAGCAGCGTGGCGAGACGGCATTTCGTGCTACTAACCTCCATGTGTTCTCCGCGAGAACAGATCTCATGGGGGGAACTGCTCATGAACCCACAACGAGGCGCACCGTCGGAGATCTACAGCCCGTGCGTATCGGGAGGCAGGCGCGACTATACGGGTCCATCGGTCAGGGCCCTGATGGAGTCGGCGCACCGTCCGGAGAGACGGGCCGAACAGGTGATGTCGGTGACGGAAGCCCTGCGTCCGAAGCGTTCGCAGATGTCGGACGAGGCTAACTGCGTGCCGGATTCGACTCAGGGCGCGGTGATAACGGCTAACGAAAAGACTTACCTGATCTCGTCCGATTTCATCGTCAAGGGCCTGGCGATCCCCGTGAGCAACACCGTGGTGGACAGGAACCTGATGATCACGGTCCTGGACCGCAGGAGTCCCTGTGTCCTGTCGAGGAGCTACCGCGAACGCGGATCGGTGATCGTGATGAATAACATCACGTTCACCGAACGGTGCGAGTTCTGCGCCAGCACCCTGGTCGAGTACGACGAGGTGGACGGACTGACCTCCATCATGCACATCCCGAGCATAGAGGTCCTGAAGTACCTGACGGACCCCGAAAACGACATCCTGGTGGCGACGCCTAGGGTCCACTACCTATTACTAACCGCGAACGGGACGGTGTTCGAGGTGACCGACATCCTCGTGAACGTCCGACCGTCGATGCCCTACTCCGTGGTCGTCGCTTTGGTGATCATAGCGATCCTCATGGCGCTAGGGCTGTACCGGCTGTGCCGGCAAAAAAGATAAGGACACACGCGAGGTGAATGAAGAAAGAAAAGATTCTTTATTGCGTCGAGCACCCCCCGCACGCGGTGGCGTTGCTCTTTCCGGCCCACATCCGTCTGAAAGCCTCCGTGCTTCTCAGGACGATGTCATCTTGGAATCCGACGATGGCTCGGTACAACACCAACATCATCGCCACCATGATCACGGTGTTGACTATCGCGGCGTAACAGCATCGCGCTCCGCAGAGACTGCCTATTAAAACACAAAGAGAGCCGCGATTAATGTCCGCTGTATTCAACGCGGAGATCAGCCCTCCCGATGAACCCCTTATTACTCATGTCGATCGTCACCGCGGCATCCGCCGCGAAAGTGAACAGCTCACTACGGAAAAGTGTAGCATACAACCCGGCCGTTACCGGCTATATCGAGATGAGCGAAGATGATTATGAAGACGGAGGTTATGATACAATCGATGCGACCGAACCTCCCGGCGAAATACACATAGGTTCGTCTCTGGTTGACAATCCACCACCTCCAGAAAAAGAACCCGACGTCGAAGAAAAAGAGAACACGCAAGCCAAAGACTATCTCTCATTCACGGTCAACTCAGTCAAATTTTCAAAAACATGGATCCGAAGGAGAAATCGACGTCCGGACAACGTCTTTCCCATCTGGTATCTCATCGAGGGAACAGAGGTGGCGAGCATCAAAGCCTACGCGGGCTATTACGTGAACGCTACTTACACCCCAATCAAAGATAACAATAATAAAACTAGCACAATCGGGACCGTAATCGTGAGCGGAGTACCTTGCGGACCAAGTTCGTCGCTTTCGTGTCACCGATCCATGGGGAGAGACCTCATCACCCCGAAAAGTAACATCACCGCCAAATATTTTAAAAAATGCGATACGATCTTCGCCGCGCCTATCCTGTACGACCTGCCCCGCTGGCAAGTGGAACTGAGGACCCCGGACAGACGCGTGTTGGTGACCGAATCGTTCACTATCACCACGTTAGCCGTTGCGACTCTCATCAGCCGTTACTCGAGAGCTAAAAACGACCATTGTGCTAAAGCTTTCGTTCCACTGTACGCTATTCAACACAGCGTTTTCAAAGTCACAGCCTCCTGGCCGGACATCAAAACGTTTTTCGATAGGTTTCGTCATCTAAAATCTCAAGCACCCGCAGCCGCGGTCACCTTACCCCCGAGGAGAAAACGAAGTGCGAAGCCGATCGTCGTGACGCCCCCCATACCGAAAAACATGCACCCGATACAATTTTTCTACGATTTTTCCGCCTTCATGCACGCGGCTCTATATCAAAGCAGTAAATGCGCACTCAAAACCCAGTTTAACACCGCAACCGTACTAACCAACGGTACGGTGGAGACGGTAGTAGGACCAGTAAACGTCACAACGCTATACAAAACGGAACGTAAAAAGAAACCCGAAATCAAAGATAATAAGATCAACCTGGAGGACGTCGAAACTCTAGACGACGTACTCATGGATTATCTGGACACCCTGACGTTGACCGCAAGCCCTTGGAGGACCATTTCCCAGAAACCACAACAACACGTACCGTCTCTGCCCCACAAAAGGCGCACCGGCTCAATATCCTTTAGCCGTGTCTGAGGTGAAGGCCTTGTAACACCAGTGCCTCATGAAAACACCGAACGCACAAATAAAGACGATGGCGTTCACCATCATCCAGATGGAGGCGAACGACGAGACGGACAGACCGTAGAAGTGCGAGTGACACTTCACGTCGTAGAACTCGTTGATATTGTGCGCCTCGGATCCGTCGCTGATCACGATCTTGCTGACGGTCGTATCCGGCACCGAAGCGGCGACCGACACCGCCGCGGAAGGCGACGACGAGGATCCGCTCGCCATGGCGAAGCACAACAGAAGGAAAAAGCTCAAACGGAAAACCCCTACAAAGCCTGGCATGATAAAACCAAACATACCGGCTCCGGTCCGCCCGAATCTCCCACTGTCGTCGCCAGACTCAGTCTTGCCGCAGGCCATGAAGGATCCCTTTAATATCTTCGACGACGACGAACCTTCCGAAGATACCTCCTCGTCAGAGCAGTCGTCGCGACCTCCGCCTCGCGAGATGATGATCTCCAGCAGCTGCGCGCTGAGAGAACAGACGAACTCGTCGTTCTTAAATAGGTTCTTTCCGGAGGACGACGATTCCAGCGAGAACGGCGCGGCGCTCGCGGAGATCAACCAGCTGCTGCGCGACGGTCCGGAGGCCCCGCCGCGCGAACCGACGCCGAAGGAGGCGCGTCGTCCCGAGAAGATGCAGAAGATCTTCTTCCAGACGTACGGCAATGATTTCAAGGTGGAAGCGCACGGCGACCGCCTGCTCGCGCAGAATCAGCGCGTGGTACGACTGTTCGAGCGGGGCCGCATCCTCGGTCTGGGGGTGAAGATGAACATCCCGATGGGTTATTGCGCCGTCACGAACTGTTTCCACCCACCGGGGTGCGTCTGCGTGATGGACATGGCGGGTTACGGTCCCAGCGACATCCGCGCGCAGATCGTGAACATCAGCTCGGGTCCGCTGGAGCTGCCGCCGAACATGCTGCAGATTCACATCCACATGTTGCCGATGCTGCTGCCGGAGCCGTGGCAGACCATCAACCTGATGGCGCCGCACCAGGGCGACACGTACTTCGACCTACGCCTGCGGCGACCGCTGAGCCTGCCGCCGCGGGCCTCGAAGAACCTGAAGTTCGAGGCCGGACACCTGTGTGAAGAGGACGCGAGCAGCTGCCTGGTCATCCCGTGTCGCCACCTAGCGACAAAGCGCGTGCTCCTGGACCCGACCGTGTGGCGCCCCAACTCACTGGCGGTGCTACGCGTGCTGAACGCCTCGGACGAGCACGTCGATCTGGAGGCCGGGATGGCGATGGCCAAGATCATCTTCACGACGCCGGGCATCACGCCGTTCAAACCGTCACTGACGAGCGTCATGATGTCTTTCGACGTGCCGCGCTCGGACCTAAAGCTCGTCAAGGGCGGGCGCCGCGACTACTACCGCGCGGAAGAGAGAATGCGAAGCGGTCGAGACTCGTCGAACGAGGGCTGACCTAGAGAGATTACCTCTTGTCTAGTGTACTCAGGAAAACTACGTTTACCGCTACCTACCCTCAGAGATGTATGTATATTTTTTTTTTTGCGAATCAAACAAAATAAACATTATATTTTTCTAAAAACGGTAAAGTGGAAATAGCGATTTTTGTTAACCAATAAACACGCCCCGGTAAATAACAACAATCCACACACTTACACGTCCCCCGATCGAGAAAAGCCTCGATCACAGAGCGGCCATCTGCTGGTGCTGCTGCTTTTGTTCCTCGAGGTCGCGACGCCTTCCGACGTTGTGCAGGCGTCCCGTCCCAGACGTCGCTTCGTCGCGGAGCAAAATCTCGTCGATCTCCCCGGGGAGGTGGTCGGGCGCGGCGGGAGCGTTGTCCAGCTCCCTGAGTAAGAGGTCGGAGGCAGAGGAGATGGTAGTAGTGGCCGCGTAGGAGGAGGAAGAAGACGACGACGGCACGCCGTTCAGGTCGCAGAGGGGAGGCGCCGGCTCCTCCCGTCCGTCGACGAGGCGCTGAGTGTTCTCGCGGTCCATGTCTATGAGGCGCACGATCCTGCCGACCTCGCAGAGGGTGCTCTGATCGACGGAGAACTTCTCGAGCAGCCTCTCGACGCTGTCCTCGTCCGAGAGGGTGAACTCCCCGACGAGGAGCTTGAGGATGACGATGTCGAGCGCCTGCATGACACGTTTGGATTTCTGACACTCGATCTCGGCGGCGTTGCGGAGGTGCGGTCGACATTGGTTAGCCAGAAGACGGTCGAGCCGGGTCTGCCTCCGCACGCAGCGCTTATAGACCGGAAGGAGCCTGAGCAGGTGTTTGGTGACTTCCGACTCCCTATCTATTTCAGACAGGTCCGCCGACGAGACCCCGAGATTCCCAAAATTATCTTTGAGGAACCCTTCTAATTCGGCCATATCGACGTCCTCGTCGGCCCTGAGGACGATATATTCGGATCCGTCCCGAATCGTGCGTCGACACAGGGCGAAATCGAGCATCCTCCTCCAGCAGCTCGGAGGAGCCGCCCCGGCGTCGTCGTCTGCGGCGGCGATAGCGCCCCCGACGCCCCCGCGAGCATTACTAGTGCCAGTCCCGCCACCGCCGAAGTCGGTCATCATCATGACCGTCGTGCTGTTCGCCACCGAATACGACACCCCAAATATCGTAGTCAATATGCTGTCGGAGACACCGACGGAGCACCACCTGTTCCCCCTGATGATTAAATACAAACCGTCGAACCGTATAGAATTCGTACTTCAGACCCAGAGGTGCCCGGATTCGACCCGGGTCCGCCCCGTTTTCATATGCGACGCGCGCCGCCTCTCCCTGTCCGAATACGTGTCCACCAACACACCGCTACCCGCGCGCGTTATCTGCGCCGGCATAGACGCCGACGCTACTCGCGAGTTGTACGAACACCTGTTCGATCGTAAAAAAGACGAGACGGGTCATGACGAGGAGAACGGGTCCGCCGGCGGCGACCTCTTCTCCGACCTCACCAGCACCCTCAAATGCCTGGTCCATTACAATCGCAGCGCGATCTTACGCTATCTCAACAACACCTTCCTGTCCCCCACGTCCCCCTCCTGGTTCCTGAGCACGTACGGGACCCACGAGGGTACCCTGATCCTGACCATGTCCTACTATCTGTTCGAGAGGCAGTATAGTACGATTCAGACCACCCGCGATTACACGAAATGTTTCACCGCCGACCCCGGCCGCAACCTGTTCACGTACATCAACATGCGCGATTTCATGGCGACCATGAACGGCTCGCGGTTCCGCAAGCAGACCGCGCGGTTCGCGGCGTTCGCCAAGGCGAGAAACGCCCGAGACCGGCGCGAGCTGGAATACGTGGACGCCAAGATCAACGCGTTCCGCGAGGAATCGCGCCTGGCGGCCGACTCGTGCGTGTACTACGTGTACCTGGCCTACCGGACGGCGCTGTGCCGGGAGAAGTTCCTGCAGTACTGCGAGCACACGGCGTACGACAAGAACCTGCCGGACGATCAGCAGTGCGCGGCGGAGGAGAACTACCTGGGGCGCAGCCTGGACGCCGAACTGATCTCCATCATGAATACCTACTTTTCGGTGGAGGGCTATTTTGGCAGCTACATCCACGTCGACCGCGCGAAGCTGAGCCCGCCCCACAGCTACCGCGGCTACGACTGGAACACGGAAGCCGACACGATGGTGGGCTACTCTTCCACCGCGACGAACCTGGCCATCTCGCTGCGCAAGCTGAACTCGACGTGCGAGTCCCTGTTCTCGCCGCTGCCGCCGACGCTGATGGGGCTGCTGAAGCTGTGCGCCTCGGACCGGTACGTGCCGCGGGCGGAAAAAAGCCGCAAGCGCACCAGCGGCGGCAGAGAAAAAGAAGACGAGACGCGCGTGTGCCGGCGCAACTACCTGCTGAACGACACGAGCCGTCCGATCGGGCCGATGCCGGTGTTCCGGGTGGAGATGCCGGAGAAGCGGCACGTGTTCTGCGCGGTCAGCGCGGAGAACTGGACCCGCCGGCTGCTGCCCAAGGACCTGATGAAAAACCTGCCGTCCGAGTACGTCTCGGACGAGTGTCTGACGGACGCGGTGTGGCTGCGCGAAGACATCGCGGCCTCGTGCGAGGTGGGCGAGCAGCTGTACCGCACGCGTCACGAGATGTTCAACGAGAACCTGCCCGTGTTCAACTTCGTGGGCGACGTGGACCTCAAGCTGCGCGAGGACCTGCAGGGTCTGAGCCGTCAGGAGGTGTTCGACCTGTGCCGCGCGCTGCGGCGGACCCTGATCGGGGCCTGGCGGCACCTGTTTCCCGAGGTAGACCCGGACTCCCACCCCGTCTTCTTCTTCAAGAGCGCGTGTCCGCAGAACGCCGCGGGGGCGGCGGACGAGGCGATGCTGTACGGCGGCGGCGGCTACGACGAAGACGACGACCCGCGGCCCGAGCACGCCGCGGCGGTGGTCGACTACGGCGATGCCGTTCGGCGCCCGCCCTTCTGTGTCTGTCGGCGCAAGCTGGGCCTGAGGGTGATCATCCCTTTCCCCCCTCGCACGGCGGCGATCGGGGCGCAGACGCTGAAACGCCTGGCCGGCATCCTCGATCACACTCTGTGCCTCGATCGAGACCTGGTGTGCAAACTCAACGCCATCTCGCACCCCGGCGAGTGTTTCGACACGGGGATCTACAGCCACGGGCGCTCGATCCGCATGCCGCTGATGTACAAGCTGGACGAGGCCAGCGGGCTGATGCTGCACAGCCGATTAAACCCCATCTTCATCGTCCCCGCCGGGTATCGCGACCGTCCGGCGGAATTCGTGCTGCAGCAGCTGTGCCCCCAGAACCTGACGCACCACGGCCGTCCGCCGCGGCGAGACGGGAGCGCCGACCAGCTGACGGAGGTGGTGTTGCACATCACCGACCGCGCATGCGCCGACAGCGACGGCAACTTTCTGCAATCGCGGGCGAGGCGCGCGATGTCGAGGCGGCGTCTGCCGCTCGGGCCCCTGCTGCGAGCGCACCTGTCGCTCGAGTCGGGACAGTCGGCGCCGTCGCTGCCAACGCTCGTCGGGCGAGGAGGCGGAGGAGAAGGAGGCGCGTCGAGCGATTACGAGGAGGAGAGGGCGGTGGGATCGGACGAGGAGGAGGACGACGACGACGTCGAGAACCTGCAGGCGTTCGCGAGGCGGATCGCCTGGCCGGCGCTGTTGAGACACACGCGTAACCACTACCGCGAGGAGGTGCAGCAGCAGCTGGAGGCGGCCACGGTGTTTACCGCCGTCGGCCGCACCTGCGTTGCCGTCAAACGGGGTTTATACGGCCGCGCCCGAGACTTCTCGTGTCTAGCGCGCGAGCACTACACTCGCCAGGAGACGGTGCAGGTATTCCTGGACATCCGCGGAGACCAGCGGCGGAACGTGTGGGCGACCCTGTGGAGCAGGTGTTTCACCCGGCGATGCAATTCTAACGCGAAACAGACCCACCTCTCGCTGAAGATCTCCCTGCCCTCGCAGTATTAGACGCGTCGACGAGCGCGTGGGCGACGACGACCCCCGTTCCGGCAGCGCACCCACGCATCCTGCTTGCGTCAAGGAATAAATCCGTCCGGCCCACGCTGGCACCCGGCCCTAACTAACGTATCATCGACCCTTCCCCTCCCGCGATATAAAAAAGCGGGGGGTTTCCTGCGCGGAAGGAGTCGCAGTCATATCGAGAGTAACACCTAGCCACATTTCCGCGCGGGCGTCCCCCCCGTCAGCAACCGCGCGTACGTACGAGCGACCGAGCGCACCGAAGGCGGCGAAACCATGCTGCGGACCGGCGTCAAGAGACGGCTGGGCCCGTTCGCCGGATACGACGAGGACGATGCCGCGACGGGCGGCGTCTCCCGACGTTCGAAATATTCGCAACAGCAGTCTCAGCACTACTACTACGGCCACAACCAGTCGTCTTACCGCGATTCGGGCGCCTCTCATCCCAACTGGAAACGAAATGCTCATCTCATGCCGCCGCCACTCTCATCGCCCTCCTCGCCACCACCCCAGTATGACAAAAACATCGCGGCCCTCACTCACTTGAATAAAAAACTAGACTGTCTGGGACCCGACGACCTGGAATGCTTGAAAGCCATGATCCGGATCCGCGAGGCGCGCGCCCAGGGCCGCCGTCCCGAGCCGTCGTCGGCACCCTCGATCCTCGAGTCCTCGCTCGTGTCCTCCAACAACAGTAACAACAATACCACGCTGAGCCTAGGCGGCGGTGGCGGCGGCGACTATCACCGCCAGACCTCTCCGGACATCCGCGACTACACGACGGGTTCCTTGGGCCTGTGCATGTTCCCCATGGACCTGCCCGACCCCATCAAGCTGCTAGAGAACAGGTACACCGACAACGACCGCCACGCGCCGGCGGTGGTGACCCACGACGAACTGATCAACACTAACTATCTGCTGCTCTTCCGCAAGCACTTCGACGCGCTGCCGCCGGAGGAACTGCGGGTCCTGGTACAAGATCGCACGTTCGCCATCAACAACGCGCCGAGCCTGGACGTGGTGGCGGCGATGGCGGACGAGAACCTGACGTACGTCAAGTTCCACCGCGTACACAACCTGCCGGTGAATCCCAAAGACCTGTACATGAGCACCCTGGGCCTGATAAAGTACGCCACGTTCAACAAACTGAACCTCGGCGAGCTGTCGTGCCTCCTGGACAGCCCGGGCGGCGGCGGCAGCGACCGCGAGTATCACATCCTGCGCCAGATCGCGAACAAACCGGCGTCTCCGTGCCGCAAGGGCGGCTCTTCGGCAGCGGCGGCGGCCTCCTTCGACGTGTTGCGCCGTCCGCCCCTGTCTTTCAAGCACCCGCTGCAGCAGGCGCTGGCGCTGATCGCGTCGTTCGCGCGCATCGTCGGGGTGATCCGCCGCAGATCGCTGCGGCACTCCGGGCCGTTCTTCATCCGCGACTTCGACGACACGGGCGCCACGGATTCCTACCGCTGCGGCATGATCTCCGAGCTGATCTTCGACTACCTGCGCGGCCACCGCTGTCAGAACGAGATCTGTCGCGTAAAACTCAAGAAACTGCTACAACCCTACACCTCCACCCTGTTCTTCTGCGCGTACAACAACACGAGGAAGCACCCCAACGGCACCTACCGGCGCGAAGGTCGCCAGAAGCGCCGTGCGCCGGACGCGACCCCGAACATCCCCAGGCTGGCCTACAGGCGCAGCGCGACGACGAGCCCCGAAGTGGAACCCGCCCCTCCGAGTCGGATGACCAGCAGCAGTCCTCGTGTGGACAGCAGAGGAGGAGGAGGAGACCGTCGCGGAGACAGCAGCAGCACCAGCAGCAATCACCATCGCCACCACACCAGGAGAGCTCGCACGCGCAGCACCCACGACAGTAGCAGCAGCGGCAGCAGACGTCGCAGCAGCGCGACGGACGGCCGGCGCAGCAGGCGCGGCAGCAGACGGGGAGAGGCGCAGCGCGAGTCTAACGGTCACCACAGCAGCAAATCGCCTTCGACCGTGAGCTCCACCACGGTCCACGGCCAGAACGGCGCCCGCGGCGACAGCGCGCCGTCTCGAAAATCTCAACAGTCTCAACAGCAGCCCGAGACCACGTCCAAAGAGTCGTCGAAGACGGCCGCGATGCCGCCTCCGCCGTCGCCCTGCTCGCCCTCGCCCGCGTCCAGAGAGAGGAGACCGTCGAAATCGCCGTCTTCGTCCCCTCGCCCGCACGATCCTCCGTCGGGCGAGCCCGCCGACGCCGAGAAAGAGCTCGCGACCGCCGGCGACGAGGACGAAGGGGTCAGATCTCCCGGGGAGTGCAGCGTCGCCACGCGTCGCGGCTCGTCGGCGGACGAGTCCAGCGACTCCTCGTCCAGCTCCTCGGACTCGTCGTCGTCCTCCGACGAGGAGGAATCTGACGTCGAGGACTGTCGAGAGCTCGATCTGCAGTCGAAACGACTCGAAGAGGCGCTCGAGGAGCGTTGCGAGCGCGATTTCGAGGCGGACGACGAGGAGTTCGCCGAGCCGATCGAGGAAGACGACCTACACTGCTCGCTAGACATGGAAGAAGACATCGAGGACGAGCCCTTGGACCCCGAGACGGAGTCCGTGTGGACGGCGTCCGTGACGCCCCTGGCCGCCCCGCCGTCCATCCGCATCCTCGACCACGAGCCGGGAGACGCGGAGGAAGAAGAGGAGTCCGACACGGACTTCTACGACGAGACGGACCAGCCGCTCAACAAACGCATCCACTTGAGGAGCGCGACCCCCACGGACGACGTGATCATGGAGTGCGACCTCTCCTACAGCGAGATGGACTCTGACTGATGAAATCGGCCCGAACGCGCCGTCGATATCTGTGACTCCCCGATCCCCTATCCTCTCAGACGTTGGTACGCTGCGCAGCCGCCGTCGTTAATAAAAAACCGTTGTTTTTCGTACGATTTTCGTTCCGCTGTAGCGTCTGTTGTCCGTTCCTAGCCTCAGATCGCGTCCGCGCCCGTCAAACGAGCGTCATTCTGTGGGTCTGCGACTCAGAGACGGGCCGATGTGCACCGTCGATGACTAGATGGCGCTATTGAACCGTTAGAAATCTTGCCGGGTTCGACCTGTCACTCAACGTGCACGGGGACCGTACGAGCTTTCGATTGGTGGACACAACTGTCCATCAACGATAAGCTGGCTACCATCCGAATATCGGAGTTCTGGGTTGAAGTTACGCGCATGCGCATACACATGATGGACAGATGCTAGCAGATCCGTATCCTAGCGACCGATACACATAGGCCCACTGGCACACTTCCCGGGACGTTGAGTCAGTATATGTCAATTTGCATACACGCATATTAATTATGGAGGCCATTTTGCACATGCATCTGATCGCTATCGGCGCATGCGCATCGACAGTGACTCAGCAACTAGGGTTTGAGTAGAAACCCCACTGCGCATGTGCCGATCATGCTATAGATGAACGATCGGTTCTATATTGGGAACTGACTCATCAAACGCATGCGCAGTGGACTTTTGCGTTCGATTCTCGTTCTAAGTCCTACACCGACACACCCCCTCGGGTCTGAAATCTAGCTAAGTGTCACCCCATGAATCCTTATTACCCCCACTCCACACCCAACCCCCAATGCATGCTTTCTTATTACCCCCCATCAACATGAGTTTTTCGTCTAAGTCTAAATCACGTGATCAGGGTTAATCAGTACCATCCCCCCACCACACACTATTCCTTATTACCCCCCACTCAACGAGGTCGTCCGCTAGGTGGTGGTCGAGAGGGAGATCTAGGACCACCTTGTGTCCTTATAAGGAGATTATTCAAGCGATTTCTTGGTAATGACATCATTCCCAACCCCCACCCCAGCCCACCCCGAGTCCCCAGAATCTAAGTCTCGAGTCTTCGAAGAACCTTCGCAGAGCCTAAGTCCATAACCACGCCCATTATTACCATGTGACACCCCATATACGGTCATAGGAACGCCTTTCCGAGGCCGACAGCGGCTAAGTCCGATGGACACTTAGGCTCTGTGAGGGCTCTTCGGGACCTAAGATGATTGACAGCCCCTAAGCGGAAGGGGCGGGCATGTAACCGGATGCATGACACAGCAGCGACCGTTAATGAGTCATACTTCCAAGAAGACCGCACCCAGAAAACAAACCAAGAAGAAACCGCAAACGGCCATGTTTTATGTCCGCCATCTTAGATAAAGCACATGGCAGGCACATTTTCACAAAAAACTAATAATTCCAATGTTTGCTTTAGACTCTATCTCAACAGACTCGTTTCAGAGATTCCTATCATCAACGGGCACGTCCACCCATATGCTTCTCAAAAGAGTCATTTTTAAGTCTTTTTCTAGGTCTGGTTAGCTAAAAAAAGTTGTTTGCTCGAGGAAGACCGAACGGAGATAACCGCCTGATCTCTTCAAAGCCACAGGGAGAGTACGTCATCTTTTTCAACTGACGGTCGAGGCACTGCTAAATTTTGCACTACCGCTCAAAAGGAGCAGTGCCTCGGCCGACAGCGACCTAGACCCTCTGCGGACCCCCTTTGAAAGAGGAAAGCGAGATTTATGGAGATCTCGGATAGCGTGTTCGTGCTTAGTGAACGTGACGAGGGTTTGTGTGTCAGGGACCAGCGCTTGTGCGAACGTTAAATGGCGGAGGCCACCAAAATGGCGTCGGGACCAAATGGCGCCAATTTTCCCGCCTAAACGAAAACTCGACAAAATGGCCGCCAACGGCAAGCTAAAACACAAAAAAGGGGCATTTTGCAGCGGCTGGGACAAGGAAAAGCGAGAAAACGCAGCGCCGAGCGAAAGGCGAGAGGCAGAGCAAAAGCGGAGCGTCGAGCGGGATTCGGGAACCGGGACCTGGGCAGGGAGCAACGAAGCCGGAACCGGGACCCCGAAAAGCCGGCCAGGGTGCCGAACGGAGCATCGAGCCGCTCGGAGAACGGCAATCGGGACCTGGGCAGGGTGCAATGAAGCGGGGACCGGGAGCTCGGGGAGGGAAGCCGGACAGGGACCGGGAGCTCGGGGAGGGAAGCCGGACAGGGACCGGGAGCTCGGGGAGGGAAGCCGGACAGGGACCGGGAGCTCGGGGAGAGGAGCCGGACAGGAACCGGGAGCGGGGCGCTGGTCTGGGGAGCCAAGCGGGGTGCGAGGAATCGAGCCGGGGAGCTGGTCCTGGAGGTCCGGTGAGCCGAGGAGGGTAGCCGGGAAGCTGGGGAGCCGAGCCGAGAAGCCGGGAAGGGTGCGGGGATCCGAGGTCGGTAGCCGGGGAGCTGGTCCTGGGGGCCCGGTGAGCCGAGGTCGGTAGGCGGGAAGCTGGGGAGCCGAGCCGGAAAGCCGGGGAGCCGAGGCCGGTAGCCGGGGAGCTGGTCCGGGAAGCCAGGCGGGTCCGGGGTGCTGGTCCTGGGGTCCGGGGAGCCGAGGCCGGTAGCCGGGGAGCTGGTCCTGCGGTCCGGGGATCCGGGTGGGGTGCGGGGCGCTGGTCCGAGGCGGCGGTCCGGAGCGGCGTGGATCCTGGTGGCGAGCGACGGGCGGGTCTGGCCGGCGGCGGGCCGGCTCGAGCTTTTATCCGCCACGATGACGCATAGGTCAGCTGACCAAAATGGGCGCGGTTTCGCGGGGGATGCGGGGGGAGAGCGTGGGGGATGCGGGGGGGCCAGCTCGAGCTGGGAGGGCGGGGAAGGGAGGGGGGGGTTTGGGGGGGGGTGAGTTGGGGTGGAAGGGTACACCCTTCGAATTGCACCCCTAGTGAACCCATATATTATTTTATCCCTTAAGTAGGATCCATAGGATAGGGTTACATATAGTAGACCCTATGTATATAGGTTCCCATTGCGCAATATCCAGACGTATACTATTCCACAGGGAGTGACGTCATTCGTTATCCAACGTATACATGGCTTAATGTATAGGGATCGATAACCTTTCAACATCCGGTTGACCTTCGGTCAACCGGATGTCGAAAATTTATCGATAATCAAAATTAGTAATCAATAATATACGTTAGGGGGCGTGTACTACCCTAATGAGCATTACGTCACCTAGGTGCTGGTTACGGGGGAGGGGCTATGAATGGGCGTGGTTACCTAGGTTTCGATGGTTCACCGGCCGTAGGCCGGTGAACCAGTCGACTGGTCCATAATTAGTTGTACAGGGGTTAATTAGCATAAGTTAATTAACGGAGACTAATTTACATATTTTTGCGTAGCTAACTTTATCTCTTTCTGCTAATTAGCATAATTCAGGAGGTTACGCCCATTGTTTAGGTGGGCGTACCTAGTTTAGGGGGCGTGGTTCCGGGGGTTGCGCTTCGGGTATAACGCTATTGTATATAATGCGCGCGCGTGCGCGCGCCCGCCCGCCCGTACGCGCGCGCGAGGCACCGGGCCAAAAGGCGGGACTTCCGGTCAGCCTCTGGCCCGGCACATCGCCGCGGAAGGCGGGACATGTAACCATGGCAACGCCCTGCCCGCCCGATAAGCGTTGGATGTTGCCATGACGACAGCATGTGCTGCGTCTTCCGCTAGGGGGTGCTACGAGACCACAAATCGGTTGCGGGGCGGGTTATTTGAGTCAGTACCGTCTAACGGTGTGTCAAACACCGGCACACGTAACAAACTCTCCCGCTGACCACGCTTCGCACCGCATGCTCGTCTGCGTAGTGTGTGTCGGGGATGTGGGCCTGTTCGCGGCCCGCGTCTCGTTTCGCGTGTGTGTTTTGTGGGACACGGTGGGGATTTCGGTGTTTGGTCGCGTGCGACCGTACGTCTTTCCGTCAATGCCGTCTGACGCGCCGGGCTCGGAGCTGCTGGCGCAACGCGCGGCCCTCCGAGCGCGCGTGAGATGCCTCGAGCGCGCCAAGAGCCCGCGGTCCTCTGCGATTGCGGCGCACGGAGCCCTTCGGGGCGGTTCAGATTCGTGCACGTTGCCGCGCAAACCATGTCCAGTACGTTGTGACAAAGGCTTCGAGGGCGCTTGCGTGAGGATTGTGACGTTTTCGTCGAGGAGAACCCGCCGGGGGCTTCACGTATATAAAGGTTCTGGTGCCGCGGGCGACCAGAACGACCCCCGCTCCTGTATAATTTCGATGCCGGGGAGGTCGCCATGGCGGACGACGATCTCTCCAGCCTCGCCCCCGTCGCTCCCGCCGTCTGGATGTTCTTCCTCAAAAAGACGCGGGAGCTCGCGGACATCGTGGCCGCGATGTCGCTCTGCGACAAGGCGACCCCCGTCGTCATCGCGCCGCTGTTGATAGACCTGACCGTCGACCGCGACTTCTGCGGCGCGGTCAGGACGCCGATGAGCACATACGAGGGGGGCGTCCTCACCAAAGTCACCTCTTTCTGTCCCTTCGCCTTCTTTTTCCACAACACCGACGAGATCCTCGACGTCGTCGAGGATCACGGCGACGTCGTGCACCTCTGTGACGATGCCAGGCGCCGCTTCGGCGTCCAGGCCTTCAGTCCGCTCGCTAATCGAGATCGCACGGACGTAGACGTCCTCTGCGACGAGCTAGGTATCGCCCCCGCCGAGTACACGGGGCACGTCGTGTGCGGAAACGGCCTCAAGGAGCTCCTCTACGCGGGGCAGCTCATCCCCTGTCCCGAAGAGGCCGTGAAGGTGCAGGTCGGCGCGGTCGATGGCGTCAAGGTCCCGCTCTATCCCTACACTCTCTTCTCCGGCGGCGCCGATGCCGCGCACGCCGACGGCGCTTCCGCGGCCGTCGCCTGCGACGATCCGTGGGTCCTCGAGCACGGGTTCTACGACCCCGCGCTCAGCGAGGCGCTCTTCTACTTCATGTTCACCTCCTGGGGCCAGTCGCTGCGCGTCTGCGAGACCAGTCGCCTCATCGAGGCCGGTCTGCAGCAGTTCGTCGAGGACACGCAGCAGACGGTGAAACTCACGCCGTTCAAGAAGTACCACGGCTACACCAGCCAGAAGCTCACCGCCGTCGAGAGGGACCAGCTCATGACGGTCGACGCGGTCTGCTCCGAGCTCGCGTTCAGCTACGCGTCTATCTATCTTGATTCCGTCTACGAATTCAGCACGGCCTCCAACTTTCTCGAATGGCCGCTCGTCAAGAACGCCAAGACCCACGCCGATCTGCTGGACAACCTGCGGGATTTCCAGTTGCACCTCGCTAAACACATCGCCGCGCTCATCTTCAGCTCGAACTCGATCCTCTACCAGACGCGGATCGTGTTCGTGCCCAGCGCCGGCAAGGGGGCCAACAGCAACCCGTCGGCGCAGGACTCCCTGCTCAAGTCCATCCGCTTCTTCAACGGCCTCACGGGCATGTACGATGACATCCTGAACGACGCCAAGAAGACCATCAGGTTCGAGGGGGCCGTCGGGCGGGACGAGAAGTACTCCCCGCACCACCTGGCCTACTTCTGCGGCACCTCGCCGCAGCTCTTCTCCACCCTCATGTGGTTCTTCAACCGCATGTCCATCTACTCGACCGGGGTCACGAGCGGCGACACGGTGTTCAGTCACATCGTGAACGCCGGCTCCAAGCTGTGCGGCGCGTGCGGCGGCCGCTGCTGTCACACGTGCTACGCCACCTCCTTCATCAGGGTGAACACGCGGCTGCCGGGCATCCCCAAGCAGATCAAGAAGGAGCCCGTCGTGGTCACTCTGCTCTCGCGGGCCTTCGCCGACGCCGACCTCTTGGGAAACTATGGTAAGAGATACGGCCTGGAGTCCCGGGAGGCGGGCGACGGCGGAGGCGGCGGAGCCGGCGGCAGGACGGACGAGGTGGCCGCGGGGCCTCCGGCCGGCGGCGCCAGCGGGTTGAACTTCGTCTCCGTCGACAGGATGAAGTATCTCGGGCAGGTCCTGGACTACTGTAAGAAGAATTCGCTGATCGACGCGATCACCGGCGAGGATATCATCAACGTGCGCAGCAAGAGAGACTTCGTCGCGACGGTCACGGCGCTGAACCAGACGATCGACGATGCCGTGTGCAGGTTCGCCATGGACGTGCGGAGGTCCGGGCACGGGAGGGACGAGATCAGCGGGAGCACGCAGTCCTTCAACCTGGACCTCAGCCCCTACGCCACGGCCTTCTCCCCCGTCCTGTCGTTCCAGTATTACCGGACCATGTTCTCCATCATCCAGAACCTGGCCCTCATCAACGCCGCGTCGTACGTGGTCGACAACCCCCTGACGACGGCGCAGATCTCCAAGTGGGTGGCGCTGCACTTCCAGTCCATCTGCGGCGCGTTCGGGACGACGCCCCTCAAGAAGGGGTTCCTGAACGTCAAGGACACCAAGAACCTCAAATCCGTCGAGTTCGAGCGCATCATGGACTTCAGGTCCTTCCAGGAGACGGGCCGCTACCGCAAGATCTCCACCGAGATCAAGTCGTGTAAGATGTCGGTGCAGTCGCTCAAGAGCTGCCGCATCAAGAATCGGCCCATCTCCAAGACGCCGCAGAGCAGCGTCTTCTTCAAGAAGGGCGCCCTGCAGAGGAAGAATCCCATCAAGGGCTGCCTCTCCTTCCTGCTCTTCCGCTGCCACGAGAAGCTCTTCCCGGCCTGCGGCCTGTCGTGCCTCGAGTTCTGGCAGCGCGTCCTGCAGAACTCGCTGCCGCGCTCGGTCAACGTGGGCAAGGTGGAGGACTTCGACAACCTGGTGCGCTTCCTCCTCACCGTCACCGACGACTACGACGAGAGCGACGTGGTGGACATCCAGCCGGACTGCCTGCTCAGCTACGTGGAGAACCGCTTCCACAACAAGTTCCTCTACATGTTCGGCTTCAGGGACTACATGAGCACCATCCAGGGCATGAGCACGCGCCTGACGCCGCAGAACCACTCGCAGTTCCCCTGTCTCCTCAAGGACGCGCCCAAGTTCGTCTCCATCGCCGAGTACGTGCTGCACTTCAAGAAGATGAAGCTGGACGGCGTCAAGGCGCCCCAGGTGGCCACCATCACGCGCGAGCCCGTGCTCAAGAACGTCTTCGACGGCCGCTCGCTCGTCTCCGTCAGCTTCGCCGTCGAGAAGTACTCCAGCTCCATGGGCACCCGGGACGTGTTTCAGTTCGGACAGATCGGGTACTACGTGGGGTCGGGGGTGGACCGCAGCCTCAACACGGGCTCCATGGGCACGCAGGACTACCGCTTCATGCGCTACAGGTACATCATCGCCACCAAGCTGGTGGACGTGCTCATCCGCCGCTCGCGCCGCGAGAACGTCATGTACGACGCGGACGTCGTCCGCTCGCGGGTGCTGGCGGCGCTCGACTCGACGGGGCTCGACGTGGATCCCGAGCTGGCGGCCATCGCCGAGCTCATGGAGGGCCGCGACGAGGGCGACATCCCCGAGATCGACGACATCCTCTTCTACGTGGACCAGCAGGAGTACATCGCCAGGTCCATGTATCGCAAGATGCGCAGTCTGGCCGAGAGGGGGGTGACGGACTTTTCGCTGGCCTCTCTGCGCGAGGCGACCGCCACCAACGCGACGGCGGCGGGCTCCGCTGCCGGCGGTGGCGGCTCGGCGACGGAGGGCGGTGGCGGTGCCGCGGCCGCGGACGAGAGCGGTCCCATGTACGATTTCTCCGCTCTGTTTTCGAGGCGCGACGAGGCCGAGGACGTGAACGCCGGCCTCATCAACGGCGACGACGTGCGGGGGGACGACGAGTTCGAACTTCCCAGCAAACGGTCTCGGTTGTGAGTATTCGGGACCTCCCCGCCCCCTCGACTCCTTCTCCTTTCCCGTCCGCCGCTCGTCCGGCGAGCGGGCGCCCCTTTCTATTAAAGCTCGTTGAAATCACGGTGTAACGTAGCGGTGTCTGTATCGCCGTTCGGGGTTGTCTGTGCGCGGTATGTATAAGCGGAGGGGTAGGGGAGTCGACCTGCTCGCGCGCAACGTCGGCAAGGATGGCAATGAATACGTTACAAAAACTGTGCGTCGTGTGTTCCAAATGCAACGAGTGCGCGATGGATGTGGAATGTCTGAAGTACTGCGATCCGAATATTGTGTCGATGGATTCGACGGCCTTCAGGAGGAACGGGGTCATGGTGATACATTTGTATCGGACCCTCTATCCGGCGCTGGTCTCGCAGAACGCGGTGCAGACCTCGGTGCTGACCCTCTACATGGAGATGCTGCTGCAGGGCTTGTACGATACGATGAGGGAGATCGACATGGCTTTGACGGACTTTGGGACGCATCGGGACCGGCAGCGATACTACCGGCGGGTGCTGAAACTCGATTCGTGCAATCGACACGAGTCGATCACGATAACTTTTGCGCCCGAGCTGGCGCTGACGATCGACCTGGCGACGCTGAACGACGTGGAGCGTCTCCTGTGCAAAATCAACTGTGTGTATGGGGCGGTGGACGCGAGCCAGGGGGTGGCGGTCTGTCGACGGCTCTTGTCCCTGCTGGCGAGGTTGTGCGATATCTGCCCGGTGGCGGGTCCGGAGATCTATCGGGAGACGGTCACCTGTTTTCAGTGCTACGAGGAGCTGATGGCGGTGCCGAACCAAGGCCGCTCGATCAACCGGCGGATGCAGGGCCTGCTCTGCGACCATATCACTATCAAAAAGGTCTTGGTGCAGCTGGATATGGATGCCCAGACGGTGGAGCAGGATATGGGGGATATTGCGATCAGGGCGCCCTCTGTGAAAGGTATCATCCGGGCGATAAAGAGTCTCGCGTCGTTCTCACCGGCGTCGTATGCGTACATCAACGACGCGGAGGAGGCGTTGAGGGGGTACAACTTGTTCAGCGAGATCCCGGATCGGATCTACTCACTGTCGGACTACACATACTGGTCGAAAACGTCGGAGGCGATCGTCCGCCACGTGGGGATTACGATGAGGCAGCTCAACGTCTCCCACAGCCTCTGGAAAACCTTGCGGACGGAATTGAGTCGCTATCACTACGGGGAAGACCTCGAGGACGTTTTCACTCTGGGCGAGGGGCGCTTCGGGGGCGACGAGCGAATCTACGTGGGGTCCATCTTCGCGGCGCCGGGAAAGGTCGTCGACATGATCACTTCGATGAGCATAAAATCCTTCGAGAACAATCCCCTTTTCAATCGCTTGCACGAGAGCAACGAGATCTATGCCAAGATCAAGTCGCTGATCGAGGAAATCCGGGGGGTGGGAGATGGACCCGCGGCGGGGGCGGCAGCTTCAAGGGCCGAGGCGGCGTCGGGGGCCGGGGCAGGAGGGGAAGAGGGGGCGGGGGCGGCGGCAGGGCGAGGGAACACTGGGGGGGACGAGGGCGCGGGAACAACAACGGCAATGAGTTCCGCGTTGGAGTGTGGAGATCCGCTGCTGAGGGTGCACGATGTGAACAAGGAGGTGAATGTCCGAAAAAGGGCATACTTAAAAAAGGTTTCCGAAATGGGCTACAACAAGGTTATGGCCTGTATTCGAAACCAGGAGCATCTGGTTACGAAACTGGTGAATGTCAACCTGGTGGGAACGGTGTGTTTGGAGGCGGTTTCCAAAATTATGAACGGTTTTCTCTCCCGACAGCGGTCTATAACTGAGGCCGAGACCTACCCCGACGTGGCCGAGAGCCTCGGCTACGACGAACACCTCTATGTCATCAATAATCTCGTGCACAAGAGGCTCCCCTCCGAGCTGCTGCCCCAGCTCGGGCAGCAGATCTACCGTTTCATCAACGGTCCCATGTTCACCCACTATCTCGACAGACACCCCCTGCCCTATAACGTTAACATGGCCTACGCCTGCGATAACGCCGGCATCCTGCCGCACGTCAAAGAGGATCTCGTCAGGTGCGCGGACGGGACGGTGGTGCCCAGCGACTGGATGACAGTCGGATACATGGGCTTCTTCAGGTTCGCCGACATCCGCGAGCTCAACGACCTGCAGAAGATGGTCTGGGCGCACATTCGAGAGCTCGTCCTGTCCGTCGCACTATATAACGAGACGTTCGGCAAGCAGTTGGCCTTGTGGCGCGTCGAGGACGGCGATGAGATCGGCGACGGGATAATATTAACGTACAATCCAGAATCTCCGTTGATCCTGCGTCGCGGAGATCGAAGTTACAGATCCAGGGATCTGTACTTGCTGCTCTACAAGCATCTCTCGGTCGACTCCGAGACTCTCGCCGACGCCGGTTCTCGCGCCTCGGTCGCCGACTTATGTCAGGTCGAGAGACCCGGGCCGATCGCTGAACAACGCTCGTCGACGCAGAATGTCAAGAAGAAACGAAAGAGGATGTCGCTCCTCGAGCTGGTACGCGATGTCGACGGCGCTGGCGGTGACGATCTGGTGCCTCCTTGCCTGTACAAGTGAGGTAATCGCGGCGGCGAGTACACCAGGTACTACTCCGAAAGCAAAAACTGACACTTCGTCAGAAACCGCGTCCGCAGAAACAGAGACGGCGACTTCGGGCGCGGCGACCGGAAAGAAGGAAGCCACGCCGACTCAGGCCTCGAAGATAACGGGGACCACCATCGTTCCCTTCGTGAACGAGACGGAGAACATGGTTTCTGTTGACATAGATAAATATCCTTACAGAGTGTGCATGTCTGTGTCTACTGATCTCGTTCGGTTCGGGAAAAGTATAGATTGTATCAATCATACCCCGAAGACGCCCGTACAAGAGGGGATCATGATAGTGTACAAACAGAATATCGTGGCTCACACGTTCGAGGTGATCACTTATCACAAAGATGCGATCTTTCAGAGAAGTTACGCTGACACGACTACTAATTATTTCTTGGGGACTAGTGTGACTAAGATGGCCTTCCCCGTCTGGGAGCTGGATGAGGTGAACAGGAACAACAGGTGTTACTCTGCCGCGAGTAGGATACTCAATGGAGAAGTGTATGTCGCTTACCACGAGGATAGCTATAGGAACTATACTATGGTGCTTGTGGAGGATGATTACAGGAGTAAGAACAGTAAGCGATACGTGACCACCAAGAGTAGGTATCATAAGGGCGCTTGGACGTGGAGATACACCGAATCCTGTAACATGAACTGCGTCGTCGTCGTCACGAAAGCTAGGTCCAACACCCCCTACGAATTCTTCGTGCTCAGCTCCGGGGAAGTCGTCGAGATATCACCGTTTTACGACGGTGAAAACTCCGAGCCCTTCGAAGAGGACACGAGGAATTTCTGGATTCGTAAGAACTACACCATGAAGACGTACTTCGGTGAACTCGCGGCACCCAAAAAAGTAGTACCTCTGATGGCTTTTCTAGAGAGGGAGGACATGACCATCGGGTGGGAGATCTTTCCCAAACAGAATGTCACGTGCGACTGGAAGAAATGGCAGACGGTTTCAAGGGCGATACGTACTGACACCAATACTAGCTATCATTTTGTTTCCAAGAGTTTAACTGCTACTTTTGTGGCCAGTAAACACAAAATAGATTATAATACTACTACCGAAGGTAAAAATTATAACACCTTCCGATGTGTTTATGATGAATTTGTAGAAGAAGTGAATCGTGTGTTTGAAGATGAGTACAATGAGACGCATGTGAAAGACGGGGAGCTTGAAATGTATAGAACAACGGGAGGTCTTATTGTATTGTGGCAGGGATTGAAAGCGAAATCACTGCATAATCTGGAAAAATTCGCCGCTTTAAATAACGTTTCTGTAGGGACTGTTAGCCCTCCTGTAACTTCTGCTACTGAAAATGGTACCACTGCTGCTTCTGTTGCTGCTCGTCGGAAACGCAGCTTGGATCATATAGATGATGTCGTGACTGATATCACCTATGCTCAACTGCAATTTACCTACGACGTGCTCAAGGACTACATCAACGATGCGCTCCGAAACATCATGGACGCTTGGTGTCGCGACCAGAAACGGACGGCGGAGATGCTCAAGGAGCTCAGTAAGATCAATCCGTCCAACATCTTGTCGGCCATCTACGAGAGACCGGTCACCGCCAAGCTGGCGGGCGACGTCATCGCGATGTCCGAGTGTGTCAAGGTCGATCAGAGTAGTGTGAAGGTCCTGAAGGACATGCGGATCTTCCAGGACGGGAAGGTCGTCAACTGTTATTCGAGACCGCTGGTCGTCTTTCAGTTCATCAACTCGACGAAGCTCGAGTCGGGCCAGCTGGGCGAAAACAACGAGATTATGCTGGGAACCTTTCGGACGGAGAACTGTGACACGAACAGCAGGAAGATCTTCGTCGTGGGGACTGTGGGCTACGAGTATCGGGACTACCGTTTCAGGAACGTGACCAGTTTGGAACACATCCAACTCGTCGACACCCTGATCGGGCTGGACATCGAGCCCCTGGAGAACACCGACTTCAAGGTGCTCGAGCTGTACTCGAAGGGAGAGCTGCGCGCCTCGAACGTGTTCAGCCTGGACGAGATCATGCGGGAGTACAACTCGCAGAAGCAGCACATCCGCACCCTGAGCGCCAAAGTCAACGACAACACGCCCTCTTATCTCTTGGGGTTGGATACTTTCATGCAGGGGCTAGGGGTCGCGGGTAAGGGGATCGGGGTGGCCATCGGGGCCGTCGGCGGGGCCGTGTCTTCGGTGGTGAACGCCGTCACGGGCTTCCTGACGAACCCGTTTGGAGGTTTCACCACCATCCTCCTGGTGATCGGCGTGCTAGCCGTCGTGTATCTCATCTTCACGAGGCAGCGGTCGGCCGCCGCGAGGCCGGTCGAGTACTTCTTCCCCTACGCCACCCAGACCGCCGTGCAGTATGCTCCTCCCGGCGGCGCGCACGGGGGACTCGAGAGCGGGCCGCCGGGAGCGCCTGGTCTGCATCGGCGCGTGAACGCGGGCGGCAGTGACGATTCGGGTAAGGCGTGGACTAGCGATAAAAAGGGCTTGGAGAGGACCTACACCGAGCAAGATGCTCTATTGATACTCCGCGCGTTAAAACAGCTAGACGACAGCCAACGCACCGAGAAAGCGCAGCAGAAAGCGACTAGACTGCCGACGGGCATCTTGGACCGTCTCAAAGGTAACGACACCAGTGGCTACCAGCGATTACCGGCGGAGGACTCCGATTTCGAGTACTGACGGCCGACATGGACACTTGCGTGGAGACTTTCTTCAACCCCTACCTGCGACGGAAACCCCGTCGCGATTGGAGACGCTGCGAGGATAATAATAAAAACTTTTTACAAGTCGTTCCGCGTGGCGTGTTGTATGATGGTGCGACGGGGTTAATAAAGGTACAGTCCGGCATGGAACCCAGGATGTTCTACGCCGAGAAAGAGTACGTGCTCAACCCCGACAAGCCGTGGCCGACCCTGCGCACCAGAGGTTGGTGCCGGGGACCCTACTCCGACGAGCTGCGCTTCCACACCTACGACCAGGTCGTCAACCTGGTGCTCGCCGACTCTGACGAGCAGATCTCGCCCCGCTGGAAGCACCATGTGGTGCCGGCGGGGAACGTCATCCGCATGTTCGGGGCCACCGATGAGGGGGTCTCGGTCTGCGTCAACGTGTTCGGCCAGAAGGCCTACTTCTACTGCGAGAGGATGCAGTCCGAGGACCTCAAGAACACCGTCTACGATATCGCCGATAAGGTCCCCGAGCCCTGCTCCCCCTTCAGCGTGTCCATCTCTCCCGTCACCAAATCCTCCTTCTACGGCTACGGCCTCGGGCACATCCCCAACCTGTACCGGCTCTCCTTCAACAACTGGAACATGTGCCGCAAGATCGGCAAGCGGATGCTGGAGGAGGGGAGGAAGGTGTACGAGTTGGGAGTGGACCCCTTGGCGCGCTTCCTGATCGACAGGAAGATCCCCAGCTTCGGCTGGTGCCTCGCCAGGAGGTACAGCGTCCGCGCCGCCGGATACGTCAGCCGGGCGCAGCTGGAGATCGACTGCGACGTCGCCGACATCCTACCGATCGAAGAGCAGAGCAACTGGCCGTTCTACCGTTGCCTGTCCTTCGATATCGAGTGTATGAGCGGCACGGGCGCCTTCCCCGCCGCCGAAAACGTCGACGACATCATCATCCAGATCTCCTGCGTCTGTTTCGGCGTCGGAGAGATGGTGCACCACGCCTACGACGTCCACGCCGACCTCAGCACGCCCGCCGTGCCCGAGAACCATCTCTTCACCATCGGGCCGTGCGCCCCGATCCCCGACGTCAAGATCTACACCTTCCCCTCCGAGTACGAGATGTTGCGGGGTTTCTTCATCTTCCTGAGCTGGTACTCGCCCGAGTTCATCACCGGCTACAACATCAACGGCTTCGACATCAAGTACATCCTGACCCGCGCCGAGAAACTCTACAAGATGGATGTGGGCCAGTTCACCAAGCTGCGGAGGGGGGGCCGAATGTTCGTCTTCAGCCCCGAGAAGGGCAAGGCCGGCTTCGGCACCTCCAACACGGTCAAGGTCTTCTGGAGCGGTAGCATCGTCCTCGACATGTACCCCGTCTGTACCGCCAAGGCCAGCTCGCCCAACTACAAGCTCGACACCATGGCCGAGATCTACCTCAAGAAGAAGAAAGACGACCTGAGCTACAAAGAGATCCCCGTCCAGTTCTCCGCCGGGGACGAGGGACGGGCCCGGGTGGGCAAGTACTGCCTGCAGGACGCCGTGCTCGTGCGCGAACTCTTCGAGATGCTCGCTTTTCACTTCGAGGCCGCGGCCATCGCCAGGTTGGCGAGGATCCCCCTCAGGAAGGTCATCTTCGACGGACAGCAGATCAGGATCTACACCTGTCTGCTCGAGGAGTGTTCGGGTCGGGACATGATCTTGCCCAACATGCCCTCGCTCGGCCACGAGGCGGCCGCCGCGATCGAGGAGGCGGCGGCGGGGGGCGAGGGGGACGAAACCTCGGAGGGCGAGAACTCGAACAACTCGCGGACGGTGGGGTACCAGGGAGCTACGGTGCTCGAACCGGAGTGCGGGTTCCACCACGTTCCCGTCTGCGTGTTCGATTTCGCCAGTCTGTATCCGTCCATCATCATGTCCAACAATCTGTGCTACTCCACCCTCTTGGTGGAGGGCTCCCCCGAGGTGCCTGAAAAGGACGTCCTGAGGGTAGAAATCGGTGATCAGTGTCACCGGTTTGTGCGGGAGAACGTACATCGCTCTCTGCTGGCCGAGCTGCTGGTACGATGGCTAACCCAACGCAAGCTGGTCCGGGAGGCGATGAAGCAGTGCACCAACGAGATGCAACGGATGATCATGGACAAGCAGCAGCTGGCCCTCAAAGTAACGTGCAACGCTTTCTACGGTTTCACGGGGGTAGCGGCCGGGATGCTCCCGTGTCTCCCCATCGCCGCTTCTATCACCAAGATCGGCAGGGATATGTTGCTCGCGACCGCCGGCCATATCGAGGACCGGTGCAACCGCCCCGATTTTCTCCGTACCGTCCTCGGACTCCCCCCCGAGGCTATCGACCCCGAAGCCCTCCGGGTCAAGATCATCTACGGCGACACCGACAGTGTGTTTGCGGCTTTCTACGGCATCGACAAGGAAGCCCTTTTGAAGGCCGTTGGAGCCCTCGCCGCGAACGTTACGAACGCCCTTTTCAAAGAGCCCGTTCGCCTCGAGTTCGAGAAGATGTTCGTTTCCCTTATGATGATATGCAAGAAGAGGTATATCGGCAAGGTCCACGGTTCCCAGAACCTCAGTATGAAAGGCGTCGATCTCGTTCGCCGCACCGCATGCGGTTTCGTCAAGGCGGTGGTGAGCGACGTCCTCCATATGGTTTTCAACGACGAGACCGTTTCGGAGGGGACTATGAAGCTTTCCCGGATGACTTTCGACGACCTCAAGAAGAACGGTATCCCATGTGAGTTCGGGCCCGTCGTCAGCCGCCTCTGCCGCGCCAGGGACGACCTGCACCTGAAGAAGGTGCCCGTGCCCGAACTCACCCTCTCCTCCGTCCTCTCCCAAGAGCTCTCCTGCTATAAACAGAAAAACCTGCCTCACCTGGCCGTCATCCGACGTCTGGCGGCTCGGAAGGAGGAACTGCCCGCGGTCGGCGACCGTGTCGAGTACGTCCTCACCCTGCCCGACGGCTGCAAAAAGAACGTTCCCAACTACGAGATCGCCGAGGATCCGCGACACGTCGTCGAGGCCAAACTCAGTATCAACGCCGAAAAGTACTACGAGCAGGTCGTCAAGGCCGTCACCAACACGCTCATGCCCGTCTTCCCCCGGGACATGCCCAAGAGGGAGAAGTTCTTCTCCCTCGTGGTGCCCCAGAGGATCTACATCCCCGACCAGTTCCTACACCTCTGTGGAAACGTGAACGAACTCGCGAGGGGAGGGGACGACAGCGACGGGGGGGATAGTGAGAAAGAAAACATGGACACGGAGCGGTCGTCCTCGCACGAGGCGATGGAGACGTGATCCCGGGGGCGCCCTCCCTTATCTCGATTGATATCGTGTACGACCGATAACAATAATAAATATTGTAACCCGATTCCCTTTGATCCTATTATTCTCCCCTATTGTGTGACCGACAACAATGTCGCGGTAATTAAAAAGAACTCGTACTCTTTTGTTCTTTTGTTTTTGTAACGCTTTTATAAATAATAATTATCAATAAAATACAACGTTGAACGACAGTCTCACACTGTGTGCCTCGTCACAACGAGTAACTCTCGAACTTCTCGTTCGTCTCGTTGGGGATCTCGAGCTCGTCCACCTTCCTCTGCAGCATCAGCACGTCGATGCGCAGGGAGCTCGACTCTAGCCGCAGACATCGCGCCGTCAGCGTGATCCGCTGGTGCGCGATGTCCAGGCTCACCCCGTACGCGTCCTTCGCCACCGTTAGGATCTGCTCGATGCACTGGGACGGGATGTGCACCGTCTCCTTCTCGAAAATCAGTTGCATGTGCGCCATCTCTCGGTCGTAGTAGATCAGCGGCACGATCTCTTGCACGCACGACTGCACGATGTAGTAGATCTGGAACAGCTGCGGCTGGTTAGCGGCCATCTTCAGCAGTTCCATGTTCTTACGGAACCCGAAGTAGAACTTGCGGTGCTTCATCACGTTAGACGTCTGGTTGATGAACGCCACCATGCTGTCCGACGCCGTCGGCAGTCTCGTCGTCTCCTTGCAGGTGGTGCACGCGCTCCGCGACACCTGGTCGTTCCCGTAGGGGGAGAGGTCCAGGCACGTGTGCTGCCGGTGCGACTTGAAGTCGAACGGGAGTCGGATCGACTCCTTGCCCGTGATCGGTAGCTTCATGATCTTGAGGTACTTCTGTTCGAGGTCGGGATGTCTCTGAAACACGTCGTGAAGCTCAGAGAGCTTCACGTTCAGATACTCGCTCTCGGGCGCCGCGGCGCCGGCCGCTGCGCTGGCGGCCGATCTCTTGGGTGGCGGAGGCGGGTCGGTCGGGGTGGTCGACCTCTTTTCTGCCCGCCGTCGCTGTTGCCACTGTCGCTCCGGAGAGGGAGAGGAGCAGCGGCACGCGGACGGGCTCCTCAGCGGTGTTCTGAGGCCGCTGCCGGCCGGGCGGTGTCGGGCGCGCTTGACGCGGCGCGGAGACATCATCATCCTCGACCGTCGTCGAGCCTCTCCTCCTTCCTCCTCTTCTCGGTCGGCGGCGTCCCGTTCCTCTCCCTCCGGGCTCCTAAACATACTTCTCGACGGTGAAGCTGGGGTCCACGAGGCTGAAATCGTGCGATTCCAGCACCTGCGAGAAGTCCCGCAGAAAGTCGCTGAGTTGCGTCTTCGTCTTGAAGTTACGTTTGATGATCTGAAACGCTTTGAACATGTGCGCGTACAGCCAGAAATCGCGCTCGACGCGCGACGGGTACGCGTTCGTCGAGCAGATGGCCAGCTTCGCTTCGTTTAAATACTCGTTGGGCACGTCGAAAAAGAGGATGTTCGGATCCGTCGATCGCATGTTAGCCGCGCACAGCGGGTCCGCGAACAGGTGTTTGTACACCCCGATCACGCCGACCTGACGCAGGACCAGGTAGGTCAGCGCGCTCAGCTCGAACGGCTCCTCCGTCCCGGGGCGGCTCGCCGCGGCCAGCGTCTCGGGGCTCGACGTCACGTAGATCGACACGTCCTTGTTCTTGAGCTGCTGCGGGAACTCCGAGTTGCGTCCGTGCGACAGGATCTCCGCCATGGTCAGCTGCGTCCGGTCGATGATCTTCAGGTTGTTGCGCGAGTAGTTGGTGATGCGCTCCCGCAGCTGCTGCAGGAACACGTTGTCGCGGTACGAGCACGCCATCAGCTCGCACAGCAGGCACACCGTGGTCGTGGCGTTGCGCAGGCGGAACGTCGGGATCGGCGACAGGAACACGGGGCCCACGCTCGGCTCGATCTCCGACTGCCGCGTCTTGAGCGCCTTCAGCGCCTTGCTCTTCTTGATCGCCAGGTCCGTCAGCGTCGTGTTGAACATCACGTTCGTGCCCGACCAGATGTAGAAGAGCACCCGCGCGAACGAGCCCTCGGTCGCGCGCCGGTACTTGTCCAGCAGCCGCAGCTCCTCGGGCTCCGCCGGCGCCGGCTTCTTCGGCAGCTTGTACTGGATCTTGCGCCGCTTGGTGTACGGCACCGCGTCGTCGTCCGTCAGCAGCGCCCGGGTCACCGCCATGTGCGCCAGCGTGATGTTCTCCACCATCACCGGGTGCTCGTCGCGCTGCGTGTAGCACCGGTTGATGAAGAAGTGCGCGTGGAAGTCGAAGATGGTCACGATCCGCTCCTTGAAGATGTTGTCGAAGGCGATGTCGCGAAAGTGCAGCTTCATCAGGTGCAGGAACTCGGTGGCCACGATCAGCGTGGCCATCGCCGTGCGGGGCGCCGCCGCGCACTTGTGGCACAGGAAGCAGTAGTCCAGCAGCCATTTCTGCTGCGGGTCGCGCCGCAGGCAGATGCTGACGATCGCGCACAGGTTGCAGCGCGAGTCGATCTCCAGCGGCAGGCACAGCTCGCGGATCTCGGCCGTGTTCTCGTCGCCGATCCGCGCCAGCTCCGAGTCGAGGTCGCAGCACGCCGCCTCCTCCTCCTCCAGCATCGTCTCCCGCCCGGAGTCGGTCGACGAGGATGAGGAGGAGGACGGCGTCTGGCCCTCCGTCACTTCTGGAGGGGTTTTGGTCGGGTGCGCGTGCAGCAACAGCTCGTTGACGAGGAACGAGTCGATCGTCGTCAGCGAGGGATCCCAGGCCCTGTACATCGCGAGCGCCGCGACGGCGATGAACGGTGATAGCGTTCGCCGTCGCGGCGGCGATGCGCCGGACGATGACGAGGCCGCCGGCGCCGCGCCCGTCCCCGCCGAGGAGTGCAACCTCGACGCGCTCTTCGAACGCTTCTTCGGGGACGGCGGCGCCGACGCGATCCGTTTCGAGCCGATGCTGCCTAGGGTCTACGAACTGACGTTGCCGTCTATCGACTCGAGGTTAAATTTTATCAACGTCGGCAGACGTCACGCCGCTTTTCTGCGGCATGTGTACGGGGGGTGCGACAGGTGCGAACACGCCGCCGTCCTCAACGAGAAGATGAAGCTCTTTACGGCCGTGATCACTAAATTATTAGACGTGAATGGAATATTAGAACGCAGGGAAACGACCGACTGATCGGGTCGGCTCGGGCGGCGCCACTCGGACGGCGGCGAGCTCATCCGCGGCGGCGCCGGCGCGATGGAGATCGACAAGAATGTGGGCGCCGACCTGATTTCCAACACGCGGCGGATCCTCCGGCTCGACGAGAACGAGCTCAGGATCACCGACACCGCTTTAATATGCAAAAACCCCAACTATTCGCTCTGCGACGCGATGTTGACCACCGATATCGTCTATCCGGTCGAGTATCTCCTCAGCTATTGGGAGTGTAGGAGCGGCAGGACCGCTTGCTTCGTGTTCAAAAACACCGGCTGTCGGGTCTCCCTCTCCTGCTATATAGGCTTTCCCGAGCGCCTCAAGGACCTCAAGAGGGTCTGCGATTTTAACTTCCTGAGCGTCAACGAAGCCCTCGTGGTCACGTTGGCCGACATCGAGAGGATCAAGCCCTGCGACAAGGGGGTGCTCACCAACTGCGTCGTCAGGAAGTCCAACAGCGGCATGTCCTACAACATCGAGGTCGTCGCCTTCGGACCCGATAACGAGGCCGAGTACCAGGCCCTCCTGCGCGACATCTACGCGCGGAGGATGACTTCCGTTCCCACCGACTGCGGGTCCCTCATCTGTCGTCGTGCCAGGTGCCTCGCCGCCGCTCCCCCTCGCCGACCGCCGCCTCCGCCTCCCCCGGGTCAGCGCTGGGGCAGCCTGCGCAAACACGGCCCGGTTCTCACGCGAAGATACGCAGGAGGTGGGGGCGCGGCCAAGAATCAGCCCGCGGCCGCCTCGCCGACCTCCACTTCCACCTCCTCCCCGGCGGCTCCCTCGCGGGATCAGGACCAGACCCAGCGGCCTCCCCCCGCCGGCGACACGAACGTCACGGCCGCCGAGACCACGTACTCCGAAAGAACTATTTCCTTTTTGACCAGGCACGCCAACGCTATTCACTGCGCCCTGATCCTCGCCGCCGCCATCGCCCTCGTCCTGCTCTGGCTCCTCTACTGGCATGCGGCCCGTTCGGCGGGTCATCCGTGAGCTCTTCGGGGGCGTCTGCCAGCACCGCGACAAGTATCACCTCCAGCTGCTCCTCTCGGGCACCGTCGAGGACGAACGCGACGGACGCCGCGTCTACTGCGTCCTCAACATGTTCATGAACGGCAAGCGCTTTCTCTGCAAGGACGTCGTCGACGAGCTCTACTGTCGCTTCCTCGAACGCTGGTCCTCCTGCTCGGCCCTCGTCAAGTCCATCGTCCGCGAGATCTCGCAGAAAGAGGTCATGACGCGACACGTCTTCGTCCTGCTCGCCTACTTTTACGCCGTGCGCTGCATGGAGCGCGTCTCGCGCAACGTCTCCTGCCTCTACCTCAGGAGCGGCATGAGCAGCCGCCTCGAGCACGTCTTCAAGAGGTACAGCCGCTCCAAGGTCGACGCCCTGGTCGACAACGCCAGCTACCAGGGCCTCACCGACCTGCACCAGTTCGTCTTCCACTTCCCCTTCGGCATCCCCATTCCCAACCAGGCCAGCTCCCCCTGCGTCGCCTTCCTCCGCGCCCGCGAGTACGAGGTCGGCTGCGACCTGCCCGTCTACCACCGCCGCCTCAACCTGCGCCGCCTCGGTCCCGACCCGGGCGTCTCCACGCTCGTCAGCATCTTGCGCGAGCGCTGCCGCGAGACTCCCTGCGGAAACCCCTTCTACGTCATGGCTAAAGTTTTCGTCGAACGCTACTGTCGCAGGCGCCCGCGCTTCCTCATCCCCATCGGCAATCGGACCCTGCGCTACGGCGGACGCGCCGCGGTCCGGACCTCAGACCCGGGTAGCGGTGGCGGCGGTTCCGGGAACTCGGCCGCCACCGCCACCGACGGCACCAACTGTCCCTGGCCCCTCTCCAAGCTCTCCACCTTCGCCACCTCGGTCGTGCTCAGAAACGGCCTCATCTCCAGCCTCATCGACCTCCCCGTGTGGTGCTTCTGCAAGACCAAGTGTCAGCGCTACGCCGAGGACGGCGTGCTCGAGGCCATCCTCTGTGACAACTGCGGACACTGTCTCAACATGGGCAAGGACAAGTTGGAGGGCAATCACACTTTCGCGCTCAACTGTATCTTTTATTACAGGGACCGCCAGGAGAAGAGTGTCATCTACAGTACCCACAACGACACCGCTCACTGTTCCCTGTGTGGGAACCAGTATTTAAGCCGAGAGCGGATCTACGAGGTCACTCGCGCCGATTACCATCACGGGCTCAGGTTCGCGACGGTGCGCTGGAGGGCGGTCATCGGCTCGAACGCCGCCTGCGGGGTTCTCGGCCCGGGCACCCGCCTCGACGTCCTCGTGCCCTGCTCCTCTAGGACCTGTTTCGGCACCGTCGTGCTGCGCGAGTCATCCGTCGAGAAGCTCCTCCGCCTCGTCTCGCACTCCGGCGAGTTCTTCTGCCAGTCCTGTCAGAACGTCTACAGGGAGACCTGCCTGGACCGCGACGACCTCGACCTCGCCGACGCCTGTCTCGGCTGCCAGATCCACTCTCGCTGTTCCTGTCTGGAGATCAGGCGTAGGAACTATAACAACAACAACACCGGCGCTGCCGGTCCGATCAACACTATTATCACTGAACTAAACTGAACTGACAAAACTCACTAACTAGCGAGCTAGCTAGCTCTCTCTACTTTACTCATGTCGACCAACGTTAGTAGCGCGGCCTCGGGAGGCGGGAGTAGCGGCGGCAGCAGTGGCGCCAGCAGCGGCGGCGGAGGAGGAGGAAGCGGCGGCAGCAGCAAGAAAGAAGAGGAAAGGAGGAAGCAATTCGGCGCCAACGTACTCAACCTGGCGCCTGCGATGGTTGCACAACCCGTCATCTCGACCATGATTCCGAAATATATGAAGATGGGAGGACACGAGGACAAACTCGCCTACCAGCTGGACCTTCTGCGGATGCTCTCGATCGCTAAAAAAGCCACCGTCATACAATAAGACACACATACAGAAAAATAAAACTTTTATTCATAAAAAAATAAACCTCTGTGTGTGGTGTGGGTTTTTTGTTTGTGTGTCAGTGCAGGTAGAGGATCTTGATCCTCCTGATGGCCTCGCACATGTCGCTCTCGAAAGTGTCCAGCTGCAGTCGGGTCTCTTGCAGGATCTCGATCGCCGCCATGATCGCGCTAGACAGGGCTCGGAACGGGTGGATCTGGAACGTCTGCGAGATAGATTCGTTAGACAGGGTCGTCACCGCGTCCTTCGGCACGATGCTGGACACCTTGGTCTGCGAGAACAGGGGTTCGCTGAGGGACTGGTCGGGGACCGAATCCTGGGGTCGCGCGTCGGGGTCCCGATCCTCCGCCGGCACCGACGAGGAAGAGTCTCCCGACGCTCTCTTCAGTCGGGGAGGGTCTCGACGCAGAAAGTCGATGTTGATCGGCAACGAGGTGAAGGGCGTCTCGCTCGTGGCGGCATCGTCGCCCTCGTCCTCGTGGGGGATCATCCGCATCGTCGAGAACGGGTTCTTGACCGTTAGGTGGACCCGACTCGCCGCCGGGGGCGCCTTCAGCGGGGGCATCATCGCGTTCACCGCGTAGTTGGTGTTGGAGTCGTACACCACCAACGGCGTTCTGTCCTGTTGTGGGGGGTTAGTCAGCAGGTGGCGCAACCGATCCTCTTGCAGCGAGAACCAGGAGCGTTCGACGGGGTTTTGGACGGTGTATGACCATCCGAAGCGGTCGAAGCTCAGGTCGCGCGAACGCACCACCTTGACGAAGTCCGGGTCGCTCGGCAGGTTCTCCAGGTGCCGCACGATCAGCCGGTATCGGCCGTTTACGATGTTCGTGACATGGATGCCCACCGTCATCGGGATCGCGAACACGTACGACCCCAGGATGTAGTCCAGCACCGCTTCTTGCTGCGAGAACTCGTCCAGCAGCGACATCGTCGGCTTGTGTCGCAGCACCACCTGCCGTTCCACCTTCTCCCCGGTCTTCAGCCGCGCCGACACCGTCTCGCTCGTCGTACCGTAGATCCTGAAGAAGGAGTCGCAGAGAGCGCTCACCAGCTCTTCTAAGGACGCTATCGAGGAGGCGTAGGCCGGCCTGAACTGCACCCAGAGACACCGAAGGATGTCCCTGGGCAGCACTTTTGTGGCTAACATGTATAGAAACAGCTTGGTCGAAGTGCTCGCGTCGCGGTTCCTCGGGTGCGACGTGCAGATCTGCTTCACCAGGTCCGACATCCACATCTGCGGGCGGATGTCCTCCTGCGTCCACTGCTTCGTATCCAAGCAGAACGCTTTCAATTCGCGCATATCGTAGGGCGGTGGGTTCTCCTGCGTGTTCATCGCCGCGTCCACCGTCCTCCTGTCCAGTCTGGCGATCAGGCCGCGCAGGGTGGCGTCCACCGGCTGGGTCGTGATGGCGTACACGTACTCCGGGTGCAGCGCCGCCATCAGCGTCGAGAAGTCCAGCAGGCTCACCTCCAGGGCATGCGTCGCCTCCGGGCTGCCCGGCTCCACCGGCGGCGTCGCCTCCGACCAGGCCACCGTCATCACATACACGAACAGTTTCAGGTTCATCACCGTGTTCAGCCGTCTGTCGCGCTGGTCGGCCGCGCTTTCCGGATCCCTGCCGCTCTCCACCAGCAGCTCGCGTATGTCGTACCTCGAGATCTCCGACCAGAACGTCTGCAGAGTGGCGGCGATCGACGCCAACACGGTCACCGACCGGTAGCGCCGCGTCACCGTCGCATTCTGCTGGTCTTTCTGTCGAGAGGACGCGCCGCTCCCGTTGCCGCCGCCGCTGCTGCTGCTGAGGAGGCCCTTCGTCCCGCGGACGTGTGAGAACGCCTCGAACACGAAGTTCCCGTGCGTCGCGTACAGGTACAGCTGGATGCCCCGTGCCGTCATCACGCGCCTCTCCCCGAACACGTCCGTCCCGCGATATAAGGCGGTACTGACGTCGCATGCTGACAGTCTGGACAGGTCGATACGGGTCCAGTCGAACGGCTCCTGCCCTGGCTTATCGTCCTCGCCGGGGCCACCCACCAGAGCCGGGATGTTTTCCGCCTGACTGATCAACGGCTGCGAGGACACGAAGTTATCCAGCAGGGTGCGGTGCGCCACGATGTACTTCTCCAGCGCCGCGATGCCCAACAGGAGCGAGGAGATCGAGATCTTGGCCGCCGTCGTGCTCTCTTCAGGTAAGCCCACCTCCTCCCCCGTCGAGGGGGGATCTTTCTTGTGCTGCCCGATCTCCGACTTCAGGAGGCTCGTCTTCAGCAGCTGCGCGTCAAAATCCAGCCCGTACTTCGAGCTGCGGATGTCGCGCGCCAGTTCGAAGTACCGCGCCGACAGCTTCTCCAGATCTTCGGCGAAGGCCAGTTTGTTCTGTTTGGTCAGGATCGCGTCGCTCAGGATCTTGTATCGTGCCTCCCCGCCGACCACTCTCTTGGCCTCCAGCTGACCCAGCATCAGCTGCAGGTTCGACAGCGATTCCCTCGTGTGCTCCGGCGCCGTCTCCAACATCTCCGCCTCCACCTTCGTGTTGTACACGATCTTCTCCTCGATCTTCCTGGCGATCGCCTGCGAGTTGTCCAGCAGGGTCGCCAGCTGGGCGAACATCCCGGGGTCCGCGTCTTTCTTCTCTTCGATCGCCGCCAGGATGAATTCCGTCGTCCACTCCAGGCCCCTCTTGGCCGTGATGTAGGGCAGGGTGGTGGCCGCCGAGCGGATGATGCCGTTCAGCGTCACCACCGTGTCCGTGCGCAGGCGGTTGGTGTCCACGTCCAGGCCCTCGGGCAGCCTGATGCGGTGCTGGGTGATCAGATCGCGCCACCTAGCGTCCTGAGAGCTGCGCTTAGCCAGGTAGCGCTCCAGCTTCGTCTTGAGCTTCACGTTCAGGTCCGACAGCTCGTCCTTGAGCTCGTTCTCTCGCGCCTGCAGGCGCGCCTGCAGCTCCGTCGAGAAGGGCGCCGCCATCGCCTTCACGGTGTCCCTGAACGCCGCCGTGAAGGTGTCCTCGGGTTTGATCGTCACGTCGTTCGCTTTCGTGTTGTCGTGGATGCTCGCGTTCAGCTCCGCGTACTTGCTCTTGTATCGCGCCAGCGTCTCCGTCCTGCGGCTCTCGATCTCGTTCGCCAGTTCGGCGAAGTTCCTGTACGCGGCCGTGTGGGGGGTGCTGCTGAAGGCCGCCGCGGGGTTGCGCCAGTTCTTTCGCATGTGCGTCAGGGCGGTCAGGAGGTGCGCGATCGTCAGCAGGTCTCGTTCCGTCTCCGGCAGCAGCACCTTCTGCTGCCAGCCCAGCAACGTCGAGATGTTGTTCTCTAGCGTGCTCGTGTGTTTCTGTCGATCGGCGCCGCCGCCGCCGCTGCCGGTGCTGCTCGTCGCCTCGGGGTCCGCGCCTTTGAGGATCGCGGCGATCGTGGCCGTCTCCACCGTGACGAGCGACGCCAGCAGGGAGTTCAGGGATTTGGTCAGGTTGGCGTTGAAGGTCGCGATCGCGGCTTTCCTGTCCTCCTTGGTCAGCCTCACGAGCGAGGTGCCGCAGCTTTTCAGGTCGATCGAGGAGAACACCGACGGCGTCTGCGAGGAGAACGAGTCCGACACCACCTTCAGGTCGGTGTCCACCTTCTTGCGCATCTCCTCGTACAGTCGCTTCATGTCCGCCGTCCTCTTCTCCGCCTCGCTCTGCATCCTCTTCTTCAGTCGCGCGTGCATGTCCGGCGCGTGCTTCGCCAGGATCGTTTCGTTCGGCGCCGTCTTCAGCAGCCTCTCCAGCGTCTGCGGGGAGTCGATGTCCGTCTCCTTCACGCGCTTCAGCCACTCGGATTCGCGCAGCTCCTCCATCTTGCGGTCGTATTCCACCTGCACCCGGCGGTACACCGTCGCCACGGGCTTACCCCAGCTCGTCTTCAGCAGCTTCCTGATCATGTCGTCGTTCTCGGAGAAGAAGTTCAACACGTCCTCCAGCGACTGCGTCGAGTTCTTCTGGTTGGCCGCGTACCGCAGCCGGCGCGACATCTGCGACACGATGTCCGTCGAGTCCAGCAGGTCGGCGCGCACCTGGCGCCCCGTCGGCAGCTGTTCCGCCAGCGCCGTGATCCTCGACATCATGTCGTCCGAGGGCAGGTTGCCCTCCGCCAGCTGCTTCAGCGCGTTCTCCAGCATGCCCGTCACCGCCTGCACGTACGCGCGCCTCAGATCCGCGTTCGTCTCCAGCACGCTCTTCAGCATCTTCACGCCCTTGATCTCGTTCAGCGACGGGATGTTCACCGTCGACAGCGACTGTGCGAACTCCGTCGCCTTCGCCTCCGCCTCGTCCAGCGTCGACAGCTTCCCCAGCACCTTGTCGGCGCGCCGCGCGTCCTGCTCGTCCACCGTCATGCTCTCCACCTCCTCGATCTGCGTGCGTAACATATCCAGCATCTCCGGCGGCGGCGGGCTGCTGCTGCTATCCGTGATCATGTCCTCCATGTTCTCGATCAGTTCCTTGATCCGCATCTCCTCGTCCGAGATCTGCTTGCGCGCCGTCTCGTACTCCGCGCGCAACTTCTTGATCTCCGCGCTCGGCGTCACCTCCAGCTTCACCTCGGCCGTCTGCAGGTACAGCAGGTCCTCGGTCAGCTGAGCGAGTTGCACGTGCACCTGCGACTTCAGCAGCTCGACCTCGCGCAGCGCCCGCACGTTCTCCGACACGGCCTTGAAGGCCGCCAGCACCGCCGCGATGTCCGAGTCCGGCAGCGACCCCGTCAGGATGCGGTTGTGGTTCGTCGACAGCAGCTCCGTCATCTTCGCCTGGCACGACTCGTACGCCGACTGCGCGTACGCCTCGGCCGCCTGTGCCAGCGACGCCAGCTGCTCGCTGTCCAGGTGCGACGTGTCGGCGCTCTGGATCGCCGCCGCCGCGTTGCTCGCCAGGCCCAGCTTCGAGATCGCGTCCAGGATCTTGCGGTAAGTCGCGTCGTTCTCCATGTATTTCACCTTCAGGGTCTCCCTCTTCACCGACAGCAGCTCGCCCAGGCTCTTCACCTGCGAGTTGCGCAGGCACACGAACGCGCGCTCCCCGGGGATGGGGTGCTGCGCCACGAACGCGGCGATCTTCGCCTCGGTCGTCGTCGTGTTCTCCACGGGCAGCTGCTGCAGCAGCTCCCGCAGCCACGACGACACCGTCTCGAAGTCCGTCGCCGAGCCCTCCTCGAACAGCGCCAGGATCTTCGACGCCAGCAGCCGGTCCGTCCTCGTCACCGCCGACGCGCTCACCCGCTGAGACAGGTAAGTCTTGTACAGCGGCGGGGCCGACAGCTCCGTCGCGCGCGCCGCCGCGATCACCGCGTCCAGCTCGTCCGACAGACCCATCAGGCTCTCGAACCGCTGCACCGCCGACTCGTCCGTCGTCTTGTCCAGACTCACGTAAGTATCGATCGCGTGCGCCAGCAGCTGGCGGCCCACGTCCACGAAGTACTGCCGGTAGAACGGCTCCTCCCCGCAGTACATGGTCCATTCCTGCGGGGGTTTCACCGGCAGCGACTGCGTGGCGGTGCGGAAATGCTCGATCGTCTGCACGTCTTCCACGATCACCTCGGACAGACGCTCGGGCAACCTGATCGGCCGCCGGCTGCGGCGCAGCGTCTTCGCCGTGCCCTTCTGCTGCGGCGGCACGTCCGGCGCCCGTCTCTTCTTGCCCGACTTGGACGAAGTCTGGGCGCCCGCGCCGTTCGTCACGCCGTCGGACGCGGCGCCGCTCGGCAAAGGAGAAACAGAAGCAGAGGCAGAGGCGGCGGAAGAAGAGATGGAGGGCCCGCCGCCGCCGCCGCCGCTCCCCGACATCACCGACGCGTCGATGTCCGGGTCCTTGTACTGGTCCATGATCTGCACCAGCAGCTCCGACGGCGAGATCAGCGTCGTGCGGCAGCGCGTGAAGTACACCAGGACCGCGTCGTAGTAGAAGTCTCCGATCATGGCCCCGAAGAACGACAGCGCCGAGATCGCCTCGGTGAAGTCGTCGCACACGTACACCGCCGCCTCGGCCGACAGGTCCGTCGTGTGCGGGTCGAACACGTAGGTCGCCCCCCGCGCCACGATCACCCCTCTCGTGTGCACGCCGACCGTCACGATGATGTACACCGGCAGCGGCTTCCCTCTCGCGTACGTCAGGAAGTCCAGGATGCCCAGGCACTTGTAGCCCCCCAGGTCCTGCGTCTCCGCCGTGCCGTTGAACGGCCGCGATAACGCGTGCCCCGTGATACCCGCGGGCGTCTCGATCACCGTGGGGATCTCCGTCCCCAGACGGTACGGGTGGTCCGTCAGCGCCTGCCTCTTCACCTTCTCGTCCGCGATCGCGTCCAGGCGCGCGCCGCTGTCCAGCACGGCGTCCAGCGACGTCGTGTCCAGCACCGGATCGATGCCCATCAGGTAACAGGTGTGTAGGAAGGTAAAGCAGTTCGACATGCACTGGCTGCCCGCGCGGGGCCCGTACACGGGCGCCGACTGGTCACGGCTTGCGCGGACGATCTTCATGCTGTCGCCTTCTGTACGTTTCTGGCCAGGCGTAGCGGGTTCGTCAGGTCTTGTTGTACCTTCTCCTTCGTCTCCACGTACCACTCGCGCAGGTCGTTCGGCGATTTCACCGGCACGTACCTCTCCGCCTCGTACCGGAAATCAACGGACGCGTCCCTCGGACGTCCGCTCATGTTTCGTCGGCGCAGCGGCGGCGCCGGCGCCTCCTCGCGATTCCGGTACGGATCGAAGAGCTTCTTTAATACGCCTATCGATTCCCGGTCGAGCTCCTGTCTCTTGGGGGGGCTGTGGGGGGCCCGGTGGCTCTCCATCAGCGTCAGCGCGTCCGCCACGCAGCGCCGCAGCCCGCGGCTCCGGATCCTGTCCGCGTCCATCGTGCGGCAGGCGCTCGCCAGCGACGAGAACGACTCGCACGCCGCGCGGTTGAAGCGCAGGCGCTCCACGCACAGCGATTCCAGCGTCGCCTGGTTCGTCTGCAGCGTCTCCGACAGCCGCGCGTACAGCTTCGTGATCGACCGCGTCGAGAAAGTCAGGTCGGTGAAGGTCGGGATGCTGCGCGTCTCCTCGGTCAGCGAGCGCAGCCGCTCGACGATCAGCGCGCCGGTGTTGCTCAGGAAACGCAGCCGCTCCTCCAGCTCCGCGTTGTCCGCCGCGATCTTCCGCAGCGTGTCCGTGAACTCGGGCAGGGCCACCATCGTCACGATCTCGTTCTTGCCCGTCAGCACCACCGAGTGCGTGTTCGTGTACAGCGACGCCACGCTCTTCGTCAGCGAGTAGCACGTCGCGCAGTGTTCCGCGAACCGCTCGGCCAGCTGGCGCCGGTCCGCGGCCCAGCGCGCCAGCGCCTCGGTGATGTCGCCCCCCAGCGCGTGCAGGAACGACTCGATCGCCAGGTCCTCGAGCAGCTCCGAGTTGAACGAGTACGAGTCCCCGGTGATGTCGCCGAGGTGCAGGACCACGTTGCGGATCACGCCGTACAGCACCTTCACCAGCCCGAGGTCCGTCTGGCTCACGTAGTGCAGCAGGTTGTACAGCGACACCAGGTTGCGGTACAGTTCCAGGCGCCGCGGCATCAGCAGGCGGCAGATGTGGATCAGCTTCAGCAGCCGCATGTCGTCGTGCGCGCGGATCTCCGCCGGCATCGCGTTCACGATCGCCTCGATCCGCGGGATGATGATCTTCTCCGTCAGCGTCTTGTCGAAGTCGGGGTAGGTGCTCAGCGGCAGCAGCGAGTTGTACGAGTGTGCGTCCTGCGCGTCCACCAGCTCGCACGCCCGCGCGATGTCCTCGGGCGTCGGATCTTCCTGCGGCGGCAGCGGCAGCGGGTCCGTCAGGTCCTCCTGGTCCAGCGTGAACGCGATGTCGTCCCACTTGTTCGCCGCGTCGCGGTACAGGTACTCGCGACCCGCCGGCGACGCGCCCAGCGTCAGCTGCGTGAACTCTTCTTCGTCGTAGCGCAGCGCGAACAGCCGGTTGATGTTGAACGCCACGTTGGCCCACACGTCCTGCAGGGACCGGTTGCCCGTCAACAGGGAGCGCTGTTGTTCCAGGATCAGCCGCTTCGCGTGGTAAAACAGGAACGTGTTGCTGTATCTGGACAGACAGAGAAAGTGCAGGTGCGCGTTGTACACCAGAAAGGTGATGTGGTCCGCCGCCTCGCTGAACTCGTCGATGCTTCTGGACGCCGCGGCCGTGCGGTACGTGGCGTGCAGGGAGATCATGCGGATGTAGGTCGCCGTGCTCTTCGGGGTCAACCCGAGGCGGTAGAACGCCCGCGTCTTCTCGATCACGTCTTTGACGCTGACGAGCCGCGAGCGGGACGATTCCTGGGTCTGGGTGAATAAAATGTCCGCGATGGTCACACAGAAGTCGTTGAACGCGTGTATCTGTCGCGATCCCCCCTCGCCGCCCTCCTCCTCGTCGTCGTCTTCTTCCTCCTCTTCATCCTCCTTTTCGTCGTTCTCTGCTATCTTTCTGCTCTCTTTCTCTTGCGCGTCGAAAAAAGAGGACAGGCGGTGGGTCAGTAGGCGCCGTCGTCTCTGAGGCGGCGTCCCGCCCGGCGACTGGCGCCGCTCTTCTCCGACGCGCGCCGCGGTCCGCAGGATGGCGAACACCACGCCGGGGTAGAAGAGCACGTTGGCGGGCGAGATGTGGCGCAGCACGCTCACGGATGGGGTCAGGATGGGGAAACGCAGGTCGGAGCGCTCCTTGGCCGACAGCGAGCGCGAGGAGATCTTGAAGCTTGCGTCTCGCGTGTACTCCGAGCCGAGCTGCTGGATCTGGTGGATGTCGGTGGTGCAGATCTCGGCCAGCACGGCGGACGCGCGGTCGATGGCCTTCTGGAAGTCCGTCTCTAGGGCGGGCGTCGCCGCGTGGTTATCGTGGCAGTGGATGATCTTGATGACCGCGTCCAGCTGTGTGTCGCCGTCGCGCCGCAGCTGCTGCGTGGTGAGCGAGAGACGAAAGAATTCGAAGAGCGTGTGGTGCAGCTCCTCCAGCAGCTCGGCCACGGCGCGACAGTTCCTCAGCGTCTGCGTGGCCGCGACCAGCTTCTCGACCGTCTTTAGGTCGGCGTCGGTGAATTCCCTCCGGCCGCGGCCCTGAGGACGGTCGGTTTCTTCGTCTATTAGACACTGGTCCGAGTCCAGCAGACCCTGTTGGATGTCCGAGACGCGCGCCGCGCCTTCCAGGAACTCGGACAGCGTCTGTAGCACCCGCTCGTTGGAGAGTTTCGAGGTCTTGTCCTCGCCGCCGACACTGCCTCCGCCCGCCGCCTGCGACTTCTCGGTATACTTGCGTAACTCCGAGACCAGGTCGGCGGCCAGCGGGAGGAGAAGCCCTTTCTGCGCCGGCCCGAAGGTGCCGTGGTTCAGAAAGTAGAACACCGGGTGTCTGCGGATGAACTCGAAGTGGTAGCCCGTCTCGGGGACGTGCTGCAGGAAACGACGGACGCGGGAGGCCGTCACCGTCTGCAGTTGCACGGCGGAGATTTCTATCTTGGCCAGAATATTAAGTAGATCCTCGTCACACGCCGTTTTCATCCGCAGATCTTCCAGCGTCTGTTCCAGGTTGAGGGCTCGGGTGACGTGCGGGTGGTGGTCCTTCGCGAACGCGGCCATGGCGAACGTCAGCAGCTTCGGCCCGATGAAGCGGGAGGTGATGGAGTTCGACCCCGAGGACCCCTACAAGGTGTCTAAGATGAGGAAACTTGAGAGGTCGATAGCCAAGGGCTATGTCTACGGCGCCGACCACCAGGCGATCACGGCCCGCTTCTTCGTGCGGGAGAGTCTCGGCGAGGTCGAGCAGAAGAACCTGGGGGTCCTGATGTTCAGGCTCGACACGGGGATCGAGATGCCCAGCACCGTGCTCGTCAGCCTCTTCTTCCTCTCGATGGTGGCCGAGAACGTCTCCGCCGCCACCAAGAACACGCTCGCGGCGATCTACGGCCGCGAGGGCGAGGCCATCCGCACCTGGCTGCGCGACGGCGCCTGGCGGCTGCACCGGGTCGTCCACCCGCTCGGATGCACCAACTCGATCACGCCCGGAGCGACGTGCCTGATCACCTGCTCGATGCGCGGACACTCGTACAATATGCTCAAGACCGAGATCTATCCCCTGCTCGTTCCCAAGGAGATCTACCTCGACCTCGATGGGGAAAGCACCGATGAGATCAGATTCGTTTATTTCGTCATCACGTATGACTATAATAGCGATCGGCAGGGTCGACCGTCCGCCTTTGTGGTGGTCTCCAGGATCACACACAGGCATACGTTGATCAACGTCCTGCGCTATAGGTTCAGGGTCTCCAGATTTCACTTCTTAAATAACAGTATTTCGGGCTACGGGCCGTCCACCGGCTGTCTCGGCACGCTACAGCGACTGGGCTGGTTCTGCTCGCGCGACAGCAGGTCCGGGATCGTCGCCTCGCGCGCCGGACAGCTCTCCGTGGTTAAGCTAGAGAAGTTCTACGTCGACGTCGGGCCCCTCGTCGAGTTCGCGTGACATGGATCGCCAGCCCAAAGTCTACTCCGACCCGGACAACGGATTCTTCTTTTTGGATGTCCCCATGCCTGACGACGGGCAGGGAGGCCAGCAGACCGCCACCACCGCTGCCGGGGGAGCCTTCGGGGTGGGTGGGGGGCACAGCGTGCCCTACGTCAGGATCATGAATGGAGTCTCTGGAATACAGATCGGAAACCATAATGCTATGAGCATCGCCTCTTGCTGGAGTCCCTCCTACACTGACCGACGCCGCAGGAGCTACCCCAAGACCGCGACCAACGCGGCGGCAGACAGGGTCGCCGCTGCCGTCTCCGCCGCCAATGCTGCTGTCAATGCTGCTGCCGCGGCTGCTGCCGCCGGCGGGGGCGGCGGCGCTAACCTACTGGCTGCTGCTGTCACTTGTGCAAATCAGCGAGGTTGCTGCGGAGGAAATGGGGGGCATTCCCTCCCTCCCACCCGAATGCCGAAGACCAACGCTACCGCCGCGGCCGCTCCTGCCGTCGCCGGTGCTTCCAACGCCAAGAGTGACAACAATCACGCTAACGCCACCTCTGGTGCTGGATCCGCGGCCGCCACCCCCGCCGCCACCACCCCCGCCGCCACCGCCGTCGAAAACCGACGACCCAGCCCGAGCCCCTCTACAGCCTCGACTGCGCCCTGTGACGAGGGATCTTCTCCTCGCCACCATCGTCCTAGTCACGTTAGTGTCGGCACTCAGGCGACTCCGTCGACTCCTATCCCGATTCCCGCTCCCCGGTGCAGCACAGGCCAACAACAACAGCAACCTCAAGCCAAGAAGCTTAAGCCCGCTAAAGCTGATCCCCTCCTGTACGCGGCGACGATGCCGCCTCCCGCGAGCGTAACGACCGCCGCTGCCGCTGCCGTCGCCCCTGAATCCGAATCCTCACCTGCCGCTTCGGCACCACCAGCAGCAGCAGCGATGGCGACCGGGGGAGACGACGAAGATCAGTCGTCTTTCTCGTTCGTGAGCGACGACGTCCTCGGAGAATTCGAAGATCTGCGCATCGCCGGGCTCCCCGTCAGGGACGAGATGCGCCCCCCGACCCCGACGATGACGGTCATTCCCGTCAGCAGGCCCTTCCGCGCGGGGCGCGACAGCGGCGCGACGCCTTGTTTGACGACGCCGTCGAGTCCGTGCGCTGCTACTGCCACGGCATCCTCGGCAACAGCCGATTCTGCGCCCTCGTCAACGAGAAGTGCTCCGAACCCGCCAAGGAGCGCATGGCTCGCATCCGCCGCTACGCCGCGGACGTGACGCGCTGCGGACCCCTCGCGCTCTACACCGCCATCGTCTCCAGCGCCAACCGTCTCATCCAGACCGACCCGTCGTGCGACCTGGATCTCGCCGAATGTTACGTCGAGACGGCGTCCAAGAGGAACGCCGTCCCCCTCTCGGCCTTCTACCGCGACTGCGATCGCCTGCGGGATGCTGTCGCCGCGTTCTTCAAGACCTACGGCATGGTGGTGGACGCCATGGCGCAGCGCATCACGGAGCGGGTCGGGCCGGCCCTGGGTAGGGGCCTCTACTCGACCGTCGTCATGATGGATCGCTGCGGAAACAGCTTCCAGGGACGCGAGGAGACCCCCATCTCCGTCTTCGCCCGGGTCGCCGCGGCTCTCGCCGTCGAGTGCGAGGTCGACGGGGGCGTCTCGTACAAGATCCTCAGCTCCAAGCCCGTCGACGCCGCGCAGGCCTTCGACGCCTTCCTCTCCGCCCTCTGCTCCTTCGCCATCATCCCCTCGCCGCGGGTCCTGGCCTACGCCGGGTTCGGCGGTTCCAACCCGATCTTCGACGCCGTTTCTTACCGCGCTCAGTTCTACTCGGCCGAGAGCACGATCAACGGCACCCTGCACGACATCTGCGACATGGTGACCAACGGCCTCTCGGTGTCCGTCAGCGCGGCGGACCTCGGAGGCGACATCGTGGCCTCTCTGCACATCCTCGGACAGCAGTGCAAGGCGCTGCGGCCGTACGCGCGATTCAAGACCGTCTTGAGGATCTACTTCGACATCTGGTCCGTCGACGCTCTCAAGATCTTCTCTTTCATCCTCGACGTCGGGCGGGAATACGAGGGCCTGATGGCCTTCGCGGTCAACACGCCGAGGATCTTCTGGGATCGCTACCTAGACAGCTCCGGCGACAAGATGTGGCTCATGTTCGCGAGGCGGGAGGCCGCGGCCCTGTGCGGCCTCGACCTCAAGTCCTTCCGTAACGTCTACGAGAAGATGGAGCGTGACGGGCGCAGCGCCATCACCGTCTCGCCCTGGTGGGCCGTCTGTCAGCTCGACGCGTGCGTGGCGCGGGGCAACACGGCCGTGGTCTTCCCTCACAACGTCAAGAGTATGATCCCCGAGAACATCGGGCGCCCCGCCGTGTGCGGACCCGGCGTCTCCGTCGTCTCCGGCGGCTTCGTCGGCTGTACCCCCATCCACGAGCTGTGCATCAACCTGGAGAACTGCGTCCTGGAGGGCGCGGCAGTCGAGAGCTCCGTCGACGTGGTCCTCGGTCTCGGTTGCCGCTTCAGCTTCAAGGCCCTGGAGTCCCTGGTCCGCGACGCGGTGGTGCTGGGTAACCTGCTCATCGACATGACCGTGCGCACCAACGCGTACGGCGCCGGCAAGCTCCTGACGCTCTATCGCGACCTGCACATCGGGGTCGTCGGCTTCCACGCTGTGATGAATCGCCTCGGGCAGAAGTTCGCCGACATGGAGTCTTACGACCTCAACCAGCGTATCGCGGAGTTTATCTACTACACCGCCGTGCGGGCCAGCGTCGACCTGTGCATGGCGGGCGCCGATCCGTTCCCCAAGTTCCCTAAGAGCCTGTACGCGGCCGGCCGCTTCTACCCCGACCTCTTCGACGACGACGAGCGCGGCCCGCGTCGCATGACCAAGGAGTTCCTCGAGAAACTACGTGAAGACGTGGTGAAACACGGCATCAGGAACGCCTCCTTCATCACCGGCTGCTCGGCCGACGAAGCCGCCAACCTGGCGGGCACCACTCCGGGCTTCTGGCCGCGCCGCGACAACGTCTTTCTCGAGCAGACGCCGCTCATGATGACCCCGACGAAGGATCAGATGCTCGATGAGTGCGTGCGCTCCGTCAAGATCGAGCCCCATCGCCTGCACGAGGAGGATCTCTCCTGTCTCGGCGAGAACCGGCCCGTCGAGCTGCCCGTGCTCAACAGCCGCCTCAGGCAGATCTCGAAAGAGTCCGCGACGGTCGCCGTGCGCCGCGGCCGCTCGGCGCCCTTCTACGACGACTCGGACGACGAGGACGAGGTGGCGTGCTCCGAGACCGGCTGGACCGTGTCGACCGACGCGGTCATCAAGATGTGCGTCGACAGACAGCCGTTCGTCGACCATGCGCAGTCGCTGCCCGTCGCCATCGGCTTCGGGGGGTCTTCGGTGGAATTGGCGCGTCATCTGAGACGAGGGAACGCTCTGGGACTGTCCGTCGGAGTATATAAATGTAGTATGCCCCCTTCCGTGAATTATCGCTGACGGCGAACTCGTCGCCAAAAAACGAGTTCTATTGCTCTGGCGCTCGAGTGGGCTTGAATGCGTTGTGTGTGTGTTTGTTTTTGTGCTTAGCGTGCGGCCAGACGATTGGTTTTCGTGACAGCGGTCTGAGCTATAAAAGCGAGACTGTCTGATCGCGAGCGCTTCATTCCCCTTCGAGGAGATCCGCGGTGCAGGGTCTCTCTGCTCTCGTCTTGAAATAAAAGCCGACTTTTTTTTCTGACGCATCCCGTGGTTCGTTTTCGCTCTGTTCGCCGCGCGCCCGATCGGACTCTCGCCGTCGTCGCCTCGCGCTCGCTCGCTCGGTCGGTCGGTCTGTCTCGTGTCCTTCTTTCGCCGGCGCGCCGCGATCTCGCTCACATACATCTCCGCGGGAATGGAGGGTGGTAGGAAAGTTCGCGAGCACGAACCGCCGACCCTGGCCTTTCGCCTCAAGTCGTACAAGACCGCCATCCAGCAGTTGCGTTGCGTCGTACGCTCGTTGAAGGAGAATACCACGGTCAGCTTCCTGCCCACCCCCGCGCTCATCGTCCAGACCGTCAAGAACCAGTTCATCGCCAAGATCGTCTTCAACAGCTCCTGTCTGTACATCACCGACAAGTCTTTCTCGGCCAAGACCATCAACAACTCCATCCCCCTGCTGGGAAACCTCATGTACATGACCTCGAGCCGCGATCTGACCAAATTCACCGTGCAGGACACCTCGGACCTCAGCGCCAAGGTCTGCATGTCGGCGCCCGACTACAACATGGAGTTCAGCTCCGCCTGCGTGCACAACCAGGACATCATCCGCGAGACCGGCGACTCCGCCGCGCGCGTCGATCTCGACTCCGCCGTCGTCGGCGAGCTCATCCGCTGGATCGCGCCGAACATCCGCCCCAAGCGAAACTCCAAGAAGCAATCCACCTCCAGCAGCACGGTACAGATCACGCTGCACGCTAATCCGCCCACGGTCAAGTTCTCGCTCGGTTGTAACAGCGAGCTCGAGTTCACCGCCAGCAACCGCATCGCCTTTCACGAGGTCAAGAACCTGCGCATCACGGTGCAGGCCAAGAACCTGCACCAGGCGCTCTGTAACTGTGTGGTCACTAAGCTGGCCTGCACGCTGCGCGTCATGACGGACCACGAGACCATGCTCTACGTCGCCAGCAAGAACGCTAACTTCACCATCGAGAACTTCCTCAGCGAGGAGCCCTTCGTGCGCGGCGACGTGGGCTTTGACCGCATGCCCGTCGCCAACAGCAACAACTACCAGAACTCCAGCAGCTCCGCCGGCGACGATTTCGCCGCCTGCGTCGATCAAGTCATCGACAACTGTACCAAGAAACACGAGAGGGTCTCGCGCAAGGCGGGCGGTGGCGGCGGCGGCGGCGGAGGGGTCGTCGTGAACGACGACCATCAAGGTGGCGGCGGAAGCGGCAAAGATAACAAGTATGATCAGCACAAGATCACCAGTTTCATGGTCTCCAAGGGGGCTGTGGGTGGAGGGGCCGGGGGAGGCGGCTCTGACCGCGGTGGCTACTTCAACGACACCAAGGAAGAGAGCGACAGTGAAGACTCGGTGACCTTCGAATACACTCCCAACACTAAAAAACAAAAGTGCGCGGCCTGAATGCCTTATTCTGGCCCGGGGATCGACCGACTGACCACCGAGAGCGACGGCGGCGGCGACGACGATCTCTCTCCTCCCCTCCTCTCGCCCGCGGTGAATCGCACGAACGAACGAACGTCTCGACGCATGACTTGGTATGTGTGTCTGTCTTAACCTAATCGAGATAAATTCCCCGAGCGTGCGGTCTTTCTTTCAGTCCGAGGAGGATCTGAACCCCCCTCAGGTGCCGGATCCCCGAAAAGAATCACAACCACTCCGTGATTTAGAATCCATAATAGTTAGATCATTTTATTATTGTAATCTCCTACCTGTATCATCACCGTTTGAGAAAAGCTCACCACCACCGCCGCGCCATCGCCACGACGGCGTCGAAGAAGCGAAAACGCCGATCGACGTACGTCTGTGTTATATGCCGCCGTGACGACCGCGAGCTCCGGAGAAGGAAACTGTCGCTCCGATCGTATCTTTTTCCAGAGCCGCGGTCGTCGCCGGCAATCGTATACAACAGATAACTGACAGCATCGAGAATCCGTCTTCACGGCGTCCGATCCGTTAGCTAGAGACCGGCGTCTTCGAGGGGGTTTTCGCTGTGAAAATATAAATAAAGCACGTACGTATATTAGAAAATCCTACCTATAATTGTCGTCTACGCTCGTTTCCGGCGTGACGGCGTCCCGTTTTACACTACTACTCTGTGATAACTGTTATTAACCAGTAGACCTCGCCACGTTCGTTGGTCTATGACAACGACGTTGACGGGGCCTTGCCCGTCGTGCCGACGACGAGCCATGGCTCGAGAGCTCGGGTACACGTTGGCTGTTACCGCTAGGTGGCGACGGAACATCACCAGCGTCCCCGCGCCGTTCTCTATGTATCCCGAACGACTGGCCGACGCGCGGTTCCGACCGCAGCCGAGGATCATCCGCACGCTGGATACCAGGTCGGAGGCCCGTGGGAGGGCCGTCGTGCGATTTTCGGCACCTCGTGGACGAGATTGGTCTCCGTCCGACGATCTCACGGCGCTCATCGATAAGCTCACACCGAGAGAGAGATCTTTTCGAAAGAAGGGGAGAGGAGGAGAGACAGCTGCTGCCGCCGCCGCCGCCGCTGCGGCGGAGAAGAGTCGTGAGGAAGAAGAGATTTACGAGAACGTCGAACCGACGGTGAAGGGTGCCGCGGCCGCTGCCACCGCATCCACATCCGCGGCCGCCTGCTCGCTCGACGACGGCAGAAGTAGTAACAAAGACAAGAGGAAAAGTATCATCAGCGCCTGCGGTGTCGCCGCCACTCTGAAGAAATCTCGCGTCCGTCGCCGCAGCAGTACTAGGAACGACATCTTTGACAACGATGAACATCACACTACTAGCAACAAGAGGAAGAGTACGGACCGCCTGACCTTTACTCTCGATCGCCACTCGCTGATCGGAGCGCCTCCGACCCTGCCGGACCCCGTCCAGCTCAGTAAAGATTTCGTCGAGAAGTTGGCTGCCAGACTCTCTCAGGTCGACTCTAAGATGATTCTCTGCACGGACGAGACGCTCTACATCCACGAATTGATCGCCGCCAGGGACATCCGGCGACTCAACTGCCTCATCTACAGGTTTCATCTCCATCACGTGCTGTTGACCTGGCCCCCCGGCTGGGTCTTCACCGTGATCGATGCGACTCGCTCGCCGAGGCTGCAGAAGGCGAGCGCCGCCGTCGTCCGGGACGGTCACGTCTGCTGCGAGCAGAACCTCATCGCCATCGGGGTGGTCCACGACCTGGGGCGCGAACCCTCCGAGGCCGAGTACCCGGTCATCCTCGTCAACCTCGATGGCTTCGTGTACATGTACGACGATGGCGGTGTCGTCCCCGTGCTGCACCTGCTCACCAAGTGCGGCTTCTCCGACTTCTGCCGGCGCGGACTCCGTGAGAGGTGCGGCATCGGCCTGGACGCCGGATCGACGCCGATCGACTATACGGAGGATCCGCTCAAGTCCATCCTCGAATCCAGGAGCTCGATAGACGACCTGGTCGTCAGCCGCGATCGCCTGCTCGGCGCCGAGACCGCCATCTTCCACTCGGATAGCATGTGGACCCTGCTCACCGTCAGCAACCTGTGCGACACCGGCTACGACAGCTTCGACTACGAGTGCTGGAAGCACGAGACCGGCCAGTGCCGACTCGAGCCCGTCTTCATGGTCAAGGCGTGCGTGTCCGGGGTCTGGGTGAACGCGCCCATCCTCGTGTCCGACGGCGGGACCGTCTACTACGTCGACCCGGGGCACGGTAACATCAAGTTCCTCGCCGCAGACCTCTTCACCTTCCTCGTGCTCGGCGTCATGCGATTCCGCAACAGCAACTGCTTTCTCCCCAACACCTTCCCCCAGCGCCGACTCGAAGACCCGCGCCCCGGACAGCCCATCAGGCCGGTCTTCTGTCCGCTCGGGCAGAGGTGCCGACGCAAGAGAAGGGTCTCGATCATCAGTCGTTTCTGGCACTGGCTCTGGGGCACGTGGGGCTATGTGACGGTGTGTTGCCGACATCAATAAAAACGGGACGCTGCGGTGTCTAGTTCACTTTCAGATCTCGCTGTGTCTGAGAGTCTCTTACTTTGTTCGCTCTCGCTCGTTCGCGTCGCTGACTAGCGCTCTCCTTCCTCTCTCCCGGGGAGAAGAGGGCCGGGAACGGCGGTTCCCTTCCGTAGATAACTGTCTCGGCGCCGCCGCGGGCGCCAGGATTATTATTTAACGCTGTCGCGAAGCACAACTCCGATAGGTACGGGAACCGAGACTCTGGTGTTTGCTCGTTTTCTTCCTCTCTGAACGCTTCGGAAGGTCAAGAGGTAGGGTGGTTGTGGGTCGGAACGGGTGGTTGGTTGCAGATCCGATTGCCTTTCGGGATAGACGGAGTATGCCTAGGCGGGTCAGGCAGGGCCACAACCCGTGGTACGATCTCCTGAAGATCGTGGCTCTCATTGTAGGCTTGGCCTTGATACTATATATGCTGATAGAGGACGTGGTTATGCTACTTTTGTGAACGGACGCGGTTGGGAGGACATGACTTCTTCCGAACCGGAGCACCGTTTGCCTACTTATCTGGAAGCGGTCGGTGAGAACGCTCGCTATGAAACTGTGTTTCTCAACGACACTGCCACCACGCGACTGGTGGTCACGAATCTGCGGCAGCAGGCGGACGACGATCCCCCACCGTCCTACGAGAGTCTCTTTGGTAACAACGACGAGCGGAGAGCGCGAGACAACAGCAGTCTCCGCGCCGCGTTACGCGGAGAGAACTCCATCTCCATCTCCGTATCCTCGTCAACCGCCTCCACCACCTCGTCCTCGACGGAGGTGGCTGCGCGTGCGCTCGCGGCAGACCGCGCGCGAACAGCGAGCGAGAGGCTGAGGCGAACCCTGTCTCTCGAACGCATGGATAAAGAGTTTCAGTGGACCGCCATCACGGTCGGAGTCTGTGTGTCCCTCTTGGTCATACTCGTTCTCGTCATCACGGCCGTGGTCACTGGTCGGGGAGGTGGCGGAGACGATTAGACTTGAGGAGGAACGACCGGTCGCCGGACGGGAGATGACGATGTGTGCTGATTGATACAAAACTACACTACTACTAAACAAACCTTACAAAACTATTTTAAACGCCGTTTCCTCACATTCCGTTGTCGTGCGCAGGTTCCTCCGAACCTTTGATGGGAGACGATGATCGTCGCGGCGATGACGGCGGCGTATATGGCTCTGGCTCTGCCGACGGTGAGAAGATTGCCGCTCCCGCGAACCTTTCGTCGCGCCCTCCGCGAAGACCTAATCTCCGTCGCCTTGGCGGCCTCTTTACTATGCCTTACCGTGAGCTCGGGGGCTCTACGCCGTCGTTAGGAGACAACGTTTCCTCGGAAGGCGTCATCTTCGTCGGAGATCATGCCCGACTCGAACTGTTTCCCGTCGACGCCAACGGAGTGGCCATCCCGGCGCGACCGCCGCGAAGAGTTGGCACGGTCGCCAAACTCTGTAACGGCGTACGTAAAAAAATCACTCCCGACGTGGTTTACGCCTCCGTCCTCGCAGTGATCTGCATCGTCATCCTGATCGTCGTGATCATTGACAGATGAATTGGGGGAGGAGGGCGGTCGGGCGGCGACACGATCATCGGATGACTATTAAACCCAAATTATCTCTCTGATCTTCAATAAAAATCAATCGGGTCTTCTCACACCATCCCCTCGACTCGCGTCTTCTCTGTCGATCTGGGTGTCGGGGAGGGATGTCGGGCAGAGGCGGAGGCACCGGGACGGTGGGTGTCCTGTCTCGGACGATCCTCTCCGATGAAGAGGTCACCATCTTCCCGGAGAGCTCGGCGGTCTTGAACCTCTCGGGCACGACCACCGTCGGTCGGGGCGAGAACGACGTGGGGACTATCCGTGACGGGTCCGGGGACGCCTCACTCTTGCATCTGGCGTGGTGGAGGACGGAGAGCGTCTTCTACTTCATGATCGCCGTGGTTTTGTCCGTGGTGCTGCTGTGTGGGGCCTGGTTCGCGTACAACATCTACGCCGTTAGACGTGAATTCGTTCGACACGATCGCGCCGGCGGAGCGCGTTGGACCAGGTTGAGGGAAGAGAGTCGGTGAGATGAGTGGGACATAGCGTCGTTTATGCGTTTCGAAAGTGATAGCTACAAAGACATATAAAAAGATGCTGTGTACTCAGTTTTTGGGGATATTGTTCGGTGCTACTCATCTTTTAGTCCGCGGCGAAGACGCCGTTCGTATCTTCGTCCGCGGCCAGGAACGAGTGATCAAAACTTATCGGTACGGAATAGACAAGATGCCCGATTTCCCTAACGGGTCATCCATCTGTTGTGGAGCGTGTGACCTTATCGGACACAATACCATTGTGAGACAAGGATTGGCCCCAGAGTATGCGGTGTTGTGTGTCATCGGAGGCTTTACCGCGGGCGTCTTCTTCGCCTTTCTCGTCGACAGGATCGTCGGCTCTCCCCTACCGGTCACTTTTGCCGAGGGCGGGCGCGCTCTGCTCGCCTCTGCTTTCCCCTTTCTCAGGAAGAAATGGTACTCGGACGAGGCACTTTCTCCCACCGTGCAAGTGGTCTGCACGGATCTGGATCCAGAGATGGGTCTACCTCAACAGTCGCATCCGCCACCGCCACCGCCAGCGGCGGCCAAGGTGTTCGTCGGTGGCGACCTGAGTAAAAAATCGAAGGCGAGACAAGCTGTCGCCATCGCCGATGCTCTGGAGATGCAGATGATGCGCTCGGCGGGGGCGCACGGCGGGGCCGCCGGGGGTCAGTATCCCTTGCCTCGGTTTCAACTACAGCAGTCCGATGAAGATGACGACTACGATGGGGTCGATGATGGCTGCTACGAGAACGTGACCGTGCACAACTTCTGACCCTGACCGTGGCGGCTCGGATTGATTGGACAGGAAGTGGAACCGGAGACGGACGGGGGACACATATAAAAGTTGCGCGGACGGTGCCGCGGGTTGTAGTTGTGGAGGGGACAGCGATGGAGAGTGTGCGCCGACCCTTCTTTGGGTTTGTAAGCGAACGACCAGCGCTGCTCTTCGCCTCTGGGGCGCTTGGTTTCGTAGCCGGTTGGATTCTCTCTAATTGGTTAACCAGGCGGCGGGACAGTCAGAACTGCTCGGGAAGCAGCTGTGATCGGCCCGCTGGAGACGTTACGGACGACGGTTCAGCGGTCTACGTCGGTCTTCGGCGCCGCCGCTTCTCCTGGGGTTCTCGCGAACGCCGCTTCGCCGAGGAGACTGCCAACGAGCTCATACGCGTCTTGCGGGACATCAGGAGAGATTGTCAGCAGCAGCTACAACAACAGCAGGAACAACAGCAGCAGGAGAAGCAACAACAGCAACAGCCCCAACCTCAGTCTCGTCCGCAGTCTCAGCGTCAGGAAGCCGGCGATGGCGGTGTCGACAACGACAATCGTGCCGAACACCGAGAGGATGTTCGCCAACGCGATGGATCGGGAGTCCGCCATCCGGGCGGCGAAACTGGTACAGGCTTTGGAGACGAGCACCTATACGTTTGTGAGGACTTTGAGGGAGTGTACGATTCAGAAGATGGAGATTACACATTCTAGCGGTCTCGTCATCTCCGTCTGCGATAGCTCCTACGAACACCTGACCATCAAGGAACCCGCGCTCTCCTGGATCCGACGCGACTTCTGCCCCCTGTCCGGACCGCTCATGATCATCTTCGGGGTCGCCGAAGAGTGGCGGTTCGCCTCCAATCGACCCTCGAGACAGGTCATCTTCATCATCGGACGCGACGGCGTCGTCATGGCCTACGACAGGGGAGTCATGTTCTACATCTGTCCCAGCCTGCAAGACTTCTGGACAGCCGACATCGTCTTCGAACACGACAACTCCATCTTTCCTTCGCCCCTGCGGAGGTACGTCAAGCAGCTCAATATCGACCTCAAGGATCTCATGGGCTTCTACAACAAGCTGCGTCTGCAGCGCGTCATCATCGAATCCAAGGAGAAGAGGCAGAAGTCTGGGACCGTCCTGCCTCTCAAGTGCAATCGCCTCATGCGCATCCTCATTTCCGCGGCCAGCGCCATCCAGCAGGGATCCATACCGCCGCTCTTCTCTGACCGCGCCACCCTCCACCAAAACGTGGACATGGGCTTCCTCGAGATGTACTGGAAGTCGCGCCGCTACGTGCCGCAGCAATCGGCGCAGAACGGCGTCGTGCGTAGGAACGGTACCATCATCCTCGAATCTACTCCTCGGGGTTCGCAGTCCATCCAGAGCACCCCGTGCATCGATCTCGCCGCGGCGTCTCCTCCCATCGCTCGGAGGGCTATCGAGGGACCGCCGATGCCCATGACCGTGACCCTCATCTCCTCGCCGCCCATGTTTCGCGTGCCCGTGAACCCCGTGCCTGGTGGCGGTGGAGTACCGTCCTCGCCCGTGCCCGTCGATCTCTCCGTCAGAGGCCCCGCGCCCGGCGTTCACGTTCTCTTCGGGCCCGTGGACGAGGAAGATGAAAACGATGACAACGCCTTCAACTCGGTGCGATTCGCCGTGTCTCCTCCACGCGACCACACGGAGCCGCCGTGCATAGACCTCACCCTGGACTCTTCGGAAGATCAGCAGGAGCAGCCCATGGACCTCACCGTGAACGGCTCTCCTCCTGTGGCCCTGTCGTACAACGGCTGTATCCAGGTGGCCTCCGTCCCGAGGAAGAGGCCGGCGCCCGAAGACAGTAGGGTGCTCGAGGATGGGAGCGTGGGGGCCAAGATCACCAAGACGGAAGAATGCTTCGAGCAGAAGGAACGAGGGGACGCCCAACTGTGGGGACCTGCGGTGATGACGACGAGCATCGTGCTGGGCGCTGAAGGGGCGCCACGCGTGTGCGACCGCGCCTCGAGCGATGGTCCTGACACATAAGTCCGAATCTCGGGCGGATTCTCTCGTCAGGATGACAGCGGGGGGGCTCGGGATCGCGGCGGTGGCCACGCGTGCCACCACTCTCTGTTGTTGCCTCGCGATCGCCGCGCGGACGGCGGTCTCGGGGCCCGAATCGGGCGTCTTCGAGTGCTCCTACGACGTCTGTCTCGTGCAGCGCAAGGACAACCGCACCAGTGTGGGCTGTATCGTCGACTGCAAGTACGGATCCGAACTCGTCTTCTCCGGCAGCTGTCAAGATGCCTTCACGTTGGTCAGTACCTGGTTCGGCAAGGTTAACCGGCGCTGGTCGTTTCGGGATATCCAGCTGGTTGACATCGGCATCGCTTACTACTTCACCGGTTACATCCTCAGGCCCCTGAGCTCGTGTCCCGGACTCGTCTCGCACCGTGCGGATGGAAGGACTTCGTCGTTCTCCGGCAAGGGCAGATGTCATCCGGACGGTCGCGGTTCGGTAGAGCTCAAGACGACGATGGACGGCGGGTTCCGTCTGGAGGTCGATTCGAGCAAGAGCAGCGACACGAACTGGGTTTCGGACGACGGAAATCACACCGAGACGGTGCAATTCCTGATGAAAAACATTAGTCTGGACGTGTACGTCTTCCGTGCCTGTCCCGACCTGCTGCGCGCCGTCAGTGTCGGACACCGGTCCGAACTCTCGCCGGGCATCATGGAGAGGACCGCCGTCATCAGGAGGGACGCCTGCTCCGGCGGCACCGCCACGGGAAACTGGTCCACCGTCTGGGGCAACTGGACGAAGTACTGCGAGATGAACGAGCGGTTCGTCAGGGACCCGGGCTTTCTCGTCGCGATGCACGGCTACGTGGCCGGCGATCCCCTGCCCAAGATGGTCGGCATGTTCTTCTTCGTGTTCGGCGGCCTGGCCCTGTTGATCCTCTTCTGCTTCATGACCATCCGACAACGCGAGTCGCTGTTCAAAGATATGAGGGGACAGTCGTCCCTCCGTCTCCGGAACGAGGATTTCGCCGCGGAAAACGTGTGAATAGATGATGTCACTAAGTCCCAGTTCTCAATAAAGTTGCTGCTTGCGTCAAAATGCTCGAATGCGGTCTTGTTTTTCGCGTGCGTCATACACGCTATAAGGAGGTCACATTCTTTGGACGGAGCTCATTCTTTCGGGAAAGGGGTGGAGGAGGGTCGTTTGACAGTGAAAGGATGTATGAGCAAGAGGAACAACAACCCGAGATCGTCCCTTACCAGGACATCGGGGAGGCTTATCGCTGGCTCGCCAACATCGGCTTCAATCCGGAGGCCATCTATAGCTATGTCTCCGAGCGCGCCGGTACCTCCTTGCCGGTCAGCTGGCCGGACGGGGTTTCGGTCCGGCTCGTCGACATGACCAGATATACGTATTTCTTGAAGAGATACGGTGGTCTGTGTGATGAAGGTGAGTGCTACGTGCGGACGGACCCACGGAGGGGAGGATGGATGGATGGATGGATGCATGACGGGGTGGCGGCGGCGGGGAGAGAAAACGTAGGGTAACAACCGCGCACGACGTCCTCCCTAAAAGGAAAGTACGTCTGCTGCGGTGAGAGGATGGTGCCGTTCGGCCGGCTGCGTGGACGGGACCTGGACACCACGAGGTTCGTGATGCTCTTCGGCGCCACCGGCGGCATCTACTGCTACGACGGACACGAGGACGTCGTCTTCCATCTGGGGGACAGTCTAGTGTCCTTCTTCCAGGACGGCCTGCGTCGGCTCGATCCCATCTTCGCCACGTCGCTGGTCGCGCCCATACTTCTCGTCGACGGTGTCATCGCCAGCCTCCTGGAGGCCGACTCCGTGCCCGCTTTCATCTCCATCGTCGCGGAGAATCAGGGTGCCGTCTACCAGATGGTCGGCAACATCGCCGGCATCGACGCCCAGATGATGCTCTATCGCGGCGACTACGGCACCGTCACCTCCTGCAGCCTGGGTACGGTCATCAACCTCACCTCCGTCATGTGCTCCGTCGTCCGGAGGTTCTCCAGCACCTTTGACATCTTCGCCGTGGTCGGATACAAGGCCGCGACCTCGGTCTTCCGACCCCGGCTCATCCTCATCATCGATCCCTTCGGCGCCATCTTCGGATACGACAACTGTCTCAACAGAGTCACTCGCCTGGCCGACAACTTTAATATGTTCATCCGCATCGGCAGCCGAAAGAGCCTCCTCAACTTCAGACACGACAAGGGCTTCCGCGGTATCGGACGCCTCGAGAAGGTTCCCTACTGTCCGCACGTCGGCAACGTGCGCGAGGTCCCACCGCCGCCGCCACCGCCGCCGCCACAGGTCCGCGAGGGTGAAGTGGTTCTTCAGCGCAGGGTGTCCGTGGGGGATGAGGACCCGCAGTACGTCGTCAGGGACCCCGACAGCTCCTTCTGCATGTCGCGGATGACCAGTTTCGGGGAGCAGATCGGCCACAATCTCTTCCTCGGGAGGAAGAACAAGTTCTTTCACGCTGATCGCATCAACAGAAATCAGTGCGTCGAGGGCTTCGTGGCCGACGTCTTCTCCCACTACGACGCCGCCAACATCATGAGGGCCGCTTACTTCGGCTTCAAGCAGATCACCGATCTCCTCTGGCCCGAGGAGATCGAGGGGCTCCTCGTCGGCCACCCCTCCTGCCCGGCCATGGCCTCTGACCCCGTGATCAAGGCCACGCTCGAGGGGATGCGCAGCGTCATGAGGTCGGTGGACGACGATTCCGACGACGACTGCGACACCAGCCTGACCACCATCGGGATCAACGATCCACCGTGTCGGCGATGTATCGAGAGGAGGAGGGTCAAGCTCTTTAAGATGACACGGGGATATCGATAGAGGGAAAACGGATAAGAAAGGGACGGAGAGGGTGAGGGGAGAAAAAAAAATAAACAAAACGGAGGTTAATAAAAAGCGACACATAACACACGGAGTTTTCGCAAAGATATTTTTTATTTCTCTCTCTCTTTTATTACTATTTCTTTCCCTCACACTTCGCTCTCGTGCCGACGGCGGCCGCGCTGGACTGTGGAGTACGGTCTGGCACCTCTCATGTTGGCCATCCGTTGCCCCCCGCCGCGGATCGGCCTCACGGGCGACGCCGGGGCCACCGACACGTCGGCGAACAGATCCTCCTCCTGTTCGCCGTCTTCGATGTCGTCTGTGACGACTTCGACCGGGGTGCTTACCACGGACAGGTAGTGCGACAGCTGGTCTGGGGTGAGGTGCGCCCGTTTCGCCACGCCTTCGCCCACGAGCTCGGAGACCGACGGCAGCTCGTAGGTCTGGTACGTCGCCTCTTGGTCCGTGCAGCTCACTAGCAGCTCCTGGGTCATGGTCTTCTTGAACAGCGCATCGCCCACGTAATGCACCAGGCTCCTGGGGCACTTGAAGATGTTCTGGTCGTTGTACGGGTTGTTCATGCGGTACTTGGCGCTGTAAGGGTTTCCCGGGTCCACCTCGATGTCCAGGTCGTCGTCGTGACCCATCGCGGCCCCCTCCAGGCCGTGCATCCTCGCCGTCACGGCCAGGATCTGGTTGGTCAGGTACCTGGGGCAGGTGTACACGTCGGCCGCGATGATCTGCTTGATGAACTGCAACATGCAGGCGACGAACGGTCTGAAGTTCGGGGTGTCGGGGGACCTGGAGGAGAGCAGCGCGTGCGCCTCGTGCGCGACCTCGCGGAACAGGGATTTCGTCTCCGGTACCTGAGTGTAGGCGGTGTAGAGTATCGAGCAGAGCGCGCTCGCCGTCAAGATCAGGTTCTTGCGCAGGGCTCTCAGCGATTCCTGGTGGAGCACGATCATGCGGCCGACCGACAGGAGGAACAGCATGTCGTTCAGGATCTCGGGAGGTTCTTTGCTCCGGTGCACGACCGACAGGGTCTCGAACGGCTCGCGCGACATCTTGGTGATGCCGGCGAGGTTCCTGGAGTACATCGTCACGGCCTCCTGGCTCGTGAACAGGGGGGATTCGTAGAGGTAGTTGAACACCGTCATCGTGGAGTAGTCCAGGGACCGGCTGAGGTGGCCCACATCGTGTCCCAGGGACTTCATGAGCGAGTAGATGTGGCGCACGTAGCCCTCGTAGGCGCCCTGAGACAGGTCCAGGTCGCCCACGGCCTCGACCAGGTCGAACGGGTTATCTTCCAGGTTCAGGGCGCGGTAGATCCTTCGGAGCCCGGACTCCGCGCGGTGTTTGTCGTTCGGCCCCCACGCCGTCGCGTGTTTGGCCGTGGCCGAACGCAAGATGCGCGTACCGTTGATGAGGTGCGCCACGCTGATGGTGTAACAGATGACGGGCTCGAGTGTCTGTCTGACCTTCGTCAGCCTGTGTTTGACGCGGACCGCCAGGAGGGCCTCTAGCATGTACGGGGCCATCGGCAGACCCGAGTTCAACGCCGCCACGGCGCCCAGGTCGCCGTTACACACGGCGTCCTGTATGAAATTGATATTTTCCTCCGACAGCATATTGTGGGGGAAATTGCATCTCTCGTTTATCATCAGACTCGTGTCGCGTCTGGGGTCTTCCTCCGTCGGAGCGGCCATCGCGTCCCGTGCGGCCGGTCCGATACATGCCCACCCGCACGCGGCGTGTGGCGCCAGCCCCCGATGGATGGGTTAAATAATGTTGACACGATTCCAATTAGCTTTTGGGCCCAGAGGCCGTACCGAGATGTTTTTATTAGATGTAAACACACACACGAAAAAATACCCGTTTCCCCTATGCTACAAAACGACACGGTACTGGTGAGGGAGACGGTGTCGCGGACGCCGTGTCTCGACCGTTCCCCTCGTCCCGCGCCCCCCTTAGAGCAGGATGTTGATGCACTCAGAATGTTTCTGGGCGGCTGCCGCCGCCGCCGCGGCGCCGGGTGGCGTAGACCGTCCGACGTGGACGGAGATGAAGTTTTTCGGAGGGCTTCCGTTTATCTCGTTCGGTGAAAAGTACCCGAGTTCGTGTGGGCTTGGCGAGTAATGGTGATAGGGGTGATGAAACTGCTGCGCTTGGTGGTGAAACGCGTCGAGATCGTCGACGATCATCATCATTCCCTCTTCTTCTCCCCCCATTGTCATCATGTCGTGGCTGCCGATGCTGTCGATCGGAGGAGGAAGATGATGAAGTGGAGGAGGAGGAGGAGAAGGAGACGACGCGACGGGCGGAGGAGGACGGTGACGCAACGGTGGCGGTGGCGGCAGCGGCGGCGTGTTGCCCCTGTCGGATAACGTCGGTGAACCGGTGTGGGACCGAGAACCACCCGTGGACGAGTCCGACGAGTCGCCTTCGCCGCCGCTGGAGGACCCCGAGCTGCACGTCGAACTACCTCCACGCGAACTCGATTTCGACGAGGACGCCCGTTTGTTGTTCTCTTCCTCTTCCTCCTCCTCTTCTCCTCCTACTACTCCTCCTCGGCCGGGGGAGAACGGGTCGCTGTCGAAGGTCGGTGTGCTCTTCGCCGTCTCTTCCCCGTCTTCCTCCTCTAGATCCGAGGTCTCTTCTGCTGCCTCCGCGAACGGAGGCGTCCTGCTCGAGCGAGAGGCGACGCTGCTCCGGCCCGTGTCGCTGTCCGTGTCGCGGTGGTGGCGCGGAGAATCCGTATCGGAGGACACGTCGGACAACGTTCCCGGGCGCGGGTAGAAGATGTACTCGTCGAGGATGTCTTCTCGGATGATCGGAGTCTTGGGCGGAGAGAACGAGGGGAAACCGCTCTGGTCGACGACCATCGCTTCGTCGCCGACGACGCCGTCGTCTTCGAAGCGATGAGGCGAGTGATGGTGGTGGGGATGATGGTGGTGATGGTGGGAGGAGGAGGACGAGGAGTGATGATGAAGGTGGTGGTGGTGCGGGTCGGGAGGCAGCGCCGCCACCGTCCCCGGTAACATCGCGCCGCCGGACGAAGACGATTGACGTTGTCTGATCATGTTCACCACTGTGCCCACCGCGTCGTTCAAGACGAACGCGGAGCTGGTGTACTGGCGGATCTGCGACTGGATCTTGTATCCCGTCGAGTGGTACTGCAGCTCGAAGACGTCCCTGAGGTCGATCTTCTCGTCGGCGAACATCTTGATCAGGACGTTCTGGTAGAAGATCTTGAGGCGGCACAGCAGGCGGATCGACCGGGCCCACATGTGGGGCGTCTGGCACAGCATCCCCACCAGGATCATGCAGAGGTCTCGGTTCTTCTCCACGTTCACCGAGCTGATGAAACGACGTATCCCGAGGTTGAGGCGCGAGCCTTCGCTGCACCGTTTGGTGAGCTGGTCGCGGAGGTAGTTGGAGAACCTGGAATCCTTGTCGCAGTAATGTTTGACGCGCGCCACGTACGTGATGCGGTTGAAGGAGATGGCGATGATGCGGATGGCGCGGATCATCGCCACCTGCTGTTCGCTCAGGTTCGGGGAGATCGGGTGTTTTCTGATCCTGCAGCTCACCCCGTGGATCGCGCGGTCCAGCTTGCTGAAATCCGTGATGTGTTTCTGGTGGCGGCGCATCGACGCGATCTCCGACTCCAGGATGTCTCCGTCCGACGACGTGCAGAAGATGAACGAGTTGGCGATCGACTTGGACTTGATGCACGAAGGCAGCTGGTTGGACAGCATCCTCTTGCGATCCTCCGCTCGATTCATCATCTTGTAGGTCCCGGACACGGAGCGGATGAAACCCTCGGCCATCGTGTACCTGTGCGCCGCTTCGTACCTCACGATCTTCGACGGCGCGGACGACGGCATTGTCGTTTCGCGGTGATGCGACGGCGGAGGCTGCGTTGGTGGTTCGTGTCTGGAACCGCCGCCGCTCTCTTTCCTACCGTTGCCGCCGCCGCCCTGTTGTTGTTGCTGGTGCTGCTGTTCGCGATCAGAGTAGCGTCTCTGCGCGCGGACCGGGTCGGATCTCCGTCTCTCCAAGTGATGTATCGGCGGCGCCGAGGACACGTGCTGCGGCGGATGATGTGGCTGCGACGACGACGATGAGGAGTGTCGATGGTGAGGAGGATGGTGACGATCGAACGGGTGGTCGGGCCGCCGATACGTCGTCGACTCGGACGAGTGTCGGGGACGCGGCGCGTGGGGCGTCCCCGCCGGGCCAGATGACGACGTCGTTTTTGTCGTCGTCTGGTCGCGGGTCGACGACGACGACTTGGAGAAGCTGCGCGGGCGCTTGATGAAAGCTCCCCGGACCCCCTCGTTGTTATTGTTGTCAGAACGGCTCCTCTTGCGTCGTCTGTGTCGGTGTCTGCCGTTCCCGCCGTCCGTGCGCGTGTCTTCCGCGGCCGGCGGTCTTCGCGAGCGCGGATCGGCGCCGGGTCGCGGATGCCCGGACCGTCCGAACGTGCGGTCTGTCGCGCCGACGCCTCGAGAAGCCGACGCGGTTTCCATCGAGCGAGCAAACTGTTAGTGGCGGCGGCGCGGCGTCTGAGGTGATGCGTAGCACCGCTGCGCTTTTAGCCGGGCCGCCACTCCTACACGGTATTCTGCGAAAGATTGATTGGTCTAGATGATGTTGTGCGCGGTGATGTGTCTCTTTCGACAGGTGCGTGGCGTCCCTCGCGCTCTCCGAGGGGTCTCGACCGACCCTCCGCACGGGGGAGGATGAGGAAGAGAAGGAGAAGAGGATGACGAAGGGACGACGACGAGAGGAGAGAAGCGAAAGAGAAGAGAGAGCGGCCGCCGCGCTGCGATCACTGGGGCGGAGGAGCGCTCGCCGACCTCTGCAGCTCCGAACGCGAGCAGCTTCGCGTCAGCGTCCCGATCTTTGCCAGCTGGCGCGCGGCGCGGTGTGGCGTCGAGGGCGAGCGCACCCCAGCGCGCTCCTGAAGCATGCGGCGCCGACTGAAGAGCTTGCCAGTTATGCATTGCATGAAGCGTTTGTTGAAGTCCCGCCCGAGGAAGGCGTACAGCACGGGATTCAGCATGCAGTGGAAGTTGGGAACCACTCGCGCCAGCATGGCGACCGCGTCTCGGCTGTTGATCGACTCGCACGTCACGTCCCACTCGATCACGGCGTAACTATCGAAGATCATGATGCCCACGAACGGGGTCTGCAGCACTAAGAATGACAGGATGAGGGTCGACACGAAGGCCAGCGTGTGGCTGCGCCTGCGGTACGAGGTCAGTTTCAGGCGTTTGTAGAAAAAAAGGTAGAACCATGTCATCATCACCACTGGCATGACGCCCCATACTATGCAAATGAGGATCTTAAAGGTCGCCAGCACGGTTTTGACCTGATCGTAGTTGAAGAAGATGATGCAGGTCTCGTGCACGCTGTCCGGCGTGTCCCCGTCGTGCGCCAAAACGGTCACGTACGTCGGCGCCGGCGACGCGCACATCAGCGAGGTCAGCCACACCAGCGCCAGCACGCCGTAAGTCTTCTTCTTCGACCCCGCCGCGTTCTTGTTCGTGCTCTGGTGGATCACTCGATACCTGTTCACCGAGATCAGCGCCAGCGTCGAGAACCCGGCCGTGCACGACGCGTAGTAGGTCACCGCCACCAGCTTGCACCCCTCCGGGGAGCTGCTGATCTGACCCCGATTGCTCAGGATCAGGAACGGCAGCATCGTCACCGTCAACAGGTTCGCAAAGTACAGGTTGGTCATGTACAGGGTCGGGGCCGAGCTGCGATAGATGCGGTTCGACAGCAGCTGCGTCGTCAGCACCACGAAGTTCATCGGCCCGCCGATCAGGATGATCACCGTGTTGATGGCCGTCTCCGCGTCCCTCGCGATGCTCAGCCCCAGCGAGGGGGCGCACGTGTTGTTCACGTGCAGGTAGTCGCTCTCGTCCTGCGGGCGAGAGGGCGAGATATGTTGTGGGGATAGACACCGGACACCGAAGATAGACGGATATCAATCATTTACCTGCCTTTCTCTTGACAGATAGGCCGCGACTCTGGCGGGACCGCCCGCGCGCTCCCCGTCCCGACGCCCCGGCGCACGCTGCTTACCATAGTCTCGTCCCGGCCCAAAAGGACGTCCATCTCGAGCCGGTCGTCGCCGGAGAACTTCCGCGAGTCGCTGTATTTAACGATGTCCGCTCGAGGGCGCGCGGCGGGAGACGACGGTCGTCAGGCCGAACTGATGGCCACCCTCGGGTTCGTCAGGCTCTCCAAGAGCTCCGTTGGAAAGGTTAAGAAGTTTCTGAACAATCTCTATGATCTGAAGTCCATTAATCTCTGTCGCCACCCACGTGTGATTGCGGAATGTCGCGGCACCGACCTTTCCAGGGAGACGCAGCTCTACAACGAGATGGTCCTCTGGCTCAGGTACCACGAGAAGCTCACGGCCCGACGACCCGGACACCTGCCGCTCCTCACTAGGATCAGACAAGATTACGACAAGCTCTTCGGCTTCGTCGCCGCGCGGCCCGAGCTCTGCGGCTTCGACGGACTCACGGAGGTCAACGTGTTCGACGACGCCGTCTACGGCGACGATTATGTGCCTCGCGTGGACGTCTTCCTGCGGGGGCTCGAGGACCTCGCCCGGTGTCTCTGTGCTCAGGGCCCGGACAAGCCGGCGCGTGCGGTGATCATGGGCTTCATCAACATGAGAGCGGAGGAGGTCAATCGCCTGATGGACAACGTCAGGGACGCGGCCGAACGCGTCCTCGTCTACGAAGTCTTGGACGTGAGGGACCCTCTCAACGAAGATCCGTCCGTCCTCGTGCACAATCGTCTCGTCTACCTCTGCCGCCTCGCCTACGCCATCAGTAAGTCTTGGCAGACGCTCTCCCACATGTGTCTGGATCGCATCAACTCGCTGCGACGGCGTCTGATACTAGCGTTTCACGATAGACCGGCCTTCGCTCGAGTCTACGCTCGAAACGCGCTCGAGAGACCCGTCGACGGTACGACCGCGTATAATCTACTGCGGCGGCTCGAGGAGGACTTCCTCCTCTTCAGAAACGCGCTTAGGTGGGGTGATCCCGACTGGGGGTTAGAGTCCGAGCTCGAGAGCGAGGGAGATAATAGTGACGCCGGCTCGGACCTGGACCTCGAAGATGAAGAAGACGACGATGACGGCGGAGGACCCGGAGGACATGACGACGAGTCGGGAGGGAATCGGACGCCCGATCCGGGGATGTCCCTCCACGACGACACCGGCATCGCAAACACGTGTCTCATAGGGGGAGACGATGAGGATTGCGGTGGCGGCAGTGGACGCTGTTTGGAATTCGATCCCGATAGCGAGCGGTGTCTTGGGGTCAAGATGGTGAACGGCAGGGCTCTGAGGTGGTGGAATCCGACCGGGATAATGGTGGACAACGAGGCCGCCGTCTGGATCGACGAACACGGCAGGGTGATGGACAAACCACCGCCCAAGGAACTCCGAAAGGCAAGCTCCGACGACGGTGGTAATAAGAAGAACCCTCCGCCTAAGAAGAATGTCACGCCACCCGTCTCGGGAAGTAATAGCGTTGGCGGCGGTGTACAGACACCGTCAACGGCGTCGGGGAAACGTACAGGGAAGAAAAAGGAAGGTGGGGGCGGCTACTTGTTGAGAAGCAGGAGTACGGACGATGATGAGGTGCGGAAGATGAAGAAAGATGGCACGATCGACGATCGCGCGGACAGAGAATTAAAGATGGCGTTACAAAAAGCGAGAGAAAGCACGGCCGACTCGGATCTGAGCACAATCCTTCCCCGGACCGAGCCGCTGCGGAAAGTCGCCTTCGTCGGCGATCCGGTCGCGGCGTTCGGAGATACGGTGAGGACCACCTCCTCGTCGAAGGGATTCGACGACGGGCCTTTCACGACCCAAGGCGCGTCCGTGCTCCTTCCTCCTCCCCTCGGAGGGCCCGGTAGCACTTTGACTCTCCCCCCCGATCTGCCGGATCTCTCCGGGGTTCTCGCGGACGAAGACGTCCAGGACAGCAGATACGGCAAGATTCCAAAGAGCAGGACCAAGAAGCACCCCACTTTTCCTGAGAATTATAAACAGAGACCACCACCCCATAATAAAGACGACGAGTATTACTGGGACGAGACTGGGGATAATATGCCCGTCGGGGAGGATGGAGGTGGTGTTCTAGAAGACCTCCGTAAAGGTCTGGAGGGTATAGATCTCAAAACCGGTGGCGGTGGTAGCCTACAGCCACCACTCTCCCAACAGTTCGCCGGCTCCCCATTCGCCGGTTCTGATGGGGACGGTGGCGGCCTGGTAAAAAAATCGTCGTCGTCTCACTGAACAAGATCGATGATCGCTCGCTCCTGGTTGGTTTTTATTATTTTTTTATTATCATCACAGTAAAAAGAAAGACACTGTTCACACACTCTCTCGTTTTGTGTTTTTCTTGATTTATTGAGGGTTTGGCAGTGGGTATTAATTACACTACAGGCATATACACAGCAACAGCAGCAGAAAGAAAGAAAGAAAGAAAGAAATGATAACAATATAATCACAACTCGTCCGAGGTTGTAAAGTTCTGATAAGGGAGTCTCAGGTCTCCCAAGTGAAGGTTGATTCGGTCTCCCGTCTTGATCACTCGGGTCGCCGTGCGTTCGTTGTGTTGGTAGATGTTGCCCTCTGTGGAGTGCATGAAGAAGAGTCTGGCGATGGGCGTCCCGCGGCAGATGTGGAGGCTGGGGGTCGGGGAGATCAGCGAGAGGCGGATGGGGCTCTGCGGGCGCCAGACCGTCAGCCCGGTGTGGAAACGGTACTCGCGGGCACGCCGGAGATGAAAAAGCAGCGGTTATCTGCCGCCTTCGCGTATCTGATGTCCATGAAGACGGCGCACTTACCCTCTCTGAAGCAGAGATCGTAGGGCGCGTACATCGTGATGGGATCGTCGGGGCTTTCGCTCGGCCAGGTGAGGTGCAGGGTGGGGTTGGTCGAGAACACGATGGTCGGTTCTCGGTGTCGACTGTTACACAGTTCAAAGCGCAGCACGATCATGCTGGGCATCAACTCCGGTGACAGCGACGGCGTGTTCGTAGTGGTGTCGCTGCCCACCACCAGTGTGCCGATGAGCCTCCTGCCGCCGTCCACGACGTACATGCTCTCGACGTTGATACCGGCCTCGAAATCGCCGCACTCGTAGGTCACCTTCCTGTACGGTCGCCAGTACTTGCATAGGGAGTAGCTGTTCTCCTGGGTGCACTCGAACCAGGCTACGTAGCTCGTGGTCGATACGCCGTTTTCGTTCATGATGGTGCGCGGAGTCCAGCTCAGGGCCGAGAACAGTCCGATACACACCCCGCCCGTCCTCCGCACGGGGGTCATGATGCCGAAGCTGATGCCGCTGGCGCGGATCGCCGCGTCTTCCAGCGTCAGCATGCGCACGCCGAAGTCCGGCGCGACGTACGGCACGAAGAAGAACGCCGACAGCTCCAGCCTCACGGGCCTGTTGTCCGGCGGCACGTTGGACGGGTCGTGGGCCAGCAGGATGGTGTGCGGGCCACCCGTGGTCACGGTCGGTTGACACACCGCTGCGTTTCCCTTCAGGGAGCACAGCAGGAACTGTCCGCCCGGGATGTTCGAGACGCGAGGGACCAGCAGCGTGGTCCAGGTGTACGTCAGCTCGTCCGAGGTGCGGAACATCGTGCCGATCACCGCCGTCGCGAAGTGAATGGCGCCTTTGTAGTAGCGAGCGCGCAGCTCCGACGGCACCACCTCGTTGTACTGGCTGGCGCTGAGTGCCAGTCGGTAGCGGTAGTTGGAAACGTGCCGTCTCTCGGTGCGATCCAGCTTCACGCGCGTGTCCGGGCACGACGCGTCGATCGAGTTGGTGTACGCGATCATGCTGTTGCAGGTATCGCGCATAGACTCTGCGGCCGTGTCCAGGACGGTGGCCTGTGAGCCGTACAGCATGACGACCTGAGCATGGAAATCTCCGGCATTGAGCGCCACCGACGAACTGGGTGCCCCGACGATGATGGAGGGCTGTTGCACGCTGAGGTCCACCGCTTGGCGGAGAGCCGCCAGGGGTCCGCACAGCCCTGCGGGATGAGCTTCGGAGAAGGCGGTGGTGTCACGCTCGTCGACCGCATGATGCGGATCGAGGATGTTCTGGAGACGACGCAGGTCTTCGATAGTGGCACGGTAATGCGTCGCGTCGGGGTTCTTCCTCTGCGGTGGGCTGCTCCGGATGACGGAAGCTGGTGCCGACCGGGGGCTCTTGAGGCCGCCGAAACTGGCGCTCTTCTCTGGGGTGGTCGTCGTGTCCGGTTTTCGCTGCTTCGCCTGCATGGAGACGGCGGCGTCTGGGCGCTGCGCTTGAGGCAGCCGCTCTCGGTGACGGCGGCGGAGTTGCTGACACTGCTGCCGCCGATGTTGACACTGCAACTGCGGATCTGCGGAGCGGGGGCCGGCTCTTTGATGGCGCTGACCGATCTGCGCTCTCGGGGGGTTTCTGCATTCTTGTGAGACGAAGAGGACGACGGTCGACTCTCTGGCGGGCGGTAGCGGTCTTTATAAGGCTTCGGGACCGAAACGCTTCGCGATTTGTCTCGATGATGGTCTCGAGACACGGATCGGGACCTGGATCTCTCCCTCGAGGATGTCGTGCTCAGTCTGCTGATGTTGTCCGCGTCAGGACGCCTGCTGCTGGGCGGCGATGCGCGTTCTGTTTCTGGCGCTTCCATCCCTCTGTTCTCGTTAGGAGAATTCAGAGAGTCTCTCGGAAGTAGAGGTGTGTTGTGGTGATGTCAGGCTTATCTCCTGCGCCGTCCTCCACGCTCGCGTATAAAATAGGTCTCTGCGAGAGTTGCGCTTCAGACTCTGCGACAGGTATCTTCTCACCGGGGCTTGTGTCTATATATGCGCGATCGCCGACGTTGATCTGGGGGGCGTGTTTCGCGTACGGTTATGGAAACTAAAGAAGAGTTGTGGGGTAAAGCCTTTGATCTCATGGTCAACTTCGCGGGCGCCGGACGGATGCCCGTTAGCGACATGAAGGTCGTGTCGCGGCTGGCTACGATGTTGACTAAGGAAGAAGAGGCTCGCTTCGATAAGGAGGTCGCGGACGAGGTGCACGCTAGATACCATTCCATACTAGCGTCTAGTGAAGAGGATGAAAGCGAAAGTGGCGGCGGCAGCGAGAGCGACGATAGCGACGCACTCGCCTGTCGTGGCTCGGACATGAATGACTTCGTCGCAACCTTCGAAGATATCGAGAGGATGAACCTCCTTATGAATAAAATGCTCGCGTGCTCCAGCGAAAAGCGCCGCTCCGAGCGGAAGGCCAAGCGCAAAAGAAAGGGCGACCACGGTGCGGCTGTAACCGCCACCATTCCTGCTGCCGTCGCTTCGTCCGCGGCGACTCCCGCCGATCCACCAACACAACCACCACAACCGCCGCCGGCAGCGGCCCCGTTGCCGCCACGGTTGTTTCCACTAACGCCGCTCCTCTGTTCGTGAGGAGTGTCCCTATCGGCGAGAAGAGACAACCACCTCCTGTCCCGATCAGAAAATCGAGCAGGAGAAACACCACCATCTAGTAAGTGAGGCAGGAGCAGCGGCGCGAGTCCGACGACCTGCGGCCGCGACAGAGCACCGAACGGTCGCCATGCGGGAGGTTTCGCCATTTGCCAGCTCAGATCGTAGAGGAGGTTCGTCGTGCGATCGTATGAGTAGTGGGCGTTTCTATTTCGGGCAATGGCATAAAGCCATTCGGGTAAAAGCTTTTTTTCCGTGTGCATTTCTATCTCTTTTGTCTTTTCTGCCGATCCCAGATAAAAATCAGTCGATATGAGCCTGGAAGCTGTCGGTATGCGGATCATCAGCGACGACGACCTCGATGAGGTGTTCCTTCGCGACGATGAACAGGGGGACCCTGTCGCCGATGACATCCCCGCCGCCGCCGCCGCCGTGGATCCCGCACCGACACCGCCGACGCCACCGATTCCGCCTGTGGCCGCCTTCTCGGAGATGGTTATCCAACCGACCGTGCCCGTCCCCACCTCCGTCGCCTCCAAGACGCCGGTCGTGCCCGTGAACGTCGTCACGGGCACCGCGCAGCGCGTCGACTTGGATTCCGGCAGTCGCGGTACCAGCGTCGACAACTTCCACGCGAGGGGGGAGCTGTTGCGCTGCGCCAGGGCGTGCAATGGCAGCTCCTTCGACGAGGTGAAGGCTTTCGTCAAGAGAAACACCGGACGGCGTTTCGGGCTGGACCACATGGCGGATATCACGTTGCGGATCGGAGATGCCGATAACATCTGTCCCACGTTCGACGTAGAAAAGCTGCTTGGCTACCGCTGTAGCGAGCGGTCCTCCGAGATGACCGTCGTCGGTCGGATCGTTTTCGGTGCCAGGAGTCACGGCGATCTGATCGCGGTGTACACCGGCGGAGATCGTTGCTACGTGCACAGCCAGGACACCGATCTGCTCTATATCGTCTCCGAACGGGGTCTGGTGGATCTTCTGTCGAGAGAGGGACACCGGCACATATATGAGATGTTCGACGCGCCGCCAACGACGGGCGACGACGTCGAGGTGCCTTCCTGTTTACTGCCCCTGACCGAGCTCCGGGATCTCGAATCGATAGAATGCTTCGTCCGCGACCGCACCGGGCTGTCTACTTTCCGCCAGGCCAGTAACCTCAGGTTTATGGGCGAGTTCTTCGGCTATTTCATGGTCGGTGATGAAGAGAGTTTGAGATTGGGCCAGGTGGTGCCCGGACGGGTGTTCTTCTATCTTCGCCGGGCGGGCTATCGCGTCATCGGACGCTCCGAGATGCAGTTCATCGTGCTGTGTAACGAGAAGCTCGAGGTCTTCGTGCTCCTGGGCGGCGCCCGCGTCTTGAAGGTGGCCAACACGATAGCGGGATTCCTCCGGGACCGGCTCAGGATCAACCTGCAGCCCTACCGGAGGGTGTTCGCCAGGAACGGCGTCGCGGAGCGCACGGTCTGCGTCGGACAGGTCGTGAATTTCTACTGCGAGATCGACTACGTCGTGCCCGGCGGTGCCGACTTCGCCAAGTGGTTGGCGTTGCGGGCTCCGTCCGGGATAGCCGAGACCTGCGTGCCCACGCTCGGGTGACGGCTGGGATCGACCGCTTTTCCCCTCTCTTGCAGTTATCCCGCCAGTTTCGCCTCGCCTCCCGGCAGCCGAGCGGCGGAGGGTGGCGTGCTTGCTGTGTAGGTAAGGGGCGGGGCGATTATTTTCAATAAAGTCGTGTGAGGAAAAAGACGACGGTGTCATTTATCGACGGCGCCGTGTCGCGCTGACCATGGCGGACCGCGGGCCCTGCGCTGAAGGGTCGGGTGGGACGGTGAGACGGCGCTCGAGCCCGTCCGAGTCTTCCGAGGTCGACGACACGCAGTTCGTCTTTGAACTGGTCGTCGACGAGACGGCGGACTCGTTCTGCCGGCGCTTTATCGCCGATCACCTGGTCCAGCTCAGGAACTACGAGCAGGCCTCGCGCTTCGGCTTCGTCATGGACGCCTGGTCCAGGGAGTCGGGCAAGGCCACCGAGATCCGCAGTTTCATCCGCCTCAATAAGCCCTTTAATCACATCGAACTCAAGTACAGCTACCTGAAGAACGCGCGGCTCGCCACCGCCAACGGCGGGTACGGCATCCGCGGTCTCACCCTCGCCTGGGACTCCGCCATCTGGGGGCTCCTCAGGGAGATCGAGTTCGTCCCCTTCGCCAACCCCTTCTCCTTCCCCTCGTGCGACGGGATCGCCAAGATCCTGTTCGATCTCGAATGGAGGCCCGAGGCCTCCGACTCCTGCAAGGCGCTGGGCCGAGCCACCGTCGCCATACAGTACGCCATCTCGCTGCTGTACGGCTACGATCGCTCGGCCTCCATGTCCCGCTATCTCCGCCGGCTCGTCAACGAGCTCATCGACCTGCACGACAGGATGCGCAACATGAGCCTCATGTCCAGCCTCCGCATCCCGGGACACGACCTCGAGATCGTGCAGCGTCTCCTGCCCGAGCGCATCTGCCAGCAACTCGGTATCCCCTTCTCCTTCGAGAGCTGTCTGCTCGACAGCTACTACGAGTACGTCGAGATGACCATGGAGGTCATCTACGATCAACTCTGTTACTGTCGCGAGTGTCGGATGCGCCGGGGCGAGCGCCTCGAGAGGCTCCGCGCGCAGAAGATCGGCACGAAGTACCGGCGTCGGAACCCCGACGGGATCCGCCTCTTCGAGGAGAATTACGTTCGCGTCGCCGCCTACCCCAACATCGGCGTGCTGCGCCTGCCCAAGATCCGCCACCTCAGCGACGAACACCAGACCCTCGTCTGCGGACACCTCGCCCGCGACCTCATGTACGACGTGCACTTCGGTTCCTCCAGTCCGCTCGCGCGCGTCAACGGCATCCCCCTGCCCTTCACGGCCGTCGACTGCATGGACATCGATCTGGGCTACGCGCTCTACATGGCCAACAACGTCTACTTCATGCTCTTTCTCATCCGCTGCGTCCGCGACGTAGTGCGTAGCGAGCAGAGGGAGTACGTCGACCTCGTCACCGGCCTGGTCCGCGAGGCCTCCGTCATGCTCCGCCGCGACGTCGACGCCCGCATCCGCGCGGGAGCCGACCGGCCCGTCTTCGTCGCCTCCGACCCCCGACAGGACGGCATCTCGGACGAGGAGCGCGACCTGTCCATCGCCAACGCGCTGGACCGGCTCACCTTCTCGGACGAGCGGCCCGACGGCTACGAGGACGACGACAACGAGGCCCTCGAGCGCATGTTCCTCGAGCAGCGCTACGAGCGCATGGGCGGCTTCTCGCGCGACGCCGCCAAGTTCATGGACCTCTTGGATGCGTTCCGCGTCCCGAAGGCGCTGCGCGAGAACCGCGCCCGCGAGGAACTCCTCCTGCACACCTTCTTCATCAAGAGGATGTACGACGAGCGCCCGCTGGCCGGCTTCTACGGCGACAGGCTCATCCCCTACTACATGTTTGTCGGCGGATACCGCCGGCGCGACGGGGCCGTCATCAGGATGGGCGCCGTCACCCTCAGTGACACCGAGATCGTCAAGGGACACTGGCGCGCCGACGACCTGGTGGGCATGCGGCTGCGCTACTACGACACCTTCGAGTACGTCGACATGCTGAGGAACATCAGCGTCAATAAACAGACGCTCATGATGGAGCTGGATAGGTTATACGTCCCCAAGCGGGAGCTCGTCGAGCTCGTCATCTCGGACAAGGATTCGTCGGGCTCCGACGAGGAGACCGAGGACGCGGACAGCGGGCACTCGGAGCCGTCCGATGATGGCGGCGAGTCCGACGGCTCCGAGTTTGTGGTGGAGCGGGTGTGACAGGACACGAGCGACACACGGAAGACAGGAGGAATATGGCTGGTTCTGTTCGCTCCGAGTGGGCGGTGTTAAGTCACGTAGTCCGGTTATTATTATAAAGTTTCGGTTTTGGCGATAACTTCCGTGAGGGTCTGTCTGTGTCGGTCATTTTTCCAGAGTGGGCAGGACGGGACACTGCGCGATGGCCTCGGAGGCGGTCGCGGTCGCCGGCGGTTCCAAGGGGATGGAGTTGCGGACGCAGTTGCGTCTGGATCTGATCGAGGCGGATTCGCCTACGGCGCGTCCCAGAACGAGGTCTGCGAGCTGGTCATCGCCGCCGCCATGGGTGGCGAATGCCTGAGGGGATGTGTACAGAGACTCAGGGGAATAGAGGTCGCGCTCCCTTTCCCCACGGGGTACATCTTTTACATCGGGGGCGAGGAGGACACCATACTCACCTCGTGCGATCTCCATTTCTGGCGGATGCACCCGCTCATGTGCGGGGAGCTCACCGTCATCGGCACGCTCGGGCACCGACGCACCTTCGCTTGGGACCGCCGGGTGGTCGGCGTCAACGCCGTGGGCCAGGTCTTCACCTACGAGATCAACGATGCCTGCTTCATCATGTACGTCTCGGACAACCTCACGCAGCTCATCTCGGACGGCGTCTCTAGAAGGTACATCCAGGTACAGCGCGACCTGCGTGAGGGCGTCCTACCGCAGATCGTCGAGATCTGCCAGTGTAACGAGCCGCGGTCTCCCTGGCTACCGCCGTCCTTCAGCCAGTGGCTGCCCGTCGAGCTCGGAGGCGTACTCTGCGCCAGGGTCCCGGCCGAGAGGATCCGCCGGCCGATCAGACTCCGTCCCGCGGATTTTCCGGACGGGGTGTTTAAGGCGGCCCTGGCTCTGTCCCACATGTGAACGACGACGCCGCCGACGTCCTCCTCTCCGTCCGTGGCGACCGCAGAGACGATCGGACACGGTCGCGAGGAAGAGGACGAGGAGTAGGACTAGAACTAGAATTAGGAACGGGGCGAAAGGGGACCAGACCATGCTAGCTCCGGCCGCGGCGGTGTCGATGCCCGAGTCGGAGACGGAGACGGTGACGGTGGTGCCTGCCCGCTCCACCCTGGCGGCCAAGGCCGCCGCCATGAGGAAGGCGTACGCCGTCAACAGACTCCTGGCGCTCGGCAGGGCCGCGGCCGAGGGCAAGCTCGAACAGTGGCTCAGCGCCCGACGCGGCGAGCGCATCCCACTCGTCTTCCCCGAAAAGTGCGCCAAGTATCTCATCCTCTGCGCTCCCGGCGATGTCGACGGACACGAGTGCGACCCCGACGCCCTGCGGGCGCTCGAACCCGCCGTCGACAGGCTGGTCGTCGTCGGCTTCGTCGAGGGTCGCGAGGACGCGCACCGCGACGGTGACGACAGGTGCATTGTTCTCGTCAATCCGTCGAGCGCGGTCTTCATCTACGACCCGGCGCCCTACGGGGGACTATATAGGCTTGCCAACACTATGATCGGCTTCGTGAGACGGGGTCTGCGCAGGTTCGACAGCATATATCGTGATCCCTGCTGTGTCGAGGATGCAATCCGGGTGAAGGACGGACACGCGTCGCTGCCTCGGAACGCGGACGAGGCGCTCGCCGCGGCGGAACGGGGGCTGGTATGTACCCTACAGTGGCCAGAAGATTACGACTTCGTTTTCGGAACGCCCCCGGAATCATCCAACGCCGTCGCCTCATCCTTAAACAAAGAGCAAAGCCCCTGCATCGACGCTTTACGACTGTCTACATTTGGACATTTTGGCACGGCGGCAGGCTTAAACTCTACCAGACCGCGTACGGCCGTTTTCATTGGGGCCGATCACGCGGTCTATGCCATTCATCACGCCGTGTCAAAGCTGCTCAGACTCGCAGAATCTCTGGATATGTTCTACAAGATAGGCATCAGGAGGTTTTTTCACAACTATCGCGTGGTACCGAGCAGATGTGGGGACGACAGGTTCTTTTTGAAAGCGGTCTGAGGCGCTACGACGGCTTCGGGGATGTTGGTAACAGCCGCTACATCCCGCGGCTGGGTCCGGTCGCTCCGCCACCCGCCCTCCCCAGGCCGCCGGGGCTGCAGCTCTCGCTACCGCTGGCCTCGCTTCCACCGCCGCCATCAACGATAACGCTGCCGCTGTCCTCGTTCGTGCCCGTCACCACCGCGCCGGTGACGGTCGCGCAGCCTCTGGCGATACCACTGCCGCCGCCGCCGCCGCCAGCACCGGTCCCCGAAAAGTCTCCTCCTCAGCGGATCATCGAGCCCGAGGACTTCGCGCGGGCCGTCAACAATCCCGATCTCTGCCGGGAGTTCGTCAAGATCCGCAAGGGATGGCGGATGCCGCTGACCTGGCCCAAGAATTACACACTCTGGTTGGAGACCGAGGCCGAACTCCGCATGCCCGTCGGGGAGATCAGTCGGCTCTCGCAGGAGTACCTCTGCTGTCCGGAGGATCTCATCGTCCTGGGCGGCGTCCGCCGCTCGACCGGCGATGACAAGAACGAGGACCTGGGCGTCCTCTTCGCCGGCGAGGAGGGACGCGTCTACATCTACGCGCCCGACGTCGACGACGCCATCTATCTGGTCGGGGACTCCCCGGAGGGCTTCATCAAGAGGGGACTCAGGCGCTTCTACCCCATCTATCGGGAGATAGAGACGGACGGCTGCAGCGCCGGCGTCACCGAGTACCTGGAACGCCTGACCAAGAGCACCGCGCTCTCGATCGCCAAGTTCTCCGCCACCTACCCCGGCACCGTCTTCTCCCTGCCCTGGCCCACCGGCGCCTACATCAAAACCATCCCACCCAGACGACGCAAGTTCGTCACGGGACGCGGTTCTGACACCATGGTCTACTTCGCGGCCGTCATCGGACGTTACTTGGACCCCGTCTTCCGCGAGGTCCTCTTGGCCGTCAACGAGAAAGGTGCCATCTTTTCCTACAACCCCTGGGACGACGAGATCACCAAGATCTGCGAGGGCGTCATGCAGCTATTCACTCTGGGACTCCGGGGAATCAAAAAGAACTATCGATTCAGGGCTCGGCTGCCCGTCGCGCTGGGCGACCGGCCTCCCAAGTGTCCCCACGTCAGTCCGGTGTTCTTCACAGGACAAGATCTCTGTGGGGAGAACAGCACCTTACGTTGCCTCGGTCGGTCCTTCAATCTGCTGGCTAAGGGAGGTTCCGAAAACGACGACAACAATGCCGATATCAATAAAGTCAGACACTAAATCGAATTACACAACACACGATGTCTCTTGTCTTTTTTTGTCTGTGATCTTTATTTATTCAGTGAAATTATGGAAGAAAGAAGTACATGGGGGGGGTGTATGAGATTGGTAACTTACTTACTCGATTCGTGTGGCTAAGTGCTAAGTGCTTTTGGGGTTGGTTATTCTGCTGATTAATCTAAGATTACAGAAAGGTACGCTTGGAGTACTTTGGCCCTCCGGCGGCCGGGGGAGGAGGAGAGGATGATGGTGGCGGGGTGCTGCTTCTGCGTGACTGCTGTTGCTGCGGAACGATCATGCGAGACGCTTGCAGGAACAGCTCGTAGTTGGCGTGTGTTGGGATGTGGGTCGTGGGGATCTGTCTGGAAGACGAGGGTGTCCCGTCGACGCGCACGAAGTGTATCGTGCGGCGCAGCATGCGGCGGGCGCTACTCTCGTCAGGCAGCGGGCGGAAGATGTCTGGGTTCGCCAGAGATCTCGCGGCCGACTCGAGCGAGTAGCCTTCGAAGCCTGCCTCTTCCATGGCCGCGCACTTGATCAGATACTTGACGTACGACGGTGAGAAAAACACGCCTTCGTTGTAGCAGCGGCGCGCGAAAGCGAGGCTGCGGCGGCACAACGCGGACAGGCCCTGTCCGTCTTCACGGGGCGACGTGATCTCGTTCGCCACCTCGGAGCACAGCACGCGGTAGTCGTCTCTCATTATGGGACACTGATAGTAGGCCGCGTACAGGGTCTCGGTCAGGTCCTCGAACTGGCATCTGATCATTCCGCGCAGTTCTTCGAGCGCGCGCGAGAAGTTGTACACAAAGTTTCCCAGCGACAGGCAAAAGATCGCGTCGTTCAGCACATCTTCCCGTGTGGGATGCGGATTCAGGGTCATCACTAGGTTCAGCGTCGTATCCTCCTCGTCGCTGTTCAGGATCTTGATGTTCCGCATGTACAGGGTCTTCGCCCCCTCGCGGGTGAAACGCGGGGGACTGAACAGCAGGTTCTTGCTGCGGAACAACTGTGCGCACTGCGTCTTCTGTCGGCGGCGCTCGCGTTCCTGCATCGGTTTCATCAGTTGGTCGATCGTATCGCAGCTGGCCTTGTGCTGCGCCGCGGTGATGTTCAGGCGGCCGAGCACCCGCAGGCACATCGGAGGGCTGGGCGACGTCTGCTGGGGCAGGAGGCCCTCCAGACGGCGGCGCAGCGTCTCGATGCGCGGCGGGGTCATCAGATCTTTGGACAGCGCGCGAGCACGGGCCAGACGCCCGATCCCTACGCAGTAGTAATTCACCAGGATGGCTAGCTTGATGACGGGCCGCAGCACCCCCGCGCAGCGCAGCGCCTTCTTGGTCAGGACCGGCTCAGATAGCGCGTCTAGGGTGTACGGCGGCATCGGATAGCAGGTGTTTATGATGTCGACCTGCGGCGCGTGCGAGTGGTGGAGGCACGCCGCGATGAATCTGGCGTCCTGACCGCTCACTACACCGGGCAGGAACCCGAGCTCGCGCGTGATGCGCGGAGACGACGGTGGGACGGGCAGAGGCTGGGTGCGATGAGGAGTCGACGACGATGCCGCCGCTGCTGCTGCTGCTGCTGCCGGCTCTTCTTCCCCGTCGCAGATCTCCTCGCAATCGTTCTCCTCTTCTTCATCATCATCTTCGACGACGATAGACGCGTCGTCGGCGGCGCCGCCGGTCTCTTCGTCCTCGTCATCTTCGATATCGATCACCATGGCGGTGGCGGATATCGGGGTCTCGTATAGATGATTATTCTCCGTGTGATCGACACGACGGCAGGGCGTTTTGCCGCGGCGTGTGTTGCTCGGACCCGGCTCGTCGTTGTCATCGTCGTCATCGTCGTCGTTGGCGTTCGGGGTCCTGGGGAGAGGACGCGACACAGTCGCCTGTACGGGCGGAGGTGGGGGAGGATAATCGGGTGGAGGGTGGTAAGATTGGCGGCGTGGAGGCTGTTGTTGCTGCTGCTGGCGTTGTTTTTGGCGAGCTCCGGAGCCCGCCGCGGCCGCCGGAGCGGTCTCTTGAGCCTTCTTCGGGGTCCGGCGTGCGGTCGAGCGGCCTCTGGACCGGCCGGCGGTGGAAGATTGCTTTTCCTCCGCCGATTTTTTGGTCGAAGGTCGACTCTTGCGTGGCAGTTTGGGTGGGCTCGGAGCGACTGTCATCACGCCGTAGTGTGAATCATAATCTCCGTCGTCGTCGTCGTCCACGACGACGTGTCGCGAATCGTCGCGCGAAGTAGGTGGGTCGGGGATTATCGCGTATCCGTCCTCATCAAAAAGGGTCACGGGCGACACGCTTCCACTATCATTCCGGGACGCTGCTCCCGCTGTCGCCGCACTCCGACTCTGTCCGCCGTACCTATTGCCCATCATCGCCCGCAGTCTCACATCGGCCGGGTCCGCATAAGTAAAGTCGTCGTCCTGGCTGTGCCGGCGGGGTCCGTCGCGTGACATGTCTTCTTCGTCTCTCTCCTCCTCTTCGCCGTTTAGTTCCTCAGACGGGATGCTCAATGGCTTGTATGTGCTCTCGGAGGCCGCCGCCGCCGTGGCGGAGTTGGAGGCGGGGGCATGGGGAACGCCCCGTATCCCCGCCGCCGTCGCCAGCGCCGATGACGACGACGACGTCGTCTCCGGGGGGTCCATGATCATCACATCGTCGTCGTCATCATCCGACGAGTCGTCGGTGACGAACATACGACGGTCCTTGGAGGATCGACGGTTCATCGTTCGGGTGAGTGGGGGTTCTCGGACAGGCGTTCGAGGTCGAAAGGGACGCGCCGGCACGGGGAATAGGACGGCTGGCACGCAGACCCCGGCTCTCGTGATTTTATATAGTTGCACGTCTCCATCTCTGGGCAGGGTTCGGATGCGGAGATGGATTCGACGGGGAAAATCGGCTCGCGGTTCGACGCCGCGTGCGAGCCGCTGGTGGACGACGCCGAGGCCACGGTCAGCGACGTGCTGTACGAACTGGCTCATGCCGCCGGCCGGGGATCCCTAGAGCTCAGAGAGAAACTCTTCCTCTTCGCCGGCGGGAACCTGCGCATGGCCTGGCCCGCCGGGGCCGTGATAACCTTCGTCCCCGATATCCAGGGTTGGGAGCCGCAGTCTGGACGTCGCAACCGCGTACTCAGATACTTTTGCTGCGACGTCTTCGTGTATCCCATCGGCTATGCCAGCGGACTCAAGGTCGCCGACGACACCCTGGTCCTCGTCGACGTCTTCGGCCGTTTCTACTGTTATCGCGGGCCCCCGGACGACGCCATCTACTACCTCGCCGCCTCGCCGGAGCAGTTCTCCGTCATCGGGTTCAGATATTTTTATCCGATTCACTGCACGGCAGGCCCCATCGAGATCGGCCTGCTGCTCAGCCGCCTCTGGATGATGATCAGGCGCGGGGCCGACGCCGACGCCGTCTGTCGCTTTGTCGTGCGCGCGCACGGCGAGACCGTCGTGGTCGCCAGACGCCTCGTCGGGCGGCGGGAGGTGCTGCGCGTCTGCTCTCTGGGTTGTAGTCGCTGGCGCAAGAGGGACTCTTCGGGGCGTCTGCATGGATATGCGCCCTGTCCGCCCCCACTGGGAGAATATAGCACCGTTCCGCTTGGTCGAGTCAAAAAGGGACTGCCGCAGGACCCTGGGATCGCTGTGTTCGTGGGCTTGCCCTCCGGTAGGGTGTACGCCCGACAGGCCGGGGACAGCTCTTACTATCTCATAGCCGACTCGATCCCGGGCTTCGTCGGCATCGGCGCCACCAGGTACTTTGAGAATCGACGTTTCGGCCTCATCAGCGAGCGGGACTCCGGGAGGAACTGTGAGAGGCCTCCCCCGCGCCTCAGCGAGTTCTAGTCTTTCCGTGACCCACTTTTCCTCCTTTCTCTGTCGATCGGTCGATCGTCAGACGGCTACGTGGGACACACGTCGGAGGGTCGGGACACGGCCCCTTGCCGCGCCCACGGACGCCCACACACAAAAGGCCGAGGGACGCCCACCCACGACCGACCCATCGTCTCGAGCTCGAAAAACGCTGTCGATCGCTCGATATGGCGCCTCCGGAAGCTCTCGAGAGCATCTTCAGCGACTTTGCCACCGTCGAGGCCGCCGTCGCCGCCAACATCGGGCGCCGCGTGCGTCTCCACCACCCGAAAGGGCTCTCGCTCTGCATCGGCATGCGCTGGCGCGAGATACCCGCGCCGGCCAACGGGGGGCCGCCCAACGAGTGCGCCAGACTCGCCGCTCTTCTCTGCTGTCACGAGAACATCAAGTTCATCGGCAGCGTCGTCGCCTCCGATTCTAACCTCGAGGGTCGCCAGAACACCAGATCGCGCCTCCTCAACTGGCGCTTTCGCAACACCGGCGGCGGCGGTGGCGGCGACGACACGCGCGGACCGCGCGATCCCGACGAGGGGCTCGTCTCCGCTGCCGTCGTCGCTGCCGCCGCCATCTTGGGGCCGGCGCTCAGGGCCGGCGGCGGTGCCATCTACGCGCCCATGTCCGAGCTGCCCCACTACCGCCAGCCTCCCGAGGTCTACGTCGGCAGCAGCGGCAAGATCTACATCTACCTGCTTCTCACGCGCAGCGAGGCCTTTGCCCACGTCGCCGACAGCATGCGCGAGATCGTCAAGGATGGCATCAAGAATATCTACCTGCCGGTGCGTCGCCCCATCATCTGTCGCGGGGCCGCGAGCCGTGAGCTCACCGAGTGCCGCACCAACAACGACATCCTGTCCTGGCGCGAGCGAAACCTCGCCAACCGCGTCTTCTTGGGGGATAAATCCGAACTCAGCGCCTGTGACGAGTTCTTCGTGGGATACGACGTCGTCGCCCTTGACGGATGGGCCGCCGAGGCCGACGTCGGCGCCATGGACGTCCTCGGCATCATCATCGAGCCGCTCATGCTGCCGCCGCTCACCATCCTCACCGACGACCTCTGTCGCGTCTACGTGGTTCAGGGCGTCTCGTCGCTCTGTCTCATCGCCGAGGACTACTTTGAGTTCGTCGAGCGAGGGATCAGCCGCTATCACAAGAACAGGTACTTCATCATCGATCCGCTCGAGGCCATGCTCACCAAGAAGACCGAGTGTCCCAACAACTTCTTACACTCCAGGGCGACCAATGGGGTGCCGCATGGTAGCGAACCAACCTGGGAGAAGAAAACCGGGAGGAACAGCATGAGAAAGGCAGTCAACAGACTGATGCGCTCCATCAAAAGGAGGTGATCGGATCGGACGGACCGGACGGACCGCGACTGCTTGTCGGGCGGGTGTCTGGCCTCGGTACGGACGGGGAACCGTGTGTATTGTGAACGGGCTCCTGCGTCGGCCCGAGGCCAGCCGCCCGTCCACCCGCCTGCCCGCCTCACCGCCTGCCTTCCTGTTCACCAGCCCGCCTGCCTGCCCGCCCGCCCGCATCTTCTTCTCCCGGTTTCTTTGTCCGACGCTCGTCGATCGAGGCGCTACCCCGGCTTGAACGTGTCCCCTATCGGTGGTAGTTTACTGCGTGTGCACGATGGGGGCCTCGGTCAAGCGGGGGGATGGCCGACGGTATGAGACTGAGCCTGTCTGTCTATCTGTCTGTTTGTCTGTCCGGAGAGGGGTGGTGTCGCTTGACCCGCTGTCATGTAAATGGACGGTTATTAAAAGATGAGGTCGTGTGACCTCTGTTAAATCGATACCATCTGCCTGAGTTTCGCTCGTTTGTCAACCGCCGTTGGCGGAGGGAGGGTGTCGGGACTCTTCTCTGTCGCCTGCTGCGAATTCGGGCGGGATCGGCGGGGCCGACCTGCTCGAGAATCGCTGGTTACGAGTCGCCGGTGAGTGGGATTCTCCCGGGACCGTGACGATCGATGACTGACAACGCTCAAACGGAATAAAAGCGGCGCCCAAGACAAACATGTCACCAGAATTTTGAGGTCTCCGGACCCCTCCGTATCTCGTCTCGAACCGTTCGCTATGGCTCGAGTGTGGTTTCTGTTCGCGATCGGGGCGATCTCGGGGGTTTCCGCCTCGATGCCGGCGACAAATCTGACGACGAGACGGAACCGCCGACCGCCGCCACTGACCGCGTTGGGAGGCTGCGACAGCAGCGTGCTGCGAAACGCTTCGGCCGTGAACCTCGCGCACGTTTTGAGCGTGGGTATGTTGAAAGGCACTAAGATAGCGACGGTGGCCGGTCGTGAGGACGACGATGGTATATTTTTGGCTCTGGTCTTGGGGGTGACGGAGCAATTCGTGAGCCAGACGGTTTCGGGACGGTGGACCCTGGATTTGATCTGGGAGGTGGAATATAACGATACCGCGACCGGCAGGTCGTACAGCAGAATGCTCCTGGGTCCGTATCGGATACCTGTCATGAAAACCCCTTTACCGGGCACGAATTACACCACGAGTTGGGGTGAGCCGTGCGCTGGGGTTGAGGTGGGATCCGGAACGGGGAATACCGTTGTCCGGGTGGGGCTTAAAGTCGCACGCCCTCCAAAGGACGTCGACTACAAGAAATTCCAGGACCTGTCTTGCCGTTTGACAGTGAGAGAGCACGCGACTGGAGACAAAGCCGTGGCGCTCGGCATCTTTCCCATGGACATCTTGTCGAACCGCATCTCTCGGGTGGGACTACATCACTGGACGGCGTCTTTTCACCCCGCTGATGTCGCTGGGAAAAACGGAAAGGATCCGAGATTCGAGAGCTCTCCCGGGTTCCGGTTTCTCGTCGGGACCATGTTGGGCGCCGGCACGATGACGGTCATCGCGACCGTCGGAATTCTGTTCGCCGTCATTTTCAAGATCGTGACGACCCTGTGGGAATCGCGGTACGGTTCTGATTCGAACCGGCATTTTCAACGGTTCGAAAACCCCGTCGACGCGCATATGATCTTCGGAGCGCGCGGGTTGGGCCGCCGCGACCGACCGGAGGGATACCGCGGCCTGCCCGGGGCCGTGGCCGGGTTAGTGCCGGCGGCGATGACCGTCGGCGTGGCCGTGGCGGCCCTCACCGTCCTGCCGACGACGGCCCTGGCCGCGCATCAGCATCAGCATCAGCATCAGCACAGCGGCTATTCGCACGAAACCTCCAAGTGGTGGAGTGGGGGAATGGGTCACGTCCCTTCCGAGTTCGATAAGCCGCGGTATCCCCCGGGCGGGCGAGGATTCAAGAGGTGCACGTCGACCACGCCGGATGAACCCAACGCTTCTTTCTACGACGCCGAGGAGGCGCTGACGACGTACCAAGATAGCGGCAGCGAAACCTTCCTGACCTTCGATTGTCCGGACGGCGACTGCGTCGCTACCTGCCGTTTCAAGACCCGCGGACAGGTCTTGGACGTGATTATCGGCTGGGCCTCCCAGAGCGGCTACGAGTTGCAGGACCTGCACAGGGAATGGAACGACCAGCGTTGCAACATACGCAGGGTGTGCGAGATCGAACACTACATCAACCCCTACGGACAGCGCGACAAGAGGATCATGTGCGGCAACAGCGGCACCTGCGTGTGGAACTTCGGAAAATGGGCCAACGATCTGGCCGGAATGTATCGCTGCGCCGTCTACTTCACCGCCATGTTCTCGGACCTGCACAACGGCAACGTGAGTATAGGCCAGGTGTTGGTCGACTACAGCAATACCAAAGAAAAGATGTTGACCGCCGCGCACGCCGAGGCGGTCGTGCACGGATGTTCGGAATCGACCATGACGCCGTACACCGAGTCCATCATCGACATTCCTCTGGTCTATTACCGCATCGGGATTTTCAACTGGACCTTCGATTCCCCCGATCGCACGGGAGATAATGGAGAGCCGTTGCGGATCCTCGCCGGGGCTGTGTTGTTTAACAGGGACATGTACGACCTCATACACGGAACGGAGGGTGCCGATCGAGCGTACGTCATGTCCCCTACGGACACGGTGTGGCGAGACGGGGGAGGCAACCTCACCTTCAGATTCGTGGTTAGAAAGGCCGGCGTATACCGAGGTCTCCTCACCATCGACGGGGTTCGCCGCTACTCCTGCGTCTTCACAGTGGTCGAGGACCAGTGCGCCCGCCTCCAAAGCGGACAACGAGGCGAAAGCGAGCGGATTCCCCAGCGCCGCGGCCGTGTCGCTCGCCTCTCTACCTACCGCTCGCGGACCGGCGCTTTCCTCGACGACCCTCGAGAAGGACGATGTTGGAACTCGAGGCGAGTCTTCGGAGCTGTACGCTAGGGCGATCGCCATCACCCTCTTCACCCTCGCCGTGATCGCCGTCGTCGCCGTCGGTGCCGTCGTGTGCTACTGGGGACTGCCCGGTGCCAGCGGCGTGGTGGAAGACGCGTACTCCGAGGCCTGCGACGGAGACGGCGATACGGTCGCGGAACTCGTCCTGGAAGAGGAACAGATGGCCGTCGAGGAGCAGTCGCCCAAGGACCAACAAGAGTTACGCGACTGACCCTTCCTCCCTTTCTGCTTGCTTTCTCTTCCCTTTCTCCTCTAACTAGAACATCCCGACCGCGGGACTGAAGGAGGCCCGGCCGGCTGGCTGGCGGGCGTGCGGTCAGGATCAGCCTTTTGTAATAAAAAATCATACCATTCGAGTCCGATGTCCGTGTCTCACTTCTGGTTTCTTTGAGGATCTCGAGATGAACCGGGGAAACATAATGGTAGGGGATGGGTGTGGCGATGATACTCATATCCTGAGTCGGAGTAAACGTCAGTCGGTGTTATAAGACGAGCGTCTTGGCAAGCACCACTGCTGTCGGTCCTGAGTTTCAGAGCGACATACACGAGGGGTTGGTACGGTTCGAGCGATTTTGGTAGTCCGAGACGTCCGCCGCATGGCTGACACTGGGCACGGTACCCGAACGAGAGGTTCGAGGGTCGTCAGAGCGCCCGTCGTTCCCGTCGATATGCCGTCAGACGGCAGTGCCGCGGCAGAGCCGGTAGGTGGGAATAATTCAACCGCCCGATCTCAAAGGCAACAGCGTCAGCAACAGCAGTCGCGGACGCACACGCAGCAGCAACAGCAACAGCAGCAAGAGCAGCAACAAGTGCCGACGGTGTCCGTCGTAACCACCGCCACCACCGCTACCGTCTTCGATTCCTCGGCGGCGACGGGGTGGATCAGGGTCTCTAGCACGCCATTCGGCAGCTTCGTCCCGACACCGCCGCTCCCACAGATACAATCACCTGCTCCTACCTCGTGGACGACTCTTTTGACTCCGGCTCCGTCGCCCACACCCCCGCACGCCCCCGTCTTCCTGGGATACGCGCCCCATCTCGGATGGCCGCACGCCTCCGCGTTTCAGCCGTTACCCGGCCCGGCATACGCCACCTTCCAACCCTTCCCTTGGCTGCCCGCAGCCTATCCCACGATCAATCCTTTACCCCTCGATACGTCCGTCTACGATTTTTCGCAGCCGACGCTACCGCCGCCACCGACACCCACGCAGTTCATCCTGCCGTTCGGAATCGTATCGCCGTTCGGCAGCGGTTCCGCCGTCCCCATCGCGACGATGGGCGCTCCACCGACTCCCGTCCCCACCACGCTCATCGCCAGCAGCGCGGTGCCTCCGGCACCTCCGCCGACGCCGGCGGGTAACGTCCCCATACTACCCAGGCCCGAGCGCGAGACCGAGACGCCTCCCGAGAGACCTCCGCGATGTAGCGTGCGTCCTCCGGGTAGGATGACGCCCGTCGCCGGACGGTCCAGATCCCCCGTCGCGCGAGGAAAGAAAAAGGCGGCTAGTAACAACAATTTATTGAACGGAGGGCCTGTGGAGACGACCACCGGCTCGCGCAGAGCGGCCGGAGGTGTCCCGCCTCGGCAGAAAGCGGCATCGGCAGCATCGTCGTCGTCCTCGGCATCTTCTTCCGGACCGTCTCGTGGCCGGATCATCTCGGTCAGTGACCCGAACCTGGGCGCGGTCTCCTCCTCGTCGTCACAGATGTGGGCCACCGCCGCCGTCGTCCAACCCTTCGGAGTCGTCGATCAGTTTGCGCCGGGACAGCAGGGACAGCAGCAGCACAGCCACCACACCCAGGTGCAGCAGCAACAGATGCATGACCAACAGTACCAGCAGCACACGCGACATCGAGTAACAGGGTCTGGCCGTTCGGGGGGGAGCGGGCGTGCCGGGATGTCGCACTCGTCAGTCGGTGGGGGAGGAGGGGAAGACGGATCCTGCGATAATCTTTTCTTAGGTTCGCCAATCTCCTCGGACGCCAAGACGAACGTCTCGTTTTCGTCGTCCCCGCTACTGTCACTGCTGCTGGACTCTGTGATCGACAGCGGCACCTTCGACGACTCGGTGGTGGGCGAATCCGGGACCGCTGGCGAAGATGCTACAAGAGACGGCAGAGGTGGCGGAGGCGGGGGAAACGTGGGCCTGGGCGGTGACGACAACACCAACGAGGCCCCTCCGCTCCTCGGAGGAGTCGCCGGAGAGGTCGTCGGCGTCGAGTCCGAACCGTCGGGTTCGGCTCTGAGGGTCGTCGGTGGCGACGACGCCCCGTCGTTGGTACCTTCTTCTGGCCCGTTCGAGGAATCCGGCGGCTGTCCGAGGTCTCGCTCGTCTACCATCGCTTCAGATTCCACCACCACGGACTCGGAGTCGAAATGGGCGCTTCGTTCGTGCGGATCGTTCGAGGGGGAGCCGTCGAACGATCAGAAGAGATCTGGAATCGAGAGGGCGAGTCCGGCTCGTGTCGGCTTTCGTCCTATCGGCGCTACTCCGAGCGACGCCTCCAGTCGGGAGACGACTCCGGAGAGGCGCGGGAGGAAGAGCCGACTTGTCGACAGTCGCGAGCCGTCCAGCTCAGATTCGTCCCGAGAACGCCCCGCGGACGATACCGCCAACATCCCGTCCCGCGGCGGGCCCGGAGGTTCTTCCGCGACAGAGATGCCGGCCACGAGGCTGCGGCGGTCGCTGCCGCCATCGTCGAGATCAGACTCGACCTCGCGCAGCCCGACGAACCAGACCTCTACGACTACGACACCCTCCAGCTCCCCGACACCCAAGAGGTCGCGCGGCAGACGGACGACCGTCACGGCGACCTGCGACCCCATCGTACCTGCCCCGATATCCAGGAGGCGACAGTCTCTCGACGGGCGTCCGTCCGCCGCTACTTTTCCTGAAAGCTCGGCTGCTCGACTCGGCGGCAATCCCAGACCTGTGGAAAACGGGGTGATCACGCGGGATCGCGCCAAACGCGACGGCCACCCGCTGTCTAAGCCGCTGCACACTCCTCCGAGGAAGAAAAAGCCTCCCAGATCGCCTGAGGCGCAACAACAAAGCGACGACGACGGCCACGGCGATGGCGCGACGGACGACCGTCGGTCGTCATCCGACTCCGGTGCCGATCTTCCTCGCAAGACGCGCCGCGACCACAAAATATCGGTCGATGAGGGGACTCAGAAGAAACATAAGACTCGGAGCCCGAGCAAGGGGAACGAGCGCGCCAAATCGCCCGCTGCGATGACGGCCGAAGACGAACCCAAAGATACTCGCGGACCCGGTTTTGTGCAGAGAAACTTGAGGAGGGTGGCTTCACGTGTCGCCAGAGAGGCCGCCAAACGACCGCTCTTGCCTCCTTCGCCTCTCCGACCCTCGACACCACAGCAACAGCTCGTCAACCCCAACAACAGTCTCTCGCGGCATCAGACCGAGGACACCGGACTCGAAGGCGGCTCCGAGGCCGTTGTCTCCGCCGCACCCGACACCACCTCCGGCGGTGAAGAAGAGGAGGTCGACGAGATCGAGGCAGCTGAGGCCCTTTCGGACGCTTTGGCGCTGCTCAAGGGACCTGGGGACGAGGACGATCCTTTGGGGGATGCCGTCGTACCTGATGGCATGACGGGAGTTGCCAGGGTCGTCGAGGTCGTTAGCGATTACGACGTCGAATGCTTTGCAGAAATACTTAACGACGAGATCGGTGGACCTCTCTGGTGGGATGATTGAGGTGGGGGGGACGTGTGCTCAGTGCTGCCAATAAAAACAATCGTATTCAAAAAGAAATTACACTCTCCTGTCTGCTTTCTTTGAAATCGGACGACCGATCAGAACGTCCGCCTTCGAGAATGGGGACGGGAGGAAAGGCGGACGGTACGTTCTCGGGTTTCTATCTGCTGTTCTGGCTCGCCCTCGCCGTGCGTGCGCAGAACTGCGGCGTCAGTTTCGGACCCGATGATCTGTTAGCTGATGAATATCTCACCGCCACGGTGCGGAGCGAGTGCGGAACGATTATCAACATAGAGTTCTACGCCGGCATGGTTCTCAACACGAGCGAGGTTTGGATGATGGGAGGCTTCGATACCACCGCCGCTCTGTTCGAAGTCTTGCCGAACGGTACCATCAACAACGACGTTAGATGGGTGAATATCACGGAGCGTGACGGGGAATATAAATTTTTGATGTCCCAGACGGAACATGTAAAGAAGTTTCATGAGGTGTGGAAACGGGCGGGTAACGTTACTCGACCGCAAGATTTTACTCACATCGGAGTCAGATACAACTGCCGCGTGAGCCACGTGACGGTCAGATGTCGTGTTAAACACGAGCGAAACTTTCTTCAGTTGGTGCAATATAACCGTAATTACAGAAACCATACGTACCCGGTGGGAGACGTTGGAAAACTGTTCGAGTCCGTGGCCCGTGGGGTAGGCGTTCAGTATCTAGATAATGATAACAGCCACATATACCAACGGTGGAAGGAGGTCTGTGTGAGGGTGGCGCACGCCTCGATGCGGAGATATGCTAACTTCTCATACGAGAGATCGAACGGTACCGTCAGATGTCGGATTGAGTCACCATCACCCGCTAGATTCATGGCGGGTATGAATACCCCTTACGGAATGTATACCAGATACAACTACACCACCGGCGTGTCGAGCACGGTCAACGTGGAAGAGACCAACGAAACGAACTCGACCTGCGATTTTCAGACCCTGTTCGGCCGCTGGAGCTATGAACTGCCAACACCCGGCCATGTGCGTGGCTGCGAGTTCAAGCACGTCGAGATCGACGTCCGAAGGTTCTTCGACACGAAGTCAAAAACAAAACGCTGCGCGAGCGGACAGTTGTGTGTGCACCTCGGACAAATTCTAAACCTCGCGCTGATATTCTTACCCATTTTTGCTATCTGTTTGATCCTGAACTTATGCATAGGCAACAGACGCGCTATCTGTGACAGATTGATGTATCACAAGGAAGGGATATCCCGCTCACGTTACAGAGGAATAGGAATAACTCACCACCGATTTCAGCGTCTGCCCCAAGTCTGAGCTCCCCTTATTTCGATGGCGTACAATAAAGATTTCAGACAAAAAGTATGGATTGTGTGATAATTTATTAAATTATGATAAAAGTATTGCGTATAAGACACTTATAATTGTCATGATTAAGAGGGATATTATCGGATTAGATAACTTCGGAATCGTGGCACTCGATCTTAATAGCGTAGGCGGGTGCGGGACGGTCGGTGGAAACGGTGTTGTTGAGGATCGACAGGCAGTCACGTGACATTCGATAACATATCCACTGCTCGAACATGAAGGAGATACATGGACTTCTCCGGTTTTGTTGTCGAGTTTGAGTTTATCGATGGTTAGACGCGGTCTTGTGTCCGAAGAATTTGTCCACAGGTCGGTGAATGTCGCGCCGGATGTTGACGAAGAAGTATACGAAACAAAACCGATAACGTATTGTGTGCCAGATGAAGATGCAACCCACGTTGCGTACCACGATGCAGATGCGCAAACAGCTGTGTCAATGTTACAGCTGAATATACACTTATCGGTGTCTTGTTTTTGTAAAGTACCTCCATCCTGTTCTTTACAAGCGTCCAGTGCGATATCAAGGTCGTATTCTCTACATTTCGCTGCCGTACATAAAAATCTCTGTAAAAACAAAGCGAAAAACAGAATATTCACTGTCATCTTGTAAGGTCGAGGGATAGTCATTATTTTTAGATGAATATATAGATCCATAGGAGGCTCATTGCGACGATGAGCAGAACATTTGAATCTGAATTTATCGATATATGTCCAGAATGTAAAAAAACGAATTCTTCTTCGTCTATCGCAGTGTGTATAATTTCGTCTTCTGTGTGGCTTGTAGTAGATGGAGCAATGGCGCGATTCGTAGTGCGCGATGTGACAACATGGGAGCTTGTGATGCTTGATATAATCGAAGCTGCCGTTGTATTCGAATATATCTTGGAAATCATGACGTCTTTGCGCGTTGTGACCTTTGATGTCGTTTGCGATTCTGTGGATTTGCTGGGTGACGGCGTGGATCTGATGGGTGGCGGTGTGGATCCGTTGGGTGGTGGAGTCGACGGAACGTGTGTCTGTGACGATGTCGTTGTTGTGGGATCAATACAAGCAATGACCTCACATTCAAAATTATGATATTTGAGTAACGAATTGTGGGGAAGTGTGATACTTCCATTTTGTTGATTGAAGTGTATCCCTAGGAGGCTCTGATTCACATGGACTCTCGTATCCGAATCGTTATTCCAAGTGCCAGTGTAATACGGTATTGAGGTGCTCGTAGAATTGAATGTAATAAAATCTATAATCATGATATTGGATGTATCCAAATATGCGCCATACGATCTTGGTTGCCGATGTTTTGGTGGTGCGCCCGATCCCGAATACTCATCCTCCGTATCAGAAATCGAAGTGATGTCCGGAACAGATGTAGAAGTTCTTACGGTCCATGTTGCGTACCATATGGCAGGAATACATACAGGAAGCAGTTGACAAGTTAATAATTGTACACCGTTGCGTGATGCGCTTGCAACGCTGGCGAATGGTACCCGTACACACATACCTGGAGTAAAATCCATACCGGAAGACGGGCTTTGGCAGTTCGTCGCGAATGCATTTTTATTCAGCGAGACTGTGAACGCAGATAGTAAGATATATCCGACGTGACGGTACATCTTCTTGATACGGTAAAAGACTCGAAAGTGTGGTCGAAGGATAGCGAGTGTGAAATGGGGAAACTGGCGCGTCTTTTCATTCGTGCTCCACAGCTTATGACGAATGCTGACACATTTTCCGGTCGATCGTGCGCTGATCCTGACGGGGATCGGCGATCACATAGCGAAAATCTGTCAAGGTCCACAAGAAGAGACCCGCGATTACCCCTAAGACGACCGTTACGTACGCTTGTGCCGCGTGACGTAAAGGCGCGGCGCTACTAGTAGGATTCTGAGCCGACGACACGGTGATCTCGGGCTTCCTCGAAACCGATGTTCCTCTTGTTGTAGGTCTGATCATCTGTAGACTTTTCGGCGTCGGTGACGGTATATCGATACGACGACTCGACGTCGGTTTGGACAGACTTTGACTCGCCAACTCACTTTGTTTATCCGCGGGTTTACCGATCGCAATTGCCGTCTGGGTCTCGATTTTCTCGCGGGCGAACGCTGGATAGGTTTCGTCCATCTTCGAGTTTAGACAGCCGGTCAGTTGACAGATTAGTCCCAATTGGTTTGATGATACTTGTGATGAGATATAGATGTTGTCGGTAACGGGATCATGCCATATCTCCGCAGAACTGTTATGTGAAAGGACGTACTGCTTATCAGACGATGAGTCATTCCAGAAGCCGACTAATGTTGGTGGAGATGTAGGTGTAGACATCAACTGAACGTGGGCGAGTACTCGAGGTGACGGGTTCATCTCCTCATCGAATGACATTCGTATCCACGTCCCGTACCACGTTGCCTGGGTACAGATGTTCCATTTGAATTGACATGAGTAGTGGACCCTGTTGGTATCTTTCTCGTCGACACGTACGCGGACCTCGTAAAGATTATCGAAAAAATCACACGTTTCTGGTTTGATTGTGACATTATACGTATCACACTCTGTCTCTGTAGATTCAACAGCGCTCAGGAGAGACGCGATGACAATAACTATACCCAGACGACGCATCTCAGATTAAAAAAATACCAAACTCTGGTATAATTGATAAGAATTATACTTTAATGGGGGACACGTTCTAGAACACGATAAACTCTAGCGGTTGCGGATTGCGGCACCGAAAGAATAGATCGTCGCGGCGAACAGCAGACCCAGCAGGAGCCCTATCGTCAGGACGATGATAGAGGTAGTCTCCGCGCTCGTTCTCGTGTGTGCTCTCGTCGAGGTGGTTGGGCGATCGTTAGGCGCGACAATTGGAGAACGTACACCGTCACCATTCAAATAAATGGTCGTTGGCGTATCGCTGTTTGGATCTCTCTTGATTCTTTTCGTGTCCGTGCTCTTACGTGGCCGTTTATCGCCGCATCTCTTGCCGACGTTCGTCGTCGATGCAGAGAGTGATTTGTTCATATCTCCGGCTGGTGCGGTTCGCCGTGTCGAACCGCGACGTCTCGACGCGCTCTGCGCCGTTGACTTCGACAAAGACATCGTCCGCATGTCCCTTGTCTGTATGTAGCTGAATGAGAGATGGTTTACATATTGTTCTAAGTAAAAGGGGATACGGGCGGGCGATACAGATGTACGAACCCAATCATTTGAAGCGGTCGAAACCTCTGCGGCGATACAACGCTGCGAGTATGATCAAACCTACGACGATAGCAGATACGAGCACGATCGCGGCTATCGTGCCGTTATCTACTGTTCGTGTCGATGTTGGTGTTACGAGATTTTCGTCCGTGACTCCGAAAGCAAAGTTAGCACGTTGAACCGGGATATGCGCATTTTTTCTGAGGACACAAAGCGTAATATAACATTTTGGGTCGGAAAAGCTAGCGTTAGAAAACATGTATATATCACCAGTACCTGAATGGATCCACAAGTCTGATGATAAAGGCCATGGTTTTAAGGTAGATATTCCGGTTAACGTGGTAGGAGAAGAATCTGTTGATGTAAACGAAATATTTCCGAATATTATTTCTCTGTTGTCCTGTGTGCGTACAAACAATCGACCGGACCAAGTTGCGTTCATGCAAAGGTATTCTTCGACGGGACATCTAAATATTTTGAGGATAGTAACTGGTTTATCCACTTGTTTATTCGCGGCTTGTTTATTCACGAGTGTCGATCCTAACAGCGACATGCATTTTCCTGGTTCGGGAGGAGGACGTCTTTCGGAGACGGTAAACTTCTTAACACACGACGTATTTTTTGGTGCAGCAAGAACATTCGTTGCCTGTGCTAGCGGTAACGTTATCGATATCGATGCGAGCGAGAATGTGACGGTGATAAACGACGTCAGGTGGTGACGGAACATTTCGGCGCGTATAATGTCTTCTATCCGAGTTGAGTGTAATGTGAGGATGATGCGAATGTAAATAAATTTGTACGACGACCATCTAAAAGTGGACATGAACACATGACAGAGACGCGATAAAATGAGCGTACAATTTTTATTTGTTGAACCGGGGATACAAATACTGCTTATGCAGCACTGGTTGATATGTGTAACGGTGGAAGAAAATACGTAGGATCGGAAGGGTCGTGGTGTCTATCGATATATGTGCTCGGATATCTGGTCGAATAGCTGGTTGGATAACTGCTATGGGACACTAGAAAACGGGCGCGGAGGCGCTCTCTATACAGATTCAGTCGTCTGGAGTGACCGATGTAACCGCGATAATACAACACCGCCAGAACGACTAATCCGACGCAGATGACTATTACGATCACGATCGCGGCTATCGTGCCGCTACTTGCTGTCTGTGGCGACGCTGATACCCCGAAGTTTTCACCCGCGGATACAAAAGGAAAGACGACACTTGTTTCGTCTGTCCATAGTCCTGTCGTCGAAATCCCCGTCGATACTCCTCTCGACGATCGTGTAGTAGTCGGTCGTCGTGTCGTAATCGCGGTGATACAAATAGTCAGAGTACAATAGATTTCTTTCTCCGGTTTCTTCGTGGCGTTAGGGTAGACGTAAAGATAGCCGGTTTGATAATCGACCCATAAACCAGATAATCGGCGGTGATGTGTAGGGGTGAAACCATGAAACATAGGAGGAGTATGACTTGTCGAAGTAAAGAACAGACTACCGATGGCGCTATTATTTACGCACCAGACACCGGACATTCGCGCGTTGACACATATGTCTGTAAGTAAAGGGCACGAGAATACCTTCGTGCCGTTTTTAAACTTAGTGATCAACTTCATGTCCCGTCTTTCTGTACAGTATCCCGGACTGACGCCCGGATATGAAAACTTCGTACAGTTATTGGTTTTCGGAGCTGGAGCACGCGCCGCCGGTGTAACTCGCGATATCGACAGAGCTACGAAGTAGATTACAAGGATGAAAAGCGATCTCCCCAGGTAGCGGTGAGCCATCTCGGTGCTGTACGGGATCTTACCTGCCTTGAGCAGAGTGTGATCTACCGTACAGGTGTGTTTTCCGCAGCTACATATACGCCAGGTACGTGGGCGGGATCTACGGGAACTCAGGTGACGGGGAAATCACCTAGGTAAACGGAGGCGGAAAAATAAAACACGTACTAAACAAATTATTTTGTCCGAAACAGCGTTTTATTCACTGTTGAGTCATATCACAACACACTGGTTGGTGGGGAATTCAGCGGATCGGATTCAGGTCTGGAACTCTCGGGATCGCTGGTGGTAAAATGACCGCGCACACGCGCGAGGTACGAGTCGAGGAGAGCCCATTTTCTCAGGAAACCGTAGTGATACAAGAAACCCAGTACGATCACAGTCGCTACTAAGATGACCATTAACGGCACGACGATCGCGACCGTCGTATTCGAGGTCTGCATTTCTGCGTTCGCGACGATAACAGCGTTATCGGTGCTTGACGCGGTGTTCGAAACGGTGGTATCGGTGGCCTGTCGGGTGACGGGCTGGGATCGTGATGATAGGGATATAAACTTTGTAGTGTCTCGTTTAGTTCGTGAGATCGTGGTCGGAGGATTTGTAGTTACATGTATGGTTTTATTCGGTAGACATACAAACCCCTCACACTGTAGATGTACAGAAACAGTTTCCTCTGGGGACGAAACGAGATACAGGTAACCGTCATGCGGATTCACCGTGAACCCCTTTGGAGGTGGTTTCGTCGTCGCGTTGATTACTAGAATTTTATCAAACTTTGGTAACGACGAGTCTGTCGAATTGTATAAAGCGGTCGCATTCATTGGGATCCGATTAACGGTCCATTTTACCTGCCATGTTGCTTCAATACAGGCCTCAGGCAACTGACATTCGTATTTCCAAGTTTGAGTACTGTGACTTTTAGATATAATTTCAAGATATACAGATGCGCCTGTACAGGTACCTGGCGGTGTCCTGGAGGAGTAAGATTTCGAGATAACCGGATCACATTTTCGCGACGCGAAGATCACTAAGTGGGGTGCGAAAACGGCTAAGACCAGAGAGAGTTGCAACAGACGATCTGGAGAGACTTTCATGATGTATCACCCGGTGTTAGTGAATACGTCGCGTCGTCTTTGTCACGATGATATTTACAGACTCGGACAGGTGTGGGCGGTTCCAGGTGTACGTAGAAAATGTGGGCAAATTAAGACGCACGAGATGCCGTTGAACGGAGAGGCTCGGTTTCAACGGTTGGTCTGTCTGGACTGTTGCCCATGAAACGGACGCGGAAACGGTCTACGTATGAATCGAGGAGAGCCCATTTCCCCAAAAAGCCGTAGTGATACAATAAACCCAGCACTATCACGGTAACTACTACGATGACCACTAGCGACACGGCGATCGCGGTCGGCGTGTGCGACGTCTGCATCTCTGCACTCGCGACGATGATAGCGTTATCGATTTCGAGTTGGGTAGTATCATCGACCTGCGGGGTGACGGACTGGGATCGTGATGGAGTTATCTTATGTGTAATAAATTTTGTACCGCTTCGTGTGGTCCGTGTCTCGGTGCTCGATCGCGATCTTGTGGTCGAAGGTGTCGTGGTTATAGGTTTCGGCGGTACACATACAAACCCCGTACATGATAGATCGAAACTGTTACCGGCGCTAGGATAGATGTAGAGGTAACCGTTACCGGAATTTAATTCGAAACCCGTCGGAGGTGGTCTGGTAGTCGCGTTGTTCGTGATGAGTTTTTTAAACGTAGGCGGTGATGAGCTCGTTGATTCGTACAACACGCTCACGTTAATCGGGCTCTTGTTCAGCAACCATTCTAACCTCCATGTTGCATTAATACAAAATGCAGGAAACTCACATGTATAGACCCAAACGGAACTAGTCCCAAATCCATACATATCTTTGAGAGTGACACTTATAGTTCTACATTGCCCTGGTGTGACGGTGCCAGAAAAAGCCAGATCCCGAACTGAATTGCACGTCGCCGCAGAAGTGATCAGCGATTTCGCTGCGATCACTGCGAAGATCAGAAAATGTAACAACAGACGACTCGAGAAAAAGAGTTTCATTATGTATCATTTAATGTGAACAAATGGATACCGGCGCAACAGGTGCGCCGGTATTTACATACTCAGGACAGGTGTGGGCGGTTCCAGGTGTACGTAAGCAGATTAAGACGCAGGAGAGGATGTTGTACGGAGAGGCTCGGATTCATCGGTTGGTCTAAAAGTCTCTGGATCGCGAGAACTGAAACGAGCACGGAGACGTTCGGCGTACAAATCGAGGATAGCCGATCTCCCCAGAAAGCCGTAGTGATACAACACAGCTAACGCGATCAGAGTCACTATAAAGATCGTCACCGCTACCGACACGGTGATCGTAACCGTATGCGAAGTCTGCATCTCTGCGGTTGCGGCGACGGTATCGTCTGCGTTGTCGGGGCCGGGAAAAAGAGTTGTGGGGCTAGATGTAGAAAACTTAACGAGCGCCTGGGTGATCGAGGTATGTTTTCGGGTGATGGGCTTGGGTCGCGCCGGTGGGACTGGTTTCTGGGTAGGATGGGGTATGGGTTTTGTAGTCGGGCGGACCGTGGTCGTTGGTCTGGTAGTAGGACTGACCGTGGTCGTTGGTCTGGTAGTCGGGCGGACCGTGGTCGTGGGTCTGGTAGTAGGACGGACTGTGGTCTGGGGTTCGGATCGTGTGGTTCTCCGTTGTGTGGTGGGAATCGGCACGGGTTTCGTGGTACTACGTTCTTTCGTCGTAGGTTCCTCAGTCGCTGGACCATAATCGGGTTCTCTCTTACATACAGTCACCTTACAGCCCACAGTGAATGGCCGACCTGCATCCACAGTAACGATGAGACGACCGTCTTCGTGTTTTATATCGAACCCATCTGGCCGTGCGTTGTTTTTATCTTTCACGTACATACTGAGTCCTTGAAACGTAGGTGGTTTTGTCAGGGATGATCTGAAAAAACCGCCCGTATCCATTTGGTAAAGCCCGATATACCATTTAACCTGCCACGATGCCGGAATGCAGATATCACCGAGTGGACATTCGTATCCCCAACCGTCCACACCTAGGTTACTGTCGTTACGTACGGGAGTTTTACTCAGAATCGTACAACTTCCTTGTGGTAGATTGGAATGTGCATTCGTATCGCAGATCATCGATAAAACCACGGAATCTGTTACGATGACTGCTAAAAGCAGAAACTGTGATAGATCAAGATAGAGACGCATCGTGTCCAGGTGTATCTGATACGTACCGTCGCACCTGCGGCGGTCGGCCCTTTACATACTCACCGCAGGTGTGGGCGGTGACAGGTACGTAGAATTGTTGGCAGATACATCAGCCGGCGGACGTAGAGGTTCAGATTCACCGGAACGTGGTTCGGATCCGTGACCGGGAGCGTGTGACTGCGTGTCGTCAAAGAAGCCGTAATAATACGCCAAGCCTACTAGCAGCACGCACGCACCGAACGAGAAGCAGACGAGCATGACGATCGCGATCATGTTCGATCTCTTCTGCCGTTCCATAGACCCGGTCGTCTCGTCGTCGGTGTTGGAATCGACAGAAACGTTAACGCGGCTGGACGTCGGTATCGGCGATGTGTGGTTGACGGTTGGGGATTCGGTCGCCCGGCGTGTGGTGATGAGTTTTCTGATGGTAGAAGTATGAGTTACAGATAAGGTTGTATAACTCGTGGTTGTAGGGAGAACCGTCGTCGTGCGTTTCTTGGGCCGTCTTGGTGGAGGTTTAGGTCCGTAGCCGTCGGTCTGTCGACAAATCGTCAGTTTACACGTGACGGACACTGATCTAGTTAGGTTGGAAGAGACGATAAGGCGCCCTGACGTGGGATCTAGTGTATAATCTGTAGCGTTGATGGTAGGCGGTGTGGTAGTCGGCTGCGTTTGGTTAAAAGTCATGCTAAACAAAGGCGGACTGCTGTTCGAGGACTTGAAATAGACTCCGAACGGTAACGGCCACCCGTCCACCAGCCACGTACCTTCCCACGATGCGGGAATACAGATGGCATCCGTTAGACAACTGTACGATCCTTCTTCCGTATCGTTCTTGACACCCTTTCTTGTCACACATTGACCTTGTGTTAAGTTACTGTAGTTAGTAGCGAGTGACGGGTCGCATCCGTTAGCCTTAGATTCCACCGAGAACACGTACGCGAGCCATACGCAGAACACCATTAACACCATCGTATCGCCCGTATATCCCCTCATTCTCTCACTCGATAGACCCGACGACGCCAAAAGACTCAGACAAGAGTGTCAAGAGGACCACGGACGACGCAGACAGAACAGACACGACAGACCGTTTGGTGTAGGTACTAAAACAGTTTCCATTTTTATTTGGTAAGCAAGGGGGAAGTGAGTGATTGATCTTTACCGTCCGCGGGGATGCGGACGGCCGCGAGCTGCTTGCCGTATCGCTTGAGCAGTCTAGCTAGCGGCTCGCGGCCGTAGGTGTAGAACAACATAGCACCGACAGCGAGCCAGAGTAGCGAGGCGATCACGGAGATGACGAGTAGGAGCTGGCGGCGGCGGCGTGATGGTTCCTCCATCTCCGTCCGCATTCTCTGACGCCACGCGGCGTAGTCGAATGGTACACCGTCTGTGAGCAACGTGTCCGGACCGCTGTAATCTGGGAGTTTGATCACACCGCTCATGTTCTTCATCTGCGGGTCGTCGTCCGGCAGGTCGCTGATGCTGTCATTTTTCGTCCATAGACACACTATCAGGCGACACCGGACGCTGTCTGCGAGGCTCGCGTTAGATCGGGCGACTGTGATATCTCCAGTCTTCTCGTCGACTTTGAAACCGTTCGCGGCGGTTACGATTTTCCGTCGATAAAAAGGGTGCATGTTACCATCCAACGTAGGCGGTGAGCTCGTTGTCGAGGTAAAGTAGACGATCGGCGATACCGAGGCTGCGATCTTCCCGACGACCCAGTGTACGTACCACGTGGCATTCACGTAAACGTTGTTGGGTATCTCACAGGCGAATCTCTTCTCACCGGTCGTCTGCATATCGAGTGACGTTCGAACACCGTCCTTCTTGAAACATTTGAATGTGTTCGGTATCTTCTTCATTTGGTTTTTCAGTCGGTTTATCTCGGTACGCGAAACGTTGCACCCCACGATAGGTTCCTCTGTCTTAACGTAAGACTCTTTCGTTTCGTTAGTCGACGGAGGCATAATCTGAGGCATAGGGAGCGGATTCATCATGAAACTGCTAAAATCTGGTATTATTGGTATTAGCGATTCTCCCATCTGGAAAGTCATCGAGGCTAGCACAGTTACGAGCGCCAAGAGCTGTACCGGACGCGACCGGGTAGATCCTCTCGCAGTTGTGTCCATTGTCAACGTATCGCTCCAACTGGGCATAGATTGGCTTCATTGTCCATTTATATATGATTGCGTGATTTTGGGCGTGTTATCTTCATCATCACCGGTCGCCGCGATTTATGAGCCGCTTAGTCTAAGATCTCGATGCTCTCCAGATCGGAAGAAACAACTACAGATGGATCAGATTCAGTCCCTCTGTATTCGACAGCAACGTCAGCGGCGGACTCGTGTTTGTGATTGTAATGGCACTTCAGACAAATATAGACTTCACCGATGATTAGCACGATATATACACTCAATATTCCAAAAAATACACTCATCGACATTTGTGGCTGTGATGTTTCAGACGGCCAACTATACGCGCTCTTCTTTGTGTATTCCATTGGATATCCGAGTGGATAGACGAAGTCATCGAGTGTCGCTATGATGCTTAGATTGGCAACGGCTATGGGATCTACTTCAACATGAGTTTCGACATAACCGTCGGAGGTGTTATATAAAGAAATCTTGTCTGTCCACAAGCATACTGACAATGTACATTTCACGTCGTGCACGTCCTTCACGAGATCGGCTCGTACGGCTGAAGAAATATGAAGACCGGACTTATCGACGTACAATCCTGTGTTATTTGCGTTCTGATTATCTTTTTCATCAGTATACAGCAATCTAGTCGAGTAAGCGACGGATAACGTGCCGTTGAATGTTGGTGGCGAACGGTCGGTCGACACGAATCGAATGGCCGGTGTTAACCAAGTTGTCCCATTTCCCAGGACCCATTCTATGCGCCATGAAGCGTTTGCGTAGACGTTCTCCGCAGGCATGCACGTGAACGTCTTATCGCCAGTCTTTTGATTCACAGACTTCTTAAGAAACGGCGTGGCGTCCTTTGAGTTGAAGCACTTGCTTATAGACTTCCAGGGTGAAAATTTGTCGCCACCTAAAGCTATGGTTTTATATTTATCGAATGATGCAGATGGAAACCGTGTTCTGGATGATCCTCCTATCCATGTTGTTATTCCGGACTTGGGTGATTGTAGTGGTGGTCGTCTGGATCTGTGCGATGAATCTCCGGACGTCGTTAGCCACGATGAGAACAGTAAAAACACTAGAACCGAGCGCCACATGACGGTACATGGACACACGCTAAGCCACATGACTGATAACTCCTGATTCTAGACCATGTATGAGGATATCTACGTTTGACGGACGGAAAGAAATACTCAGAACACCGGAAAATGGTTTACTCAAGGGGATTTTTATTTAGGGGGTTAGTTACTCTTAAGCGGTTTGAAGTTCGAGCAACAATCATTACTGAAGAAACGACGGTATAATGAGGGTCCGTACAAGTAAATCAGTACGAGAAGGAGTCCGACAAAAAGAAGAGTCACTATCACGGTGAGCGTGGTCACGATCGTGTTTGGTGACTCATTCTTGGTGTAAAATTCATCCCGTCTTGGAGGGGTCAGATCTGGAACACCGTAGTTTGGGAGGTTGAGTACCTCGCTCATCTTCCGCAGCATCTCCTCATCCGGAGCTGTCATTTTGCTGTTAGATGTCCACGGACACATCCGCAAACGACATCTGACACTATCAGCGCTGCCTGTGGTGGCGTTCGGATAGACATAAAGATTACCACCGTTGCCGTTATCAGTGCTGTTATCGACTTGGAATCCGTCCTTGACTTTCAACAGGTTCTTCGTACGTAATCCGTGCATGGGAGTGAAATTCAAAATAGCACGTAGGAATCTCGGTTCGGAATTTGGTGAAGATTCATAATAACTCGTTACATCTACCGAAGTATGGAGATTGACGACGACCCATTCTAAAGTCCATGAAGCATTTACTTTGACATCAGGAAGCGTGCACTTCAATATCGTACGCGGATCCGATGACGGGACCTTAGTCGGGTTGATGCCTTTGAAATAGCAACCGAGGGAGTGTCGATACTTCATTTTTTCTTTATATTCTTTCTGCATCTTTTCACATTCATTGTCATTACGAGAAATAGCGAACGTGAAGAGGCTCGACAGTACAACCGTCACCAACACCAGCCGACATACGAGAGACATCTTGTACCATCCGTCGCTCTGGAACAACGAATGAGACAGAAATTGCCGTCTAGATCATTATATACGTAAGGATAATGGGTGGGGTGAATGGGACGCGCAATTAATGGACGAATAACAAGAGACACGGTCGTTAACTTATCACACATTTATTCATCTACAAATTACGATCAGAGCGGCTGACGATCAGACTGCCGGAGTTGTTGACCGTTAATGAGAGTGGAGAGACGACGGAACAGTGTGGGTTTGTAAGAGTAACCCAACAAGAGCGCGGCGACGAAGACCGATGCGATAAAGAACAATATTGCCGCGACCAGACCAGCGTCATTCGATCTCTGGACGATACGTTTGATTGGGATACTGTAGTTGTACTGAGGATACATATACAACACGCCACGAATCTCGTCGTATGTTGGAAGCGAAAGGATCGAACTCAAATTATTCTTGAGTCCGGCATCATCTATGCTTATCGTGCTGTCCTTAGTCGTCCAGAGACACAGCCTTAGTACACATATGGTATCGTTCACCGTGATGTTTCCTGCCACGCTCGCGTTCTGAAAGATGTAAAGCTTGCCTGAATGATCGGCTTTGAAACCGTCTTTTAATCCCACGGTCTTCTTCAGTCTACCCGAATGCATATCATAGTAAGAAAAGATGGGTACGGTATCTGTGGCAGATTTAGCTGCCGAAGTGGTCGTCGAGGTAAAATAAGAGGCTGCGTCTACCGAGGCGAAGAGCGGTTTGATGAACCATTCAAAGGTCCATGAAGCGTTGACATAGACTGCTGCGGGACCGGGAAGAATGAAATATGCCGTCTTAATACCCTTATTTTCGTACAAGGTGATGTTAATGATGCGTCTAAACAGACAACCGAGGTCTTTACGGTACTTCCAAACGCTGTCATCTGTCTTTTTTCCACCGTAATTGGGACATTCTTGAGCGTATGATATCACGACACAGAAGACGAACAACAAAAGCAACCGTGTCAAACGGAGACGTACATGTGCGGACGGATAACTTACACGACCGATCGTCATGTTTCTTCTCTATGACCGGAGCACTGAGAGCTGATGATTGTCAATCACCGTGCGATGAGTGAATGAGTAGTATCATTTGGAGCGATGAGTCCCTATAAAGGCCGACATCATCTTCCCACGCTCGGCATACGCGCGCAGCGCGTGAAACGAACAGGAGCTGCCTCGCAAGAGGAGAATAACGTCGAACGGTGATTAATCATAGTTCTGTCAGACTTTATTCTCTTCTCTCGAGGTAGGCTCAGGCGCTTACCACCCTTCAACCGTCTCGAGCGTAGTCTCCGCGGTGGAGACGACGCCGCAGACTGGACCAGAGATCTCGATACAACTCCAACGTCCGCTGCCGAGACTCCGTGGAACGGCACAGATACCCAATTCCGGACACCAACACGATCACCGTCACCACGGGAACCGCGATCGCCGCCGCGTTCAGACCGGGATTGTCGCATCCGATACACGACTCGTCTGGCGGAGCGTCCTCGGCCTTTCCAGGTACTTTGGGTGGGACGGCGGGTGCTTTGGGCGGTGGGACGTACGGAACGACCTTCGAGATGTCGTATATGTTCTCGAAGTCCGGTAAACTTAGATAATCCTCCAGAGTCCCGTTACATTCCTCGTATGTTGTGCGAGAATACGGCGAGACGGAGGTCGCTCGCAGGCACGCCGTCAGCTTACACACCACGTCGCGTGTAGGCTTGCGTGCCCACTCTTCTTTCCGTGTGTTGTTGTCGGTGATGATGAGGTTGCCTTCTGCTCTGTCGACGCAGAAACCTTGCCTACAGGTCACTTCCTTACCACGCTCGTACGACGGTATGATGTACTGCATCGACGGTCCCAGCCACGTCTGTGACTTAAAGAAGACCTGGTTGATCACGGACGCCTGTAGGCTGGGGATGTACCACTCGATCGTCCATTCGCCCTCGATACACACTCCTTTGGGCATGCGACAACCGAACACCGACACGCCCGGCCTCCAGTAATCGCGATCGATGTTAGGCGTCCTGCGCTCCGTCGCGTTCTTCGCGTAGCAGTAGTACCCCGGCAGCGGCGCCGACGACACAATGGGGACCACCGCGGCGCACACGAGCAACAACACTCGCAGCCGACAGACACCACGGGGACGAGACGCGTACCAACTCGACCTGTGCCTCATCTCGAGACGCTCAGATCGAGCGACCCTTATGACTGCGTCGCTGCGCCTGCCTGCGGGGCACGCTCGTCTCCCGACAGCGGCTGCCATGGCACCGTGGTGTAATTTATCACCTCTGTCAGCTAGGGGGAATCAAGCGGTAAGGTCAGACCGGACGGAGGGAGGGAATTACGAGTGACAACAGCCTACTTGGGTGGGATCCTCGGGGAGGATAGCTCACACGCTCGAGATCGACTTGCGGGTACGTTGCGGATGAAGAGAATCGGGTTGGAACGGTGTTTCTTAAGTACGAGCTACCGTTCGACACGGTTTCCTTCGACTGCGCTACCCAGACTCACCGCTGAGAGACGCTCGACATTCTTTACCCCCGACCCAAAACCCCGCGGGGGGGGGTGCCCCGCCAATACTCCCCGGGTATTATACCCGCCCCCCCACCCCGGGGTCCGAAGAGCGGTGAAGCGACTGTTGCCTCGAAACATACGGCGGCGCTCGAGGAACGCTCGCTTCACGGCTCTCCGGGCCGGGCGCCGCTCGTCGCGGAAGCTTCACACGCTGGCGGGGCGCCTCACCCCGCCTTCCCGCGGACGCGGCGCGCGGCCCGGAGGCTGACTCAGGCGAGCGCGCGTCTGGATTCCTATGCTAACACGTGCGCGTGACACTACATGTCTCTCGCGCCGCGTGGTAGCATTAGAACCTATGCGTTCTAGCGCAAAAACGACTCAGAAAACGAGCGTTCTACGGCAAAAACGCACCCGAAACGACACAAAAACTGCGTTTTCGAACACGTTTTCGCGTCGCGCGCCCGGCGCTTACGGGAAAACGAAACCTAACTAGCAGAACGCGCTCCAAAAAGGGGAAGTTCCCGCCAGAATCTTCCCAGAAAAGGGGAACTTCTCGGAACGCTTTGGCACGAACATCTTCTTGGCACGGTGCCACGCCCTCGGTGACGTGCGCGCAGCCACCTCATCGCACTCTCAGGAGCACCCTCACGACCATCGATGCAACAGCGCCCTCTAGAGGACAAAAATATAGCCCCCCCATCAAAATACCCCCCCGGGGGCCCGCGCGCACTCAGACGGCCGGGGGGG